ATGCCGAACTTGCCGTCAGTAATGGCAGCAAATGCATTTGAGCATACTAACAATAAGGCTAATAATATCTTTTTCATCTGAAATTCTGATTGATAACAATCTGCCCCACTGCTTTACCGCTGCTAAAGTTCCAGCTGTTAGTCTGCATGTCCTGTGTAACAACGACCTGCACCTGTGTATTGATAGGCATAACCACATTGGCATAGTTTCTACTATTAGGGCTTAAACTTTCATACTGCCAACCAACCTGTTGTGTTTCGCTCTTGTCTTTCCACAATTTCTTAACATAGGGATTTTCAGTGTCACTGACTGCGGCTACATCATTAACTAGTGCATCTTTATTTCCAGCTGTATCTAGTCCAATCTTGGTTCTATTCTCAGGATCTTCGTCACCCTCATTGGCACTACGACCCTGCTTTGCCGAACGAGCACCACCGCCTTCTTTGTTGGCAGCTTGTTGTCGTTCTTCTTTAGCATCATCCTTGTCTTCTTTATCTTCTTTCTTGTCTTTGTTATCTGACTTTTTAGCATCGCCTGTGGCCACTGCGGCAGCACGAGCAGCAGCAATAACATTTAGGCCGGTAGTTGTTCGTGGCGGATTAACCATTAAATTGTTGCCAATGGCCATACCGTTAAGAGCAACGACAACAGCAGGGCTAGGCATGCCATTTAGTGTTTCGACTAAAGTAGCTTGATAAGGACGATTCAACTTAACGATACCTGCTGGTGTTTCCACATCAATAGCACCACTGCCACAGGTAAGACCTTTAAGGTTTACATTTTGTTCTATTTCACAACGTGGCATCAGCATGATCATGCTGGCGCCGGTTTCGCTCACAGCCATGACAAAGTCAGTGCCACGAACAGCAATGGCCGCTGTGGGTGTGTTGATTTTTACGTTCTTGGGATCTTTGGCTATACTGCCTGACACATAACGAACTGTTCCTGCGGCTGCTTTAAGCCCTAACTTACCCGCGCCGCTTTTAGGATCATATACAAAATCGTCAATAACAAGGCTACTGGACTCAGTAACAGTAACATTTGTATCGTCTTTAAAAACAATCTTAACCTTACCGTTCTTGGTTTCAATCTTGTCATTAACTTCAATTACTGTGCCTTTGGCAATCTGGATTGTATCCTTGCCGCGCTTGATAATGGCAGTACCGGACGATTCAGTGACCGACCCAATATTTGCCCATGTAGAGCATGTTATTAATAAGCCGACAGCAAGGATGGCAATTTTCATTGCCAGTCCTTAGTTCTTCTGTGTTATATTGAACATGCCACTGTTGGACACACTCTTGATGTTGATAACGCTGTCAATAGTACCAGTTTGACTCAAGGTAAAAGTATTGCTGTTGCCTGTTAAGTCCACCCAAATACTAGAACCAGCGGCACCTGTTGAGCGTTGGTTGATATCAAATGTATTAGTGTCACCTACCACTTTGATAGTTTGGCTATGCTTGTTACCAATAGCATCGATACGGAATATATTACTGTCGCCTGTGACATCAACTGCGCTCTTTAGATCATCGCCAGTACCACGGAATTGGAAATCGTTACTGTCGCCAGTGAACTTCCAATTGAAGTCAGCAGCCTTACATCCCGATAATGCTGTAGTACCATCGCTGGCATTCCCGTAACCGCAGGCAGCATCAACTCTATTGTTGTCACCAATTTGCTGAATAGTGATGTTAACACCTTGTCCAGTTCCGGTGGTGTTGTTTACCGCTTCTAAACTGATTTCATTGTTAACACCAATTTGACGAGTAACGATGGTTTGGTCAATACCACGTAGGTATATAGGGCGGCCGCCACTGCCAGCAGCATTGCCTGTGCCGTCTTGTGTCATATTGACATTAGGGTTGTCACCGCTTTGGTCGATAAAAATTTTGTTGGTTGTAGCAATGGCCAATGCAGCTGTTGCGTTGGGACTAACTGTGACCATGTTTGGAATCACAGGCGCACTTGGTGCTGACACAGCGGTCTGGGCCATTACTGGAAATGCCGCTGCTAATAATATTGTTATAATTGTTTTTTTCATTATATTCTCCTAACCTTGTGGGTTATTTTTATTTTGTTGATGTGATTGGGTTTCCGTTGCCATCAACTGCGTTTGTTGTAACTTGGTTTGATCCCACAGTTTTTCCGCTATCGGACTGCTGTGGTGCGGGTGTAGCTTTGGTTGTGTCCTGGGCCTTGGTTTGTGTTTGAACCAACTCATTAGGTTTCTCCTTGAATTTCCACAAGCCGTTGCGTTCGCCTTTATTAATCAACTCGATAACTGCTGTTTCAATAGCTGAACGAAGAGCATAGTTACCTGGTTCGTTGAATGTTTGGCTAGAGTCAAACTCAAATGCTTGAGTAGCTTGGTTGAAAAACTTCAACGCTGTGGCGCCATCGGCGGTGCTGAGCAAGTTCTTCTCCACTGTTACTGTGGTTAAGACTTCGCCAGTTTGAACACTGACTAGACGTAAACTGATAACAACCACGTCCTGTGTGTAGGCAGTCTGTGCTCCGATACCAAATATTCTAGCACCTGTTCCGCCTGTTAGTGTGTTGCTGTTGTAGTCAATGATGCCGCCTTCTAGTATAACGCCGGCCATCTGTAATGGAGGTAGCATTTTAGCGTTAGCACCGTCATAGATTTCACGAGTCTGTTTAATCATCTGACGCTCTTTTAACAAGTTGTCAAGGCCAACACGTTCAACAACTGTGAACCATTGACGATTGCCAACTTCTTGTAAACTTTTCATTAGGTATGCTTCTGCACCCTGTGTAACTGCTGTAGAGAACAAGCTGAGTGTTGAACTTGGTTTACGCTGTCCTGTTAGGTCTTTAAATCCATACACTGCTACTGTTACTGCTGGGCCTGCTGGTGCGGGCACATTGGCAAAACTCTTGTTGATAGTGTTTGAAACTGTGGCTTCTTCTTTGATTTTTGTGTTACCCAATGGGCGTACTGTTGAGCAGCCTGCTAGAGCTACTACGGCTAGTGTGATTAAGGATAGTTTGATTGCGTTCATATGTTCTCCTTAAAAACTAAAACTGGCAATTGGAACTACTACTGTAGTCACTGTGCCTTTGGCATCCACCACTGTTAGTGTGACTTTGTCATTGGCTTTTGCCCAAGTAACTGTATTACCATCTAGGGCAAAAGTTCCAGTTGTTGGATTGACACAACCAGGAATTGCTGTGCCATCTGCGGCACTACATTTGTTTGTGAATAGGTTGTTGCTTAACTGTGTGGCCAGTTGAGCATATATTTGACTTTGAAACAGACTCATAAATCTATTCAAAGGAGTGTTTAGCAGTTCTGCTTCTGCTTTGGCAATGGCAGCTTTTTTGTCTGCTTCGATAGCGTCTTTACGTGACTTTTCAATACTGTCAATCGTCAAGACGTGGCTGCTGAATCCAATGCCGCTAAAGGCTGGATTTTTAAATTGTTGTACTAGCTCTGCTTGCGACACTGTCGCAATCGCACTTAGACTTAGTGATACTAAGATTTTTTTCATCGGTTCGCTCCCGGTTACAAAAGTATTTAACCGAAAGCTGCGATAGATTAAACTCTACTATTAAAGGATAATTAAAATGTATGCCATTGCCATATAGCATACTTGATGGGCTAGTTGATCTAGGCCAAACTGGTTCCAAAACAATGGTTTAGTATTGTCCTTACAACCGTATTTTACTTTTGTGTAATCGATTGTGTAATGTAGTATACCTTCTACGAACACGATAGGAATGATTAACTGAGCATTAATTGGAAATAATATTGCGAAAACCAGTAAGGCAACCAACGAGCACCAGATATGATCCATAGTATGACTTATGCCGATCGGGTCTAACCACACGCCTTTTTTGATAGTTTGCATGTAGGTTTGAATCTTAAAATCAGCGTACCAGTGCTTGATTTGTAGCAGGGTTAAAAGTGCTAGTATTTCCATGTGTTTTTATTTATTAAAACACAGAGGGAGATTTTAGTAAAAAAGGCCAGTTATTAGCTCGAAATTATACTAGCGTTATAGGATGGTGTTGGAGTTTGTTGGGCATCGTTCCAGTTGAATCCACTTGTGATTACAACTGTACCGTTTTGGATTTTATCTAAGAAATCTGTAGGATCGCCACCTGATCCACGCATAATTGTATAATCTAGTGTAGTAGTGTTTAAAAACATAATATTTTCAACACCGTCTTCTAAATGGTAACTTACGAAAGAAATAGCAGTTACAGCTTTGTTCATTTCTTCAAAATTAACAGACTTACCGTTCCTAGCAATAGCTTTTCCTATCATACCTTCTGGAGAATCTATACCTAGTTCTTCCATGTGCTGTTTAACAGCGCCCCAGTTGTTTACAATAGACTTCATCGTGTTAAGAAACAAACCAACTGTTTCTGCACGTGTGCTGTGCGGTAGTACTTCGTTGTTTAACGCATCGAAGCCTTTCTTATTCCAGTTATACTTTGACGCAGTTTTACCCGATGAAAGGTTAACCATGTTCGAACTGTACTGTTTAGACTTAACCGAAACAGGATTGCCTTTTTTATCTGTATTTTGGAATGTAGCAGTGGGAGGAGCGTTCTTTTGTATAAGTTCATCGATAACTTGACTCCAGATTTTCCAACCTGTTGTTGCTTTACCAATGCCCTTACTATTCAAACGGCCACCGTTCTTTTTACCTGCTTTAATCTCATACATCTCGCCATTGATTTCCAAGTCGCCGTGCGTTTCGGCTTTTCTAGTTGGGCTACCCATCATAGAAAGAGCCATTTCACCAGGACCTACAGCGCCGGATGTTGTACCTGGACTGTATTCAAAGATATTGTTTTCAGGTCTTGTAAACAAGTCGAACACATCAGCCCATTGGCCATTTAATGCGTCGCGGATGTTTCCGCGATCTTGTCCAACTACTGCTGTCATGTCGATAACTTTCTTATCAACACATGCTTTTAAGAAGTTTTTAATTTGATCAGGTGTTACGCTTGTTTCACGCTTGTTAGCCATTTCAATGATTAAGCCAAACAATGCTTGTCTTAGTGTACTAGTAAACTGCTGTGCGTTAACGATTTTTTTCTTTTGTGCAGCTTTTAACGAGCTAGTATCGATGCTATCGATAGTTTCACTATAGCCTTGTACACGATCACCTAATACTGTTAAGTAGCCAGCAATGTCTTTTAAGAACTTGTCGGCTTCTTCTTTTTGCTTCTTGTATAAGTCACGCTCTTCGACTGCCGCTTTAAAGCCTTTAAAAGTAGCTGTAGCACTTTCTAACTGTTGATTAGCAAACTGTAATCCGCGATCACGTAATTGTGTTTCTTTTGGTGTTTCGGGCTCAACTGATTCTAAGTAACGAATTTCTTCTTTGATAGTTTCTAAGTTGGCTTTGGCTGCTTCTAACTGATCTGGAAAATGATATTCGCGTCTTCTGTTATATTTTACACCTTCTGTTACAGGCGCTTCTGGAGCAATCGGTGACACTGCTTGGGCAGGTTGTACTGAAGCAGGCACTGGTTGTACTGGGGCAGGAGCAGGCACTGGGGCAGGAGCAGGCGCTGGAGCAGACTGAGCCAGAGTAGACTTTGCCCTAAAGTATTCTGTAAACTTGCCAATACCATCAATAATCTTTTCTAGCGTATCGTTAAATTTAACTAGTCGCTGTCCGTCTTCTTCGGGTATTTTGTCAGTTACTGAAGTTAACAAGTTTACAGTATGTAAAGCATTGTTTGCTGTTAGTCGAGGGTCTGCGGCAGCTTCGTAAAGGTTGGTGATTTTAAATTCGCGAAATCTCATAGTTTAATATTTAGCGAATTTCAGGGAACAAGCAGTCCTGAATGAACACTTTTACATCTTCTTCGTTTAGCCCTAGACTAGCCATAACTTTAGGAGTATGCGGATTCTGCTTTTGATTCTGTGCGTAGAAGTTCTGTGCGTCTTTAGTGCTTTCCACAGTATTATTAGTTTCTGACACAGTGGCAAGGTAATGATTTAAATTCTTACGTGCCATGGCAAGAATCTGAGTTAGCTCTTCGCCTTCGCTTACATTGCCTGCTGCCACCATGTGTTTGGTAAAAATACGTTGTGCCCAATCGGGTAATGGGCGTGGCTTGTTCCATTCTAGCTTGCTAGATTCATGTTCGAACCAGTCAATCATAGGATGGGCTGGATCTCCGGCGGGACTGAAATCATGAAAACAACCGGTAATTTTATTCTTACCTGCTACTACATCAAAGCCAAATATTGGTGCTGGATTGTGTAAGTGCGGAAACACACAGCAATGCATCATCCAAAGACCCCGAGTGTCTCTAGCATCTACTATGTCAATGTGCGCTCTACGGTAACTGTCGCTTTCCCACACCAAGTTAACCCACCCTGGTTTGTTAAAACGATCCATATTTTTTTCATGTAATAACCAGCCGCTGTTGTGAAAGGCTATTTCGAAATATTCTTGTACATCTACAAGTGTGTTCCAAACTTGACTCATAATTCTGTGTTCAACGCTTTCATCAGTTTGATAGCCCACTCGAAAGCCACTCGAGCTTCATCGCCCAGGTCATCTGTGAGTTCTGCTCTAATTGCTGCCTTAAGAGCTTCTGAATCTTTAAACTGATAAAATCTGCCTTGTCCTGGAACTTTTTTAGCAATTATTTGTCCGCCAAACAAATCGCCCATGTGTCTACAGTACAGGTGAGCCTTGACTAGATGTTTACGATCACTGTAGTTGAGTGCTAGTAAATATTGATAGTAATCAATAGTTGCGGGCAACCATTTAAGTTGATGGTTGGGTCCGACTAGTTCAATACAATCTTGATAAATTTTATGTGCTCGTTCAATGTCGGGTAAGTTTTTTAACATACCCTGGCTATTTGCAGCTACCTCAATGCCGTTATAAACAAGTGTCATTTGCCAAAGATAATTGGCGTATTCTTCTGTTGAAATACTGCCTGTAACTAATTTTTTGGCAAACAGCGTTCGTTCTGCGTCCGTGTGTAAATCTTTTGTTATGTCTCGTAAGCTCATTCTTCCTCCATCTTTATTTGAAGCGGAAAACCGTTGCTTCTTGCGAGTTGTGTTGACTCTACTGCTTTTGCTTCAGCAATTTCAAAACTGTACACACCAGCAACGCCGCTGCCTGTATTATGTACCTCTATTGTGATTCCTTTAGCAGTTTCCTGAGTGTGCTTGAAGATATCTGTAAGTATACCCACAACAAAATCCATGGGTGTTGTTTCGTCATTTAGTAGTAATACTTTCCAACGTTTAGGTTCATGAATTTTCTGTTTGATTTTTTCATCAATTTGAATTTCGGTAGTTGACATAATATTCTCCAAAAGTGGGAGAGAACAACTCCCCCGGTTTTATATTTACTTGATTTCGATTCTACGAGGCTTAAGAGCTTCTGGTACAAGACGGTGTATGTCAATTTGTAACATACCGTGTTCTACTTTGGCGCCGCGAACTTCCATATACTCAGCAAGAGTAAATGTCTGTTCAAAGTCACGAGCTGCCAATCCACGATGTAAGTACTCAACTCCAGCATCTGCGTTGGGTCGATTTTTAATACCACGAATTGTTAATTGGTCCTGATCCACTTCTACAGTAACTTCTTCTTTATTGAAGCCTGCCACTGCAACTTCAATAGCATACGTATCGTCGCTATATTTTACAATATTGTGCGGAGGATAGTTACCATTTTGGTGATGTGTCGCACTGAAGTAGCGATCAAATCCTACTAGTGCTCTACTTAGTTGGGCAAGGTCTGCCGCGTTGATAGTTCTTAGCTGTGTCATAATAATCTCCTTTGATAAGCAAGAATGAATGAGGGCCTTGTTATAAGCGCCCTCGTTTGGTTTTAATTAAGCCTTGTCTTTGACTTCGGTAAACTCTGCGTCTACAATGTTGTCATCGTTGGGCTTGGGTTGGCTGTCAGCTTGTTCAGCTTTGGCCTTGGCTTCCATTACTGGCATGCCCGCAGTGAATAAATCGCTTGTGGCCTTTTGAATGGCTTCAGCGTCATCACCTTGTTTAGCATCCTCTACAGCTTTAATAGCATCTTCGATAGCAGTCTTCTGCTCGTTGGTCAACGAGCTTTCAACTTCTTTCATATCAGTGCGTAGGCTGTGTACAGATGCTTCCGCTTGGTTACGTGCCTCAATGAGTCCACGTTGTTTCTTGTCAGCTTCAGCGTTAACTTCTGCTTCCTGAACCATGCGTTCGATTTCTTCCTTGGTAAGTCCACTATCACTCTTGATAGTGATTTTGTTTTCCTTGCCTGTGTTCTTGTCCTTGGCGCTGACATGCATGATACCGTTGGCGTCGATGTCGATAGTGACTTCAATTTGCGGTTGTCCTCTACGGCTAGGAGCGATGCCTTCTAGGTTGAACTCACCTAACATTTTATTGTATTGGAACAGTTCACGTTCACCCTGTGCTACCTTGATAGTAACAGCTGGTTGATTGTCTTCTGCTGTACTGAATGTTTGACTAGCTTTGGTTGGAATAGTTGTGTTCTTGTTAATCAACTTGGTAAACACGCCACCCATTGTTTCAATACCCAAGCTCAATGGCGTAACGTCTAACAATAACACGTCAGTGCGGTCGCCTGCTAGTACACTGCCTTGAATGGCTGCGCCTGCGGCAACTGCTTCGTCTGGGTTAACATCACGACGTGGTGCTTTGCCAAACAGTTTCTCAACTGTTTCTTGTACCTTAGGCATACGTGTCATACCACCAACAAGAATAACTTCATCAATGTCAGAGGCTGTGACGCCTGCGTCACTCATAGCTATCTTACATGGCTTAACACTACGCTCGATGAGTTCTTCAACTAGACTTTCTAGTTTAGCACGATTGATCATGATGTTCATGTGCATCGGGCCGCCGGCATTGGCAGTAATGTATGGAAGATTAACAGCCGTTTGTTGTGTGCTAGACAATTCAATCTTGGCTTTTTCAGCTGACTCTTTCAAACGCTGTAATGCCAACACATCAGTCTTAAGATCCACACCTGTATCTTTCTTGAACTCGTCAACAAGGAAGTCCATGATACGTTGGTCGAAGTCTTCACCGCCTAGGAATGTATCGCCGTTAGTGCTTAATACTTCGATCTGTTTGTCGCCATCTACTTCCGCAATCTCAATGATTGATACATCGAATGTACCGCCACCAAGGTCGTAAACAGCAATTTTCCTATCTTTTTTATCAGACTTATCAACACCATAACTAAGAGCTGCCGCAGTAGGCTCGTTGATAATACGCAGTACTTCCAAGCCTGCGATTCGGCCAGCATCTTTAGTTGCCTGACGTTGACTGTCGTTAAAGTACGCAGGAACTGTGATAACGGCTTGAGTAACTTCATGTCCTAAATAGTCCTCGGCTGTCTTCTTCATCTTGCGAAGAACTTCAGCACTAATTTGTGGAGGTGCAAGTTGCTCTCCATTTGCTTCGACCCAAGCATCGCCATTGGCTGCTTCTGTAATCTTATAAGGCATAAGCCCTATGTCTTTTTGTACTGCTTCTTCTTTGAACTTTCGTCCAATGAGACGCTTGGCAGCATAAATTGTGTTTTTGGGGTTTGTAACTGCTTGACGCTTTGCGCTTGCGCCTACTAGAATTTCATTGTTAGCATAAGCAACAATACTTGGTGTAGTACGTGCGCCTTCGCTATTTTCAATTACTTTTGTAACACCGTTTTCAATAACGGCTACGCATGAATTTGTGGTACCTAAATCGATACCGATGACTTTGCTCATAATTTTCTCCTTATATTAAGCAAGAATTTGTAGACCCTCGCGGCGTTCTACAAATTTATTTATCTCAGATATTCTCTAAATTAAAGATATTGGACCATTTTTTTAGCTTGTCTATTTTAGCTAATTTTGCGGATTCTAAACTGTCTAAGTCCACAATCTGCATATCCACTAAAATGTCAATCATAGCCAATAAATCGCCAAGTTCTTCTTCTAAGTGTTGGCAATTAGTTTTAGGCTTGCCTGGCTTTAAATTATCCAGTCCAAATCTATGACACTTGCTAACTGCTTGAATTACTTCCGCACATTCTTCTGAAAGAATGTTCATTGCTTCGCGTTCACGTTCGTTCATAATTACCTTTGATTTGCAAATGGTGAAATCATTTTACCGTTGTACATTGTACTGCCGCGTAATTTTTGAAATATGTGTTGTACACCAACTGCTTGATTCCAAGCATCCTCTAGTGCGTGATGTTTTAGTACTGGTGGACGTTCTGGATCAATACCCAAGTCGAACAATGTGCGAGTATCGCGTACTTCCCAGAAACTCCAAGGAATTGCCCTGCCCACTTTTCTAAAAATGTGCTCGCACATCACAACGTCAAATGCGGACCCATGACTCCAAACACGTTTTGCGCCCCAACAAAATTTATACAGTTGAGCCATTGCTTCCACAATGTCAATTCTATCCGCTGGGTCGAATGCTTCGTCTTGTGCTTCTTTACTTTGCTGTGCCCACCAAGCAATAGTGTCGTCGTTGGTAACTAGCCCAATCCTATCGCAACTATCAAGGTCAACTCTACAGTAAAATTTTACACATTTAGGATCTGACAATTCGTCTCCAAACGGATCAAATTTTACTGCGCCTATTGTGAGAATGGAAGCATCTGGAGTAGTTGCCAATGTCTCTAAGTCAATCATAATGTCTGTTAGTGCCATAAGTTCTTTCTTTAAAAGTAACTTACATTATAACAGACACTGTGCTGAAATGTCAATACATTTTCTTAGGTAATTCTTGTTCTCTGAGCTTCTTGGCCCAACGACTTTTGGCTGCGGCAGCTTTGCGCTTGCGAGCAGTCGTTGGCTTTTCGTAGAACTCTTTCTTTTGAAGATCTTTTAGCTTGCCGCTATCTTCAATTTTATTTTTGAACTTTCTTAAAGCACGGCCGACATCGTCGCCATCTTTAAGAAACACTGTCGAGCCATATAATTTTACCACGTTATTTTCCTTCATTGTCTTCCTCTTCTGAGTCTTCCTCGTCTTCTCCATTGGATTCTAAAATTTCCAATATCCAATCTAAATTATAGATTCTATTTCTACTAATTAAATTCCAGGGTGTTATTTCATCGCTGGTCATATAATAAGAATTGGGTTGCGCCAACATAAAGCTAACGAAGCTTTTTGTTATTTCGTCGCAGTTGTCAACATCAATGATAACAAAGTCTGCGTGTTGACTAGCATTTAACATCCAAGCAATGTCCGCTTCTTCTGTATCATAAACATACACATTGATATCATCGTCTACGGCACTTAACAAAGTTTGAAATTGCATCTTCAACTTGGTGCTGGGTTTTACCAACAAGTAACCGGGGTTCAAATTAAATAAATTATCCGGCGGTGTTATTAGATTGATTTTTCCTAAGTTCATAAATCCTACTTACAAATTGTTCAAGTTTTTCTGATGTATAATTATTAAATTTTGGTCCTTTTATATTCGTTTCTTCAACAAATTTACTCAATTCCAAATCTATAGTTTTGTCTACTACCAATGTTTCAAATACATTGTTACCATACAGCTTATATAGTTCATCCGCAGGTCTAAATCCTGTTCTATTGATTAGTTTTGACCACAAAGTATCATGTCCTTGTTCTTCATTTTGAACATATTCGGTTAATTTTTGATCTTGACTATCTGCTGTTCCCCTTGCTTGATCATGTAGCTCTTTTTTTTTGATTCTTCTTCTAACTCAGGTAGTATTTGGTATGTTGGTTCATCAACTTTAACTTCCGAGCTATCAACTGTAGTAGGTGTTATATCTTCATAATTTGCTAAAAATTCAAAATCGTCTTCTTTCTTTTCAACTTTTGGTTTATGAACCATAGGTTTTAGATCTTTGAAATGACTAAATGGTTCATGAAGATAGGCATGTTTGCTGATATCAAATTCAGATTTTATTTCCTCAACAGGAGGCTTACTCATTTCTTTTAACTGTTCGATTTGCTCGTCAGTTAACGGACCGTCATCGGGTTCGTAAGCGGGCGCAAGTTGTTCTTTTTGTTGCCTCAACCAACCAAATGTCATCTGTGCGGCTAGCAACATGATAACTGCCAATGGATCGAACACAATAACAATTAAAATAATTACCCAAGTGACTGCTTTTTCTAATAATCCTTCGTTGGTCTCACCATAGATGAAGGCGGCAATGTATTTGATAGGTCCTACTTCTGCTTCGACCTTGCGTACTTCTGCGCGAATAGGTGCGGCTTCGTCATTAAGTTTAGCAATAAGCTTCTGGTTGGTTTCAATGTCTTTGGCCAACGCACTGCGATCACGAGACTGAGCCTTGCGTATTGAAACCGCTTTGTCCGCACCTTTTTCATCTGAACTGCGGCCCATGACTTGGTCAACTGCCTCATCCATTTGTTTGAGTTGCTTGCGGTTGGTTTCAATATTTTCTCGTGCTGTTTTAATTTTTTCATCATAGATAGCAATCTTGCTTTGAACATCACCGCTTACTAAGTTTTGATCATTGTGTGCTTTAGAGAGGAATCCAAAAATGCCCATACTGGTGATTAGCATGAGAATAGCCACAGCGGATATCATGTAATACTTCATGTAAGCAGGAGCACGTTCCCAATTGGCTTTTAACCAGCTGGCGCATACTAGTTTACCTACTTCAAGTGCTGACCCCATGACAATGATAGGAATCACTGCCGCTGAAAAGATAGCGGTCAAACCTATTACCGAATAATAGATTGCGACCGCTGAAATGGTGAGACCAGTAAGTAATAATAACCAAGCAAGAATCATGTATTACAATTCAGTGCCGTTGATTGCAGCAACAGATATGTCATCATAAACGTCACCATCTGTGTCTGGACGATTGATTGTTATGCTTGGTTGATAGCCATTAGTGTTGGCAAATGAATACGTATTATGTGTACGAGTATATCCAGCTGTGCCGCCACGTTGAACACCCTGACCCACTAGATAACGTATTGCTTTTGCTGTATTATCAATAGTAACTGCAACACCTGTGGTAGGAGCAAATGTTGTAGCAATTTTTTGAACTGCGCCTAGTACAAAATCGTCTCTATCGTATTTTACACTAAACGCAATGGCAGTAGGAATATTGTTGGCATCTGTGAGACCCGCACTGGTTACTTCCACATCGAGAATTTGAGCATCAGAATGTTTAGTAAGCTCTTCGAGAATGGCTTGCCAACGCATGTTGCCGCGACTTAGTCTTTGACCATTAGCATCGCTACTGGGCAATGTTGTATAGCTGTCCCAGTTGTATGGGTTCACAGCGCCGTTTGCTGGGCTGGCTGCTGTCCAAGTGGCAGTGCCGCCACTCATTGTGATTACCACACGATAAAAATCTGGTGATAGTTGGTTTATGTCTTGTTGAAATCCTGAGGCCATTTTGAGCTTCCTATTTTATTCTAGTATTTATCAATGAAAGTCCAAGTCTGTCTATTATTGTCCAAACAGGCAGTGTCCTGAAACGATCTGTACGACGAATTTATACGTACATAACTATAAATCCGTCTACATACACCTGCGCCGCCAGGCCAAGTGTAGGCAATTTTTACTTGACCAGCTGTATCAGCTTGATCATTGTGCCAAGAGACTAGCTCTCCATTGTCTAAGTTATTTAACGCATGATACACAGAAGTTCTATGAGTATGTATATCTGTTTTAGACAATGAGTTGCCGAACCAACGATCCGCCAATGTGGCAATCACATTGGAAGTTTCAAAAGCAGGGCTTTGTGCGTTGGCTGTGTTAAGGGCTAACAGTAGGCACAATTTCCCAAGTACCATCCCATTTTTTACACGCATAATTACGCCTTTCAACTGGTTTACCATTTAAGTTCATTACATACCTGTACTCGCCGCAATCGCTGGCAATGCCGGTACGCTTCATTACTACACGTTCGATTGGATCATCTGAACAGCTAACTATAGTTTTACTGGCAACAGATGCCCCGTTGTCAACTTCAATAGTTTTACTAGTATGACAGAATTGACTTACTTGTTTGGGCGGTGTGCTACCGCATCCAGATAAACCAATTGCTGCCATTAATACAATTAGATATTTCACTGCTTTTTGACCTTGGATTCAGCAATCAATTGATCAAAGATTGCTTTGGGCATTTCCAAACGCACAAACGTATGATGCTTCCCGTTCATGGTAAAGTGTGCGGTTTCTGTACGGAGGTGCTCGCGTATGGTAGTATCCTTTACCACATAGGAAATCTTAGTGTACGTACTCTTTCGGTCGTTGTCGAATTTAATTTCGGTAACTGAGTTTACTTCACTGTTAATTCGTTTGGCAAAGTTGTTCATGGCGATGGCATACATCTGCTCTTCAGCGGCCTGTGCGTAAGTGCTTTCGCCGCCACCGCAGGCATTGGCAAATTCTTTCTTCCACCAGAAGTAGCCTTTAACTGAACTTTGCTGACAGTCTTGATACCAATCAGGTACTGCGTAGGACTTGCGTTCTTCAACAGTTTTCATGCCTGAACAGGCAGTGAGTGCCGCAACGATAGGTACTAGGATAAGTTTTTTCATTTTGCCATCTCCTGACTTTGCGTTTTAATTGTGTCAACGCCTCTATCGAACATTTTAGCGATGCCGCTAAAGCCCACGGTGGCGAGCACCATTCCAAAAACAATACAAATAATGTATTTCATACTAACCTTTCTGTGTGTGTAAAAATAAAGCCTCTGAGTACATAGTATACTACAAAGGCTTGGTGTGGTCAAGTCTTTTGGTTATTTAAAAAATATCAAAACCATCAAGACTGATTGGATAATAAATCCAACTCCAATTGTGATAATATTCAGCATGTCTTTTTGAACTGCGGCTTTGACAAACAATAGAGTCAGTCCCGTCCATGCTAATAGAATCAAATCAGCACCTGGCATCTTGTCTGTTAGTCCAGTCATTACAGCCAGCAAGCTGGGAATGGTTGCGGCATGAATGGCAATAACAGCCAACCATCCTAATGTTTCTGCTGACACATGAGCAAACTTTTCACGAACGAATGTGCTAACTTTTTCAATATCGAAATCCATGATTATTCCTTATAAAAGATGTGACGACCAATTTTACCAACTACGGGTTTACCCCAGCCTGGATTAACGTAGTCGGCATGAAAGTACATGGCCTTCTTCATTGTGTCCAAACGGAATCCTTCTAATAGAACTTTTTTGGCAACTTCATAACTTTCATTATACATTGCTGTGTTCTTAATAATTGCTTTGCCGCCATTTTGGCAGTACCAACTAAATTGGCACACAACCTTTTCCATGAATATATTTTTTTGGTAGACAACTCCGCAAATATCTTTTGGGAATCTACCACTTTCACTTCTGTTTATGGTTACTTGTGCCACAGCCACTTTACCCTCAAAAGGTTCGCCGCCTGCTTCGTGATACACATTTTTAGCTAGGCAATCTAGCTGGCGTTCTCTGTCTTTGGCTGTTATGATTTCTGTAGAAGCCATGGCTTCTTTATCTTCCAAATACGAGAATTTTCGCATTGTCACGGTTTGTATCAAACTTGCTATAAGCATGAAGCTGATAACAAAGATACCGAATCGTATCATTTTTTCCATATATTTCTCCTTGAGTAAGTAGTTATCCTCGGCAGATGCCAAGTTATCTACGCATTTTGCTAATGTCAATAGCTTCTTCGTCACTAAACACCGGCACCGCATTGCTCTTATGCATGGTTGCGATACCTTTTACCTTAGTCCCAGTATAGACATTTGGTGTTTTTAGGGTTGCGTTACCGCCAGTATCTACACTTTTGAGATGTGCGGTAGTGTTGCGGCCTGCTGGTATGGTCAACGAGTAATTGCCACTTAGTGGTTCAGCGGCTAGTGCTCGTTTGCGTTTCTTTTCTTCTAGTTCAACGCCCCAGCGTTTTTGAAGTTCTTTCCAATCTTTATCCAATTGTTCGCTTTTCCGTTTTGCTTCTGCGCTGGCAAATTTTACTTTGCCTTTCTTCTTGCCACTGGTACTGAGCCACGGGCCTTCTAAATGCATTGTCATATTCGTTACCAAAAGTTAAACATAGTCTATAGTATACTACATATAGACAACAGTGTCAACTAAATTGGTTTAGATTCTAAATGACTCGCCGCAACCGCAACGATCCTTTTCATTTGGATTGACAAAGTCAAATCCTTCATTGAGCCCATTACGAACCCAATCCATAGTCAAACCATTTAGATATACTATACTTTTGGCATCTACCAATACCACAAAGTCAGTTTGGGCATAGTTAGTAACACCTGCTTCGGCTGTGTATTCGTCTACATATTCTAACACATAGGCTAGTCCACTACATCCAGTAGTCTTTACACCAATACGAATGCCCACACCCTTGCCACGCTTTTCCAGATTTTGTTTAATCCGTTTACTTGCTGTGTCGGTTACGGTAATCATTTACGGCCGCTTTGATAGCATCTTCTGCTAGGATACTACAGTGTATCTTAACTGGGGGTAAGGCTAGTTCTTCAGCAATTTCCGAATTACTAAGTTTGATAGCATCATCAAGATGCATTCCTTTAACCATCTCGGTGACAAGACTTGAGCTGGCGATTGCTGAACCACATCCATATGTCTTGAAACGAGCATCTCTAATAATGCCATCACTGTCAACCTTTATCTGTAATTTCATTACGTCGCCGCAAGCAGGTGCACCAACCATACCAGTACCAATATCAGGATCACTCTTGTCAAAAGATCCGACATTCCGGGGATTTTCATAGTGATCAATCACCTTTTCTGAATAAGCCATACTACCTCCTATTGGATATTGTATTTATGCTATTATTTTGGTTCTTTACGTGCGTTCTTAACTGCGGTAACATCATTGCGTGTTTCTTTACACAGCTTGGCTAGCTCTTGTAAATGCTTACGAACTCTAGTACCTGCGGCACCGACTTCTTTATCGTAAAACTTTTCGAAATCGCTTTCCATTGCTTCTACGATTGCTGTGAACTCTGAATATTTGTTTGACATATTAGTCTCCTTGTTTAATAGTTATTACCAGTGCTTAATTGTGTTGGCAATTATGAAACAACAGGTAACGGTGTGTATTATAACCCAAAATGTTTTTAGGAATAATGCGATGCGGGCTTCACGTAGAGTCAAAATTGGAATATCTGGACGATCCTCGTCCGTTTGACCCATTAAGTGACCCGTTGCTCTTGCCCAAATTTTTTCTAAACTGTTCATCGAGTGACCAATTCGTGGATTTCTTTCCAGTTTTTCACAATGCGATATTTTGTATTTTTATGCTCCATGTTGTGACCGTGTTCCATCAGATAACTACGTAGTCCCAAGTTGGCGCCTACAAGTGCGTTATCAACTTTGTCTTCTATCCAAATGTAGCCTGAGCCTTTGTACTCTGCCAGTGCCTCATCTTTGTCAGCACCAGTATCTAAAAACACAAAACGATCAAAGGCTGTGTTGCCAAACAACTTTCGCAAATTCATTTTGCGAAGTTCTTGTGCGTTTTCATCTTTGCTTAGGCTAGTGATACAATGGAACACATATCCATGTTCTTCATGTAGTCGTTTAACATAGTACATGGCATCTCTTAGAGCAGGCAAGAAGCCAATGGCTGCTGATTCGTTAAAGACTTTGATTAGTTTTTTGCCCTGCTCCATGTCAATACCATAGCGTTTGCCAATATTGTATTTGAGAGGTTCTTGGAGTGTGAAGCCGTGTTGCTCCATCCATACATTGAAAGCATATTCCCAATCGAGAAGTACGCCATCTGCATCAGTGAGTATGATCTTATTTTTCATACTCTAACTATAACAGAATTTTGTTTGTAGGTCAAATTAATTGGCAAACACGTTGCCTGAACCGCTAGCTGGATGGCCACATGTGGCAGGATCGCCGGCTCGACAAACTGCTATGCCGTTGGCAAATACATTGCCGCTGCCAGCAGCCATTACAGGACTTCTATGTGGGCCGCGGCCGTGGCCTGCTACTGCATCGCCGACTCGTGCTACAGGACTACCATTGGCAAACACATTACCCGAGCCTTGAATAATGGCTCCACCGGCTGCGTCCGTGCCTGCGTTTCTTGCTATCCCAGGCATGTTAAAACTCCTTGGAAATATTATTTTTGATCAACTCTGAAAGACGTCTTACTTCTATCAACGCTTGAGCGACTTGTTCAGGAGTTGCTGTGGCTCCTGTAGATTCTAGAATCTTGGCCTGTTCTATCATCATTCGATATATTGAAACTAATCCAAATACTTCGTACGGTCCAATAAAATGTATGCCGGGACCTTCGCCTAGCTCTTTCATTTTCTTTTGATAAGTTTCAATGGCTGTTAGTTTACTAGCAATGGTGGTAGTGTTAGTGGCCATTGTTGTTGAGTTAGTGGCCATTGTGCCAAGGCTAGTTGCTATCAACAATAACGTTGCCGCCGTGGCAGTAGTGTCGATGTCGATGTCAGCCAACTCTTCTCTAACTTGATTTAGATATGTTGATATGTTACCGTAAACACTGCCATAGTCGTATGTGGGCGGTGCTGCAGGTGCAGGCTCAAATAAGTAAGCAGCCATTATGGTATCTCCTTTCCTTCTACACGGATACTAAAATTACTAGGGCTATAAAGGTAAATTCCTTCACCAGTTTTCACTAAAACATCATTGAGAATAAATGTTCCTTTGGATGCCAAAGGAAAGTCGTATAGTATAGATTCCGATTCGCTAGGGCTACTATTTGAAATGCCTAATCGAAAATTTCCGCTTGAGTTACTTCTATTTGTAATATAGATATTACATTGTGTATCTGCGGCCAAGGCCGCATCCACTAGCGTAAACGTATTAGCAGTACCAGTGTTGATAGCAAGTGTTTTAGAAATAAAGGGCATATAATATTTATGCTAGGGCAATACCAGTGGTGCTTTCAATAAACTGCTTGGCAAACTGTTCATCAGTTCCTTCAGCTACTGTAACAGTGGATTTGGCCAATTTGATTTCTCTATCAGGACTAACTGTAAACAGGTAGGGCATCAAACCAGGGCCTTTTGGGCCCATGCCAATAACTTGAGGGTTCTTTAACTTGTAATACATTGGGCCGTCTTCCACTAACTTGGCCACGATTTCTTCTCCACTGGTCAGTTTAAGTGTGACTACTTCGCCTTCTGTTACGCCTTTTGAAATTAACATATTATACCTTTTCTAAATGTTGTTTGAGTTCTGTAAATCCGCCGATTAATTGTTCGTCAATAAAAATCTGCGGAACTGTTCGTGCTGAGGGCACTGCTTCTAATAATTCTTCTCGAGTAAACCCATCTCCAATTTTCTTCTCTTCAATGATGTATCCTCGTTGTTTTAACAGTGCCTTAGCTTGATCGCAGTAAGGGCAATGATACTTACTCCATACAGTTGCTTTCATTATGCTCGCTCCACTTCCACAATGATACCTGCGCCTGCAAGCTCTTGAGCCACTTGTTCGATAGCTGAACAAAACTCGTCGTCAGCCAGCATCAAATCTGCTCCGTCTTTTTCTTTAACCAGTTTACTTAATTTAAGTACAACTACTTCTTCGTGTAATTTTGCCATTTTAATTTCCTTTTATTTTTATAATGCTGGTAGCGCATCATAGTCGATGCCTTCTCCCATGACTCCAATAACATAGTTAGTGCTTTCGTTTTCTTGTAAGGCTGTTTGCTTCTTGCTAGTATCACTATGTTTGTTGAACCAAGGAATCGGTGTGCTCTTAGGAGCAGGACTTTGATATTTGATACCAATATCTTTAAGTGCGCCAACTGCTGTGTAGTCTACAAAGTCTTTAAGAATGTTAGCGTTAAGACCAATAACTGGACCTTTGTTAAACAAATAGTCCGCCCACTGTTTTTCTTCACGTATCACATCTAGATATAACGCATACACTTCGCGTTCACATTCTTTTGCGGCGGTGGTGAAACGAGAGTCTTCTTTGACCACTTGATTGATGATGTACGCTGTCCAGCCTTTGTGTAACAGTTCGTCTTGTAGAATCAAACTGATAATATTTCCGTTACCAATAAAGATCTTGTTCTCAACCATGGCCAAGCTGGTGGCAAATGAAACCATGAAGCGAAATGCTTCTAATGCGTAGCTGGCGTGTAGGGCCATGTAAACTGCTCTAACATGTTCTTGTTCAATGACTGCTTGGCCCAATTCTTTTTGACAGTTAATCTTGTGTAATTCATCATAGTACTTGCCCACACTACTTGCCATGTCTACAATTTCTTTAGTGTCATGAATTGTGTTAAACACATCCTTGGGTACATTGTAGATGTTGCGAATGATATGACTGTAGCTTTTGCTGTGAATGTTAGTTTCAAAAAAGCCCCAGTTGTACATCAACGCTTCAAGTTCGGGCAGTGAACACACAGGAGTAAACACCTGTGTTGGCCCTCTACCTTGCAAACTATCAAGTGCTGTTTGACGTAGTAGGTTGCTAGTAAAAATATGTTTAACGGCATCACTTGCATCCTTAAAATCGTTTGCGTCTTTGCTAAGACTAATCTCTTCGGGTTGCCAAAAGAATCCACGGGCAGTACTATCAAAGTCCGCAATCTTTTTATATTTTACTTCTTCGAATCGTTGGATAGTAACAGGACCTGCTGGATCTAGAAACATTTTACGATTAAGGTAGTCTGTTTTTGTTGATAAGTTATATTGTGCTTTACTCATTTAATATTTTCCTGATGCAAGTACTATCTTGCAAATGTGTTCTAATCTTTCTATATGCTCGTATGCTCGCCACGGTGTTGTATCGATAGCAACAACTCCGTGTCCTTTAATACCAACTATGTCGTAGGCAATATTTCCACGGTCATCCAATTCTAACCGATAATGGCATTGATCCGCAAGCTCTTGGCTGATGGGTTTTACATCACCTACATTTGGTGCTACTTTAGTATAACGATTGAGTTCTGGAAACGCTGAACTGACTGTGCTCAAATCAATTCCGGCATGCATGGCCGCAATACAGTAAGTGGGGTGAACGTGTACTACTACACGAACTTCACCGGTGTGCTGTCCCATTTCTTTTTGTAGGCCAAAGTGTAAGGGTAGTTCTCCACTGGGCTTTAAGTTGGCACTGATTTCAGTATAGGGTAGTTCTTTGCTCGCATGATAAGGACGAGGAGGTTGGTCATAGTATCCTGTCTCAATGCCAATCTTTTTAAACTGGTCTGGTTGTAGAGTCTGCTTACGCACACCACTGGGTGTGATGTAAAAGTGGTCACGGTCATGATGTCGTATGCTTACGTTACCATCACGACTGGTAATCCAATTACGCTTGTAAGCGTCTACCATTATGTCACATATAGTTTCTAACACTTATTCATGTCCTCTGTGAATTAATTGATTAACCATATTGAGATCAAACTCCAACTTAGAAATTTGATCTCGTGCCTGTTGATACTCTATGCTATGAACATCACCGTCATTGGTAACAATGTTCAAATACATATTTGAGGCACGGTCGTGCGCTTCTTTGAGATCGCGTTCTAATAATACTCTTCTATCTTTTAACATATCGATTCCTTAGAGCTTGCAAGATTCACAGTCTTCTTCGTCATCAAAGTTAATAGGCTCTAACATTGTTGGCGCAATTTCAGCAGCCATCTTACTGCCTGCTTTGTTAATCAAACTATAGTAGAAAGTTTTTAAGCCCCACATGTGTGACTGCATTAAATTCTTAGCAATCAACGTAGTTGGCACTTTGCGATCCGCGAAGTGCGCTGGGTTGTAGAATGTGTTAGTGCTGATTGATTGGTCCACATAGGCTGCGATCACCGCACTAGTCTTTAAATAGCCTTCACAATCTTTTTGTTCCCACATGAGTTGATATTTGTTCTTTAACTTATGGTACTCAGGTACAACCTGTACAAATGATCCTGCCTTACTTTCTTTAACGCTAATCAAGCTCATGGGCATTTCTATGCCATTGGTGCTGTTAATGACAACACTTGAGCTTTCAACTGGAGCAACTGCCATTTGAGTAGCATTACGAACACCATGTTCTTTCATTTGACCACGTAGTGTTTCCCAATCTAGTTCCGGAGCAAAGTCTGTTAGTTCATTAGCACCTTTAGCACGAGTCTCCCATGGGAAGGTTCCTTTACCATATCTTGTGTGGTCGCTGCCTTCACAACGACCACGTTCCTTGGCCAGTTCAACTGACGCTTCAGTTAGATAGAACGCTTGATGTTCCATCCACGATTTAACTTCAGCTAACGAATCTTTCTCTCCATACTTCAAACTACGTTTGGCATGCCAGTAGGCTAGATTAGTAATACCAATACCCAGGGGGCGAATTTCATCATTGCTCAACTTACTTTGAATACTCAGGAAGTCCTGGTAATCAAGGATATTGTTAAGACTGCGGTGAAGTATACGGCAAGCCCTACGCATATCTTCTGGATTACGGAAAGCTCCCCAGTTAATACTACCCAACGTGCATAAAGCAATGCGACCATCAGCATCATCGAGACGTTTAAAAGACTTAGTAGGTAATAGGATTTCACAGCAAAGGTTACTCTGGTAAATTGTATGATACTCTGGATCAAAAGGTCCTTGGTTCATGACGTTGTCAATGAACACTAGATAGATACGTCCTGTATCTGTACGTTCTTTTAAGATGCCACTCTTGAATACTTCTTCAGCACTCATTGTTTTCTTACGAAGTCCTGATTGCTTTTCGTACTTAACATACAGCTCTTCGAATCGTTCAGTATTTTGATAGAACGCTTCGTACAAGTCTGGCACTTCGTTAGGATCAAAGAATGTTATTTGTTCTTTGTTTTTAAATCGTCTCCAGAAGAAAGCACTAAGCACAACCCCATAATCCATATGACGGACTCGGGTTTCTTCTGTTCCTTGGTTGTTCTTAAGTACAATAAGATCATCAAACTGATGATGCCAAATAGGATAAAATACAGTAGCACTTGCATTACGAATACCTCCCTGTGAGCATGAGCGCAAATCACCGAACCATTTTTTCAGGAATGGTATCATACCTGTGTGCATAATCTCACCGCCTCGGATGGGACTACCTAACGGACGTAGCCGCCCGATCTCCAAACCAATGCCGGCACGTTTGCTGGCATACTTGGCCATCATCTCGCCCGAAGCAAAGATACTGTCTAGATCATCATCCGAACGAATGAGTACGCAAGAGCTAAACTGTTTAGTAGGAGTACCAAGGCCAGCCAATACAGGAGTAGCAAGAGTAAAAAGTCCATCGCTTGCGGCGTTGTAATATTCTTTGATATAGCGCATACGAGCACTGTTAGGTTCTTCTGTATGGAACACAGTAGCGGCCGCCACCATATATCTAATTTGTGGAGTTTCATATGTTTGTTTTGTACTGCGGTTCTTAACCAAGTACTTCTCTATTAATTGTTCAATTGCGGCGTACCCGTACTCTTCATCTTTGTCATGCTGAAGCATGTCATCCATTCGACTCCAATCTTCTTCAGTATACCATACAAGTAATTCTGGAGTATATAAACCAATCTCAACATTTTTCTTTACAACTTCGTAAAGGTGTGGTACTTCGTAGCTGCCGTAAACATCTTTGCGAAGCATACTGAGTCGTTGCTTGCCTGCTACGTATTGATAGTTTGTATGTCCAACGTCAGGATTATTTTCCACATCAATAAGATCCACTATGGCTCTTAGTGTGATTTCGTCAATTTCTTGTGTGGTGATACCATCATAAAAGTGCGGCTGACTTTTGATCTCAATCATGCTTTGACTAACATCTGCTATACCTTTACAAACTTTGGCAATCTGAGTTTGCCATTTTTCAATCATTAGGTATTCTTTTTTGCCGCTTCTTTTTATTACAGTTATGTTCGTCATTGTTATTCTCAGTGTCCTCTGTTGCTAGACAATTCCAGCCAAAATGCTTTTAATAGAAAACTTATTTAGTGAAGTGGCGGCATCACATAAATCTTTAAATCTGTTAGGGTTTCCGGTAGTGCGTGAGCCGATATCCAGCCCTCTGTGTCGTACCCATAGATCTTATCATCTAAGCAAAGTAAATAATACACTGTTTTAATGTTTTTGTCTAGTGATATTTTTATCAACGGAGTACTATTTTTAAAATGACTAGTTAATTGAAGTGTATAACATATTGCCAAAACTATATTGAATGGGCAATATTCATTTTCGTCTATTAATTCCCATGCGGTGGGCCAAGTTGATTGGTCGTATGGATCTGTGTATATTTTTACTTTTGGAACTTGTTGAAAGTAATTGTGTACATCTTCCATGGGCATAGAAGATGTTTCCAAACGTTGCCTAAAGTCGTACCAATCAGTTAATCTATGTTTAGATTTTCTATCTACATCTTTGAACATTAGCTAATAGCTGAGTATGAGTATGTGAATGTGTTAACATCACCAATATTGTCATTGGTGTAATATACTACTACAGTTTTCACACTGCTGGTAGTAACAACTTGAGCACTTAATGTGATGCGACTATCTTCTGAAGGTGTTCCTACATATTCGTATTCGTCAACTAACTGTACAGTGCTGTTATTTTTATCAACTGCAATGTGTAGTTTTCCCTTGCGCATCTGTGTAAAGTTTGTGCTTTGAAATACATAATCAACTTCAAATCCACTACTGGTGTTAAGTGGCAATCTAAAGGCTTGTGCGTTAGTGGTTGCGTATAGCAAGCTAATGGTTGTTGGCATATTTTGTTGTAGTTGAGCATGACCTTCTATTTCAGGAATATATGCTTCAGCCCAATTGCCTGTGGCTAACTCGATTGCTCTATCAAAGCTGTCTTGTAAACTGCTGTTGCCTGCTGTGGTAAATTTGATTTGTCCGTATAGATTATTTGCGTTGCCGCCGCCGTTGTTACCCACATCAATATAGGTATTTGCCTGTGAACGATTGCCGTACCCCTTGTCAACTAACAATCCATATTGACTGATTGTGTCAAACAAACTGTTACTCACAGTGTTCTTGCGTGGTCCAGGATCTCCGCTGCCAGTGCCTTCCCCAAAACTTACACCTTTCTGTAATGTTTTGAATACACAGTCATCGAAATGGTTGTGTATGATGTTGGTGTTAGAATAGGCACCATAGGTAAACCCGTCTGCTTCTATGCCTATAAACTTATTTCGTTGCGTTGTTACCACTGAACTAGTTGCTTGTAGTTCCATGGCAATACTGTTAGCGACTGCGCCGTCTGCGTGTACCCATGTGCCAGATGTTCGTAAGTTTACGAATTCACTGTCTCTCACATTAACAATATAAAAAGATCTAATACCGTCCACATTGGTGGTCACGCTAAAGTCTTTTAAAAGAACATCTCTAACTTGATTGTTGTAGGTAGTTGGGCTGGTATTTCTACTAAGCACAGTACTGGTGTTGTTTACAAACTCAAACACTGTAGTGGTATTAAACACTGGGTAATCATAAGCACCTGCTTCGTTACTGCCTAAAGTGATTGTTAAATCGTTTGCCGGTGTTGCGCCGCCAAGTGCAGTGCCCAACACTTTGATGACATCGCCAATAGCGTATCCACTACCGCTGTTTAGAACTGTTATCTGTGTATTCGAAGTTTGATATGTTGAACTACCCGCGCTAGTTCTAGTTATGGCAAGAATTGCTCCGCTGCCACTGCCGGTTACTGCGGCAGTGGCCACTGTTGGGTAACTGGCAGTGGCTCCTGATGCCACGGCAATGGCCACTCCAGGTGTTAGTGCTAGACTGGTACCAGTGTTAATGCCACCTTTTACAAAGTTAAACACAGTGTGATTTTTGCCCGATCCGATAAGTCTCACATAGCTGGGAATATACAATGTTCCTGTAATTCTATAGGTACCTGGATCAAATTCAATTGCCACTCGATTTGAAGCAGTGACTGTGATGTATACACTGTTGATAGCATTTTGTATTAGTGCTGTTTGATCCACTGCGCTATTCAGCCCGCTGATGCCAAAACTGGCAGCATTAACTCTACCTTCGTCTAGTCGTTGTTGTACAGTGCGTTCAGTAACATTGCCATTGAGCCCTGTTAGTATTGATGTGTCGGCGGGCTTATATTTGTATTGATCTAACAGATCGAGAATGCTATCGTGTTCTGTAAGAATTTTAGTGTTTCCCACTAGAGGTGCGCCTTCGCTGACAGCGCCGTTACCCACGTACAATTCCTGTGTATCAATGGCCCAAGCCATTTCACCACTGGCCAACTGTGGAAGACCTGAATCTAATTTCTTCCCGCGTCTTAATTGAATTTTACTTATTTGGACAACAGCCATAATATATCCTCTTTATACGATATTTAGCTGTTTTCCCTGTAGTATTGTTCCACACGCTTACACCATTCTTCAGTCCAGTAGTCAAAGTCTTTGGGTTCTAGCGTAAACTCTTGATATTCAAAGTCCTTGCTACACATCAGGATAACACCTTTGCGTATGTTAGTGCCGTGTACTTCATTGTGTGCCAGCGCATAGGCTGTTAACTGTAGGAAGTAGTCGCTGATGTATTCTAGTTTCTTGGGCTTGTTGGTTTGTTTAAAGTCAAGAATACTTTGGTCACCGGCATGTACTCCCACACAGTCAGTAGTTCCCGCATATAGTTCAGGAAAGTACAAGGGCACTTCACTGCCCCATACTTCAGTAACATTCTTCATGCCTTCAGCAATAACAATACTTGCCATCTTGTGGCTTTGTTGACTAAAAGGATTTGTGCCTGGATCGTTGATATTACCCTGCTTGACAAAGTCCTCTAGGAACTTGTGCATTCGTGTTCCACGATTGGCAGCTTCTGTGGTAATCTCTTGTGCCTTCTTTTCGCCCACTGCTTTCCTCCAGTTGGCTAACGCAATGCGTGATTCAGCAGGCTTGGTTTTGTCTAGGATGGTTGTAACACTGGGAACTTTTGAACCATCAGGTGTTGCGTACAATCGCTTGCCCTGGGATTCGTCTCTGGCTAATTTGGTATATTGGTATCGTTCAATTAATAATGTCATAGTGTATTATATAGCACTACGACATTAAAGTCAACCTACCATCTTGGCGGCGGCACGTTTGGCAGCGGCATTTACACCTGCCTTGGCCTTGTCCTTGTCACTGGGTGTGCCAGGTTCTTGTTTTTTAGCTTTGGTTTTGATAGTGATGCCATTTTCGTCGAAGTTGTCAACTAGCTCTTTTAGAGCAGGGTTAGCATCAAATTGTGCTTTGAACGCATCATAGTCAACTTCTTGACCTGTTGTGTTCTGCATCATTTTGGAAACAGCGGGCCACGAGAATTGAGCTGTAACGCCCTTGCTGTCGGCACGGCTTTGAAGATTAGAAAGGATGCGGATAATCATATCCGCATCTTCATTTATTTTTTTTTTGAGCTTAAAATTGTGCCTAGCTTGCGGCTGTATTGAATGCTTTCTCTTTTCATTCTGCCTGCGATGTCGTCGCCACCAGTTGCTGGTTCGCTTGCGCCAAACTCGTCACCACCTTCTTCAGGTGCTGACATAGTGCTTGGCATTGATGCGCCCATATCAACGGCTGGTGCTGCGCCTGCCATGCCCATAGGAGCTTCTTCGCCTGTTAGGATACTGACTGCCTGTGCCAATGTTGTGCGATGGCCTTCTAGGTTTGTATATAAATCTTCAAGAGCAGGTTTTACTTTATCATTAAACTGTTGGCTAACATCACTGCCCATTTCGTCTCTTATAGAGTCGACTAACTCTAACATTGTTTCAGCTTTCATGCTGGATACATCTTCTAACCAACCAGTGACACGATCAACCATATCACGAGCACTCATAATTAGAGCTGCCTTTTCTTCTTCGCCTTCTAGTAGTGTGCGCTCGCTGAGTACAGCACGTAACACTTCCATGGCTTCGCCTACGCTTTCTTTCTTTGCCATCTTAGTGGCAGTGGCATTCATGACTTCATCGCCTTTTTCACCATAACGCTTTTTAAATTCGCCTTTGGTCTTCTTCATGCCTTTGACATACTTTTCTTTCTTGCCTTTCTCGTCGTCGCTTAGTGTACGCTCTTTGATTGCTTGACGAATAACATCAAGCATGGCACGATTTTTTTGATAGTCGTTGTTTTCTAGTACGCTGTCAAAACTGTTTGTTTTTTCAAAGCTATTGATTCTTTCTGATAGTTGTAGTTGTACATTTTCTAATTGTACGTCACTGAATTTGTCAATGCTCAAGCGATAGCCAAATTTCTTTGCTAGGCTTTCATTTAGCGATTCGCTGGTTAATTTATTCGATAATTCTCTGATTTGCATGTTAGCATCCTAAAAGACTTGTTAATGTTATTTATCAAAACATGGCCTTAAACTTGGCCTCTATTTGAGATTTAGTTCGTTTAGCCCGTTCGCTAGTTAGTTCCCAGCGCCATAGAGCTAAGTCTCGTTTGTCTAAATCTTTGTATGTTTTATAGTTGTGTTTGAAAAGTTCAGCATCTGTTGAATTTTGATGATAGTGATTGTCCAAATTCTTAACTTCGTTATAGGGTGTTAAACTATTAACGCTGTAGTACTTAGCCGCCATCAGAGCACAGGCCTTTAAATTAAATACATCTATTAAATTTCCGCCTATTCTATATAAACTATAGCCGCCTGTTTTGTTCTGTTTAATTTTGAAGTTCTTATAGACTATGCTGCCGTTAGGCATCACGGCTATGGGCAGTGTATTTTTAAATTCTGCTTCTAAATACTGCTCTAATTTTTCTGCTTGGCGTTTAAAATTCATTTGCTATTACTCTAGGATTGTCTGTTCCTATCTTAATTACCAAACTTTTACGTATCATACCCTCAATCGTGAAACGATCGTGTTCGTTAAAACTATTGAGGTATACCATACTGTTTAATCGTTCAAGCAAGGCTGCTTCTTCACGGCTAGTGAATATCTCGAAGTTGCTGATTAGCTCGTTAATTTTCATCTTAATTTTGCAATAGTTAGCATCTTGTCAAGTTCTTCGTAGTACTGCCTGTCTTCCGATTTTGTTCCGCCTGCGGGTATGCCTAATTTTGCTCTACCTTGATCAATTACAGAAGGCTGTGTTGCCATTCTTTGACTAACTGACAGTTTAGTTGGGTCTACTGGTGCTGCTGGGCTTGCAGCTTGTAGTGCTGGTTGATTTACTCCGGGTCTTGGAGCAGCTTTCATCTGAGCGGCAGTTGGGCCGCCTTGCCCTCCACGGCCGCCACCGGCATTACTATTCATGTTTACACCAGTTCTGATCTGTGTGTTAGCAGTTTGATTTGGTTGATCTAATCTACGTGGATCAGGAGCAGTCCCGCGCCCTGCTCCTGCTGTACTGGGAGCAACGCCTTGAGGCAACGGAACATTGCCACTGACTGCTTTTGGAAATTGTTGCATTGCTGTTCGTGTAGCTGGTCCCATGACACCGTCTGCTTTAATTTTTGCGCCAGCAGCAATTAACTTATCTTGTAATGCTTTTATGTTAGGGTCGCTTTTAGCTAGTGTTTTAGCTGGTGCTGCAGGACTTGCGGCTTGGCCACCTGCTGGTGCTGCAGCGGTAGTTGTCTTCTCACCTGTTTCAGGATTTGTTCCATCTGGCATTGTAACATTCTGACCTGCTGCGTTCACACCATTGGCCGCTTGAGTAGCTGCTTGGGCATTGGCTGTCATTGCCGCTCCCATGTCAGCATCATCTTGATCAGCTGCTGTCATTGCTGGAACCGCTGGGCTTGCTGCTTGTTGTGGTTGGGCAGCGGCAGCATTAGCTGTCATAGCTGCACCTAGTTCAGCATCGTCTCTGTCTGCTTGATTAGGGTCAACTTTTTGTGCTGTTGGTGTACCAGCTAATTGTTTTATTCTAGCTAATTCTGCTGCTGCTTCTTCTCCGGGATTTCCTGCTCCTGTGGCTGCGCTGGTTGAGTTACCACCGGCTGCATTTGCTCGCATAGCTGCTCCCTGCTCAGCATCGTCTCTGTCTGCTTGATTAGGGTCAACTTTTTGTACTGCCGCTGGTGCTGGTGCTGGTGCTGCCGCTGGTGCTGGTGCTGCCGCTTGTGCAGCCTGTACCACAGCCTGGCCACCGCCGGAAACTAGATCTGAGCCATCTCCTGTTTTGATCGGTTTTCCGTCGCCACCAACTACTTTTCCAGCGTTTGGATTGGCTGTTTGGAATGCTGCAATATCTTGTTGTGTAGCAGGCTTGTATCCCATTCTTTGTCGAATAACTGGATCAATAGGAGTTCCCGGAGGAGCATCTTTTAGTTCAGTAGGTTTCATACCAAACAATCCTTTGACTGAATTAAGGTTCTTTTGACCTTGAGCCATTTGCTTGGCATAGTCGGCGTCAGACATTGGCTCATCGCCAGCCCGCTCAACTAGTTGTTCCGTTAACCTGTCAGCGGCGTTGTGTAGGCCCGCAAGTCTTAACATTCTGATAGTTTCATTCATTTTTTCAATTCCTTCTGTAGTTGCTGGCTGAAACACAGTTTCGCCTGGTTTGGGTTCGTCTGGTTTTTCTCCGCCAGCCGCGGGAGTTTTGGACAGTACAAAACCTTTACCAGTTGGGTCGCGTGTCAAGCTGGCCTTGGGCGCAATGGTTTGTGTTCCGTCTTTGTTGTCAATAGTTACCTTATCACCGGTGGCTGCTAGTATTTGTCCAGGTGCTCCGTCCATCTCAGCAATACTGGATTCTGGTGTAGGATTGTCTTGTTTATCACTGGCAGTTGTTGTCAGTGTAAACTTTTTATCTCGGTTAAATGGTTTAGACATCATGGTAACTGCCGCTTTGTTAGCCGCTTCTTTACCTCTAAACTGATAAGGCTGACCTTCTTTATTTTTTAAAAGTTTGCCGTTGATTCGAATGTAGTATGTGCTGGACTGTTCTTTGCGTTGTTGTTCATCTTCATGCCCCAACTCATGTTCCATCTCACGACGTTTGAATTCTCGTTTGCCGTAATCCATTTGATCCTGTTGATATCTGTCATAGTTGCCAGGGCTCATGGTATCTGGATTGCTACTACCGTAGCGGCCGCCTTCATTTACTTGTCTAACTTTCATTTGTGTTCTCCGAGGCTAAGGGCCTTGTCTTGTAATTTGTCAATGTGTTGCTGTAACTGCTGAATAAAACCCTTGGCTCTTAGCACTTTGAACGCCACGTTCTCCACACTAAATTCGCCACCTTGTTCCAAGCCTGACTGACGTAGTTTTCTAATTTCCTGGTACATCTCTTTTGCTTCGTCAATGTCATCGGTAGTTAAAGCCTGCATAATCTTATTTAAGTAATTTTCAACTTTAGCCTCAACATCTCCGTCATCTATCTTGATGGTGGCCATTGTGGGTTCACTGACCCACTTGTTATCTAACACGCTGTATATGCCCAAACTGTGATGCTTTTGATCTTCTGGCTGTACATAAACTTCCACGTCAATGCCTTTGATTTTGATGTCGTGTACGTAATTATACTGATTTTTCTTGGCGTCGTAAAGTGGCTTCAGTAACAGTTCGCGCTCTCGAGGCACTGTCACTATGAGATGTAAATCTATGTCACTTTGAGCTGTGTAACTGTAGGCAGCATTGCTACCTGAAATAGTAACGTCCTTGAGCAGAAGTTCTGGGATGTCGATAAAATCTATAAAATGTTTGGCTATTTGTAACAACTTGTATCTAACTTGAGATTTAAGTACAGATCCGCGCCATAGTAGTGGGTTGAGTTCCTTGTGAAACTGAACAGCTGAGTCTACTATGCCTTCTGTAAATTCTCTTAGATACATACATTACTTTAGAAATTTAAGCACAGTGTCTGCGTGAGCTGATGCCCAACTTACTACCACCGCGCCACCGGCAATCATGTAAAGCCACTTTTGTTTCCATTTTTCTAAATCGGAAATTTTAGTTGCCAGTTCTTCATGTTGATTACAAGATGCTGAATACATTTCGTCTAGTTTACCTAACAAACTATCTCTAGTCTGATCCAAGCAATCGTGCATTTCTTTGACATCCCCTTTGAGGTCGTCCATCTTTTCGTTCAAATTCTCTACCTTGGTTTCTACTATACCAAGGCGTTCCACTGTAGTTGCCATCAAGGGCGTCTCCTATTGCTTAGTTTGGCTGAATGCCGCTATTGTAAGTTTGTATCAACGCCTTGTGTGCCTAATTGTTATAGTATATTTATTCGCGCAAGTGGAAAACAATATTCTTCCCTGGATCCTGGGTGTTGAATACTCTATGCGTTTGGGTCATGCTTTCCCCCAAATTGCCAATATAAGGCACTAGATGAAAGTCTTGTTTCAAGAAACCCAATGGATCGTTGTCCATGGTATAGTAGTCTGCTTCCGTGGTCCAATCAAAACGCCATACTCGCAGTATGTCGTCTGTACCGAATCCCACCAAGGATCCCTTGACTTCTAGCGGCTGTGAGCCACCACTATAAAATATGTTTGATCGTAGTCCCAGTGTGTGTATCACTGTGTTGAAGTTTTGTTCCTGCTGCCACAGTCGTTCTTTGCCCTGCTCGTGACGATATTGTCCCGTGTGTGTTATGTCCACTAGTGTGTATAGCTTGTAATTCATGATGTATTTAACAGTCATAAAAAAGCCCTAGTCGAAACTAGGGCCATCTTCCCATCCCGAGAAAGATTAGATTAAGACCATGTAACGCCAGTACAAGTGCTGGTAGTTACTGCCACTGTGGCGCCGCCTAGGGCACCACTGATTGCTGCTTCAAGAATACTGAAAGTTTCAGTGCCTGTTACAGGATCACCAGTTGTTGCGCCTGGGTTTGTGTTGAAGTCTGGAGCCATGTAAACAATAGTGCTGTCGCCACCGCCTGATACTGAAGGTGCAAATACTGCAAATAGTTCACTGGTCACTTGTAGAGCACGTACTACTTTGCTGTAATCGCTGTTAGCTGCTTCAGGTGTCGCTGTGATGTCTACACCAGTGATAACCACTTTGTAGCCACGCAGGTTTGGTGTGCTGAATGTCAACAATGGTGATGTTGCTGTACCGTTTAGGCCGTCATAGGCTGCGCCTGGACTTTGTACTGCTTTTAGATAGTTTGCGGCAATGCTTACACCACCGCTGGTTGTTCCGATTAAACTTGGCATAATAATATCTCCTCTGATTTATGCTTTAAGCCACACTCTGTGGCCTTTGTAATATTATTTAGTTCAAATGGAAAAAACTAGCCCAAAAGGGTTATTTTTCGCGATTGTAACTTTGTGGGTTTTGAAGGTGTTGAACCAGTATGGGCAGCAGATCAAAGTTAGGCAGTTTGTTTCTAAAGCTGTTTAATATGCGATAGGCCAGTTGCTGTATGTCGCTGTCCAAAGGATCGTGATAGCTCAACATACGGCGTATTTCTTTATACTCATAGTTTTCTATAGTTAATGCTTGTTCCAACTGCATGTAAAAATAGTTGCCGCGTCCTGAGTTGCCGGGCAAGCTGTGTAACCAGCCGTTTAGGGCAGTTACAGGCAAGAATGTGCGTTCCCTAGACAGTTTTGCTTGACTGCTATTGAATATAGTTTCAACACGACTGGCAGGTGCTGTAACAAAGAATATAAAGTTGTGTAGATCCGTTGCGCTGGATCTAAATTCAGTATAACCGCTGTACTGTGAGGTTTGTCTAGCATAGTTAACGGCAGCATCCTGGCCTTTCTTTAACCTACTTAAGAACTCCAATGCCAATACACAAAGGTACACTGATTCGCAAGCTTCTTTAAAGGTTATCTTTACATCAGCTTCATTTTGAATGATACGGGCTTCATGTAGTTCTTTGATAAAACTCATCATGCCTTTTGCTCTTGGTTCCAAGCTGTGTCCGCCTGCCATTACAGCACGATCCATGTCAGTAAACATCATGTAGGTGTCCAACGCTTTCTAGGCACTAGTTTTACTTTACCAAACTGCTTAGATGCGTCAGGATAACGAACTCGGCCTTCGCCATTTGTGTCCCATATTTCGGCCTGCTGGCCTGCTTCCACTTGATCAATGATGCTGTCTTTTAGGTTCATTATCTGTATGACTAGACTAAAAATAGCAGCCAACGAATTTTTATTCATTTGTGCCAATTCTTTGATCTTGGTCTGCTTGTTGGTACTGACCTTGCTGGTAGCTAGCCAATTGTAAAAATGATCTGGATTCATGGCACCAAGTTGTTTGGCCTTGGCTGTTTGATTCACGTAGGTGTACAATATATTTTTAAGGTCGCCTAGTCCAGCAGTGCCTTGTAGAAAGCTATCAATCTGTGCGGCATGTTGATTTAGGTATACTTCAACATCGGTAATGGCATCTGCGTCCACGCTGGGTGTAGTAGAGTTATATATAGGGCCTTGTACAATTAGGTCAGCTGTTTGATCAAACATGCTAAAGTCGTCCATGGGTTCTTGTTCATCATCGCCCATGCCAAACTCAGGAAAGAAAGCATGTCCAACCACCATGGCTTGTGCTTGACTAATACGCTTGCCTAGTTCACCTGTGCCTCTTACATGATAGCAAGTTTTACTCTTGGGATTAGGGCAGAATGTGTACACACCTTGCTGATCTATTTCTGGACGTTTTAAAAACAAGCCGTCAGCATACACAAATCCCACAAAGTCTCTTGGTGTTGCTCTATCAAACAACGGATACAACTCTGCGAACTGTTGAGCAAATTGTTTGCGGCCAGCCAGTTCTTCTGGAGTCTTCGCGCTGCCGCTTTTGTTCACTATAAAATCAGTTAGTTCTGCCGGGCTAGTGGTCATTGCTCCGCGGCTCCAGCCATTGTGTCCTGCTAGTACTAAGGGTCCACCTTTCTTTGCACGTCCCCAATAGATTTGAGGATTACCGTCCCACTTCATACGCAGGCTACTAGCACCTTCTGTAGTGGCTAGATCTTTAACGTGACTCAGGGCTTCCAGTGTGCCTTTGCTGCCATGGAAGAATACTAGATCTTCCAGGTGATTAAATGCTCTGCCTAACTTTTTAGTTACGGCAGCTTCTGCTTCTTTTAGGAACTCTGTTGCTCTCATATCTTGCTCAATATATTACGGAACCATTCGTTAACTGGCGGTGCGCTTGGCACTTGCGGTACTGGTGTTCGCTGAACCCAATTCTTGTCTTGTTGCGCTTGTGCCAACAAGGCTTGTCCTTGTTGGGCTGGAAGACTTGACACAATAGCTTCCACACTGTCTATGGCAGTACCGTTAGGCACACCAACTAGTGCCTGTGCTATCTCGTCCCAGTCATCTGTTACTAGCTCGCCCTTTTTGTTATCAGGTGTACGATTATACAATCCTTCCCAGGCACTGTAAACATAACCTTTTTGTTTGGCTAGCATTGCTAGCATCAATTGCTTGCTAACACCTTTGTAAGGGCTACCTTTTGGTATCTTGTGTTGATGGTAGCGGGCAATTTTCTTTACTTTGTAAATTGTTTCCAAGTCCACTTGGTAAGCATTTTCGCCAAATGGCACACGCACAAACACGTTGACACCCGCTTGTGCTGTTTTAAATCCACGCTCATCAAAATAGCTGGCCAGGGCCTTACGTGCTAGTTTTGCTTGTTCTTTAGGGTCTTGCGAAATCTTTGCTGTTTCAAAGTGCTTGATAACATCTGCTAGTTCAACTTGTAGGTCTAGATCACCACTCCATTCTTCGGGACTCTTATCAGGGTCTGGTTCATAGGTACTGCCCACAGCTTCAGATGACAAGTCGATGGCGGCCAATTGTTTGTCCACTATGGCTCTTACTTCGTCGACAAACTTGGGATTAATTTTCCTGGTGTCTGGGAATATAGCGTTTTTGCTCTCACGGAGTATCATCTTTGTTTTCCTGTATTCGTTTGATGCCGCGTTTGAATTTAGCTGGTTCAGCAGTTCTAATAGCGTTTAGAAAGCGGCGCTCTAATTCGGCTGCTGTTTCTAAATCGTAGTTTTCACGTATCAACGTAAGTAGATTAATAGCACTTTCAATCAAGTTAGTGCCACGACTTTCAATAACCAAATCTTTATTACGGTTAACGCCTAAGTCGCTAAGTTCTTGTAGTATTGACCTTGTGCTTTTTCTCATTGTGTTACAGCATCCCTTTGCTATATTTACCGTTTTTCTCTTGCTAAAAGTTTTTTGTGCGATGCCACATTAGTTTGTATAAATACTCAGTAGAAACCATGATATGGTTCTATACACACTTACACAAGGATTATAACATGAAAATGCTATCAAAGCAAATGATTAGGCTAATGGAACGTCTATCTGAAATGTTCCCAGGCTCATCATATCAAAGCCGATTAGACAGTTATCTAAGTACCAAAGGCATTACCGATGCCGCTCAGCTTGAAAACTACATCAAGCAATTCAATTCTCAAAAGGAAAGTTATCTATGAAAACAATCTTAAACTCAATCTGGTCATTTTTAGAAGCATTTGGGCAAGCCCGTGTGGCCGCAAGTCTTGCTCGTCAGGGCCGTATAGAAGAAGCCAAAGCCGTATACAGAGCCTGATAAATATTGGCATGAACTTGGTGTATATTCACGGGGCTAATGCCACTAGCGAGAGCTTTAACTATATTAAGAGTAAACTAGGCCAAGGTCTAGACATTAACTATGACAGTCGAAATGGGTTTGAAAATAACCTAAAAGACATGCAATCAACATTGAGCAACTACACTGACATGGTGTTCGTTGCCCATAGCTTGGGCGGCATATACAGTTTACATTTGGCCAACGCAATGCCCAGTGCCGTTAAAGGTGCTGTGACATTAAGCACACCTTATGGTGGTGCCGAAGTAGCGGACTATGCTCGCTACTTCTTGCCGTTTAGCAGACTGATGCGCGACATTGGTCCTAGCAGTTGGGTTATGAAACAGGCAAGGAACATTAAGATACAGCATCCTTGGACCAACATAGTAACAGTCAAGGGTCAAAGTGCCTTTATGCACGAGCCCAATGACGGTGTAGTTACTATTGCCAGTCAAAAACATCACGAAGACATGGAATTAGTAGAAGTGGATTATAACCACTACGAAGTTGTGCTCAGCGACGAAGTGATTAAACTTATTAAAGAACGAATAAAAAAGTTTAAAAAATAACTCATATCACTTTACATATAGTATTTGTGATAGTATAATAAATACATGGACAGCAAAATGCTGTCACATACAGACATTACACACAGGAGATTATTATGTCAGATTACACACCAAAGCTACCAGAAGTTAAATTTAACAAGAACGGATACGAGATCCGTACAGATATCCTTGCCATGGCAAAAGATATGATTCAATCAGAACACAGTACCAAGTTTCATGGTTGGGAAATGTCAGCTACACGTGATGAGAAGACTGGTCAGATCGTTACCACAGTTGGTATGCCAGAGTTCCCAGGATTAGACAAAGTATTAGAAACAGCTGAAAAGATGTACAGCTTTGTCAATCAAGGCGTTAGTCAAGTAAGTAAAGCTACTAAAAAATAATTGTATTACGCTCCTAGAGCAAACTATATTATATCATAAACAAAAAGGACCTTCGGGTCCTTTTTTTTGATTAGATTTTTGTAGAATCTTTGCCTTTATACACTGTCCAGTTCAAACTTTCCACAGGAATACTAAGCCCTGGCTTATTAGCTACACCGGTAGCTGATCCAAGTCTACTCACAAACTTAGTCTTGTCGATATATGGTACCATCTCAGGCCAGTGTTTATCAAACCAGTCGGCATCAAAGCCTGAGAGTACTTTTAACTTATGCTTTCTTACAAAGTTTTGCATCATCTTGTGCTCGATATGCATTTGTCTCCATAGCCGATGATCTTCACCATACCATTTATAACTAGGGTATTCAATATCAAATCCTCCCGAGTCATGCCACATGTTAAAACTCATTTCAACATTACGTAGGGACATGATGACGTCAACTTCTGGTAAGTTTTCAGCAATCCAATCTAGTTGATAAGAAAACCAGTGGCACTGTACAAATCTAATCTGATGTTGATCGTTGGTGTCGTAGGCTCTATCAATTTCTCCAAAGATTGCTTCTTTGTTAGGATACGTACTAAGTGCATCAAACTGTTCACCAATTTCATTATACGGGCCAGCAAACACTAGTCCTGTATGATGAGCTAGACTTCCTTTTGCGTTATTAACACGCCAAGGCTTTGCTCCTGACGGGTCAACGAGATTAGTAGCTGCAGACAAGTAGTATGCGGGCCACCCCCAACAGCTACCTGCAACTCCTGATATAAAAACATATTTCATTTGGCAATAGTATCAATCAACGGTTTCCAGTCCTGTGTTTGCTTCTTCATATAAGCGCCGATTACAGCAGGAGTGTTCAAGTTAGAGTTAATTTCAAATTGTTGTTTTTTAAACAATTCTTTCAGTGCTGGGTTAGCATATGCTTTAGTGAATTCTATATGATACCATTGTAACACATCAGGACTTACATCCTTTTGTAATGCCAGGGCCCATTCTGAATTAATATCAAATCCGGGTAACACTGAATTCAGTGTGTTAATTTCTGGAAATGCTACAGATTTTTTCTTGCCGGCAATGGCAATAATTTTAAGTTTTTTGTCCTTGTATAATTCTGAGACTATACTGATAGGAACAACAGCAAATCGTATATGCCCACCAATTACATCTGTTATTGCGAGAGTAGGGCCTCTATGATCTATACGTTGTACACCATCGACACCTTGTTTAAATTTAATTCGATTGGCTAACTCTTCATAGATTAGTCTTGCTCCGCCACTGGCAGCAAACGAAATTTTTTCATTTTTCAACACTTCCACTAATTGTGGCGGTGTTGATACAGGATCAGTTGGTAAGGTTACCACTGCAAATGCCGACTCCGCAAGATGTATTGGATATACAAAACTTTCTGTCTTGTATGTTCTGTTTTGTTCTGATGGCACAGCAACACGGTCCATTGCGACGATTCCGTTTATGCTGGCTGCTAATACACTATGTCCATCAGCTGGTAGTTTGCTAAAATATTCGTTGCCAATGACACCACCAGCGCCTGGCTTATGTATAATATTGAATACCACTCCAGTATTCTTGGTAACTTCTTCTGAAGTAATTCTAACCAATACTTCGTTGGCACTGCCCGGCGCAAACGGAACCACTACTTCAACTGGTTTGGTTGGTTGCCACGCAAAGGCTAAAGCTGGAACCATGACTAATACTACTAGCAATCTCTTAATTGAAACCATGTTTGTTAAACTCCTATAAAAACTTTATATTATATAGCATCAAGTGCTACTTTATCAAAAATAAATTATATACTAATCCAAAATCCCAATCTATCTCCGCCTGGGCTTGGATACCATGTGGTATTTTCAGGTTGCGGTTGTGTATCTTCTTTCCATACTGGATATATTACGTCACTGCTGTGATTACTAAAATCATCATTCCAACGTAGATGTACTTCAATGATTTTACCATCTACATACTCTACATTGATCCAGGGTGTTAGTCTCCACAGTTCGCCCAGTACCTTAGGAAAACTGTATTGTTCGTTGATACGTTCCCAACGACTAAATCTATCTAATCTATCGCTGTTGCGAAACCCTTCAACTACCAACTTAGGTATACCATAGTGAAAATCCACACTGGTATGGCGACCAGTAAACCATTCTGTCCAAAAGTATCCATCTGGTACGAGGTCAGTGTCAGCAGGTGTTAGCCATTGTTTTGTGGCACCACGACTCATCATGCGTATGTTGGTTATAGGGCGAACAATATAGTGTGCTGGCTTAGGCACTGCTACGCCAGCTGGTCCTGCTGAGTATCCTAACTTGCGAGCCAGTATCAGTTTATCATAGATCCAAAGGTAATCTGTAGGGCAGGTAGACCATACATCTTTATCATCTATGAACATTAGAATCCGTTAGTGGCTGTGTACTTCCAGTATCTTGTGCTCTTATCAATACAGTTTAGATGCTGACCAAGTTTCAGCTAGTGTTATTTCAGCTTGTGTTGACGTAGCTCCACGAATTACTGCTCCATAGAAGTTGCCTGTAAAGAAGAAAGTTGTGCCGTTTCTGGCTCCAATGTACAATGGCAAGTTGCCAAACATACTGGCAGTACTACCAGTATCGGTACCTACGTAGGCCAAAGCCGGAGCATTATAACCATTCAACCTTGGGATCAAACCCAATGTTCTATCAGACTGTGACAAATCATATAAACCTGTTATCACATCGTGTTGAGGATCGTTGTTGGAAAACACTGCGTAAAGTGATGCTGTTCCTCGAGCTCCTATGGAATGATCTCGCATGTTGTTTTTGGCAGTGATATAAAATGAACCGTTGACGTTGCCAGCACCAAGTTCTATCATTATTCTTGATGTGCCTGTGCCTGGTGGAATCAGGTGGAATCCTGTAGTGGCCGTGACTTTGTTTGTTCCAGTAAAGTCTAATGAACCGGTGACCATGAAGTCATCAACTCCATCAAAATGTAGGGCACTGTACGCAGTTCCTGGATAGTTATAATAAGTTGGGCGTTTGGTTGGGTCACTTTGTGTAGCGTGGGCATTATTACCTGACTTGTCGTTGATTCGAGCCACTGATTGTCCGCTGGCTGTGACCGGAACAGTTCCCGAAACATCTTGGAACAGTGTTGTGATATCGCTTGGATCATACCAAGCACCTTTTTCACCTGCGGCAAATAGTGATGCAATTCCAGCGGGCTGTGTACTCCATGGACGGCCTTGAACTAGTCCACCTACGTTAGGATTATCTATAACGCTATTGCCGCTATACTGTGTAGGTAGTTTTGTGATATCGTAATGGTGTCTTTCATTACCATGCCCTGCACGATCTAAACTGGCGTGATCTAGTTTAGCTTTTTGACGTAGCTCTTTAGTTGCCAATGTTGAAATTCCGTTAGCTGCCATATTAATATATTCCTTAATTAATATTTATCGTTTGACAAAGTGATAATCACCGTCAGGCCCGTTATTGCTAAACAAACCCTTACAATCAAATCCTATTGTGTCCATATAGGCTATAACAGTGTCTTTTAACGGAGCACCTTTGTTATATTCTACCGATTGTAGCTCTAGTATAACATGTTTTACAGTTTGCAACACTTGGCTTGCACCTTTTATTACATCCAACTCAGCACCTTGCACATCCATCTTGATTAACTCAGGCAAGGGAAACTGTTTTAATCTAACCACCGCATCCAGTGTTGCAGTTTTTAAAACTCGTTTGTGCTTTTCATTAAAGTACTGGGGTGCTTCTGGATTGACTTCGGCATTTTCTTTGTAATAGCTGTTGCCACCAGGATGCCAGTCATTTTGATAAAATTCAACTTCTTTGCCAGTAACATCGCTCAATGCTCCCATAAAGTACTTTAAGCCCTGTTCCTTGTATAGGAATTCGCTAGAGTCCATAGCTTCAAACGCTACTGTTTCTGCATTGGGCCATATTCTTCGTGATTCATTAGTCCAATGTAACACACATGCTCCTATGTCATAGATCACTCGAGGTTCAAATCCTTGTGCTTTTAATGCAGCCAAATAGTCAACGTGATCTTTTGGTATCAATCTTTGACTACCTAATTCCCTGAGTCTTGCTTTGATGTCCACTTGTTGGGACTCTGCTGGTGCCACGGCAGGGATGTTGTTGTCCACTGCAAAAGTAAAACTGCCAGTATGCTGACATTGTATAGTAGTGTCAGCATAAATTTTAAATCCTTTGCCCAGGGCTTTACGACAAAAATCTACATCTTCTGAAACAGTGTGATTGTGATCCAATGCACTGTGATATTTAAACTGAGGATACCCAACATCCTTTAACACTTGACTCTTGACTAACACACAGCCAAACCCGCAGCTGGCAATTTCTATTAATCCATGTCCTTTTATTTTACCATAAGGAATATTGCTGACTCCACCGCGATCATTGTGTTCATACAGCTCTAGTATGTGTTGTCCAGGCTTACGTTGTATATACAATCCTGACACCACAGGCTTGTCATGTGCCAATAACTTGACCAATGTGTCGGGAGCAAAGCTGATGTCGCTGTCCACACTGAACAAATAGTCATAACCTTTTACTGTCCAGTCAGCGATCAAGTTTCTTACTTGATCAATGTTATAGCCGTAGAAGTATTGAAATGTGGTTTGGTAACCCTCGGGCACTATTAGGTCGTAGATGCTCTTGTATGTCTCGGGCTCTATGTTCTTGGCTGTGGGTATTGCTATCAATATTCTTTTTTTTTCGGTTGACATTTTTACTATTTCTCTTGCGTTTTTGTTTTGTTCTTGACCGTTGACTTTGTAGTCATTAAGTGGGTTGACGTCATTGTAGTTGTAAACCACGTCCTGCAGACATTTAACTTTGTCAGCATCAGCTACTTCTATCAGTGAATAAAATACTGATCCGTCACCACCTGCTCGGTACCATTGTCCTGCGTCATCTTTAAATTGTATATCTTCGCAACTGTTCAATAGATGCTTTTTAAATGTTCTTAAATGCGTATACGGCAAGATCCAGTTGAAGTGATGTTGTCTGTATGTCTTGTTCTGTCGAACTGTTTGAGGATAAGGCTGACTGATCAAAGGAATACTGTCCGCCATACTCCAACAGCTTCCGTAGGTAAACTCTGTTGAGCCATCGTATATACTGTTGTAGTAACTGAACACAGTGTTGTCATTGACCAATGTGTCATCACCATCTAACAACATTACAATAGCATCGTCATCTAATGGTCTAATGTTTTCTATTTGATTACGAACAGCGCCGCGATTTTCCTTGTTGTTTATTAATAAAAATTTGCCTTTAAGTTCTTGTGGCAAATTGCTTAATGCTGTTTTGACCACATCGGCAGAATCGTCAGTGCTGGCATCGTTGATCAAATAATGCAGATAGTTGTCGTAATCTTGTGCAGCCACGCTGGCAATACATTTTTCAATATACTTGCTGCAATTATAAAACGGACTGATTACTACAATCTGTTGTTCTCTGCCTGCTTTGTAGTTCTCCAACTCAACTGTGTTGTGAAACTTGCGATTGTATATCTTGTGTAGTCTATGATTGATTTTACTCACAGCACGATAGTCTTGTTTGCTGAGATAGTGTTCTGACTTTTTATAGAAGTGCTGCTTCCATTGTAGTGCTACACTGTCCCATCCCGCAATATCTTTGACAATGTTGCAGTAGTATTGTTTTTGTTGATGTAGGTATGGATTGCGATACGCTTCTATAGTGGTCTTGACAAACTGTTCAACTTGTTGCGGAACGTTTATGTCAGGAAACAAACTATTGGGTTCTACAGCATAGTCAATTAGATAGCAGGCACCTGCTAGAGCAATTTCTTCCAGTGCTCCGAAGCGACAAGTTATGATAGGAGTGTTGTAGCATAGACTCTCCATTGAGGAGATGCCATATGTTTCAGGAAAGGCAGCTGGATACAACATGAAGTTAGCCTGTGCCAGTATATCAGCAATTTCCCGTTGGCTAATAACGCCTGTAAACTCTATATCCAACTTGGCCAGTTCTGGATCAGCAGCCATCACTCGCCAATCTTTTTCCTGTTGATCAGGTTCTGCATTGGTACTGAATCTATAATAGCCGCCTATGACTTTTAATCGAGCTTCGGGTATGTGTCGCTTGACATGCGGCCATATCATCTTGACTAATGGTATCATGCCTTTGGTAACACTTGCATTGTAGACAAACAAGTTTTTGTTTTTGGCTGCGATGTCAACTTCGTCGTGATACAGTCTAACACCGTTACGTGTTATAAACAGCTTGTTCTTCAATACTTCAAAGTTTCGTCTACGCCCGTGATTGCAGTTGGCAATGTAAGTGGTGTGCCAGTCGCTCAGCGTAAAAATGTCTGTGATGCGATTGTTCACAGTCAGGTCTTCAATCAAGTTGTCACCAAGACAAAATGTATCGTGCATCCAAAGTACTCGCATCTTGGCCTTGCTGAGAATCCTATCATAAAGATTCATAGCGGCAAAACGATTGCTTCTATTGTCGTTTAGTTTAGCATAGTCTTTTGGATCAGTAAATGGGATCACAGTTCTTGAACTGATCACTATGTCAAATTCATAGTCTTGTGCCAAGGCAGACAGTGGGCAGTAGGTCACTGTGTCGTAAATGCCTGGTTTAGCATGATCCATGTCACAGTTGTTAAAAACTGTAACTTCGAATCCAATTTGTGATAGTTCTTTGGCCATCAGGGTGACAGCACTTTCGCTACCGCCTAGGCCTTGTTTGAATACTGTGGTACCATCGTATGGGATACCTATAATGTCTATAATAGCAATCTTCATACTATTAATTATACATAGATAATCAAAGATGTCAACTGATTTGATTTAATTCCAGTACTCTACTTGAGCTGACACAAGTAGGCCGCCTTCTCCTATTACCAATGCTCCAGCAGTTCCATAAGGAGCCAAAGTGAACGATCTTGATAATCCTGAATTTACCCCTTGCGACGCCGTTAATGTAGTACGTATCTGACTTGCAACTATAGAGTCTGTTATTACTGTTTTTGTTATAGGTTCTAACGGAAAAGACTCTAACAGGGATTGACCAAATATTGTTGCTGTAGTTGCTAGGTTAGAAAAACTTGATACATGTCTAGATAAAACATTAGGTTTATTTGCTGTTGTTATTGAAAAGGCATTGCTCAATGAAGGTCTCACATAACTATTAGGAATTTTATTAGCATTAACAGTCACCACTACTGAGTTAGGTGTGTAACCGTTGTTAACAGAGTTGGTAATAATCCATTTAGGTTTGTTACTGCCGTTTATAACTGTATCTCGTATATAGACTAACACCGGTTCCGTAGCTTCATTACCAATATTGTCATTTGTTTGGCGTGCAAAACGGTTACTGTAGATTGTTTGAACTGCTGAGTTAGGAGAGCCTACTGGATTGTAGACAAGTGCCGGAATTATTGTTTCTAATGCTAATGAATTATTAATCGTTACAGACTTAGAGATAGTCGATAAAGGTACAGCAGTTTGATTAAAGTCAGTAACACCGAGAATACTAACTTGTGTTACTGAATGTCCTTGTCTTCCTAAAGTTGTACTGCTGAAGGGATTGAGTTCGGAATTTTTAACTTCGCCAAATTTTGTTATAGTGAATGAATTGGATGATTGATCTACTATTGGCGCTGGTTTGCAAGTCAACAAACTGGTACCAGCTATGGCAGTTAATGGGCTGGTGGGCGGTGTGAAAGCTGAGGTATATACTGCGGTGCCCTTTACTACTCGTAGATTAGAAATATTCCCGTTTAAGAACGCACCTTGCCCCGTTTCGCATCCGATAAATGTATTTGCTCCTGTACCAACTGATCCGCTAAATGCTGCTGATCCTTTTGCCACCCCGTTAACATAGAAATAAAAGGTATTTCCGTTTCGAACATAAGCAAGATGATACCAAGTGTTTACAGCCATGCCGTGTGCAGTGCCGGCATACTGCGTGTCGTTATTTTGAATCAATAATTTAGTCTGTCCAATAATAAACCCAATACCGTCACCTGCGTTAAAAGTACCAACAGTGGCAAGCATCATGTGTAATGAATAACTTGTTGGCCAAGCATCGCTTGTTGGCAGTGCATTTAAGTAAACCCATGCTTCAACAGTAAAATCAGTACTTCCGAAATCCATAACAACATTTCCATTGATTTGCAGATAATCTCCACTGCCGTCAAAATATGTACTAAATGAATTTTGGTAAGGCCCAACTAGAGAAAAGTCCCCTGTATTAGGAAATCGGGCAACAGTTGCACGGGCTGTGGAACTGTTGTTAGTCACTGTATCGCTGTAGTTGACACCGTTATTAGTTCCTAATATAGGAATTCTACTGCTAATTCCTGTTGTGGTCGTACGAGCACCGTTCGACACGACTATTGTATTGTTTACAGTTGTTATAGAGTTAAAAATTCTAGCAGGCAAGTTTGGTTCAATGGTTGAGTCAGTTATTACTGTCTTGATGCTCGAAATGGCGTTTTGTCTAAAAAGCTGTTTACTTACTATAGGAGTTGTTAATAATGAAGGTACTGATACTATTGTACTATCATACCATACGACAACAGCTTCTTGAGATTGAGAACCTGTACTAGACACATTTGTTGTTGGAAATGCTTTGCCGGGTCCCCATACAATTCTAACTGCGCCTCCGCCTCCGAAACCACCACCATAGCTGGTACCAGAGCCGCCTCCACCACCACCAAATGCGCCACCATTGATTATTCGATAACCGCTTTGTCCGGAACCTTCTCCACCTGTACCATTAGCGCCGCCGGAACCACCACCGCCGCCTAAAAATTGACCGCGAGCTGCGCCGTCTGCGCCTCGGCCATATATACCAACACCGCCGCCGGCTGGCACACCATATGTACTTGAGTAATAGCCAGCAGCAGCACCGGCACCAGAACCGGTTGGAGCGGCAGTTCCTGAAGAAGTGCCTGAGTCGGCACCGTTGCCAGAATATCCGCCGGCGCCTCCGCCTCCTCTGTACCACCCTCCGTCATAGCCACCGTTGCCGCCACGACCACCACCATCACCAGTATAGCCGCCACCATAGCCATTTGAAGCAGCAGTTGCTCCAGTGCCGCCACGGCCGCCGCCATAGCCCGCCACAGTGGCTAAACTGATAAAATAACTGTTGCCGCCTTCTGATCCAGCACTAGTAGCATTAGTATTACTAGTGCCACCCACACCAACTACAACGGTGTATGTTTGACCTGGAGTAACTGTAATATTATTTTTCCATCCGAGGCCACCGCCTCCGCCACCGCCAGAGCTCCATTGGTAGCCGCCACCGCCACCACCACCCACTGCTACTACACTTACTAATCCAACACCAGTTGGAGCAGTCCAAGTGTACGTGCCGGGTGTAGTAAATTCATTTTCTCCGTTTGGTGTAAACGGAATATTTGTACCTGTCTTTGAAAGACTGGAAATTTTACCTACTGTAGGAGAAGCTGACCCGTTTATAGCTGTGCATGTAATTTGATTAGTGTTAGGCAGACTGATTACGTACACTGTGTTTCCAGTGCCTAAATTACCAAGATTTCCCGATCCTGTAACTACAGATATTGCATCTCCAATTAAAAATACACTACTATCAAAAATACCAGAAATAGTCAGTCTCCATTCGGTCGCTGAAATCGCAGTAACCGACGATATACCAAGTTCAAATAATCTTCCAGAGTCTTGTACAGTTCTAACAATACCTTGAACTGGTGCAGTAGGGCCGCTGGCAATACAAGATATCGTTGTGCTGTTAATTACAGAATCAACAACAACTGTGGAACTAAATCTGCCGGTTCCTGGTGCAGATGTTATAATTTTACCATTCGATAATGATCTAGTAGTAGATAAATCTGAAAGATTGAAAGTCCATACATTTGCACCGTAGCTGGTAACCGACGTAGTTACAGCGCCGATAGTTCCGTTACCATATCCAGAGCTTGCTAGTACAGGCTGAACAACAGTACCAGTTGTGAAAAGTTTAGTCGGATTACTGTTAGCAACACTGACTGGTGTATTAAACTTGTTAGTATTAAATATGTTGTCAGTGCGAAATATCGTCGATGGCATAGCAAGACGAGTTGCTTGCTGAATGACAGTGACGGGTATTACTGGCCTGGGATATACGAATCCCAGTGCAGGTCTGTTTCCAAACTCTTTAGTCCAAGGCGGATAATACTGCCTTAGTTCTAAAGGACGTACTGTACTTTGAACTACAACAGATATCGACGGAACGTCAACATAATTAAAGTTGCGTACAGATGGCATTTATCCGCCTGTTTAAATGTCAATGCTAGCAATAATATTGTTAATACCGCCGCCTGTTATTGTTAAGTTTACAGTAGTAGTTGCGCTAGCACTGGTAGTAACCACTATGTTTTTAGTGCCGGTGCTGGCAAAAATCATACTTCCGCCGTCAATAGCAAGATTGATAGGTGCTGCCAATCTTAGTCCATCGGCTCCGTAAGCATCTACTGTACAACTGGTTGAAATATTTGAACCAGTAAATGTATAACTTTGACTTGCCATAACCACGCTGATAGTAATAGGTAACGTAGGAGTTATCATGTGTAAAGTATTATTTCCCTTTTCTTTACTAATACCCCAAATTCTATTAGTTTGATCTAATCCTATTGTTCTAAACTCATACGGATATGTACCAGTGGGCGACCACCCTGTGCTAGTGTTGAAACTAAAGAATCGCATTTGCAGTGTAACTGGTACTGCTACCTGTGTTCCTTCAGCATTAATAGGCAAGAAATCCCTAGGAATATCATTGACTGTGGGGAAAGTATAAGAACTGTGATATGTCAATGTATCATCTCCTGTTCCTGTTCCTATAGTGTAAGTCATCATGGTGCGTTTTAGTGCAGTGCTCCAACGAGTTAATCCGTTATTTACATGAGCATATTTGTCAGTTATCCAGAAAGTTATATAATTTGTTCCGCTTACTGTGAACTGGTGGCCTTTGCTATGCCAGCTGTAAAAAGAATAAGTGCTGTTATCTTCTGTGGTATATCTTGCAGAATACGTAGAATACGTATTTGCGCCAGGATATACCATTGTACAGTTAGTGGCTACGACTGCTCCGTCAGCTGGATTCCATACGTAACGAATCGGCGTTAGATTGTTGCTTGAATCGTAATGTCCGCTGTATAAAACTCGTCTAGTGGTAGTGGCCCTTCGAATGTTACTGGGCCAATGTCGAGGACCAGTTGTGCCACTGGCATTTCTCACACTTTGATTTATTATTGTCGTCACAGCATGTGTAACAGGGTTTACTTTCCAAAAAGTATATTGACTATAATAGCTTATGCCATCTTGAACGCCGACAAAATGTAGGAATCCACCGTCATCCACCCCCAAGAAGAAACCTTGCATTCTAGTGTTGTTTGGTGGAGTAACTTGGGCTACTTTACTCGGAGCAGTTTCATAGTTATTATGAGCACTAACATAGTGCCCCTCGCCACCACCGCTTTCAAAACACCACATCTTGTTATTACTAACATCTTCGTATATAAAAGCAGTGCCAAAGATATTAGCTATGTAATAGCTGGCGCCAGCACCGGAAGTAATATCAGTTGTAGGATACACATAACCGTAAGTAGTACTTACTCCAGTAGTAGATGTGCCAGGAGGTGCCATCGGTACAGCATATAAAATTTTATTGTTCACTGTTTTCCAGTGCTTTTTAACCGGATAAAATGCAGGATCCAATGATTGATGATACGGGGCTTGCCAAAAGTTGTCGTAAAATGTGTCAGGGCTTGGAGCCCAGCATTGTACCACAGCTTTTTCTAAATACATTATTCCCATGTCATTTGTTATACCGGCATCGTACGCTCTGTCCATAGTATCACTACGGTTAAAGTGAAAGTTTTTTTGAAATAATGGAGCTAAGGTTGTAGTATCATGCCCCACAGTACTTAAAAACAATCGATTGTTGGATAATACTGGATCTTCGAATAATGTAACAAGGTCATTTCCGATTTTTTTAACGTGTATTTCAGCCATTTTTATTCTTCTCCAGTAGATTCAGTAATGTTAAATTGTTGTTCATAGGGCGCCTTTGCGCTGTCCCACCATGCCAATGCAGCAGCTTCGTTAGGAAATAGTTCCTGTGAACCGTCGCTAGAAGGTTGGAAAGGTTGATGTATAACATGTTTTTCTTCAAAATAAACATCTAATCTTCCGTTGTCATATAATATTCTAAAACTCATTTTAAATCCTCGTATAAGTGAACGTAACTGTTAGATCTGCTCCAGCTATATTGGTTCCTACGCTCAGTATATCTACAGTGACAAATTTATTAATTAAAACTGTCAAGGGCGTAGAAAATACATTTGAAGCTTTGTCTAAGTTATTTATGTTTAAAGTAGCTACAGCAGTTTTATTCCCAACAGTATCGGTTACATTAACACCTATTTGAATTCCATTAGAAGTGCCAGTTGGTGCAGTTTCTACCCTAGCAATTATTCCAATTATAGTACTGTCCAGCGGTATATACCATTTTTCACTGCCTACAGAAACTGTAAGAGTTCCTGTTTTTCTATAATGTCTTTCTAATACCGTAGTGCCACCACTGCCAGAGCCGGAAGATCCAGTAAATCCTTGTATACCTTGATCACCTTTGCTGCCAGTAAATCCTGCGGCGCCGTCTGTGCCATCGGAACCCGCTGCACCGCTGCCAGTAAATCCTATATCACCTCGACTGCCAGTAAATCCTGCGCTGCCACGGCTTCCAGTAAATCCTAGGTCACCCTGTGATCCAGCAAATCCCGCACCTTGACTGCCAGTAAATCCAACTGATCCATTATAACCAGCACTGCCCACAAATCCAGTGTCTCCTCGATCACCTGTTCTAGCAAATGTAACAACAACAGTCATCCCATCTGTAAACGTTGCTGTACCTGATAGATATGAAACAGGTATATGAAAGTGGTTAGCTGACGGGATACCTTCTTCAGTGTGTGATCCTGTTATAGCAAATAGGGCAAAATTACTAGGATCTGCTTTTTCTGCTATTGAAAAGTGACCTTTAATCTGCGAGGTAGAATCATCTATGGTTTGCAGATACGCATAAATTGATTCTCCTAGCTTATCATTAAAATTGATGTAGGCTACTGTGGTGCTTCCAGAAAAAGTTAACGTATTAAATTCTATTTCTCCGCTGAGAGGATCCGTGCCTGTTATATCAGTGCTATATAAGAACTCAAAGGCTGCTCCGCCGAAACTACCCTGCTCACCTTTTGATCCAGTGTAGCCAACATCTCCTTGACTGCCTACAAATCCTGCTAAGCCATCTGAACCAGAAGAACCATCTGACCCAGACGTGCCAGCTGAACCAGTAAATCCTTTGAATTCTTCTGCATAATCTGCAATATCAATCCATGTACGACTGCCGTCTAAGTCTCCTTTCAGTATACTGTTGTCAACTGTAGGCAAACCTAAATCAGGTTCGGCATTACTGATATCTAAATAGTCGTAACGCTCTGCACTAAGATCGGCACCGGTTAGTTTTTTCTTTTTGCCGCTGAGTAGCCGATTTTTACTCATTTGAGGTTTCCAATATGCTCAATACTAAGTTTAGTATGGAATTTGCACTGGCCACTGCGCTGACACTGGCGCCCTCTTCTATAACTAGTTTTCCTGTTGTCATTTCGGCTGCGTCATTTGGAGGTATTTCAAATGCATTGAGCATGACAAAATCTACGTTATTTTTTCTAAGCGTAAATGTAACAGTGGCAGGCACTGAACCTATGTTACTTGCTTGTGCTCCTAAAACGATGGTGGTAAGTCCTGTAGGAGTTGTATATATAGTTTGATTTGTAGTGGTCAACTCGAATGTTTTAGTTTTAAACGTATTTAAAGGCAATGTTGCCATATTTTATTCTCCAATCGCTAATATGTAAGGAGTCATAACAGCAAACAAACTTTTTGTAAATGTTCTACCTGTAATCGTTCCAGTATTTCTGTTGATCACTAAGTCATCTCCAATTCGGAAGTCGCCTCTTTGATCAGTTCCTGTATAATATATTTTACCTTGATTGGCAGAAACCACTTGATTTTCAGTTATTGGCACACCACCGAGATACGGTAAAGCAGTATTTACGTTTGTTCCGGCACCTACCCATTCAAAAGTTTGTCCTGCGGCAGTAATCAAACTGAACTGATGAAAGGTAACAACAGTGTTATCTGCAAGTTGATTTATTACTATTTCTTCTATTGTTATAGTGCTTGAATAAGCATTGGTTATTAAGTTTGTCACAATGTCAAACAGTTGATTAGTTACTGCTATTTCTTCTGTGCCAGCTGCCGGATTAGCTATGTTTTGCGTTACTGTAGTATTCAATCTAGTTATTTGCGTATTATTTAAACATGCGGCAGCAACTGTTTTTAAATAGTCAAATGTATCAGATGTGGCTTGTTTTTCTCCGCTGGGCAATTGTAACGTTCCTGCACTGTAATATTCATCGGCTGCGTCTACTGTTTGGCTGTTGCCACCATATAACATGTCATATGTGACAGAATCTATAATAAATCCAATGTCTCTGCGGCATTTTGTACTGTCATAAGTTAAAGAAGGATAGTTTACAGAAACAAATGCGATGCCTTCTTCTATGAAAAAGTTACGGTTTTCTTGTAATATTGTTTTGGCGTTAACTGCGTTGTTTGTAACACCTGTGGGAGAATTAAACTGATAACTAGGAGTATTATTGACATCATTAATAATACTAACAATCGTGTTAAAATTAGTCTGTACTCTTGAATATTCTGTACTGCCTTGAGATAATATCGCTAAAACAGCATCTTTAGCAAAATTTATTCCTGCAACAGTTTGTGTTCTTTGTACAGTAATTACAGTTGAAGCTGTTCCTCTATAATAGCTTATGCCAGCCTGAATGCTTTTATAATTTGTGTTAAGTATCATATCATCAACAACTGAATCGATGATTAACCCTACATCTCTACTACATTTAAATTGATTAAACTCGAAATTTGGAAACGTTTCATTTAGATAGTCGATTACATCTATTTGAATTTTACTTTTTGCATCAAGAATAGTTTGCCTAGAATTTCTGATAGTGGCTGATTCAAGATTATATCGAGGATATGTAACAGCAGTATTTCCACTGGTGAACTGGGTGCTAGTGGCCAATGTATAAAAGGTATTGTCTCCTTCAAATTTAACAGCATCACCTACATTTGGTCTTGTTGTTAAATTATCTATAACAAAAGTTCTTCCTAACGTTGCACCATTTATTCTTCCGGAATATAAAGTTGAACTCACGCCGTCTGCTTTTAAACCAAAGTTACCAAAACTGCTATTACTGTTGGTTAAAGAACAGAATCCTCCGCTTTCGCATAGCACAGCCACATCACAACATATAGTAAACACAGAGACTAACTGTGAATTTCCTCTATTAAGGTGATGTATACCAATCCCACCTTGGTTAAACTGAGTATAAGCGTCAACAACCATACTTCTTAGGCCACCAACGTGTGCTCCGTCTACCCGCATGCCTGTTCCAGTGGTTGTCATGCTTGTGCAGTTTTGTACATAAGGGCTTGTGTATATAACACCTGCACTTCCGTCTGGATTGAAAGCAACCGCAGACGACGGAGATTCATGATCCTTAAATGTCATGTGTGCCAAATATGAACCGTTATTAACATAAAACATATCTTGCGTTTTATTCAATGGTCTTACGGTTACAGTTCTTAAACTGTCTCCAACAACAGCAACGTTGTCGGGCACAGTCATAGGATTGTTTTCTGTGTAATCTCCACTTTTGACAAATATAGTGGTGCCAGGTGTGGCTGCTTCTAAAGCAGACTTGATAGTCAACTTGCTGGTATTTAATGAAGATCCGTCGTCAATATCATCACCGCTTTTGCTAACATAAAGCACATTGTCAACTGCGATATTTCCTATACTACCAGTAAATCCAGTGACACCACTACCAGTATATCCGCGAATACCCCCATACGGAAGTTCATTCCACGTGCCGACTCCATTACCAATCTTGAAAAGATTGGTATCGATTTCTAAACACATTTCTGCAAGTGCAAGCACAGGATTAACTGTGCTCCACTCTTCAGCTGTGCCTCTTCTTAGTTGAACATTAATAGCCATATTTTATCAATTCACGTTGTATGCTATATTTATTAAACTACGCCGCCGGCATCTAAAGGAGAAATTCCTCCATATATACTATCTGGTTCTCCGCCGTCATAGTTTCCAAATGATACTCCGCCACCACCGGTGCCGCCTGATCCAGTAAATCCTTGAGGGCCTTGTATTTGTCCTACATTTAACCAAGTACCTGATCCCATCCATACGTGTAAATTTCCGTTATCTTGAGTGAGATATCCGTCGCCTACATTGCCCGTATAAGATAACGGTAGTTCTCCAGCAGAAGCAGCGTATCCTGTAATTTGTACAGATGACCCAGCGTCACCTTTTGATCCAGTAAATCCTACAGACCCAACGACTCCCTGACTTCCTGTATAACCACGAAGGCCCTGACTGCCTTCGAAACCAGCACTTCCTGTATATCCTAGTGCAGCAAACTCACCCGGAACACCCTGACTTCCAGTAAATCCAGTATCACCTTGACTGCCAACATACCCAGTATCACCACGACTACCAGTGTAACCGGTGTCGCCAAATGATCCAGTATAGCCAACATCTCCTTGACTGCCTGTATATCCCAATAAGCCTCTACTTCCAGTATCACCATTACTGCCTGGAACACCCTGACTTCCAGTATAACCAATATCACCCTGACTTCCAGTGTATCCAGTAACGCCTGGAACACCCTGACTTCCAGTATAACCAATATCACCCTGACTTCCAGTGTATCCAGTATCTCCTTGACTTCCATCATACCCGTCACGACCTACAACTCCATCGATGCCTGCACTACCAGTATAACCAACTGATCCATCGATGCCTGCACTACCAGTGTAGCCAACCGCTCCTTGGCTACCCGTAAATCCTACATCGCCTCGACTGCCGTCGTATCCGTCACGACCCACAACTCCATCAGCGCCTGCTGATCCTGTGAATCCTACGTTACCAGTTTCTCCTTTAATACCTTGAGCGCCTGATAAATCGCTAACATAATTGTAAGATGAACCAGTCCATAAGTATAATCGGCTATTTTCTAAATCGTCTGGATCACCATTGTCAATAATAGCAAATTGCCCAGCAAGTATTCCAGTAGGGTTAGAATCTGTTGTTAATGCGGCAACAGAAACATAAGTCTTAGCAATTGCGAATCCTAAACCAGTTTCACCACGACTACCAGTGAATCCAGTATTACCAAACGATCCAGTAAATCCAGTATCACCAAGTGATCCAGTAAATCCAGTATCACCAAATGATCCAGTAAATCCAGTATCACCAAATGATCCAGTATAGCCAGTATTACCCAACGATCCAGTATAGCCAGTATTACCCAACGATCCAGTATAGCCAACATCGCCAAATGATCCAGTGTAACCAATATCGCCTTGACTGCCTACAAATCCAGTGTCTCCACGACTACCTGTAAAGCCAACATCACCTTGACTACCTGTATAACCTAAGTCGCCTTGACTGCCTACAAATCCAGTGTCTCCAAGACTACCTGTAAAACCAACCTCTCCCTGACTACCAGTGTAGCCTAGTTCACCAATGTCTCCCTGGTCACCTTGACTACCTGTAAACCCTTTTGATCCAGTGTAGCCTAATTCTCCTTGCGCTCCAATAGAACCTTGACTACCTGTATAGCCGCGACTACCACTATAACCTAATGGGCCGATGTCTCCTTGGTTGCCTTGTAAACCTTGACTACCGGTAAACCCTTTGCTTCCACTAAATCCAATGACGCCGATACTACCACTGTATCCAATTACACCACGACTACCAGTGTAGCCACCCGGATCTCCTTTACTACCTGTGTAGCCTGGATCACCAATACTACCTGTATAACCTAATGCAGCGAATTCTCCAGCGATACCTTGACTACCGGTAAATCCTAATAATCCACGACTGCCACTAAATCCAGAATTACCTTGACTACCACTGTAGCCTAAATCACCTTGACTACCTGTGTAACCTAGATCACCACGACTACCAGTATAACCTAGTGCAGCAAATTCACCTGGGATACCTTGAATACCTTGCGAGCCAGCAAATCCTTTACTACCAGTATAGCCTACCAATCCTATAACACCTTGCGAGCCAGCAAATCCATTAAATCCTCTGCTGCCAGTAAAGCCTATGTTTCCCTGGGCACCTACGTTTCCTTCAACGCCTTTACTGCCAACAAATCCCGTTGATCCTCTAAATCCAACATCTCCTTGACTACCGGTAAATCCAACATCTCCTTGACTGCCAGTATAGCCTAGTGCAGCAAACTCGCCGGCGATACCCTGACTGCCTGTATATCCCAAGTCACCCTGACTACCAGTATAACCAACTGACCCAATTATACCTTGCGACCCTGTAAATCCTGCGCCTTGACTACCTGTAAAGCCAAGACTACCTCTTGATCCAACTGCTCCTGCACTACCAGTGTAGCCTAATCCAGCAAACTCACCGGCAATACCTTGTACGCCTTGACTACCTGTAAAGCCTACATCGCCTTGCTCACCTTGTTCTCCCTGTATACCCCTGCTGCCGGTATATCCAGTAGATCCTTGAAAACCTACTTCGCCTTGATCTCCAACATCTCCTTGACTGCCTGTATATCCAGTAGATCCTCTAAATCCAACATCTCCTTGACTACCAGTATATCCTGTATCGCCAACAACGCCCCGACTACCTGTAAATCCTAGTGCAGCAAACTCACCTGGAATACCCTGACTGCCAGTGTAACCTAAATCTCCTTGACTGCCAGTATAACCTAAATCTCCTCTGTCACCTCGACTGCCAGTAAATCCGATACCTCGACTGCCAGTAAATCCCAATGGGCCTTGGATACCTTGAATACCTTGATCTCCACGACTACCTGTATAACCTCCAGGATCTCCTTTTGATCCAGTAAATCCTAAATCGCCTTGATCGCCTTGAAAACCTTGGTCGCCTTGGAATCCAAGACTTCCAGTAAATCCAACTTCGCCTTGGTCGCCTTGGTCGCCTTGATCTCCTTTGCTACCAGTAAAGCCTGTAGATCCTTGAAAGCCAATTTCTCCCTGTTCGCCTTGATCTCCTTGATCTCCTTTACTACCTGCAAATCCGGTAATGCCCTGCTCGCCCGCACTACCTGTATATCCTGTATCGCCAAAACTACCAGTGTATCCTAAACTGCCAATACTGCCTGTATATCCTTTACTATCGGTAAAGATGATAGTTCCTTGGATCGAAGGATTTGATACACTTTGATATACAATATAATCTTGTATGTTAGGAGGAACTTGGAAGAATATAGTAGTGTTGACAAGCCCAAGTTGCGATCCTTCGGGCATTCCTGGTACTACGTCTGTGTTGTTCCCAGGTTCAATCCTAAATGCTAGGGCACTACTAACATCCTGTAAGTCTATGTAATAACTTTGGCCACGAATTAAAAATATCGATGGGTTATTAGTATCGTAACCATAAACTGAATAACTATTTCCCAAAGAATTAAAATCAATAGTGACACCGCCTGCACTGCCAACAAATCCTCGACTACCAGCGAATCCTATACTTCCAGTAAATCCCGAAATGCCTTGACTTCCAGTAAAACCTAAAGCAGCATATTCTCCCGCAATACCTTGACTTCCAGTGTAACCAATATCGCCTTGACTGCCTACAAATCCAGTATCACCGAACGATCCAGTGTAACCTATATTGCCTTTGCTGCCAGTATAACCCAAACTTCCGCTGAAACCAACAACACCTTGACTGCCTGCAAATCCTGAACTACCAGTAAATCCAATACTGCCAGTATATCCTTTGCTACCTGTATATCCTTTGCCGCCAGACACAGGAACTGATACTACAATCAAGTTAAATGTTGCCAATGCGGTTTGAGGAACAGTATCCTGTACTGTTACAGTGTAACCAATAGCATTTGTTAGTGTAGTAGGAGTTCCTGTTATAAATCCAGTTGATGAGTTGAATATTAATCCTGCAGGCAACGTAGGGCTTATAGCATATGTAACTGCGCCGAAGCCTCCAGAAACAATAACAGGTTGAAATTCTGTTTCAGTGTTTAGTTCTAGAGAAACATCGCTACTTTGTGCAGTTGCAGTCAAAGCTGGCGGTGACCCATCATTAACGGTTAATACAACGTTAGCTGATACACTTACACCTACATTGTCTAAAGCAGTTATTGTATAAGTATCAGTAGACGGACTAGTCGGAGTTCCAGTAATTTGTCCGCTGGCAGTATTGTAAGTTAGTCCGATAGGCAGTGCCGGACTAATATTATAAGTTTTAGAGCCAGTTCCGCCTGTTGCAGTTACTGGACTAACTGGTGTAATCTGAGAATAGACCGTAAAGACCACTGTAGGATTATTAACTACAGCAACTAACGGTTGAGCAATTACAGATAGACTAAACGTCTTGCTGCTAGTTTGTAATAAACTGTCCGTTACAGTAACTGTAAAATCTGTAGGAGACAATAACGAAACGGCTGTTCCTGTTATTCTTCCATCACTGCTGGCAAACTGTAATCCAGTTGGTAAATTTGGACTAACTGAGAACACCAATGTGCCATCGCCGCCTGTAGCAGTAACTGGAATAACAGGAGTAATAGTTTGACTTACAATCAGCTCAACTGACGCAGTTGTCAGCACAGTGTTTACTGGTGGAGGATCTATTACAGTTAACAAGAAAGTAGCTGGGTTTGAAGATCCTACGCTGTCAGTAACAGTAACAGTGAACTGTTCAGATGTCAACAAAGCATTAGGCTTACCGCTTACAACACCAGTGTTGACATTCAACGTCATAGTTGCTGGCAATGCAGGACTTATGCTATAAACTAAAGGAGCAATGCCTCCAGTACCGTTTACTGGTTTAAAAGCAGTTGTTTCTTTTGTTCTTGTTGCAGTAGTTGAGGCAACTACTGTTGTTGCAGTAACAGGTGGGTTAGTTAATGTTAAACTAAATTGTTCACTACTGGTCTGAGCAATAGAGTCGCTAACTGTGATTGTATAAACTTGATTTACCAATACTGTGGCAATACCGGTAATCCTACCATTGCTTGTGTTAAAACTTAATCCCGAAGGCAAACTTGGGCTGACGGCAAAACTTATAGATCCAAATCCTCCAGATGCCGTTACAGGCACTATATTGATTGTGTCGCTTACTCTATTGAATGTAGCAGACGATATAACCGACGTTGTGTTTAATGGAGGCGGTTCATTTATTGTTATTTTGAATGTGTTGCTGGCTGTTTGATTTAAGCTGTCTGTAATTGTAACTGTAAAAGTTGACTCACTCAATAGATCTTCAGCTGTACCTGTCAGTTGCCCAGTTGACGTATTAAATGTTAGTCCAGCTGGCAAATCTGGTGTTACATCGTATGAGTAAACTAACGTTCCGCCTGTAGCGGTTACAGGTATAAATGCTGAAATTGGTACAGTTCTAATCAGTGTTGAGCCTGCAACAGATTGTTGCGCCTGTAATGGGGGCGTTTCAACTGTTAAACTAAAAGTTTCACTAGCAGACTGTGTGGCTTGATCCGATACCGTTACAGTATGATTAGTAGTAGTACGGAAAACAGTAGCAGTTCCTGACACTTGGCCAGTTGCTGTGTTAAAATTTAAACCAGTAGGTAATGCAGGATTAATTGCAAATGTCAGTGTACCAAATCCACCCGAAGCAGATACTGGAGTAAAAGGAGCATCTGCTAAATTTTGAACCAATGTCTTAGTACCAATACTGGAAATTATCAATATGGGTGCAGGGTCTACTTTTAAGCTAAATGTTTTGCTGCTGGTCTGAACAGGATTGTTACTGTCAGATACTGTAACCGTATAGTTTGTAGCAGAACTCACTACTGTAGAAGATCCTGTTATCTGTCCAGTTGTAGTACTGAATGTCAATCCTGCGGGTAAAGGTGTATTGATTGCAAATGTCAGTGTACCTTCGCCGCCGCTGGCTGTTACCGGAGTAAACGTGCCACCAACTTGCGAATTCTGTATCAGTGTCTTAGAAGAAATTGCCAGCGTAGTTGACAACACAGGCGGACCAACTAGAATAGTAAACTGTTTAGACGTAGTTTGTGCAGCTTGATCTGTTACGGTAACTGTGTACTGCGTTTGAGAAGAAACAACAGTAGGCCGACCAGATATTTGACCAGTTGTAGTGCTAAATGTTAGTCCAGCTGGCAATGGTTTGTCAATCGCATACGCTAAAGTTAGATAACCGCCACTGGCCGTTACAGGAGTAAATGCTGTAATGGTAGTATTTTTAATTAACGTGCTTTCTGAAACTAACAACGTTGAATTAAGAGCAGGTAATGCATCAACTGTCAAACTAAAAGTTTTACTGCTAACTTGTGTAGGACTACTAGAATCAGTTACTGACACAGTGTATGTCGCATTGGCGCTAGATTCTGTAGCTGTACCTGATACTAGTCCAGTTGTTGAATTAAAACTCATACCAGCAGGTAATGCTGGACTGATTGCAAATGTTAAAGGTATAATGCCGCCGCTGGCAGTTACCGGAGTAAACGCTGTAAATGCAATAGTTCTAGTTAGTGTTCTACTAGCAACAGCCTGCACAGTAATCAACGCAGGGGGTAATATTTCTAAACTAAAAGTCTTACTGCTAGTAGCGTTTGCGTCGTCTCTAACAGTGATAACAAAACTATTCTGTGTAAAAGATACACTAGGTGTTCCTGAAATTGATCCTGTTGCAGTATTAAGTGATAGTCCTGCAGGTAGTGCAGGATTGATAGCATATGTTAATGTTCCAATTCCGCCTGTGCCATTAACTGGTTTAAATGCAGTCGCAGATAAGTTTTGTGTTAATGTTTTACTTGTTATGTCCAGTGTAGAATCTAGTTGTGCCGCACCTGGTGCAACAGCTAGTGTAAATGTCGCACTGCCTGTTTGACCACCTGCATCTGTAAAAGTCATTACATAAGATGTGGACGCTGCTGCTACTGTAGGAGTTCCGGCGATAACAATATCAAGATAGTTGTACCAATAATTAACTGTATCTGCTGCTATTATAGATTTAACTGTAGCATCAGTAATAGTTGTAGTTGCTCCATTATTCCAAGCAACTTGACCTATCGGCAATGTTCCTCCGCTTAGGCTAGGATTAGCATTATATTTTAAAGTGATTGTGGATACTGTAACCGCAGTACATTCCCATATTCCATTATAGCTGGTTTTAGTTTGTCCTCTTACTGCATAAAAGTTTCCAGCAACAGGAGTTTGACCGTTAGAAGTATATTGATATGTTACAGACCATGAAGTTCCAGATCCAGATATAGTAGGAGCACCACTAGAAACATTTAGATCAACTCTAGTCTTTTTAATTGTAAGACCAGCAGGCAGTGCGGGACTAATACTAACGTTTAAAATTTCATTAGTGATTGCACTTCCACCGTATACATTTACCGGATTAAAAGAAGCTAACGTTCCTTGCGTAAAGTTTAGAGTAGAAACTAAGGTTGTTGCTACAATACTAGGAGGAGTAGGGGGACTAGATAGTCCAGGAAATTTAGAACCCGTTACACCCAGGTATGGTTTTGTTAAATCATAGTTGCCCAGTGTAATTTTTCCAGCAGACAATCCGCTGCCCAGCACACCTGTTCTGGCAGCACCGTTTTGGTTGATGTAAGCGTCTTGCGAACCGAAGTAATTATCACCTGCTACAGTCGCTGGTGCGGGTTGCGCTAATGGATTAGGATAGTAATAAATAGTCACAGTATTGTATTTACCCTATGTTATTATGCTCTTACGGTCAAGTCTAATATGTCAAAATATCCTAACCCGGTATCATAACAAATATATATGGCAGCATTGACATCGTCGTAGTAATAATCTCCAGGTTTAAGATCGCTCAGGCTCAGCCCATTGGCTGCATCTGCATTGGTATACATTCTAGGTGCTGCTGATAGTTGTCCCGACCCGTCTGGGAATATTAGAGTATAACCTGATTGTATAGTGATAGAACTAACGCCATCCGACACTAATCCTTCTACGGCACTACCAGTGTAACCTATCGATCCTTCGCTGCCTGTATAGCCATCTCGTCCTATTACACCGTCAGCACCTGCACTACCAGTGTAACCTATCGATCCTTCTGATCCAGTAAATCCAGTATCACCTTGTGATCCAGCAAAGCCAGCGCCTTGACTACCAGTATAGCCCAAGTCTCCTTGTGATCCAGCAAAGCCAACATCTCCTTGACTTCCTGTATATCCATCAAGACCCGCACTACCAGTATAGCCAGTATCACCAAATGATCCAGTGTACCCCACATCTCCTTGTGATCCAGTAAAGCCAGTATCACCACGACTACCAGTGTAGCCGGTGTCGCCAAATGATCCAGTATAGCCAACATCTCCTTGACTGCCTGTATAGCCAGTATCACCAAATGATCCAGTAAAGCCAACATCTCCTTGTGATCCAGTATACCCTACATCTCCTTGACTTCCTGTATAGCCAGTATCACCAAATGATCCAGTATACCCTACATCTCCTTGACTTCCTGTATAGCCAGTATCACCAAATGATCCAGTATACCCTACATCTCCTTGACTTCCTGTATATCCTTTTGGTCCTACAATATTACCTACATCTGACCAAAAATTTCCGACCCATACGTTTAAATGTCCGTTATCCAAAGTGATATACCCGTCGCCTGTATCTCCTGTGTAAGATGCCGGGAGGTCTGTATATGTAGCAGTACTTCCTACAATTTTTACAGAAGTGCCGTCTACGCCCGCACTACCAGTATAGCCAGTATCACCAAATGATCCAGTGTACCCAACATCTCCTTGTGATCCAGTATAGCCAGTATCACCTTTTGATCCAGTGTAACCGATATCTCCTTGGTCACCCTGACTACCAGAATACCCCTGACTACCTAGGAATCCTCTAGATCCTGTATAACCAATTACACCCTGTGGACCTTGCTGCCCCTGACTACCAGTAAAACCTCTAAAACCTTGTTCACCTGAAATACCAGTATCACCTTTTGATCCAGTGTAACCCAAACTACCTGAATAACCATTACTGCCGGTAAATCCATCTCCTCCCTTACTTCCAACGAAACCAGTACTGCCGGTAAATCCTTCACTGCCTGTATAGCCTATGTTGCCTTGGCTACCCGTAAATCCAGTGATACCTCGACTACCAGTAAATCCACTAATAGGTGTCTGAGCTGCACCAATATCAAGCCATTGAGATCCGGTCCAAATGTATAGATGTGTATCGTCTATACTGACAAGTGCATCGCCAAGATCACCAACGTAGTTTTGCGGTAAATCGGCTTCGGTATTGACACTGCCTACTAGTTTAAAAGAACTACCCGATGAAGCATCAACAAATTCTAAAGAATCTTCTGTGGCATTTACTGCTAGAAATTTTCCAGCGGCGCCCAAATACGAACTTGGTGTATCTGGAAGTTGAAGAAGAGTAAAAATGGGCAGGCCGCCCGAGGTGACACCGTTACCTAGTCTAAACTCTCCGGTTTCGACATTAAAAACTATTTGGCCTTCTTCGGCTACATAATCTTCAAAGTCACTCTTTACTAAACCTGCTTTTATCTTTCGAAAGAATGCCATTTTCGCTCCTGGCCGTTCTTATCTAGTAAACGGGCTTCTTAATGGACTTAGTGGAGGTGATGGTTCTGTTTCGTTCTGTGTCAGGTCTTGGATGACCGGACTTAGTTTGCCTACCTGCGCTTTCTTTAATTCCAACTCCTGTTGTAGTGGACTAACCATTACGGGATTGTCGTCTAATTCTGCTGGATCTGTCGCCTGGTCGGTTCCGGACATGTCTATCTCAGGATCGCCGTCGCCGTTGATCTTGATAGTGATTGGTACATTAATGGTAAATTCTCTTGCTCTCATATGTTTTTCCAGTATTAGATATTTATCGTATAGTTGACATGCTCAGTGAAAGACTGTATAATAACTTATGCGAATAAAACCTAACGAAAGTATTGCTGATTGGGCCAAAAGAGTCCAACAATACGAGTACGGCTACGCACTACAGCAAGTGGCCAAAGGTCAAGATGTAAATTTGGTTATGGAAGCAATGTCTGCTAGGATTGTTCAAAAAATGATACATCCCATGGTAAAAGCCTTACAAACTGGTACAGAAATTAGTCCTGAAGAGTTTGAAAAACATAAAACTCAGTATAACGAAGCTTATGCCAAACGCAGTCCCGTTGCTGACCACGTGGTTGATGACTCAGACGAGACTGATCAACTGGGTAACACCAAAGACTAACATCTGCTTAGATTCCAAGCTATCTGCTTCTGCTTCCAAAGCGTCAGTTCTAACCAAGTCTTCCAGTATGGCTCGATATTCATCTGTGCTCACTTGTCCTGCTTGGTGTGCCGCTACTAATTGTAACGCATACTGAGCACGTTGGGCAGCAGGACTGTTGCCTGCGGCCAATTGTTGTAACGCTTGAGTCATTAGAATCTCCCTTGTACGGTTTTGGCAGCGATATCAGCCTGCTGTATCATCAGCTTCTTCTTGATGTCGCAATAGATAGCACTGACTGGTTGCGGCCTGTCTGAGAACTCTTTAACAGTGGATCGCATGGTGTCCAACAACTTGTTGACATCTTTAGTATCTTTGCTTTCACTGTACAATTGAAACCATTGTAAGTTGGTTGTGATAGCTTTTAGCTGTGCTGTTTGATCCTGCTTACAATCAAAGTTATGTGTTTGTTGTCTAAGATCCGTTACCACTTTAGCTTGGTTAACATCCCAACGACTGGGAATCCAATCCTTAACAGATTGAACTGTTGAGCAACCTTGTAATAAAACTATCGCTGATAAAATTACAAGATGTTTCATGTCAGTTACACCAGCTTTGTTTAGCTTCGCCGTAATACTCGCGGGCAAACCCGTTAGCAATTAACTGAGCACGTAAGCTCTTACCATTTAGAATGAGGTCGCCCAGTACACGGCCACCGAACTTATCCCAACTGTATAAAATGACTTGTCGCTGTTGGCTGGCGTTAATGAGACCTTTAGTGAAAGCGCTAGCGGCTTCGCCACGAGACTTTTCGCTGTCGCATTGACCTCTAAATCCTTTTTCCGGAGTATCGACGCCATAGACTCGTACCGCAAGTTCGGGCTTAAGGGGCAAGGGTAGAAAGGGTGCGGCGATAACAACTGTATCGCCATCCGTTACTCTGATAATTTGTGCGTCATATGTCACGCCCTGTGGTGTTTTTTGTGCTAGGGCAGGAATTGCTGCAATTGCTAATAATAGAGATAGTAATAGTTTTTTCATAATTTGTATTTAAGTCAGTGTTGATATTTCGTTATCTTGGAGGTTCTTCATCAGGTGGGGGAGTTGGATCTGCTGCGATGTAGGTTATGGTGCCTATCATGACATAGTCTTGATCTGGGAAAGTAAGGTTAGTTTCATTCAGTAGTGCGATATAGGCACTGGGACCTGAAGCCAAGCCATGCCAATACAGATCTACCTTGGTACTGCCACCTAATACCTTGCCAGACACATGTGTTGGTGTAAGACCAAACTCAAAATAATCCAACACAAGATTGCCTATGTGTTCTGACACGCCTGCTCCTCCTGTGGTGTCAAAGGCTGTGAATGGTAGATCTATCAGCTGTATTGAAGTAGGTATAGCAATGGTGTGTGCGCTGACTTGTATGGTAAAATAGCAGGTCACATGCTTGCCAGTTTTCACATAACGGCCTTCTTGTTTGGCATAGGTAAAAGAGCCAAAACCTGTGTTGGTTTTTAATGCGGGAGTCCATGTGCCCAACAGTTGGGTAATGCCAGTGATAGTAACATCGGCCACACCAGCATTATAAACTGCTGACACTGTGTCGCCAATGAAATTAATTGCTGTAACTGGCAGGCTCAAAGACAAGCCTTCGTCTTTGACTATGATGGTGTTGCTGGCCGCTGCTGCTGGAATGGTCACTGTGACGTCATTGGACATGGATACTGTGGCAGTGACTCCTGCACCCACAAAATTAATCATATTTGGATGACTGGTCAACACAGAATTTTCATCTCTAATTTCTATGCCTCTAACTTTTACCTCTACATTACCTGGAGTAGGCACTGTGGCAATGACACCTGGGCCAACAAAGTCCAAGGTAGAAACAGCAGTGCTTAAAGTTGTGCCTTCGTCTTTGGCCGCGATGGTGTTGCTGGCTGCGGCAGCTGCTGGAATGGTCACTGTGACCACATTTCCCACAGCAGTGGCAGTGACTCCTGCGCCAACAAAATTCATGCTGTTGGCTGTAGCCGCAACAATGGAGCCTTCGTCACTGACTGCGACTCCAGCAATGCCGCCTGGAATGGTCACATCCACATCACCAGTAAGTGGATTGCCCACTGTGGCTGTGACTCCTGCACCTATAAAGTTAAGGCTGCTGGCAGCAGCAGTCAAAATAAGATTTTCATCTTTGACCAATATGATACCACTGCCGCCACCGCCGCCCAGTATGATTATGCCACCAGGAGTTACTCCGTCACCTATACGCAGAGTGTGCGTGACTTTGTCATACCAAATTCTATCTTCTTGACCTATTCTGGTGGATCCGTCGCCGTAGTTGCGTCTACCTGAAAAAATATCTTGTGTAAACGGCATGGTTTATTCCTTAGCCAAGTGGGTCTTCGTTGTCAGTTTCGTGTTGCATCACGGCCTTGATTCCTGTGAGTTTTTTGATGTCTTGTAACTCATCTGTTTCTTCATCATAAAAACTGTCAACCCCTGCTGATTTTTTTAAAATTTCCAACTTGGCCTGTAAAGGAGGAAGTAGAACAGGACTAGGATCTAATTCAACATCGCCGTTAGCTGAATCGGCGCCGTCATCTACATCTTGTTGAAAGTGATCGTCAGTTGGGGCAGTGTTTCTTGGACGAGTTGTGTCATCGCCGCCTTGAGCGTTACCGTCCAGCTCGTCTGCTAGATTGCGTAGTATGTCTGCCATTTTCATATACAATATCCTATTAACTAATATTTATCACTGGGTCACGGTTTCCACTGTAGAAATTTTTTCGTATTAGTGCTATAAACTGCTAATATTTAGTCATAAAAATAGGACCTTTCGATCCTACTGCTGACTATTTGTCCTATTGTACGCCGTCAGCCCGGCGAGTAATAATTAACTCCAATACTTAGATGAATCTAACTTGTCCCAGTATGCTTTATTATTGCGATTGACAAAGTTCTTAACTAGATACTTGGCCATGCCCATGTAGCCCATCTTCTTGAATCTGCGGCTGTCTTGGCCAAAGTGATGACGAATGATTCTAAACTTTTTAGGACTGTATTTGCGGCTCAAGAAGAAGTCCTCGCTGGTTGAAAACTGTTCAGGAAAGCCACCAAATTCTTCAAAACGGTCTCTACGTGTCAGCATGAATGCTCCCACAGCAAATGGTGAGAAGAATTTCAATGCGTGGTTTATAGTGTTAAAAATAACAAAACCAATCTTGGCTCTTGGATCCCGATCATAGCATTTGATTTTTAACCCTATGAGATCCAAGTTCTTTGATTCCATTGTGTTAACAGCATCATGAATCACAGTATCTTTAAAGAAACGCACGTCAGCATCGATGAACAGAATGTAGGGCGTAGTGACTAGACGTGCTCCATTATTCTTAGCCAATGACACAGGGCCGCCGTCAATAACTTCAACATTCAGTTCACCTTTCATTATTTCTATAACTTCACGGGTGTTGTCAGTTGAGCAGTCAGCAATGATAATTCTAGTATCTCCTATAGACTGTTGGCGTAAGTGCATTAATAAGTGAGCAATGTAGTTTTCCTCATTCTTACAGGGCACAACAATAGTAATTTTATCATTGAGATTCATGATTGTCTTTCTCCTTGGTCCAAGTTATGATTTCCCAGCGACCACTGTGGTGTTCTACCAATGCGGTACACGACTCAACCCAGTCGCCATCATTCATATAAGTTACACCGTTAATCTCTTTGATCTCTGCGTGATGTATGTGTCCACATATAACGCCATCAAAGCCACGCTTCTTACAGTAGTTGGCCAAATTTTCTTCAAACTTGAACACAAAGTCTACTGCTTTTTTAACCTTGTACTTAAGATAACGGCTAAGGCTAAAGTACCCAAAACCCATACGGCGACGAATCCAATTAAACTTATTGTTGAGTGTAAGAATAAAGTCATATGCTCGATCTCCCAGGAATGCTATCCATGGTGCAAGACGAGTAATACCGTCGAACAAATCTCCGTGTACTACCAAATAGTGTTTGCCATCTGCACCTATGTGTTCTGTTTGATTTTGTATTTCAATGAGACCAAACGAAAAACCATAAGGTATCATTGGTCTTAAAAACTCGTCATGATTGCCTGCTACATAAACAACTCTAGTACCACGCTTGGCATGCCCTAGTACTCTACGAACAACATTGGTATGGCTCTGTTTCCAACGCCATTTGTTTTGTTGTATCTTCCAGGCATCTATTATATCGCCTACTAGATATAATGTATCACAACTGTTGTGTTTGAGGAAGTTGTTGAGCTTGTCCGCTTGACAGTCTTTGGTTCCGAGATGTACATCACTAACAAAGATCGAGCGGTATGTCTTCATATACCATATTTACCGCCTAATCGATTACAATAAGATTACAAAGTTAAAAACTGTTATTGAACCAGCCTATCTTTCGGCCGTTGGTTATGCGTTTGTCATGTTCTTCCACACTGCTGGGATAACGCCAAGCCCATACAGCAACCATGGCCATGAAGATGCCTGTGTAAACAACACCTCGCATTGGCACACTGCCAAAGTACATGATTGCGAGACTCACACTCATACTGGCCAACATGAAAAACTTTAGTTTTAAGGGGAACACACGTTTCTGTCCCCAGTTGGTTATGAACGGGCCGAAGGTTTTGTGATTCATAATCCATGCGTGCATACGGGGACTACTCTTGGCAAAGCAATAGGCTGAGAACACCACAAAAGGACTATAGGGGATGCCAGGTGTGACAACCCCTATGTAGGCAAAACCCAAACTGACAAAACCTAAAACTTTCCAAAGAAACTGTTTCAAGCTAGGTACTCCAACCAACTTTCGTGTTTGACGTTGAACGGCAACTTCTTGCGCTTGTTGACCAGTTCATAGAAGTCTGGCTTGTATGGCTTGTATCTAGGCTTCATCTTGGTACTGGCGCCTTTGTTGGCATTACAAGTTCCGCAGGCCGTGACAGTGTTATCAAAGGTTGTTTTACCACCCTTGCTCACGGGTATAACGTGATCCAAAGTACAGTCTTTCTTCTGTAAGTGTTTTTCACAGTAGGCGCAAACATATGAGTCGCGTAGGTACACGTTGCTTCTAGAGAATCTAACAGTGGACTTGGCTTTCATGTAATCTCTCAACATGATGATGCTAGGCACAGGAGTTTCCCAATTGGCACTGTGTACGATCCAGTTGTCATGCCATGCTAGTACATGGGCCTTGTCTAAGACCATGTATCTAATGGCTTCCTGCCAGTCCACTGTAGAAATTGGCAGAAAGCTGACTGGTGCGCCATCGGCGTTAAGTACGAGCGTATCTGACATTTTGAATATCCATTAAGTTGTTGCGAATACTGTATTATACAGTCTTCTTTGTATTTAATCAAGTATTGATTGTGCGAATTCGGATCCTGAATGCTCAATTGATTCGGTCCATTGTGTTTGGCTGTTCAAACCAAATACCAGTTCATGATTAGCTGTGGCTATTAGCCAACTGCTGTCATGTCTATAAGGCGGATTACCCTGTAGTTCATTTTCCAATTGATCCGCTGTCCATCCGCATAGTCCCACGAATATGCGCCAACGTTTTGGCACATTGCCCATGGCCAAATTGTTTAATATGTCAGCACTTGAACTTAGGCTGAATTGTTCATTTACTCTTAGTGTGTTGGCACAACTCCATTCACTGCTGTGAAGCATGGTGAATGCTTTGACATTGACTGGGCCGCCCACATGTACAAAACCTTTAACATCCAAGTTCACATTGTGTTGGCTAGCAAACTCTGATACAGACATTTGACTTGGCTTGTTAAGTACCAGGCCAACTGCTCCACGGCCACTATGCTCTGTTAAAAATATAGTAGATTTTTCCCAGAAGTTTCCACGTACCTTGGGAGGCGCGATTAATAAATTACCTGTTAAGTTCATGGAATATTTAAGCCGCAAATATAGAGTTACCAACCACTTCGCCGCCTTTGGCCAGTAATTTATCTTTGTAGCTAATACTAGCACGACCTTTGTATGCCGCGTCAATATTAGATGTAAAGTTAACAATTTTATTTGGTACGCTTGGTAATATTTCTTTAGCACCAACAAGAATAGCATTAAGTTTTCTTCCGCTTGGAATTGGTAACATATTCAGACGTTTTTCTTTGCCCGAGGCTCCAGTGACTGGTTCAAACTGATATGGCGCACTGACTACCGAAACTACACTGTTACCCCATGTGCCTCTATTGGTACGATTCAATATTGCTGCCATTACCCATGCCATAGCTTTAGTATCAGCTTCTTCTGCGGCTGTAACTTTAACCAGTGCTGTCCATTCCTCATCACTCATTTCTCTACCTAGGTATTTTTCAGCAGATTTTCTAGCAGATGCTACAGCAGGGTCATCGTTATTCATGATGTCGCCCACGTCCTGTGGATCAGTTGCGCTTACAAATTTACCTTTTACATCAGCTGGTGTGCTTTTTACAAACGAAATCTTTTTAGTAGCAATCAGTCTGTTCATTGCGCCAATTGTTTCTGGTCCAGGATCTCCGTCCACTGTTAAGCCGTTATCTCGTTGAAATTGTTTTACAGCGGCGCGGGTTTCTGGGCCTCTGGCGCCGTCAACACCGTGTTTGGGTAATTTGTATCCCAATGCCAACAATACTTTTTGTATGTCAGCCACAGCTGGATTTATGTTGCCGGTAGGCACACTTAATGATTGTGTTGCTGCCGCATGAGCCATTTTGTCTTCGCCTGGCTTCATGTTGTTGGCCGGGTCTTGTTTGTCTTTGGTTGTTGGTGCACCAGGTTTTGCGCCAGCAGGTCCAAGTGTAATGCCGCCTTTGGCTTTGACTTGGTTAGCAACATCTTTATATACAGCCATTGTGGCATGAACGCCGTCTGTTAATGGTTTGCCATTAATGTCAATAATCTCAACATTGATCGCTCCTTTAATTGCACTACGCACATCTTCTTGATAGTCACCGCCATAGTATTTGGCTAAACTTGATCCACGGCCTGGTCCATTAGGAAACAGCATAAAGATTACAGTGGCACCCTGTGCCTGTACTTTGCTAACTACATTGGCCACGTTGGCTGCAATGGCTTTAGGATCTTTTGGGGGCTTTTTAGACTGCTCCGATGCTTTCATAGCATTGGCAGTATCGTTCGCGCCCTGTGAAACCAATACTGTAGCACCTTTTGGTACTTTAGCAATATTTGCCAACATGGCGCTATCAGTACTACTTCTGCCGCCTATGGCTAAGTTAGTCCAATCTTTACCGCCTGCAGTAGCCACAGCCACAGCATGACTATCGCCAATAGTATAAAACTTACCAGCATCTTCTTTAAGAACTATCTTGAATTCATTGAATCTCATTGGCCTTTCCTTGTACCGTAATCTGGTAAGGGGCCACCGTAGGCTTTTCCCTTGATTTTTTTGCCGCCCACAGTGATTCTAACACTGCTTTTGCCGTGTCCTATCAAATGGCTCTTGTTGCCTTCGCGGGATCTCCAGCCTTGGCTTTTACAGCTGGCAAGATTACTAGCACCCAGATCTGCGTTAGATCTAGCACTTTTACATAGTTCTTCGCTGGCTTTTTCTGTTATTATATCACGGACTTTCATGTATGTATTTATTAGCTTTCAAGATCAAGCCATTCATATACATTTAGCCAAGGCCGTTTACCAATAGTTTCTTTTAGATGCTTGAGATCCGCACAGGTTTTGCTACGAAAACGTTGTAGTTCTTGTTGCGGAACTGCTTCATATTCGAGCTCCACACCTTCCTGTTCTGCGATGTATTCAGCAATGTCTAGAAACGAGTGCGGGAGTCCGCTACCCACATTCCAGATGCCACTACCATTAACAGTGGTCATAAAGTCCGTGTGTAGTCTACAAACATCGCCCACCCATGTCCAATCTCTGTACACATGTTCAGCATTTTCCCACACAGTGATCTTGCCTTCTTTGCGGGCTTGCTGGCGCCACTTGTAGATAGCATTGGCACGACGGCCACGCAGGTGCATCCACTTGCCGTACACATTGAAGTAACGAAACCCTTGTACCATGATAGTAGGCTCTTGTTGGAATACCCAGCGGTCAAACAAGTACTTGCTCCAAGCATATGGAGTCTGTGGATGACAGGGAGCGAACTCACTGAAGTCTTTGGTTTGTCCGTACACTGTGCTACTGCTGGCATACTGTAAGTTTACACCGTTGTACTGGCAAGCAGTGAATATCTCTTGACTGAATTCGAAGTTTTGTTTCAGTACAAGATCAACATCTGTATTGGAAACGTCTGCTAGTGCTCCAAGATGAATAACCCAGTCGTAGGGTTTTACATCAGGAAAGTCATCATGTATCCATTCCCACCCGTCAGCATCGTGTCCTTGCTGATGTAACCAACTCATTATATTTCTGCCAATGAATCCTTCATGGCCTGTTACTAGGATTTTCATACTGTTGCAAAGAGTGTTTTAGGTAACTGTACTTTCTTAACTCTAGGTTGCGTAACCACAGGAGCCGTAGGCACATAATTCATAATAAGGATCTCAGTGCCTTTGCTTTTGGTTTTATAGTTGGCATTGTTGCCACTTCTAGTGGCAGCACTACGATAGACACTTTGCTTGTGCCACGTGAATTTGTCTTCTGGATAGAATACTTTTAGGTCATCAAAGTCATAATAGCTGAGAGCAAACTTGCCTTTGATATTGGCCAGTGTGTCAGCAAGCTGTTGGTGCTTTTCTCTAGGAAAGTCTTTGCTGTAGTAAAATTCCATGTTGTAGTAGGGAGGATCAACATAAAAGAATGTGTCGGGGCTGTCATACTTCTTGATCAAGTCAACGCAATCCATTTGCTCTACACCTGTAATCTCTTTAAGTCTATCTGTGATAGTGTCGTTGGCTAACTTCTTACGTAGTGTATCGTACTTGCTGGGATACTTGCCTCCGGCTTTGGTCTCAGTAAAGTAGGGAACATTTTTAGTGCTTAGTGGTGTACCTGCGAACACCTGTGTTTGTAGATACAAATACTTTACAGCCAAGTCGATGTCACCCAGTGTAACCTTAGTCCAATCTAATTGACCAAACAGTTCCTGCTGATACTGTCGATACAGTGCGACATCGCTCTTGGGTGTGGCAGTCATCTTGGCTAACACTGCCGAAGGGTCTGTTCTTAAACATTCATACACATTAGCCAACAGGGGATTGAAGTCGTTATAGACTCTAGTTGTAGCCGTTGCTACCTTTGGACTTTTAACACTGACCCAGCCTGCTCCGCCAAACACTTCAACAAACGTGCCGAATTGATGTGGAAACAAGGGATCCATCCAACCCACATGATGTGCTTTACCACCGATATATGGAAACATAATTTTGCCTTATTTAATAAATGCGTTGCCTATAAAAACATTGAAGCAGGCAGTGGCGCCTCCTTGACAGATGTTCTTCCAATGTACACTAAATCGAATTACATCTTTACCGTTGGCATTGTAAAACTTAATGCTCTGACCCGATGCCGCAATCTTGGCGATTGTTCTATCCATGTCAGCAAAGTTATAAAACTCCACAGTTTGGTATTCCGTTTCGAAATGTTGTACCACACAGTAAGATATATCTTGCTTGGGTGCTTCAGCACCTGTCACATTTAAAATACGTCCCACTAAACTATTTACTTCTGTAAGATGGTTGTTCAATTCTTTAGCCGCATACTGTGCGTAGGCCATTTGACCCGGCTTGGTAATGTCGGCTATTTGTGTATGTACATCGCCTTTTCTCGGAAACTTCCTAAGCTCATTACCGTAGTCTGTAGCAGTCTTAAGTTTACGTCCAATCAAAGATTCTACAAGAGCGTATCGTTGTAGCTTGTAAGACTCTTCAAACTCTAGATACGGCAGTATGTTTTTAGACACACTCTTATAAAAAGTTTTAGCACCTAGGTTCTTGGCTGTGCCACTGCCGCCTGTCTTGCTCATTTTGAGTTCGACTCGTTCTCGACGACCACTGGCTAATATCACATGAACATCGCCTGGATCTTTATAGTTGTTGCCGCCACTCCATTCAGCACGGACCAGTAGGTCGTTGGGATTGACTACAGCTATCTTATTTTGGATAGCTGTAACAATACGTTGTATGTAGTCAGTTACTGGCAGACCGTTAAGTCCATCAGTAACTAATATTTCGGCTTCTTCAGCCCAGTCTCTTTCGTGTTTGCCCATAGTAACTATTATACAATATATTTGTAGTTTGTCAACTATTATGAAGCAGTGCCTTTACGCCAGTCTTCGTTGATAATAGTTTTATCTGAGTTACAATTCAAACACATGGATCGAATGTTTTCTTCAGAGTCGTCACCACCGTCTGCTTGCCTAACCTGATGATCGCCTATAATACGATTACGACACAGTCTATTAAACAGCACAGGGCTGGTTGTTTCTAATGTGGGATACTTTAGTCTAACCTGTTCAGATACATCTACACCACACTCATCGCACTGCCATTTGCGATGCAATGTGTGCAGTCTGTCTATTTTGCCAGGGCCACCGTATTCAACAAGTTTAAGACTGTGCTCTCTACACAGTAGATCACTGCCAGGACCCTCAAACATGGACAACGGATTTTTACATCCGTCCATACAACAGATTCGATTTTGACGAATCTGTTCTTTGAGGACACTCTGACCTTTTAATTTGTCTTTGCTAGGATCACGTAGTATAGACATATTACCACAAGTCCGCTTTGTTAACTACAGTAAAACCATTGTTAGGTACAAACTTAGGCACTTTCAACTTGGTACTCTTCTTAAGTTGTGCAATAAGGAATGGAATACCTGTACGCATTTCTGTTGTAAAGCCACGTATGATTAAATTGCCATCCTTGTCCACGTCAGTACTACCTTGATTGGCAGTCATGTACCAAGACCCATAAGCCAAACGTACCTTAGCCCAAAATGTGCCAGTAGGACTAAAGTCAGCGTCAAAGTTGCTACGTGTGAAGTTGACAAACTCCAACAAGTAAGCCTTGTCTACCGTAATGTCTTGTTCGTAGCAAAGATTAAAGAACTCGTATAATTGTCTAGCTTCCTTGGCGTCTACTGGACGTTCCACTGCCAAGTAACTCCAATATTCTGCAAACATGCGAGTAACCTCTGGATGTTTACGTGTCTTAAGGCTCTTACTCATAACAGTGTCAGCCAGCAAGGTAAATGCTCCAGGCTTGTCGTCATCACCTAGTTTACTATGTGTGGCAAACAGGCCAGCGGCGGCAAAGTAGTCGTTTTTCTTGGCAGTGTCAACCCATTCCTCGTCGGTGGCTCCATCTACTTTGGTGCCCGAAACCATTTGTCCATACTTGTCAAAGAAATCCAGTTCCTGCTTGGCAGTTCCGTTAAGCAAAATAAAGTTACGACGAATTTCTAACTTGTGCTTGACGTTGTAGACAACTACGGGAATCATAGCACTAGCAGTTTGTTCGCCAAATACTCTAGTAAGGATAATATAAAGGCTGATGGCAGTGTGTTGCCCGTCCCATGCTATGTAATAGCCAGGTTTTTCGGGATCCTCATATACCTGTATGGCCATGGCCATTGTGCTCTTAAAGTACTGTAGGATTTTGAGTATGTGTCGCAGATTCAAACTGCGTTGCATGGTAGTATCAATTAAGACCTTGTCCATGGAGACCATAATGGCTTTACATAGTTCGAGATGCTTGAATGTAGTCCATTCTTTATGGCGTCGTTTGAACTCGTCTGTCATGCCATCTATCATGGCAACAAACAATGGTGCGTGTTTGAGTGCTTCGTTTAGTCGTTGCTGTAACGATATGAAGTTAGAGGCGCTGTTTAGATATCGTGAATTGACGATATCAGCGTGAGATAATGCTGTCATATAATTTCCTAATGTTGGCATACTTGCCGTTTTGTGGTCATACTCGACCTGTGTTATCTAGCGGAAATGCTACATAACAAGTTTATTATATGTTCAAACAATTCTTTAGTCAACAAAAAAGGCTACCTAAGTAGCCTTTGATTATTAAACTTTAAAGATTAAAGTGTAATGCCCATTTGCTTGGCTTTGTAACCAAGAGCAACGATTTCACGGCTTGGCTTGCCCATTTCGTACTCAGTAACCTTGACACTGTTACCAGCAACACGGCTCTTGGTATAAACTGCGTAACCATTGTGACGGATACGGCTTGCTTCTGCAGCAATGTTCTTGATACCAAAACGCTTGGTTGCTTCTGATTGGGTAACTTTCTCGCCATTGTACAATGCGTCGAAAAGTTTGAATGTCTTAGTTTCTTTAGAGATAAATTTCATTTTAAGTTTCCTTGTTAGTGTTAGCTTTACTCGCTAACGTTCTATAAGTATAAACTATGTAGAACTAAAGGTCAATGAAAACGGCAAGATAACTTATACCTTAATGTCCAAAGCGTCCACTTGTTCTTTTGATAAGTGGCCTTTGAAATTCATATCTGGAAAACGTTTGTTAACCAAATCCAATGCTTCTTGTAAGGTAGTACCCTGAGCAAGAAATTCATTCGTTTTATCGTTAAACAAATAAATCACGTCAGCATGTCGTTCAACTCTTAATGGATTGAAATCTGTTGATTCGCCAGCTGAGTCTTCTCGTTTGTATTTTTCCAGTAACTTAATTACACCGTCTGGATTACTCAACAGTCTAGCTATCAATCTGTAATTGGCAAACCAATAGCCTATCAAGAAGCCGCCAAACATCAACAATAAAGTTTCAATAATGTCCACTGTTCATATCCTTAACAAAACGACTGACAAATGCTTCGATCAAACAGTTATAATGTTTATCCGTACCATAACGACTATAATGAATCCAAGTACCTTGTTGATCATGTACTATATCATTAACTACAAAATGACTACCTTCTCTAATTGTCCATTTTGATCCAATTGTAACTTGTTCCATACTTGTCCTTTTCAGTATTTATTTTACTGTCAATTTTGTACTGTGTCAATGACCGTTTCCCCATTTGAGCACCCAGAAGGTGTAATCCTTCGCAGTTAATTTTGCCACTACTATGTATTCCAAATGGTAACCAACATGGTCAGTGTATCTACGCCACTCTGGCTGATCCACAGCATGATTCATGACCCATTGTCCCATTTCACTTTGTTGCCATTCCCAAAGTGGTTGGGCGGCATAGAGATCTGGGTCTTCTACATCGCCCATCTTAAAACGGTGTACTACCACAGTCTTAACTTCCACAACTCGATCATGGACTAGATTGAACTGATTGGGATAAGTTTTCTGTAGAGTCAACCAATCTCTTGAAGGTTTTGAAGTTGTCTCTAGCTTTGCCAAGTCCTGGGTATTTTTCGCATAGCTCATCTAGTTGTTGTTCCTCTTGCATTTTCTTTTTGGCCCAATTCAAGATAGCCTGGGCCTCCACAGTTAGTTCAACTGTGGCATAGCTTGACTCTAGTTGTTTCCACATGTTGCCATCATTAACTTCTATACAGTTCATGTTGCCATTGTATCGCATCATGCCTGAACCTACTGCACCTGGGCTGATGTAGGGATTACTTGGACTGCCGCCACTTACTGTAATGTACTGACTGGGTGTTATTCCTTTAATCATTCTTCTCCACTCCAACGTAGAATAAACCAATCTCGTTGACTGGGTTTTCGAAAGCTAAACAGTCGCTCGGACATACGCATGCCTTTGCCAAATTCACTGTTACACCAATCTTCCATTTCTTTTAATCGTTCTTCAGAGATAGACTCATCTTCATCTGCCTCGATAACTATGCCGGGCAGTCTAAACATTCCCACTTCACATGTTTTCATTTTCATAATGTTTCCTCCAACCAAAGTTTACAGGCTTCCCATGTGCGGTAGATATGTGCTTGGCCGCCTGCTTGAATCCATTCTGTACAGTTGCTTGTGCGGTCATCAATCAAGATATCACCCGGCTTACAATGACGCCACTTGTCGTGACTAAATGGTCCAAGGAACACTGTGATGTCTGGAAAGTGTTCGTGCGCCCACCAAACTTTATCGCTGGAAGCATAAGGCATACTATAGTCGTGTGGCAATGCTGTTAGAAAGAATAGTCCGTCTGCCTTACCAGATACTACCGCATCGCGACAATATTCAACAAGTTCTACTGCACCGTGCTTCAATGGTAGTGTGCGATAAAAGTGGCTGTCTTGTTTAACACGATCCCAATCCTCTTTAGGAATACGTTCGTTGTCTTTGTTCCAACGCATCTTGAGAAAGTCCTGAGCGGCGGTGTGCCAATCGGCAACAACATCATCCATGTCTAGATATATAATCATTTTCTTGCTAACTCCAATAACATAACATACTTTTGATAGGCTTTTTCCACTGCGGGGTTAGAATCTCGCACCTGTCTATCTTCACGTTGCTGTGCCCATAATCGTTTACCTTGCCGGGCATCGGTGCTGAGTCGTTGCATGTGTTCCTGCTCTGCAACTAATCTTGCTAGGTTGTCTGAAGTCAAATGAATAGCCTTCATGGGAGTGATCTTGGTTTCCATTCGGAAATCGTCACTAGAGCAAACATCACGGTAGTAAGGTGCGGGTCTCACATACTGATTGTACACACGACTGTCTTCAACACGGCACTCAAACTTGCCAATAAAATACTCCAAGTCTCCAGCATTGTCTCTATGTTTGACATAGTTGTGTCTCATGAGCTCCACCTTAATACAAACCACATGGCATCTTTTTCGTTGCCAAAAAAATAATCAATTCTTTTGGCATCGTATGAATTGCCATATTTGTGTATGTCGTTAGTGATGTAACTTGGGCAATATCGTTTGGCCCATTCTAAAGGGGCCCATAACGGATCGTAGGGTAAAGTAACTGTCATGACCACCTCAACACAAACCAAGTATAATCTTTTTCGTTCTTAAAAGAAAAGGTAGTATTACCAAACATACTATCAATAGTCCACAGGTTGGTGCCCATGCCTTCCCATGTACGGGCTTTACCAAATGTCCAACATCCTGGTCCTACATTCTCTTTACACCATTTTTCCATTTCGCTTTGTAGATGATATCTAGTGTTATCAAATGTTATATCGAGTTCTTTCATGTTAATTCCATCTTAATAAAAACCAATCACGATCTTTTTGTTCTTTAAACCAAAACTTACGATTGTTCATATACCAACGCTGTAATGGCTGTGGGGTTAGATTTTTAGTCTCATTCCATAAACTGCCAGTCTCTCCAAACGTATCCAGACACCAAGTTTCCATGTCTAACCAACTGCCACCTTCGGGCTGCACTGTATAGTATTGATGGCCGTATACTTTGCCTTCTGCGCAAATTAATGCTTCAACAGGACGTTGTCGTATATCGTCAATTAGTCTGCTGTATGCAGTACGGCCTTTGTTTGCGTATTGATTTACCATAGCTTCGAATCCTGCTTGTTCGTGATTGTTTATAGCCATTTTAATTTGAACCAATTGACTTCCTTGTCAGTTGTCATGTAGATTTTAGTTTCACCAAACTCAGTGTGCCATGTCCAATGTGTGTTTAGACTAGACGCATCTGTTTTGGCTATTTCCAAATAACTTGAACGTTCACAACTCATGCCCCAAGTCTGTATACACCAAGCTCTTACTTCGTTAAAGTCAGTTAGTCGTTTGGACAGTCTAACTTGTAGTCCCCCAATGACTGGTATGTTGTATCGCTCTGCTGTGATATCGGCTACATAATGGAACAGTTTACTGCCCGTGAATCGTGCGTCTGTTTTACGTATCTTTATTTTCATAGTGGATATTGTTTTATTAACTAGAACAATCGTTTGACCTAGTACCGTGATTGAACCTTTCATGACCATTTTAACGCAAACAATGTTGCGTATTTTTCTGTATAAAAAGTAAACACAGTATGCCTATCGGTAATTGAATGTCCGTTGATAGGATCAAACGTGGCCTTACGATAGGCAAAGTCAAAGTCAACACCTTGTACCAAACCTTGGCTTCTCAATGAGCGCACTATGTTCATGACTTCGTCTACTTTTTTGTGTAAAATGGCCACTTCAACTGCCAACTGTATGATCCTTTGTGAGCTGACAAACCATTTGAAAACGTTCGAATGCTTTGCGTACACTTGGATTTTGTAGTAGCTGTTCGGCTTCTAACATCATGGCCTTGACACCTGCTTCGGCACAGTCGTGTACACTAAGTCCATGGAGCGTGGCCAGTTCGTCACCAAATGCTTTAGCCAATTGTTCCCATGCTTGTTTTTGTGTAGGAGTTATTGGAGTTTGTTTCGGCCGTAGTTCGCTGGCCTTGCTAATGGCTCGACAGATAGCATCTTCGGCTACACGACCAGCTGCAATCATGGCAGCATAGTTTGGATCGATGTTGAATCTACGGCTGGTGCCGCCTGGGTAACTCATAACCAAATGGTTACCTTTAGGAAAACTGTCTAGAAACTCGTTGTCGTACTCAGCAACTGGAACGTATTTGCGGCCTTGTTTTTCGTAATAGATTTTTTTCATATGTCATATCAATTGAGTTTACCCATGATATGATTATACATTATATCTTTGACTTTGTCAAGCCTAGCCTGTTTGGTTTGATAACCTAAAACCACAATGTAGTGTGTTTGACCCGCTTGTTCTACAACCATGCTGACACACCATCCAGCTGGAGTTGTCAATCCAGTCTTGCTGATCTGAACGTTTTTGAATTCGGTGAGCACAGGCTTGTTGGTATTGTCAAATTTTAACTCTGACAGTTTCTTTTTGTTTTCCCATGTGACACTGCTATTAATTCTAGTAGTAATATCTTTAATAATGGCAATCTTGTGTACTTGCTCAAGCAAGTTGAGCAAGTCTCTTGCGGTGCTCACATTGAGCTTGCTGAGTCCTGACGCATCATCAAAATGAGTATGTGTCATACCCAACTGAGTTGCCTTGGCATTCATGGCACCAATAAAGGCAGTTCTGCCGCCAGGATAATCCTGTGCCAAACTTTCAGCGGCACTGTTGTCACTGCGTACCAACATGGCTGTTAGTAGTTCCAGTCTGGTATAACTGCGTTTGGGCAACACAGTACTCCAACGATTGATTAACTGTGCTCTGCTTTCCAAACTTAACCCTGACTCTAGTGCTACCACGGCAGTCATCAGCTTGGTAATGCTGGCAATGGGTCTAACTTGATCAGTGTTTTGATTGATTACAGCAGTGTGTTTGCTGTGATTAAAAACAAACACACTGGGCTCTGCGTGAACAGGCCCAGTGATGAGAGCTAGAAACAGTAACAAATAACGCATGGTGCGTTATTTACCCTAAATCTTGCGGGTAGTCCTCTATGAATTTGCCTAATTTATGATCTTCAAGAGCTTTGACAAGGGCATGTTCAACAAACTCGTTGAATGTGATATCCATGTCATGTGCCATTTTCATGTATTGAAGTAACTCTGTGTCTGAAAAGTCAACTGGCACTTGAACACGAGTATCATAGTCTTCGCCTTCTTGAATAGCCAATGCTTTTTGGAAGAAGTCATCATCTACATCCAAATCTACATATTCAACATCATCCCATGCTTGGCTCATCCAACTGTCACGTTGTGTGGCTTCGGCAGTATATGCTTCGAGATAGTCAGGATTGATTCTGCGATAGGCACGTTCATTTTTATAATCGTGTGCCTGTACTTCGTACACAGCCTGTGTCTTGTTGTCAAAGATGATGCTAAAGCTGGCACCATCTTGCTCACCGTCCCAACTGTCCAAACTGTAGGCATTTGCGCCATAGCATTGCCATCCATATGTACTACCTTCTGTAATGCGGTAATCAACCAATTCCATCCATTCTTTTAACGAGATCATTTTATTAATTCCTCTTCTCTATGTGTTTTAAAAACATTCTGTCCACAGCGCCTAATTGCGTCTGCTAACTCTTGCGGTTGCTCTTCAGCATACTCATTCAACTCATCCAAACTAATCTCACTTTCAAATGCCCAAATCTCTGGAAATCTCTGTGGGTTAGCTCTTGCCCTTAGTATAGCATGTCTGGGTATAGGGAAGTCAACCTTGTCGTCACCTTTTAACACAGCCCAAAACTTTTTCTTTTCATAGTCGGTAACATCGAATATCCATTCAAATCCCAACGTGTCAAAATATGCCATGTATGCGTTCATTCTTGTGTCCTCTGTGGGTAATAGTAATAACAATACGGCCTGTTGGTGTTCCAATCTCCAGCCATGCCATCCAAATCTTGTAGACTTGATACAGCACGAGCCGTCATGTTGGCATGCACAATCCATGGAGTGTCACGCCTTGCCCGCAGGTATTGCCTAAGATAGATCCGGCTTTGTTCCAGTTGGTTCATTCTGTAGTTGTCCTGGAATCTATATTTGAACGGTATGCCATGTATAGCACACCCACTATGTATCCTGCCAAGAATCCCCAAAATAAATCCCAAGTCATTCTTCAACTCCGAAATGTTCTTTAATCGCTACATAACTATCAACCCCGCACTGGACATAACCATCCCGATGCGTGTCCTTCATCATAAGTTCATCTTCTAGCACGGGCAGATATTGTTCTCTTACTTGATTCATGCATTCCTTGACAATCAACTTGGCGAACATTCTATAATCAAAATCCCGCAACCCTTCACGATCACTTCCGTAAGGCGCAATTAGGCCAGCCTCTCTAGCAAGTTGGTTAATTCGTTCGTTCATTCTTCAACTCCGAAATGTTCTCTAATCTCTTCGTAAATGTCCAATGCATCATGGTTGGCAGCAACATTAGCACATTCCCTCACAATCAACTCGGCGAACTTTTTGCAAAATTCATCAGGAATGTTCCAAGGACCAGAGGGCATGTCTTCAACAGCCTTATCAGCAAGTTCTAGAATTCGTTTGTTCATAGTTTCTCTCCACAATGTGGACACAGTTTGGTATTGACTTTACGCATTTCTTTCAGTGTCTTGTTGAGTTTACGAGCATCGGTCAAGTGACTTTTGATTATCTTACGGTCTCGTTCGTGTTTGGCCTTGCCCAGTTCAACTTTAAGGTGCATCTTCATTTTGGCTAGTCGACCCTCAAAGATTTCAATAAAGCCCGTTATGCCCGGACCTTTGTCTGCTGGCGTACCACTCATAGTTCAACCCCTTCAACCGGTTCTTCTACAGGTTGATCAGGTATGTTGTTGGAGTCACCATCGGTGGCAATGACAAATCCCAAGTCCAGCATAATTTTTTGTTCGTCCCAGACACAGTGAGGGCGGAATACAAACAGTCGACGAGTAAGATTGTCTTTGGAATAGTATATTCTGTAGCTGACACGCACCGCTTTCAACCGTTGTTCAAGTTCGGCTATTGTAACACCTTGCGACCATTCGTCGGCAACCGATTCTCTAGTCTGCTCAAAGTAGAAATCCGTCATACGCTGTATGGCAGTACCCCTGGGCCAAAACATATTTTGTTGGCACCATGCCATTGTGCGGTCCAGCATTTCTGTTGTGATTTCATTAGTCATAGTTCAACTCCGAAATGTTCTTTAATCATCTTTGCTGCCGTTGACCTACCTGCTGCCATCCATCCAGCAACTTCTGCAGTTGAGATTGTGCCGCTATCTTTGAACACAGCAACTTTTATACATTCAAACACAATCAACTGGGCGAACTTTTCTTTATCAAACTTATAGTGTTGAACGGTCTTGTGATTATATTCATCAAAAGTTTCGTAATCAAGTTCATTAGCCTGCTCAATAAGCACTTTAATTCGTTCGTTCACGGTGTGTCCTTGAACTGCCCATCAGCTATAATGGTTTCAAAGGTGCTCCACAGCAGTTTGAATTTGAATTCATACACGCAGGCCAAGCTAGTCATGTCTGCGGTATTGGCACCTTGAGACTCCATCATGGCAATATCATCAGTGATCTTCCAGCAGTCCATGATTTGTTGTTCTAAATCAAATCTATCAGTCATAAGTTACTCCAAAGTGTTGTTTAATTTTTACAGCAAGTTTATCATACAAAATCCAGCGGCCATAAAGATCCACTATACTTGCACATTCTGCCACAATCAACCGGGCGAATTCCAGTTCCACAGGGCTCAACGCAGTTTCCGATGGAAACTTTAGGCCAGACTTTTTAGCAAGTTCTAAGATGCGTTCATTCATTCTTCAACTCCTTCTACCCGTTGGCCTTCTTTAAGGGTACGCAAGAGTTGACGGTTACGTTCTTTTTGTTCGGCTTTGAAACGCTTTTCGTCATCACTGACACGCAACATCCTGTCGTAGTCACGGGCCCATTGTACGCCAGCCAGCCAATCTTCAAGCCGTTCTAGGCTACCCACAAACAGTTCCGCATCACGTGTGTACATGGGTAAAGCATCTGCATCCCGGGGCACAAGGCCAAGGGCTCCGTGATTGTCCGTCCACTCCGTGTGCTTGCTCTTGGCAAACTTGAAGCCCAAGTGGCTTACTTGTTCTTCAATGCGCTTGATTTGTTGGATTGTGTTCCAGCCCGTCATGTAATTCTCCCCAGTCCCAACCAAATCAGTTGATCCAGCTCAGTTTGATAATCTTGACCCAATCTGCGCCGTTCGTAGATGGCCTGTAAGATTTCCTTGCCATCACCATATTCGCCTGTACCAGCGCCACGGCTAGCCAATTCTTCAATGAGGTCATCAGTGTCAAATTCACTGAGCTCCACATCCACTTCAACTTCTGTGTATATTGTCTTGTACATGTTAACTCCTTATGCCTCGAATATCATCGTAACCGACCCTGATATAACTCACCCATTCAGAGCCAATCCTCATAGGTAGGTCCAAGTGTATGCTGACCCTGGCGCCTTCCAGTTCGTTCACCATGTTGTCTCCATAGGCTGTACCCACGTAGGGTATGCCTTGATACCGACCCTCTACCCTCGCCCCAAAAGCATACCGAGGTTTGGGCCTATTGGCCTCAAAGTATTCTGCCAAGTTCATGCCAGCTCCCTAACATGCTTACACACGCCCCTGAATGTGTAGCCCTGGCAGGTACAGGTCTTCGTGCGTGTGTTCACTGTGTACACACTGCCATTGCTACCCGCTACCTCTTGAACATCAGGGTCCGCTTGAACACTGCCAACATCAAATGGGTCGGCCTCCAAGCGAACAAACTTGCGTCCCGAACGGCTGATGGTGATGGGTTTCTTAAACCAAAAGGGTGTCGTGGTGCCCTGACGCACATAGGCCCACATAGTGTTACCCTCAAAGAGGTACACATGATTGGCAGCGACGCTGTCTTTCCATGCCGTGACTTCTTGTACAGCTTCCATGTGACTCTTTCAATAACAGTTGTTTCTGATGTCAATGCCCTGTCGGCATAATGAATTTCTACGCTGTGCTTCATGCTCAAAATTGGGCAGTTGTTGCCAAGTTTCGCCGCAACGAATGCAGGGGTCATAGGGCTTGTAGCCCATGGAGGCCTTCTTTAAGCTGTAGTAGTCCACACTAGAACACCCAGCCAAAAGCACCGCAACAGTAGTGATTAAGTATCTCATGTGCTAATTATACATGCTTATAGACAAGTTGTCAACAGTTAAATATGATTATGAGCAACCAAACCAAAGAACAAGAAGTCCAGGGTTTTCTAATGAAGATTCTCAATCACACGGGCAAACTGTACACTTTGGGCCTCATGATGGGCATTTTGACTAGACTGAGTAAGTCAGACTACAACCTATATCAAGAGCTCAAACAGCGTAGTCAAGACATCAATAAATGACTAGATGAGCCCCGTAGCGTAACAATAGCCAAGTCAACTGCCGACAGGGCTCACACTCAATACGCCAAGTCCAATAACTATCTCCCACATAGACATAGGCGCCGGGACACATAACAATTGAATTGATTTGACAATAATGATAGATTTCATCAATAACAGGATTGTTACTGGCAACGGTTACACATATACGCATAGTAGCTGTATTTACAAAGAGACCCCGCTGCGCACCGGTTTGAACGCATGTAGTAGCAATCTATATAGTGAAGATTCGTATAGTGTCTAGAACTCATATAGCAGTAGTCTATATAGTGTAGAGATACACGGGCACTACGCTGACACATGCCAAGGCTGCGAAGCAGCCAGCGCCTGGCAGCGTTTTTGAGCACCTTATACACACAGTCAAACAGAGTACACACACAGCGCACAAAAGACCCCGCTGTGAGGTTCTGCTCGAACTAACACTACACGCACAGAGACCCCGCTGCGCGACCCGGGGTCCTCACACTATACAGCATGATAGACCCCGCTGTAGCTATCTAGGATTGAGCACTGTGGCGGCATGATTAGAGTATTTGAACTATGCCTCTCTGCCCCACCGTGTTGAAAAATTTTTAACTCTAAGCCGCGGTATTCTGATTCGCGAAAGTGACATGTATTCTAGAATCAGTCACACAAAATCACACTTTCTCACACTTTTAGACACTTTTTGGTCCCACCAACCGCACTCGTTGACTCTATACGCAAGGTGGTGGTAGTCTAGTTGCACTAGATCGCACTATAGAAGAATATAATTCACTATAGACAACTATAATTCAGTATAAAGCACTCTAATTCATATGCCAGTAGGGTGTCCACTGACTCAAACTGTCTTATACAGTGTTCAACCCAACACTACAGTAGAGTACTGTATACGCTGTAGTCACTATATAGACCTTTCACACTATATAGAATACTCTCGCACTGTGTGATATATACACTATACAAGGACTTACTATATGCGCTTTGAACCACTTGCTCACTTGACTTACTCAACTCATCAGGTATTCTTATCAAGAGAACTGGAGAGGGGCCATATACACTGTTTCAAGTATGATGACAATCGCTGTGATTATCAAGTATTTGAGCCCCGGGATTGGGACGCGGGAAGTCATTATGTTCTCGAGGCGCTTCCCAAATGGGGATGGGGTTTTGTAGAGGATTAATATTATGTGGATAACCGTGTGGACAACCTTTATCCACAAGTTATTCAACTGTTATCCACATGTGAGCAAGCTGTGGATAACTTGAGTTTTAAATTTCTGCCCCAAATCCAAATAGTTATCCACAGCTTATCCACATAGCTACGCTCGCCCGCAGTCGCCGTCCACCCCCACTATGTTCGAACATGTCATTATTATAACACGTTTTGAGCATTCAGTCAACTCGATCGCAAAGACCCTGATCGCAGTGTGGGTATCTTTTTGAGTTGACTGTTTGGCTCTTTTGCAGTATAATTAGTTTTTAAGGGAGCTAAAATGCAAACATACAAACAGCAACTCGACATCGCCATGCTACAATTACAAGCATTAATTGACGAAGAATTTGAGTACAACGAAAGTATACAAGACGCTTTTAATGCGCTCGCTTGTGCGCTAGACGAAGTTGTTGCGGAATAACAACATGCGAATGCGGGGCCCGGTTGACATTTTGGCTAGACCTTGCTATAATACACACATGACAAAGACAAAACGAACAGCAAGAAGCGACAGCAACTACGTGATCTACGCTATGACTAGCGAGCGTGGGGACTCATACGTGGGCTTGACACGCAAGGGCTCAGTCACAGTGAACAAGGCAGTACTAGAGCGCTGGCGCAAGCACAAGAGCCGAGCACGTAACGAGAACCGCATGTGGGCTCTCTATGTGTATCTCAAGACTGGCGGGCTTGACATGACTTGGACGCACACTGTCATAGACGTCATACGTGGCCGCAAAGAGGCTTATGCCTACGAGCGCGAGCTGGTCAAAATGATAGAGCCCGAGCTCAACGACCAGTACTTGTAAAAGCCTTATGGTTGACAGGGTCTCGGAATCCTGTTATAATTAAGGCTACAGTAAACAACTAAGGAGCGAAACTTATGCGTGAAATGACTAGCAAACTGATTGCAATGATGGACGAAGGCCTCATCAGTGCAGAAGCTGTGGCAGAGATGGCCCTGGCTTACATGAGCGAAGATGACGTGGCAGAGATGATGCGAGCTAACGACATCCTCCTGGACGAAGAAGACGAGGATGACGGACAGCCCGACGAAGCCCAGGAGTGGGAATCTTTTGACGCAGACTGCTAAGGAGATGGCTATGCAAGCATGGGACGTCTTACGCAATGGCAAGATCATTGACACTGTATTCTACGACAAGGACTGTACACTGTGGTATGTGCGCCAGGGGCTCATTGAGCACGATGGCTACCCGGTTGACATTGTAGTCCAAAAGGCAGTATAATATACACTTACACACACTAGGAGCGCATATGAAAGTCAATCACACACTGTACATCTACAAGGCAGACAAGCGGTGCAAAAGCGGTGAACGTCTGTTGTCAACCACTGTATGGCAGAACAGAGATGCCGCTGAGATGGCTCGTGAGGTGCGTGAGTTAGAGTACCAAACGTGGCCCAAGCGGCAGGGCTACCGCATGGAGTTTGTGCCCACAATGAAGACTGTGAAGAACTTGATGACGGGTGTGGAGATAGAGATAGCACATGACACTCCTCGCAGTTGCGACCCATCAAGCGAACTCTACTGGAGCATGTGATGGTCAAATGGGAATGTCAGATGTTCTACAAGGACAAGCTCTATTCAGGACACTATTGGACTGATGAGCTTAGTCTGGCCCGTGCCCGCAGAAAGGTTGCGGAATTACAACGATATCATCCTGCCATGCGATTCACATTGACTGATTGGCAAAAAGGCAGTATAATTGACTTACGCAAACAAACAAAGGAGCTGGCATGACACGCTATTACGACACACTGGCAGAATTTGAAAGAGACGGCTATGACATCATCGTGGACAAAAGCTATGAAGACCTCAACCCTCGCGACTGCTTCGACGACTCAGTCTGTGACATTGACGAGATCATCAAGGACATCGATCGCGGCCACCTCGAATGGTTCATGCTCAGGGTCCGGGTACTGGTCGAGGGACTTGAGTTGGGCTCAGCTTACCTCGGCGGATGCTTATACGAGGACCCCCGAGAGATCCTTACTGACGGGACTGCCGAGGACTTCATTGCTGAGGCGATGGTAGAGGCCAAGAGCCAAGTGTACAGACTGAGCCGCAAGTTCACTGAGTTGAGCTATGCTGTGGATCGTGAAGGTGTCACGGTATAACCCTGACAGCAGTAGGGTCTTTGCTTTTTGAGTTGACACTCTGCCCAAAAGGCAGTATAATAAACACTTAAACAGCAAAAAGGAAACGCAATGTCTACAGTGTATAACGCAAACACAGCAAAAGCTAAAGTAATTTATTACAAAGACAAAGAGACATACAAGATTATCTTTGCTTTTAATGTACACAAAAAAGTAAAAGATAACGGGGACATTGTACACATGTTCCCTACACAAGCAAAATGCGCTTATGTAAGCGGAGATATTAACTACGAGACACTACAAGCAGACAAAGAGCGCATTATAGAGCAAGCTAAAAAAACAATGCGCACAAACAGCGTGGAGTTTGTATAACCCTTCAGCCCGTAAGGGCTTTTTATAGCACACTTGACATTTTGACTAGAGTGCGCTATAATAAGTTTTTAACAAGCACTAGGAGCGAACTATGCAAATCTTTACTACACTACACACCGACGGCATGGGCTATTGGAGTCGCACTGCTACAGCAGTAGACATTACCAAATTGGACTTGCAGTACATTAACAACGAGAGAGACTTCGGCGAGCTGTGTGTATACTTTACAACAGACGAGCTGGGATGCAATTGCTGGGAAACTGAAGTTGACGGTCTCATTTACACAGACAAACTGTTTATGACTGAGCTACGTGCTTATTTGCAAACAATTGGTTTCTCTGAAGCAGAAGCCGACGACGTTAGCTACAGCGAGCAGGGCATGCAGGGAGACGAGTACGTTAGCTGTGACGTGGGAGCTGTGTTTATAGCGGGCTTGGAGCGTTTGGACCCTGCGCATGTTGCAGCAGTATACAAGGAGTGCGAGGATGTTTAACGACAAGCAAAACAAACTGATGCTGGCGGCTGTCGAAGCATTACACAAAGCAGACGCATTAATGCAAGAGGCACTAGGTGCCAGCGACGAGTGCTACGACTTACACTGCGGCATCGAAAGCATGGCCGACGACCTGCTTGAGCTTATACAAGAGAACAACCCTGCGGAGATGGAATGACACGTACACAAATAGACGAGGCACTACAGTGGGCGGGCGCTGCAGCAATCATTGCGGGCCATGTGCTTAACGCTGTAGGGCCCAGCATGTACCCCTACAATATTGCTGTGTTCGCTGTGGGCACAGTACTATTTTTGACGTGGGCCGCGCGAGTGCGCAATGTACCGCAGGCCGTTGTCAACGTTGTAGCATTGACCATTGGGCTAGTAGGGTTATACAACGCATACAGTTGACATTTTGGGCAGGGCCTGTTATAATACATACATAGCAACAAAGGAGCACACGATGAGAGACGTAATACTAGCAAAGCTGGCAGAGGTAGAAGACTTGCTACAGGCTGCAACGCTGGACGGCGAGAGCTTGACAGAGATGGCGTGCTTTAGCGAACTAGAAGGTGCGCTTAACACACTAGTACAAGCGGTTGACTACTACGTAGATTGATGCTATAATTAAGACTTATTAACAAGGAGCGAACCATGTTAGACATTAGTAAAATTGCCAAAGTGTACAGCGGCAAGCTGGGCACCTGTATGTGCGGATGCGCCGGCAAGTACAGCTACACGGCAGAAGGTGCTGTGTCAGACAACCCGGGCTATGACGTAAGCGACAGCGTGAACGAGCGCAGTGTACGCATTATCGCTGGCAAGGTCATTGGCAATGCCAATGCAGTCAACGACGGCAACTTTGTTTATGTAGAGGATGGCAATCGCATCCGTGTTGTTTATTTTAAGGAGCAAGCATGAAAGTATCCCAACTCATAGAGCAGTTGCAGGACATGAATCCCGAAGCAGACGTACACTTTGCCTATAACTATGGCGACCACTGGCGTACAGAGGTAGCCCCTAGTGTAGGCCGTGTTGACGAGGGTGCAGTAGTCTACAGCGAGTACCACCGCATGGACAAGATACTTGACGCTGACGGCGACTGCGAGTTTGACGATGACGGCAATGAAGTTGTCGATGAGTCCACACGCCGCGTAGTGGTATTGAGTTGACATAGTGAGCAAGTGAACGTATACTATAGACTAAGTTAACAAAAGGAGCAGAGATGATTACAGCAGACACACTTGAAGCATTGACTACATACAGCCCACAGTTCCTAACTCGTGCGGCACAGAACGCAGGATACAAGGGCCCGGAGTTCAGCTCTTGTAAGTTCATTGGCATTACCAATGGTGGTCAGTTCTGCTACACTGCTGTCTTTCATGTGAAAGGCGGCACTGACAGCACAAAGATCTTCTTGTCCTATGACCATGCTGAGGACAAGGTTATTGCTGACTACCATTTGACAGAGTTGGCATAAGGCGTTATAATTGAAGCATATTAAGTAAAAAGGTTACCTACACCGTTAGGGACTGTAAGAGAGGAGCACAGAGGGCACTCTACGCAATCTTACAGTCCATGAAATAGGGCAATAATGCCTGGAGACGCGGCGGAGTATGTAGGAAGTAATGACCGTCAAGGCCCGTGAGAGATGCGCTTACAGGTAGACATAGATTGACAATGGTTCCTTTTTATGTTATAATACATACATCAACAACGCAATAGGAGCGAACTATGTCAGCATTGGTAGAAGGCAAAGTGGTTAATGTTGGAGACTACGTGGGCTTTAAATCAGACATCGAGCAGTACGGCAAAATTGTAGAGATCAAACAGAGCTACATGGGTGCCAGCCTAGTACTAGAGAACGCAAGTGGCTTCTCTGGGGGCTACATAGGCGGGCAAACAATAACCACAGAGCTAGCCAGGGATTGTTGGATTGATTGACACAACGCCTAATTCATTGTATAATATACACTTACACACACTAGGAGCACACAATGGGAACACGAAGCACAATCGCATTGGAATTCGCAGACGGCACAGTAGAGCAAGTCTACTGCCACTGGGACGGCTATCTTGAGCACAACGGCAAAATCCTTGCTGAACACTATAGCGACCCGTTTGTTCTGCAGAAGCTGATTGACTTGGGTGATATGTCCAGCTTGGGCGAGCGCATTGGCACACAGCACGCCTTTGAAAAAGCTCCCGAAGGCGAGTGTACTTTCTACAAGCGAGATCGCAACGAAGACGGGTGCGGCAAGAAGTCGTTCGTTGACTTCCAGGACTATTTGGCTCATCACCAGTATGAGGAATACGACTACATCCTGCGCAACATTAACGGCAAGGCCACTTGGTTCGTATCGGATCATGACGGAGCCTATGTTGAATTGACGCAGGCTATTATGGACAAACAAGACAACGAGGCCACAGCATGACAGGTTTCAACAGCAAACGGGCCATGGCCCAGGACAAACTTAAGGAGCAGGATATGAGCAAAATGGCAGAACTGGCATACGACATTGAGCAACTGTACATTGACGGCTTCAACAGTCGAGCAATCGCAGAGGAACTTGGTTGCCCACTTGAGATTGTATTGGGTGCGCTGGCTGAGATGAATGTGGAGGATGCTGAGCCCTTTGATCCTTACGCAACTGTAAACAGTTAATGCCACCGTCCGGGCCACTAGGCCTTGCAACTCGCCCTGGCACTTCGCCCGGACTGTGTGGCTTTTTTACAACACTGTGATTTGACACTTTGAGCTTTTGGTTGTATAATTAACACATAGACAGCAAGGAGCACACAGTGAAGATTGTAATCAAAGTACCAAAGAAGCACAGAGAGCATTTTGTTCTCTTTGCCCAAAATACACCCTTCAAGCAAAAGGTTGTGGAGAGCAAGATCAAATACAAACGTCAACCCAAACACCGAGGCAAACACAATGATTGAGATCCAAGGATTTAGCCCTAAGCAAAAGGCACTGGCAGACATCATGTGGGCCATCAGCACCAAGGAAGGCGTTGATGCGTTCATCGCAACCCTGCCAAAGGCAGAGCGCCGTGAGTGCGAATTGGTTAAAGAGATGTTGGTCTTGGCCTTCCTGGACGATATTGTTAATACCCAGGAAGCTGACATGGTTATTGACAAGTTTCGTCTTTGATGTTATAATACATACTTACACACAGCAACTAGGAGCAACACATGAAAGCACTACAAGAGTTCATTGCCCAGAAGAATCACTGGAATTCATTCTTCAAAGGCGAGCAGTATGAGATTGCCACTGCCAAAGGTCGTCAGCGTGTGGCAGACATGATTGATTCAGCTTTGAGCCCAGAGAACTTGACCTGCGATGGCGAACTGAGCCGCACAGAAGTCAATCGACGCTACAAGGAACTGATGACTGCGGCCAAGCAGTTGAAGAAGTTGGATCCTAAGGTTTCTTTCTACGAATACGATGCGGAGGTGGCATGATGCCAGTGGCGTTGGAAAGCAACATCCCAATCGAAGAGCTCGAGTTGGTTCGAGCTGAGTATCGCAACAAAGGCATCAGGATCCGAGTGCGGTATCGTGGTCCTAGACATGATTGGATGCGATTGTATTGTTTGAAGCGGAACGCCCGTGCGTTCAGTGTTTATCTTAAATAAGGAGCAACTATGCCTAATTGGTGCAACAACTCAGTGGTTCTAAAACACAACGACCCAGCCATGATTGAACGGGCCCGCAAGGCTTTCAATGGCGAAGGCCTGCTACAAGAGTTCATTCCAGTGCCGCAGGCTCTGCGTGACACGGTGTCAGGCAGTATGGGCGAGGACAAGCGAGAAGCACACGAAGCACAACAAAAAGCCAATGTGGAACAGTATGGCTACGCTAACTGGTATGACTTCTGTGTCAACGAGTGGGGTACCAAGTGGGAGATTGGTGCTGATGGTAATCCAGCACAGGACATCCCGGGTGGATTGATGTTGGGCTTTGATTCAGCATGGAGTCCTCCTATTGCGGCTTACGAGAAGCTCTTGGAGATGGGCTTCGAGATCGAAGCCATGTATTACGAACCAGGCATGGCTTATGCCGGCGTCTGGGACAATGGCCACGATGACTACTACGAGTATGGTGGACTGGACAGCGCAGGCATTGCTGAAACTTTGCCCGCAGAACTAGACGAGGCCTTTGGCATTAGCGAAAGTGTCGCAGAGTGGGAAGCAGAGCAAGAAGAAGAAAACATCGACATCGATCTTGATGGCGGGTTGAGTGCTATTAACGAACAGGAACAACAAAAATGAAGACTAATCGACAACTTAACAAAGACCATGCGGGTCGCGAACTGCTTAAGGTTCGTCCCAAACAACCAGCTTGGGATTTCAAATCATTAGAGGCCGTGATTCGTCAGTGGATCACGCAGGCTAAATGAGCAGGCTAGCACTCTACGGTAGACCATATGTGGTGTTCGATGCTACCAATCGAGAGCACAGACAATGGTTCGCCAACTTCAACAAGTCGGGTGCGTGGGGCAACTGTCCGGTTCGTTTTGTAGTTGATGACGACCATGGCGATTTGATTACCATGATTCAAAGGCATTTGATCCAGTTCTATGTGGACAAAGAGTTCGCCAAGGATCGGGTGCGCCCAAAAAGTGTTGTGAAAACACAACGGAAAAAGACTTAGGATTGAGTTGACAGGTTAGGGTTTTGGCAGTATAATTACTACTTCAACAACGCAATAGGAACTAAGATGCTCGCACTAGACAACATTGAAAGCGTACACAACATGGCTACCCAAGCGGCTGCAAAAGCCACTGAGGACTTCCTTGCCAAACACGGTGACCGAGACGCTTGTGGTTTTGCTTGGGTCACAGTCTACGAGAAGGGCTCAACCAAGTTGGGTCGCGCATTGAAGGCAGTGGGCTTCAAGCCTGCATACGGCGGCGGACTTCAGCTGTGGAATCCAAGCGGTAGCTGGACCCAGTGTATCACTGCCAAGGAAGAAGGCGCAGAGGCCTACGCAAAGGTGCTTCAGTCTTTTGGTATTGAGAAGGCTTACGCAGGGTCCAGAATGGACTAAACGAATATGGTTTGGTTAGCCAAAAGACATTGACAATTGGCTAACCAGACTGTATAATAAGAACATGCTGAGAAGATAGGCTTTGAGGCATTAATTTTACACACAGAGGAAATTTAAAATGGCTACAGATAAATTGTTTACGGTTGCTGGTACTTCAGCTCTCAATGGCGTGACCAAGGTGCGCTTTGCTAACGATCAGATGCGAGTCAAAGTACTTGCCAAGTCTGGTCATACAGATATCAACCTCGTCGAGCTTCCTGAAGCTATGACCAAGTTGGACGCAGTCAAGTTCATTAAGAACCTTGATGAGTTCACCAATGTGGTTGAGCAAGTGGCAATTGCCGACTATCTGGATCGCAAGGATGAAGCTCCTGCCAAGGTTGTTGCCAAAGTCAAGACAGCTCCTGTCAAGACTAAAGCTGCTCCTAAGGCCAAGGCAGTGTCAACTGAAGGCATGGAAGACGCTCCGTTCTAAACTGCCGCACCGTATCGCACACTGAGATAATTACTAGTATGCGATACGGTGTTTCATTTTCGGACGATTACATGGGCGGGTGCGTGGTCATCCGTGATTTCAAAAGCGAACCAGTTGGGCGGGTGCTCTGCTGTATAGTTCGTGACAATAGGTACGAAGCTGAACAAACAGCACAATACCTGTGCGATTTACTCAACAAAGATTTAAACAATCAATCATGAGCAACTGGGTTCAATACGAAGTATGGTCCGAGGATGGTAGCGGGCAATCGGAACTGATAGACACTACCGCAAGCAGAAAAGATGCTTTAAGCATCGCAGAGCGAACACACCGAGAAACAAATGCCATTGTCACTGTCTATGAAGAGACTGTGGACGGTGATTATGAATTGATCAAAGAGTTTAGTTAAGATATCGCGACTGTGGTGAAATAGGTAGACACAAGAGACTTAAAATCTCTCGCCGAAGGGTGTACCGGTTCGATTCCGGTCAGTCGCACCATTTAGGGCCGTTAGCTCATGTTGGTTAGAGCAGTGGACTCATAATCCATTGGTGCTGTGTTCGACTCACAGACGGCCCACCATATCACGCCTTAGCTCAGTTGGATAGAGCAACGCCCTTCTAAGGCGTGGGCCACTGGTTCGAATCCAGTAGGCGTGGCCAATACCCATTCGGTTGACAGGGTCTTTGTTTGGTGCTATAATACATACATCGCAACAAGGAGCAGGACATGGGATACAAGGTAATCGCTGGCAAGGACGAAATGGACATGATGCGAGTCAAATACGGTGCTCGTCCTGGACTAGAAGGTCCTTTCAACTTCTCGGGCAGAGTGTTGTATTACTGCAACAAGGAAGGCGCCTACTACGATCCTACCACAGACTTTTTTGTAGAGGACAGCGAAATGACCCTGATCCGTGATGGGTTTTTGAAACAGTTCGCTTGACAGGTTGCCCAAATGGCAGTATAATAAACACATACACAGCAACAAGGAGCGAACCAAATGGCTAAACTATTAATCACTACACAGGTTTACGAGAACTACGGTGCCCATGACTGGGACGGAGAGGGCGAGTGCCCACAGTACTGGAAAGCCAAAGGCGGCAATGACTATGTGGTCAAGAAGTTCAAAGGCAGCTCTGCTGATGCTACCTTGGCAGTCATGTGCCTGCGAGCACAGATTGAAAGCGACAACGACCACTTCCGCGAAACGGTAATCGACTTCCGCATTGTCAAGGACGACTACCTTACAGAGTTCGAGCAAAGCCAGATGGACTACGAAGGCTCCATTCGCTACCCAGCCAAGGAGCTGGCATGGTAAATCCGGCAATCATCAACTTGGCCATTGTGCTCATGCCCGTATGGATCATGCTCGTAGCAATCATCATAGAGGAGATCATGTAATGGATCAAACAATGCGAGTTATTCCCACAGTGGGCGAAGTGGGCTTGGACACAGAAGCCAGCCCGGGCAACGGTTCCTTCTATGTGCGTCTCTACGATGGATCCTACGATATGTGTGGCTTTGACACCATTGAAGAAGCCTACGAAGATTTGGTTGACATCGCCAGCAATCGACAGTATAATTAACACATAAACAAACAAGGAGCGAACGATGTTTGATAAAGTAACATTTTATACCGTACACGGCAAAAGCTATGCGCAGAAGCATGGCAACCCATTTGACCGTGGCAGTGCCGACAGCTACTACGGTCGCCCACGTCAGCCACATCAGGGCGGTGTTGGTGGCGGCAGTGGCCCTCGCGTCACAGAGCTCACAGTGGATGAGCAGGAAGCATACCATGCGGGCTACGACTACAATGAAGCCACTGGCGACAAGAAGAATTGGTATTAACCTTTCGGTTGACTGGGTCTTTATTTGATGCTATAATTAACACAAGAAGAAGATAAAAGGTGATCCTCGTATGTAAGAACCCAGCTGAAAGGCAAAAAGGGTTGTAACCAAGGGATCCTAAGAGAGTTTGGAGACTCTGCCCATTATGTAGTTAGGTTGACAACTAGCCAAATTAGTTGTATAATTAACACTTACACACACTAGGGAGCGACCCAAATGACTAAAGTAAATTATGACAGTTTTGCCTCGTTTGACATTAACGAGTGCTGTGACCACTTTGACAGTGAGAAGCAGAGCAACTGGAAGAAGATAAACAAGTTCATCGTGGCAGATGGACAAGAGTACGCCCACATTATGGAGTCAGAGTTTGACTTTGAAGACACAGGTGATGGCGAGTACGAGGCCTTCCAAGCAGGCGTCAAGTATGCGCTTACCAAGATGAACATTGCCTTTGAAGCGGCCGCCATAGACCTCCAGGTATGCGAGGTGGACTTGGTAGAGAGCATGGGCTTTGTGCTGGTACGTGCTGACGACGAGCCTGAGGACTTTGTCAAACGAGTGCTCAAAAAGCCCGTCATGATGGTTGACAGCTGGGTCTAAACGTGTTATAATAAACACTTAAACAACACACAGGAGCGACCTATGCGTACTATACAAGAGATTAACACAGCTATCATCCAAGGTGGTCTTACCAATGATGAGCTGGTCAGCGTGATTGATGCTGTTAAGTTTGCCCGTAGCCGACTGACACAGCTGGCCAAGTACACCTTGCGGGTTGGTGACAGCGTCAAGTTTACCAGCTCAAAGACTGGCATGACCCTACAGGGCCGTGTGGAGAAGATTGCCATTAAATATGTAACTGTGCGTACAGCACAGGGCGCATGGAGAGTGCCCGCCAACATGTTGTCCAAAATGGATGACTTAGTAGCGGCTTGATAGTATAATTACTGTTTTAAACACGATTGGAGCGAACAATGACAGGTAAAGCATATAAAGTTTTGAATCTAGAAACCATGAAGACCACACGTAAAGCCGCCACTGCCACAGTGAGCACACTGGAAATGGATAAAATCAACAAGGACCTCAGCAACGTCACCGACGAAGACATCATGGGCCGACTACGCGAACGGTTCAGCATCTTGGATGACATGACCCGTGCTGTGAAAAAGGGTGATGTACGTGCCATGATTGTAACAGGCCCTCCGGGTGTGGGCAAGAGCTTTGGCGTGGAGAAAGTACTAGCCAAACACGATGTGTTCGCCACAGTGGCACAGAACGAGAAGCTGAAGAAGTATGAAGTGGTCAAGGGCGCAATGAGTGCCATTGGCTTGTACAAGAAGCTCTACGAGTTTAGCGATAAGAAGTGTATCCTTGTATTCGATGACTGTGACAGCGTATTGTTAGACGACTTGAGTCTCAACATTCTCAAGGCCGCATTGGATTCAAGCAAGAAGCGTATGATCCATTGGAACACTGACAGTCGTTTGTTGCGTAGTGAAGGTGTGCCCAATCAGTTTGAGTTCAAGGGTGGTGCTATCTTTATTACCAACATCAAGTTTGAGCACGTTCGTAGCAAGAAGCTACAGGATCACTTGGCAGCACTAGAGAGCCGTTGCCATTACTTGGACCTTACCATTGATACGGATCGTGAGAAGCTGTTGCGTATCCGGCAGGTAGTCAGCGAGTGCGGCATGCTGGACGACTATGAGTTTAGCGACTTAGAGAAGGAAGTGCTCATTGACTTCATTGATGAGAAGCAGGGCCGCTTGCGTGAGCTCAGCTTGCGCATGGTACTCAAGCTGGCAGACTTGAAGAAGAGTATGCCCGGCAACTGGCGTAGTGTAGCGGATGTAACATGTATGCGTAGGGTCTAACCCTACATGTACAGTACAGCTAGCAGCCACTAAGAGCTGTATGCTGTACACTAACTGGCCAACGATTCGCTCCCGGTAACCAGTTCCTGGCCAGTGAGGCGCACTGGCAGACTAGTCCTGACATCATAATTCCGATTCGCTCCCGGTTGTGTCAGGACTTTTTTTTGAGTCGAGTGATGACTCGGTCGGGAATATAAAAATAAAAACTATTCTCGAGGGGGTCGGGGCTTATAATATTATATGTAATACTGTAGTTATAAGCCCTTAGTGGTTGTAAATCACCACCCAGAAAGCATAAGTACTTCTTTTAAAATTTTCGTGACAGAGATTTTTTACCCTACAGGACCCATTTGGACTGTGCGAATTCATCGTGTGTGTTTCAAACCTCTACTGCGAAGCAGTGCGCTAGAGCGTAGCTACTAGCGTTGACAGTGCGTCAAACAAGCTGTTGTCTTGTTGAATTCAATCAAGGTCCACGCTCCTGTAGTCAAGTTAACAGTCAACATCACAGTGGTGTTGTTCTGGGCATTATAGCCATGCCATTGTGGAGTTTCCTTGAATTCTTCTGTCATGGCCTCGAGCACGGTTGCGGTATCCTCACACATGACCCGTTTGCTCAATGTTCGTGGTTCAGCCCACGACACAGTCATACTCACAGTCAACACTACAACAGTCAACAAGTTACGCATACAGTATTTATACGGTGGTTAGAACTATTTGAAATGTGTGTACTTAATCTTGGGAAATTTTGCTTCAAAATTTTTTGCGCTCCGCTGGGCGAGTCAGGCTTAACGCAATCCATCAATTGACCAACTAAATAAAATCATGTATAATACACCAGCAAAATATATCTTCTTAGCAGGTGCTCCCGGCAGTAAATGGAGCAGTGTGGCCAAATATCTTTACAATAGTCCGGATATAGACACCACGGATCAAAATAGTTCCAGGGTATTTTATCATTCAGCTTGGGGCGCACCTGAAGCTATGCACATGGGCGCCTACTTTGATCCGGGCATGGAATCCAATTTGCCCCAAGATTTGGATCAATACAGCCGACAAGAGCTGGAAGCAATATTTGATCGAGAATTCACGGGCACGGGTCTTCGCATTATTAAAAGCCATATCTTTAGCAATCACATTGATTTTATCAAGAGCACTTGGCCTGAATGTGCCATAGTGTTAGTCTATCGCAACGACTTCGACTGTCTATCATGGTGGATAGGTTGTGGACATTTCAATATTACCTATCCCTTGTACCATGAATATTATAAAGACTTGCCCACCATGACTGTTAAAATAGCAGAGCAAAATGTGGGTATTTTAGCAGCCATTGAAAAATATCAGCCTGGCAATCTCAAGGACAATTTGGAACTGTGCGGTATATTAAACATAGCAGTGCCCGTACTCAAAGACACCTACCAAGATTATGCCGAGTCAGATGTACATGTTAGGGTAATCTAATTGGAAAGTAAATTAAGATCTGTGGCTAAAACTGTCAGTTGGCGCATTACAGGCAGTTTTAGCACGTTTGTGATATCCTATTTGATCCTGGGAGACTTTTCCATAGCAGGATCCATTGCCCTAATTCAAATAACAGCCAACACTTTGCTGTACTATCTACATGAAAGATTGTGGGACAATATCAAGTGGCAACGTCACTGAATAGCCAAACAATGAGTGGTTAGAGTCTGTACACTCTCCACAGTGATTTCCACATTGAACACTATAAACCAACTGGCAAAGCCCGTGGTAAACAGAGTGTGTTCCAAACAGGTATCCATAAAGTAAACTCTGCCCGGTTCAAATGTTATCAATTTGCCATCAAGTATAAAATACATATTGGGAGGGTTACAGTTTTTCAAGGGCACAAACAATCTAAAACTGCGAATATTCATGCCGCGGTTATCTCTGTGTACTGGAAAGAAGGCACCTTGCTCCATGCGTATAACATGACTGCGCACTATCCAAGGAGTCATGGGACCCATCCACGGTTGGGCAAATTCAAATACAGGTGTGGGTGTTTTGATGTCTAGCTCGTTTACCCTGATGCCAGTTTCCCTAGTATATTCCATGAGACTGTCCAAGTCAGGCCTGCCACTGAACCCGCCATCCAAACTGGTTATGCTCAGTCCGTATCTAGCAATGGGTTTGCGTGGATTATACTGTTTCCAATCGTTTCTAAAAGGTTCAATTTCCCTAAGAAAGTCTTCGGGACTTTTAGCCATATTCAGTTGATATAATTTGCCAAATCTAGTTAGGCTGCTGTACAGCAATGTGGCAGGGTTGTATGAGTCAGGTAATTGTTGCATTTTATATTTAACAATGGACACAAGCTGATAAATATTTCACAACGTTTAAAAAGGTGCAGTGCCGTGGATAGACAACTAATCAAACAAACAATGGCCAATGTCATACATCTCACGCCAGCAAGGCAAGCAGAAATATGCTACCGAGTGGTCATATCAGATAGGGACAACGAACATATTTCAGTGGTACTAACGCCCAGCTTGGACAACTTTACGTGGACCAGGATTGGAGAGAAAAATCGAGATAGTCTCTACGAAAGCATGGTATTTCATACTGGATTAGCCTTGGGCAATCTAACAGAGTGGCTGGATCAGTCTGCTGTCAGTTACACAGTGAGTCGCAGTTTTCCGCCAAAACCAGTTGCTGGTCAGCATAATGCTCGACAAATATTAAGAAACAACATGGATTATATTGCCTATGAAACAGGCACGTGGATAGAACTACAACGTATCAAGCAACAAGGCGTATTTAAAAATTATCAGTATGACAGTGCTAAATGTCATAGAGATTTGACATTTGTACTTGCAGCAATTTGTCAAGATCTTGAATTTATGAGCAATGAGCATGTTCGTGCTGTGCTCATGGAATACTTTGATAGAACTGGACATGTTCTAGTTAGACAAAGTGTTGAACTTGCTGCCTATCAATTTGTTAGAAATCTAGTCAGTGAGATCATGGATCAAACACTGACTAGTCAACGCTATCAAGCACACACTGACTGCCAGCTAAGTGGTCCAGCTGCAGAGCCCGGTACAGTCGAATGGGTTGACATTTTACTTGACACTGTGATCACTGTGCTGGGTCAAGGTCTTGATCATATGCCACCCTTGGTAAACAGTGTGCCCAGACAACAAGATCGTATAGAGGTAATTGTAAATGCTTAATTTAGAAAAATGGCAAACTTTTAGCCACACTCATCGCACGTTCAATTTTGAAGAAAGATTAGACAGCCATTTGGTACAAGAGCTAAAAAACTTAACCGTGCCCGTGGCCAATCAGTTTCACGAAATTGTATTCATCGAGGACAAACAGACCATACAAGCTATCTATGATTTAAGCAGTCTTCCTGCCAATGATCAATTCAAGTTTAAAAACTTTGAAAGTAGAAAGAACAGTCAGCTATTGGCACCGTTGTTAATCATGGCTATACCCCAAGACTACAATCATACCAGCATGTCGCTTGTGGGAGAACTTTATAGTCGCTTGGCCCATAGAGCTATCAAGCAAGGTTGTCAAACAGGGTTCTGTATCTGTTACGAAAAGAATCCAGCAGAAGTACTATTACATCAAGAAAAGTATACCGCGGCCCGTAGACAATTGGAGCAGATTCCTTTTCTTGCTATAGGACATCATGATAGTAGTGTACCATTCAACTTTCAACGCAGAGATGTTAACAAGCTGATTGGCAGCTACGAAAAACTATCAGCAGACAGATATATCACTGTAACGTAAATGTAACATGTTTTTTCCCTAGTAGAGATAAGTACGTGTATAACTTCAGGAAATCCCATGCTGCACGTAATTACTACTCTCAACGACCCTTTACTAGAACTCATCAAGGACGACCCGGTTCGTCCTGAGATCCCCATTGCTGCTAGAGTCTGTGAGGATGCGGCTGAAGTGTTTGTGTTAATTCGAGATGGTGTGCCAGCTGCCGTTACCTGTGTGAGATACACTCATGATGTTCCAGGCAGTGTGTCGGAATTGGATAACAGTCAATTGGCCCAAGTGGCAGTTTTCTATACTATTTGGAGTTATCGACCGGGTGCTGGCCGCGAGCTTATTACTCAAGCACAGGCGCATATACAAACAGCCAAATCAGAAATCACTCGTTTTGTCACATTGAGTCCAAAGACTGATATGGCCCGCATATTTCATCATAAAAACGGTGCTAGAACTCTTAGGGAAAATCTCGACACTGTTAACTACGAATATCCAGCTGGCGCAACCCTTCGAGCTGTTTAGACATCTTGGGGCAAGTTGTTCAACAGCTGACGCAGTTTGGTGCTTTCCACCTTGGCGGCACTGGGTTTGACAATCATGCCTTCTGTAGGGTCACTGCGGCCCGCGTTGGGACTAGGGTTAAAAGGATCAAATCCTTCTTTAGGCTGACCTTTTTGGAATTCACTCACGGTGCTGTTACGTTTGATATCAGTGAGAATCTGACTGCTACGTGTGGTAGACTGCGCCGAGTCTTCACTTTGTTCTTCACTGTTAGTAATGCGCAATGTGTCCACATCAAAGTTTAAATCAATTTTCTGTCCCACACCACTGCTACTACGTGTCTTCATTAACTGGATTTGATATTTGCCGCGATCACGCATAGCTCTCGATGTAAAGATACCGAACACGTTATCCGCAGTCTGAATCTTGCTTAAGCCACCACTAATGTGACTGTGGTCAAATTCAATTTCTTCTACCGCACCACGATTCAACTGTGCCGCAGTGACAAACACACAGTTCTTTTCCACTGCTAGGTTACGTAGTTCTTCACTGACATACTTGTCTTTAACAAACAAGTTTTCAGCACTAATCTTCTTGCTCAAGGGCATTAACAAGTCCATATAGTCCACCAATAGTACATCGCATTTATGTCCCATTTTGACTTCATACTCTTTCAAATAGGCACGTACATCATTGGCTGTTTTGCCGCTCGGCATATATTTGACCTGTAGGTGTCCACTCTTTTTGCCAATAACTCTAACCTTCATTTCAACGTCGTCTATTTGACGAAAGATTTCTCTAGTGGGGATTCCTGTTATCATACTGTCCACACGCATACTCACAAGCTCTTCACTGAGTTCCAGTGTGAGATAAATTACATTAAGCCCGGCGAGTGCGTAATTTACACCAAGGTTGGCCAAAAACAAACTCTTACCTGCTCCGCTACCGCCAGCAAAGATGTTGAGTTCTCCGCGATTAAACCCACCAAAGAGTTTCTGATCTACTGCTTCCCAGCCTGTACTAATCTGTCCATTCTTGTCCTTGATACGCATCAATCTAGCACGGGGATCTAGAAAGTAATCTGTACCCATGTCCTTCTGTAGGCCAATTTGTACTGCTCGTTTGATAAGTTCTTCAACTGGGCCGTATTCGCCTTTCTCCAGCAAGTCGGCACTTTCAAGAATGGCTTTCTCCAGACCTTTATGTTTGATAAAGGTTTCAAAATCGGCAAGTAGCCAATCAAAGTGTGCTTCTTGAAGACCGTCAGGTATCTTGAACTCCTGTTGTGTGGCGGCGTTAACAATGTCCACTGTGGGAATAATGTTATGGTCATCCACGTAGTCTTTTAGGAATTTTGCCACGCCTTGTAGTTTTCTATCAAACAGAGTGCTATCCCAAATGCCTTGGCAGCGAACAAATGTTTCAGCATCTGCCAGCATCATTTCTAAATATAATTTCTGGATGTCGTATCCGTAATCTGCGTTTTGTCTTGTTGTCATTTATATATTATACACTCTTTAAATTTTAATAGCAATATGTTTGACTGGTGCCCAGTCTTTTGTTATTCGTTGTTGAGTATGATACAGTACAGCACCCATACTACTACTTGGATCTCCAGGATTAGGCAAACTCCAAATATATTTAAATTCGGGTTCTACAAAGCGTTTGTTAGCATCACTGTTCATGGCACACCCGCCCATATAAACGAGGCAATCGGCATTGGTTAATGTTTTAGCCCTATACATAACTTTGTAAATTTCCAGTTCAAATCGTTCCTGTACCGCGGCCGCAATATCGCATTGTTCTTGAATACGTATAGGTTCCGGACTCCAATTCAATACTCCTCGGTGAAAATTATAGTCTAACACCACCGGTCCTGATTTAAAATATAAACTCAGATCATTTCGAAATCTTTTAGGATCACCTTGTTTTGCCATCTGCTGTAATAGGTATTCGTCACGTATAGGTTCAAGACCCAGCATTTTTGTAAAGGCACTATAGAACAGACCCAAACTATGTGGATATCTCGCACTCCATACTTTTTTCATTTTGCCGTGACGTGCTTCCCAGATTGTAGCACATTCGAATTCTCCTATAGCATCTAGTACCACAACAGCACAGTGATTAAAGGGACTAGTATAATATCCAGCGGCAGCATGACTAGCATGATGCGGAGTATACGTAACTGGTATATTTCCCAAACCCCATTTTTTAAGATGACGACTGGGCAGATTGTCTAATCTAAATGCTGTACTATATTGTTTAGCATATATTTGTCTAGCTTTCTTGACCCAGGGATTTTCATACCAGAAAATACGATCTGGTTCCCAACCGGTGAACATAGCGTCACTTATTAGTTTGTGTGGATTATCACGAGTCTTATCAACGCTATTATCTATCAGTTGATCGTTGTGAAACACAGCAAGACTACTGCCGTGATTAAGAGCGTTTATGCCCCACTGTATCATTTGTAAATATACGGATCTTTTTTCCGTAGTTCCTTGCGGCGTTTACGTAATTCAAAATAATCTTTTATATTATAGTATATATTTTTTAGCCAAGCCATTTTTTCATCCTTAGTTGTATTTTTAAAGGCATAGATTCTTTACTACTTGCTATGCTCCACAGAGTATATAGCTTTCCGTAAAGTCTCACAGAATCATTCACATCTTTAACACCTTCGGGCCAATCAGGCATGCTAACACTCCATCCCAATTCAATCGCCTGTTCTGCCATTTTTAATCCTGCCTGATCTCTGTCCGGTACAACTACTATTTCTCGCTGTAGTTGATTTAATAGTGCTATTTGTTGCGGGCCCACTTCGTTACTCATTACAGCACAACCATCCACACAGATAGCATCTAGCGGTCCTTCTGTTACTATAGTAAATTTACGAGCATAGTCTTGTCGGTCTAAATTAAACACATAACCAGGTTGCTGTTCACTAATGTATTTGACTTTACTATCTCGTATCGATCTGGAGGTATAACCCACAAGTCTACCTTGGTAATAAAATGGCACAATTAATCTGTTTTGAAACCCATCTTCATCAGTCCAGTGCCACGGGTAATCGTCTACAGTAAAACCTCGTGAATACATATATTCTAAAACGGGTCGTAGTTCTTCTGGATCACTATCTAACCAAGACAGTATGGGCTTTGAGCCCAAGGGCATTGCTTTATCTATAAAAGTAGGAATGACGTTAACTGTTCCCTTATAAGCAGGATCTTCGTTTAGTCTTAGTGCTTCTAAACTACATTTTGTAATTAAATCATCTGCCACATTGAGCCACTGTAACAGTCTTTTAAATTTAATTGAAATCTTTCTACCAGGTTGCCAACTTGCTTTGAAACCGCAATTAAAACAATGATAGCTTACGCCTTCAGTTATCATTATGCCGCCTCGACCCCTAGTATCGAAGCTAGATCCATTGTGATGACAGCAGATAGCATTAAAGCTAATCCACCCGCTGGGGGTTGCTTTTCTCTTGGGAGGTAGGTAAGATGTTACTGTGTCTATGATAAGGCTCATAGACTAATTTTACAATCTAATTGTTATCTTGTCAATGTTTCCGACATTATTAGTTGTTCGAACATATTTGACACGTAACCAATTGGCATCTCTATTATATTCCGGATTATCGTATGTTTTTGTAATAGCTGTTGTAGCAGTGGTCACTGCGAATGTTTCTAACGTAGTCCACAAAGTATTTGAACTTACTACGGCGTCCTCAGTATACTCTACTGTGATTGAACCAGCCAACCCGTCGAATATAAAATCAAGTTCTACGCTGTCGTTGACTGCTGCATCTAGGTAGTTTGGCTGACGAATTTCCACAGCATCACTATAATAAGTAATTATTTTTGGTTGTGGATCTGTAACTGTGATAGGAGCAAATCTAGTAATGTAACGTGGCTCAGTATCAGTGCCCATAGCACTTCCAACTAATTCCATATTGCCTTTAACGCCAAATTGTGTATCCGCATAAAACACAGTTTTAGACGTATCTGAGTTGATTTTATAAATTGTAAAATTTAAAAATTGCGGATCTAAATTGACTAGATCAGTTTCTTGAATATTAACTGTTGCCAGGCCTTTGGTAGCACTAGGGGTGACAGTGGCTACTAGAAATTCTTTTCCCATGACATCTTGAATACTCATTCTAATAGATTCACCTACACCTAATAGCTCGTCGAGATCTATCCGTTTTTGATCCGAATTTTTTACATCCAAGGTAAGTACGTTGTCAACGCCTTGATAAAGTTTTATACGATTTTGATACACAATGTTCCACCTTACAGGAAATAGAGTCACATCCGCGACGATGTTTATTCGGTTTGGATATAAATAACTTGAAATTTTTTGCATTTGGCTAAAAGTCCTTACTACTATTTATATGGTTAAACTTAGAGATAACATAGAGAATCAATTACCCTTTATCAGCGTATTAAATTACGGTGAGCTGGAATATGTGGGAATCATCATCAATCAAGATCAGTTTGTTACGAGTTTTTACGACCTAGAGTCTATTAAAACTCCTGATGAAAAGACTCTATTATTGGAACTTGGAGAAGTTTGGTGGTGGGAATCAAATCGTCAAATTCCTATAACTATATTTCTTCGTAAAGAAATTGAACCTTTTAAATATAGCATAAAAACATTCAACAGCAAGGATGTGAGAGTAGTACTCGGGCCAGTGGTCAATCTAATGAATTTAACACTCAAACGAATAAAACGAAGGAGTGTTCAATTAGTTAGAAAACCACCAAGTCGTTAACTATATCCATAACTAATCTGTTCACATATTAAATTCATCTGTACCGCTATTGCCATTGCATACGCAATGGCATGCGCCTTCTTAAAATAGTACTCACCATCCTCGGGCTTTGTCCAAATAGTCATCATCACTGTCGTCCAATCTGTCCCAATCAAGTGTCTCTTGGCGGGTCTTATCATAGCCAAAACTGCCGCTAGTTGGAGTATGCTCGTCGGCTTCATCTGTCGTAGTATTGCCCCGTGGCCGTTGACGTGAAAAAGTAAACTGCTGAAATCGTCCTGCTCTAAAAGGTCCCATAGTGGTTCAGTCTCCATAAGTTGGGTGAGATGTGCCTCATCTCTGATACCCTTATAAATGTTAACATTCAAAAAGTCTATTTTAAAGTAGCCTCGTTCTTCTGCCTCTTTGTAATCTATGCCTGATAAGTTATTTACAGGATCGCAAGGAATTGTCTGTAAGTAGATGCCAGTATTATGTGTTACTAGTTTAGATTCGTCTCGTCGACTTGCTTTGATGTGTTTTATAACATCAAGGGCCTGGCTGCGGTCTAAAAAATCAATGTCTATATCTGGCATTAGTGTTTTGTCTCTGATTCATAAGTTAGACTCTTTAACTACTTCTTTAACAAGTTCAAGATCTGCTCGTTGTTTTTTAAATTTCTTAACCCATACAGTAGGATCTATAACATTACTTATCGAAGCCAACTGCTCGTCACTAAGTGATGTTAGTAAGTGTTTTCCAGTAGTACAATTCAATATTAACCACGGGCTAACTTTACCATCTCGTATATCATATGTTGCTCTATTTACGCTAACATATTTAAAATAGTGACTCCATATACTGTTGTTGTCGTTGGCCCACGACTGCATATGAGTTACACTTCTGTTTAATGCTGTTTCTACTTGTTCTGTATGAATTAACTCTAATACATATTTTTCGTATAATGCGTCTCTACACCAATGATCTAGTTTGACACCACTACGTACTACCCAATCAATATAATGGTCGGGGTACAAGGGATTTACGTTACTGACATAACTGCCAAATTTTACAAATGCATTGTAATATGGGCTTCGAGAAAATTCGTTGTATGTTTTTATAGTTTTGGCGTTTTGTGTTAACTGATAAAATCTAACATACGTTTGATAGCCTATAACAACATGTTTTTCATCTTTGGACAAATGCCTGCGTTTCTGCTCGCACATGTGTACAGCCAGTGTTTTTTCCTGAGTGTATCCATGCCCACAAAATTGACAGGTATAAGGTTTATTGTTCACGCCGAAACTTAACATTAAAATAATTTAGCAATTTCTTCTTTGCTATAACCGAGATCCTCTGCCATAGCTTTTAACTCTGATAACTCCGATAGTTTTGCCAATAATTCGATTTCGTCATCTTTCATATCAGGATATACTAAATTTAAAAACTTAATACGCTTGTTATCTTTTTTCTTTTTGAATCCAATCCATTCGTGATAGAATATCTTTTTGCTTTCATGGGCGCACATGCTAAGTAACTGCCACATTAACTTAGGATGATTTTGTAAATCATACCAGTATTTGTTAAAGTATTCATTAACAGTAAGAACAAAATGTTCTTGTGTATCTCTAGGTTGACCTTTAACATTACTAATGTATCGATTGAGAATAAAGAACTCTTGTTTAAGACTTTTTCTTTGAAGGTCGTCCATTTCGTCCCACATTGTGCGGGCACCCATGTCGGCAGCGGCCATTTTTTCTTTTAGTTCAATTTTCTCACTCATCAGCATCTTTCGTTAAAGTTCCATTACTGTGTCGCATACGAATAGTTTCCAGTTCTTGGAATTCTCGCTTTTCTTGGATAGTTAATTCGTTCCACGTCTTTCTGGGATTAGCACACATAAAACAATCAGGGTTTCCACAATTCATTACATGATGTTTATGGTATCTATGTGGTTGTGCTAGTTTAGGATTAAACTCAATGACCTTATGTTCTTTAGCTATCTTCATTTGTTTCTTGATAGCGTTATCGTCTTTGAGCAGGCGTTTACTATGTTTGAATTTGTCTTCTTCTTTACTCATAATGGTTTGTCCTTGCTTAATCTATATATCATTATAGCACGATCCAAGGCCTTTTGTAAAGCTGGATTGGATGGAGCCATTCGGCGAATTTCACCCCACATTTTACTTTCCATCATATGTTCATGTAACGATCTGCCGTCACCGGTACGAGGGTCTGGCGTATGATCCCAGCCAATTTCTTGTCGGGTACTTGAGTCAGCACCGTGTTCTCTAGCATACACAGTGTCCCCGTTGCGTTCGTATATGTATGTGGCGCCAGGCTTAAGAGATCCCATATTATAATATTTTGCTTAAATCAATTAGTTCCATCTGTCTCGAAATTTCTTTAACAAAATAAGAACATAAGGGTTTAGGTTCTTGTCCAAGCGGTACTGCTAGTAATTGTCCATTTTTCATTTTAGGAAAGTACCATTTAACATCATTATAAAAATTTACAATTTCAATTTTTTTAAACTCTACTCTAAAACTACTGAGTGGATTAAAACATAATGCTTCGAAGCCGCGGTCGTTTAAACTAGTAAGCGGCAGTATTTCTATATCACAACTGCTTTGCGGATCGCCCACTGCTATGCTCCAATCTAAAGGCATAGTAACTTCCTCGTCGCCTATTTTAAGTACCATTGCTGGGCTATTAAAACTTTCTAAGAAAATTAACGGCATGAAGAAAAAATCTGGTTCTTTAGGATCACTGTTGTCTAAAACCGCGAACCTCATACTTTCATCTACTTCTTCGGGTAGGTTATTAAGGTCGTATGATAAATTGTCTAATGTAAGTATTTGCATGTTGTTATAATACAACATTTAGGTAATGTTGTCAACCTTTAATTCCAATCTATTTTGTCTAGAGTAAATGGATACTTGGCTTCTTTGTAGAATTTCTTCCGTGCCGTAAGATGCCGCTTTGCGTATTTAGACGTCGAGGTAATGTCCCAGATTTGGACAAAGTCCTTGTCGTCTGCTTTTCTAATGCCTCGCCCAATACTTTGTATAACGCGGACAAAGCTCTTTCCGGGCTCCAGAAGAACCAAATTAAAAATACGGGGGATATTAATACCCACAGCGGCCACACCGTAAGTCGCCACAATAATCTTATTAGTACTAGTTTTAACGTCATCGTATTCTTCTTTTCTATCTTTAGTCTTAACCTCACCAGAAATAAAAACACTGTCAGCTAGCTCGTTAACTATGAATTTTCCAGTATCGATTCTATTAACAAGCACCAACGTGTTGCCGTTGTCGGCTATACCTTTGATCATTTTACTGATATAAGCCATTCTATCATCATCGGTAACCAAGTATTTTAATTCTTCTGCGTAGGTTTTAAATTCAGGTAAATCTATCAACTGAGCAATGTTAACGTGACAATTGCTCAGTACACCTTTTTCCTGTAATTCGTGTGCTTTAATGCCGCCGATTACAGGACCAATACTGGCAAAAATACTTTCGTATTCAAATGCTTCCTTGGGCACTGTACCCGTTAGACCCCAACGTACTGGTGCGTTAGCAAGATTTTGTGTAAGCAAATTCTTTAATACTTCAGCTTTTGCCATGTGTACTTCATCAACGATTACGCAAGACACGCCTTCTAAAAATTCAGCAAGTGACACAATGTCATGTTCTAAGTTTTTACTTTTCTTATCTAGTATGTTAAGACTTTGCCATGTACAAATAGTGTGTGTTTTATTTAGATCTTTACGATCACCGTAGTAAACACCCACGTCAAGATCTACGTTAATAAAATCTTCTTCTGTTTGTTCAACAAGACTCTTATTAGGTACAATAGTAATCGTTCGTCCTAACGGTTCGCATAACTGTGCTAACGTGGCTGTGGTAATTGTTTTACCAGCGCCTGTGGCCACTTCTTGTAAACTTTGCGGATTCTCAAGAAAGTTATTAATAGTATCTACTTGATAGTCGCGCAACATAATAGGTTGACCTTGTTGCTGATGACCTTTAGGCCAAGTTTTTCCTTGGTCGGCCCAGTAGGATTCTGTTACTTTAGAGAACGATAGATTTGTGGGTTGTCTTAAATCTTCTATAGAAGAAACGTCGACTCCTGAGCTATCTAATAGACTTAATATCTTTGGTAACTGATTGATGTAACCGGTGCCACCGATGCCAAACAATGTTACTTGACCATCCCATCTGCCTAGCTTGTAAGCAGGATGATACTTGGCATAAGGAATATCGTACTTGAATGCGTTAGATAGTTTTCTACGCATTTCCACACTGAGACCTTCTATCTTTATGTTAACTTCATCTTTAATTATCAGCTTACACGATGACATCAACATTTCCTTGAATGGGCTTCTTATCCCCATAATATATAATTAGATCAACGTCGTTACAGTAAACATAACTTTTACTATTTCTAAAACTTGTTGTAAACGATATCACACTTTTAGGCTTCCATTTGTCTTTAATGAAGAATTTAGGTAACTTTCCTGCGGCAATACCAGCCACCTGTGATTGGTTTGAAAGATTTTTATTGTACCCCAATTCGGAAATGATTTTGTTAAACCCAGCTGGATCATTGCCTTGATTAAATCTGAAATAAATTCCAATGTGGTCATCGACACCGTTGGTTTTTAATGCGTCCGAGAGCAAATTTAGTGTTTTTTTGTTCACAGCAGAGTCGTGTCCGTCAAAAATTACTAGCAACGGCAGTCTATTAAGACTTTTTAAACTGTCAACCACATCTACTAGAGTATGCGATAAACTGTTGATAAAAATATTAGTAGCTGGTCGTTGGGCGATAGCAGTGGTCAATGAAATATTCGGTGTTTTTTCATAGATTTCGTACTGATATCGGATTTTACGGTCATTAAGTAATAGCACGTTATTGTCAACAAGTGGTCCAATATCACTCTCTAGTAGTTTTTTTAAATTTTCATTAGTTGTGTTGCCTATGGCAAAATTGATTTTGGAGGTTGTTAATATGCTATCGATGTCTTCATAAAATTTCATAATTTTCCCGTCAATTTCGAAATTTTCTCGAAGAAATTCACCTACTAGTAAATGAATGTTTTTTTCGGTAAGTGCCACTGAAAAATGTCTAGTCCCGTGAGTGGATAATGGTCCTTGTAGTCGGTTGTTAAGACCGGTGAGTTTGTTACGAAGTCTCTTGTCATAGGTAAACTCGATGATGAGGGCTTCTGAATCTTCGGAATCTATGTAAATTTTACGAATTTTTTGAATTACTCTAAAAGGTTCAGACCATAAATTGTTATCAAGCACATTGTGGATGTTGCCAACGATGCCTTCTAGGTGTGTCGTATTTTCTTTGAAGATTTTAGTCAATAATTTCGATTGACTCTCGGTCAAAAAGGTACTTTGTGTCAGTTGTTGAGATAAACTCAGTAATATTCTCTTGTCTTTTGAAGGAAATACTTTTTCAGTCAAAAAAGCATTGTTAAAAAGGTGTACTAGTAAAGCATCGACAGTCATCATAGTAAATTATAACATACGTTTGTAATAATGTCAATTATAGTGTGGCATCTTCCATGCCAGCCACTCGTAATTTTATAATATTGCTAAGTTGCCACTGTTTGATGTCAAGCGCCTTGGTAATGCCCAGCCATTTGTTGCGTAGCAAGGCAAACTCGTTGATAATTTTTTCATAATCAACAACGTCTGCCTCACCTTCCACAAATTTTTCACAATCCCTTGATGATAAAGCTCGTTGGTACGTCTCTAAATACTTTCTGAACATTTGACTTTTCAGTCTACGTAGTTCTATATTCAAATATTCTAATATTGCTTCGATTTCTTGTAGTTGACTAAATCGTTGTTCCACAATACCCGGCATACTTGCTGAAGCTTTTTCTATGTTGCCCGAAATACGAGCGTCGCCTCTAGCTGCCTGTAATTCGGTTTCATAATATGCCACAGCATCTGGAATATTTGAAATATCCTTAGAAACTTTTGAATACCAACTCATTTAATCCTCGTCTTCATCAAAATCCCAATTATCTTCCTCGTCTACACTTTCTTCACTATCTTGATCAAGATAATATTCGATTGCTTCGTCAAGATCTGAATCGTGGCCCAGCGAATCTTTTAAAACCTTGTCGCTGATGCCATGATCAGCAAGCAAATCCACATAGCGTTCAGCTAACGACTCCACTGCTTTTTTGTCAGCATATTCTTTAAATAGAAGCCATATATCGGCAATTTGATTTTCGTTCATTATTCGGTCTCCTGATCTCCGTCACTAGTAGTTATCTCGGAAGGAATAATTTCACCGTGATTAGTAACATCTTTCATGATGACATCTAATCCAGATTTTTCATTTCGCTCCCATGGCTTACGGAATTGTTTGATAATTTCACCATCTTTGGTAATATAAACAAGACTATTACCTTCTTTCTTTAACATGGTCTTGCCTTCAAACAAATCAACTAATCCGCTATAAGGACTCATGCCAGTAGTGTATGGAATTTCTACTTGTACAGTTTCAAACGGCTTTGAATACCGTGTTTTCATAATTTTACATGCGGCGCGAATACCATTAACTGATGTAGTCTTATTGCCATCAGCATCAGTCTTCAATTTTAATTTACGCATGGCAACAACAATAGAGCTGGCATAGATAAAGCCCTGGCCGCCGCTAATCTTGTCATCTGGATCGAACATATCCTGACTTGCGTATGTGTGATTGGTACAAACTAATCCAACATTGTATTGACCAATCATATTCACTGTATTACGTACAAGACTGGTAAGTGCTTTAGGTTTACGGCCCATGTCACCTTTCATATCACCTGCTTCGAACTGATTAACATCTGTAGGAGTCAACAACATGCCCAACGAATCAATAACAAACAGGACCTTAGGTCGGTCTTCCATAGCCTTATACTCTTTCATAAATTCACTAATAGTTTTAGCTACGTCGTCAATCATGGCCATGTTAAGTTTCAACAATTTTTTATCGCTAGTATCAACACCTAATGCGTGTAACCACGATTCGTCCAATGCGTTTTCACTGTCAACTAGAATGACATAGATACCCTGTTCTTGTGCGTTCCTGATAATGTTACCGGAACAAATATAACTTTTGCCGGCACCACTTTCACCGGCAAACACCGTAACCTTACCCAAAGGAATACCCTTGTTAAAATCACCACTAATTAGATAGTTAAGGGCAAAGTTGCCAGTGCTAATCCAATCTGTTGGGTCGTTAAATCCCACGCCCAATCCTTCAATACTCTTTGTTAGAGTTTTTCTAAATTTACTTAAATCAAATGCTTTTGTAGCCATTATTCTTCCTTTTATAATTCGGTAGCTTGTTTTAACCACTACGATCTACTCGTAGGTGGCAATGAGGGCACGAGGGCCCTCATTTTTAAAAGCTATTATTGCTTTTGACGATTGCGAATCATCGCAAGAATGTCTTCTGCTCTGCCGCCGTTAGCGGAAGGTGCAGCTTCTTGTTTGGGTGCTACTGGAGCTACCTTAGCAACAGTAGTGTCATCTTCCCATGGAGCATCTTCAGATTCAGCCACTTTGGTCTTGGCTACTGGATCGCCTGTTGCTTGGCTCATGCCAGCAGGCTTGTAGTATTGGCTCCAGCGATCCATATCAAATGGTTCGCCTTCAACACTTGCTTCGAACATTTCTTTGATAACCTTAAGTTCGACATCGCCTGGCTTTTTAGGCAGGAAGTCTTTGAGATTATACAGGCCGTGCTCTTTTAAAGCAGACTGTTCAACATCGCTTAATGGACGTTCACGACGGCTCCACTTGCTAGTAGAGTAGTCAGCATAACCACCTTTGCTAGTCTTGATAAGTTTGAAGTCAACGCCATGAAGTAGGTCTGTTGGCAGGTTGTCCATTTCTGGATCAAGCAATGCGCCACGAATCAATTGAAAGATTTGTGGGCCGATAATGAATCGACGAATTGGGTTCGAAGCTGGATTTTCTTCTTTAAGGCCGTCTTCAACAACAAAACCTTGGAAGATATAGCTACGCTTTTTCCAATACTTATTGGCCATTTGTTTCAGCGATTCGTCTTTGTACCATGGACGCACTTCTGCTAGAATAGGGCATGTGCCGCCATACATTTCCATACAAGGTACTTGGACTTGGACTGGACGACTATCTGTGCTGCCACTAACTCCGGCGAATGGCAATTTAATCATTGCTCGTTCTGCCCAGAAAAATGTGTTGTCAGAGTCACCGTCTGGTAAGAATCTTACTGTTGCTTCAGATCCTTCTTTGAGATTCCAGAATGGATAAATTGAATTATCACCACCGGAACGTTGATTGTCGGAACCACGTGATTCCTGTTCTTTGAGCTTTGCTCGGATTTCTGCTAAAGATGCCATAATAATCTCCTATTGTTAGCCTTTAATATTTTATGTGCCTATATTGTTTTAGAACCCTCTAAAACAAAAAACGCATACATGTTATTGTATACGTTTTTATTTATCTTAGCAAGAGAAATCTTGCTTAAAAATGGTTTTATCTTGCCAATCCTGCCAGTTGCTTCATACGATTCATTTCGCCGAGACTGCTCAATTTAGCAATTACTTTTTCAGCAATAGGTCCGGCATTATCACCAAATTTCTTTTCGCAAGCAATTTTTACACCTTCTGCTCCTTTTGGAAAATTTCCTTCAACAGTATTGTACATACTCTTAACAAATTCGATTAACTCATCTGCTTTGTTTCCAAACACGTCTTCGACTTTCATTCCTGCTTTAGTGATTGCTTCGCCCAATGTCATTTCTTTACCGGCAATTCGAATAATCGTTTCTGCAGTTGCGCCTGCCTTTTTGGCTTTTTTAATTGCGTCAGCCATACCTTTTTTAGCAAGATGTTTGGCCATATTTTTAGTCTTAACAGTGTTACCAAATTGATCTTTGTTGTCACTTGACTTTTTATAAGGTCCATCGAATGGTGGATCTTCTTCTTTCTCTTCTGCCATTGGAGGTGCTACCGGCGCTGGTTCAGCAGGTACAGGTTCAGCTGTCGGTGCTTCCGGTGCGGCCGCTTCCGGTTCGGGTGATGCCGGTGCCGCGTCCATGCCGCCATCGTCAGCAGGAAATTGGATCTGTGTCAAAATATCTGTGCCGTTTTCTTGGTCTTTAATTTTGATGTAATCTTTGAGGATATCTCTTACATCATGTTCGGGATCGATATCAGCAAGCTCTTTGAAAACATCTGTTAGTTCGTCATCGTCGATAATATCAGAAAGACTTTCAACAGCATTACTTCCGTCAGTGCCCACAGGCATCGGTTGTGCCACTAGTTGATTTAATTTTTCTACAGCTTCTCGTTTGCTGTTCTCATCATCACTAAAAATATCAACACGCTCGCCTATAATATGATTGAGTTGTCTTTCGTAGTCGGCAAATTCTTTTATTTGTCCGCCAATTTCTCGCTGAGCGGAATTGATTGCTCCCCACAAACCGCCCATACTACCTGCCATACCGTTGTTTGGACCTTGAACTCCTAGTTCTTTAGCAACTTGCTCAACAGTCATGCCTTTGGCTAATAATTCTTTTGCTTTGCGATTTACTTCAAGCCACTCCGGTGAAACACGTTCTGCCAATAAATCATCTGCTGATAATTCCTTAACAGGAATGTCACCCTCATCTATCAATTTAAAGATATAAGGGAATACATTTTTAAGTTCTTCATTGAATGTACGAATAGTCAATCTATCTATCCAATCATTCATCACATCTTCTGGAATCTCTTTAGCATCGATAGCATGAAAATTTTCAGCAAATTCAACGTAACGAGTAGCACTTTGTAAACCATGAATTTCTTTTTTAACAGCGTCAATCCGTTCCATCACTTTGGTATGTATGCTACCCATTGCTTCGCTGACCATGGGATTTCTAGAAACATAATGTTTAAACATTCGCAGATTGCTTAATTCTTCGCTAAGACCAATCACATGTCCGCCAATGGAATCGTATGGAGTTCCGCCGTGCGCTACGTGTGTAGCCAATGCTCTAGCACCATTTAAATGTTTGAAAGGATACTTAAATCTTTCGCCTTGAGCATTTTCAATATAGATGCTTTCAATACGTTGAGCGCGACCTGCCGGGTTCTCAAAATTGACTGGGGCACTATGTTTAACAATTAACTTAGCATCGCCTAATTGCTGATAGCTAGTTTTGCTAGTGCCATATAATTTACTTTCAGACATAGTGTCTTCTCCGTTGTTCTTTTTAGACATGAATTCGTAGTCTCTTTTATCTAGATTGCTTTTAGAAATATCCCTAGTATCAAAATTCATCAGGCGTTGTTTGGCAAATTCTCGTAATTCTTGAAGGAAATTGTAAAATTTATTTTTTACAAATTCATCTTTTTCTTCCACAATATCGTTGGAGTAAATTATTACGAGACCGTCTTTTTCTGAAATACTTATATCGATAGCTCCTAATGGAACTCGATTATGATGGTAATCAAAATTAAAAAATCTTGCTAATTCAGGTTCATCCGTTGTGTTACGATCTTCGTCGCGAAGTTTTACTTTGGGAAATTGTGTTCTAATTTTTCCAAATAGTTCTTCAGCAATGTTGCTTAGATTCTTGTTCATACTGATATTTATCCTAAATTAGACGAAATAAAGATAGGCATCGGCATTTCCCAGTCATCGTCTGCGTGTCCTGAATGGCTGCTAATACTGTCAAACACCCGTTCATCCCAGTCCGCTAACACCTGGCTCATGCGTACCATTAGCAGTGTGGCACTGACTAAATCGTCTTGTTCTCCCGATTTCGCTTTGAATGTTACACCGGCTGCTATATATGCTTTTAGTTCAGATATCAAGGGCTTGCTGTTAATTTTCATTTTACCGCTTTCGATTAAGAACTTTAGGCGGGCACTTGCTGAAATCTTACTGCCATGCGTGGTATTAAATCCTTTACGAAATTTACGTACATGACCTTTTCGTACTGGTTCGCTCACAAACAAGCCTGCAAAATTTTCTTCGCCTATGTCCTTGATACAAACCAATCCTGCTTCGCCCACTGTGTTGTTTTCTATAGTCCAATAGAGATTGTTGACAGTTTCACCTGTTTCGTCTTGTATATATTTTAATATTTCCCTAAGAACCTTGATTTGTCCTTGGATGGGTGTTAAATTGTGTTGCCACTCGGCCACTTGCGTAAAACTGGGTAATTCAAATACTTCAATTGCAGCACTATTGCCGCCTGTACCTAAACTAGGGTCTAATGTAACTGCGTACATGCTGTCTCGATTTAATTGTTTATACCAGCGAGTTTGACCCATTCTTTGCGTGGGTTCCTTGCCTTCTAGTCCCGCAAGACAGATACTGTTAATAAGTGTTTCGTCGTAGACTAAGAATTCACAATTATATTCTCGGCGAAAACGCTCTTCACCAATACGGCCACGCTCTGTACGTTCCCATATTTCATCTCTATCGGGGTGCTCATGCCACTTACAAGTGAATGGAAAAAACCCGTTTATGCCAGTTTCTTGTTCATTACCAAATTCGTCAAACTTCTTGTTAGCTTCTTTCCAAATAGTGGCAAATGTATCTTCGTCACTGTTAGGAGTTGAGGTAATGATAGCCTTACCACCAGTTGCCAGTGTGGGAGATATTGATGTCCAAAATTCTTCTGCGATGTTGGGTGGCACAAATGCAAACTCGTCACAGTATAGTAATGATATACTCATACCACGACCAGTGTTGCCCGTAGTTGTTGTACTAACAATACGAGACCCGTTGTCAAATTCAATAGAACCTTTATTGTAGTTTGTCACTCCCGATCGAATAAAATCAGGACACAACTCATAGGCATATCGTATACGTTGCATAATTTCTTGCGAACCCGTATACTTGTGAGCTGAGATTAAGATAGTCTGGTCAGGATGGAACATGGCATACCATAGCAAATAGCCAGCAGCACATGTTGTCTTGCCCATCTGCCTGGGTAACATGTTAATATTAAATCTATGTCCGTGATATGCATCTAGCAGTCTTGTTTGAAACTCAAATGGGTCAAACAACATTTTGCCTTTGACTGGATGCTGTATATAAAAATAATGGCTACAAAAATAATGATATCCGTTATCAGGATCTGAGCAGGCAGCAAGATGCCGAATGTGTTCTTCGGTGAATGTTTCTCTTGCGTGTGCTTTTTTAGTTAGTACGCCGTCTAGACTTTTATTTGCCATATTGTTATTTACTGAAAAAAATAGCCTCCGAAGAGGCTATTTGGCACTATAAACAGAGTGCTAACTGCGACGAATCTTATCGTTCCATACGATCGTTATAATCGTTACGCATACGTTCTTTTTTATCTTTCAATGCTTGTAAACGCTTCTTAGCTGACTCGTCTCCGTCTGCTGCTTTTTTCTTTAAGCTATCTTCTTGTGATTTTTCAAGGCCGCGACGATGTTCAGCATCTACTGAGTTAGGATTGTATGCTTCTTTCATTTTTGATAAAAGTTTTTTACCCGGTTCTGCTTTTTTATCAGCGGCCATTTTATCTTTTGCTGCTTGAACTTTAGCTTTGGATTCTGAACTGTTCCTGTCAACATACTTGCTGTGTGCTTTTTCCTTAGGGCCTGAACCTTCTCTTAATTTGATATCGCTATACAGACCTTTGAGCTGTTCAGCAATTCGCTCTGCCATGGGTTGCATTGGGTTGTCGCCGCCTGCCACTTTTGGAAATGTTTGCTTTGGTTTATTTAAATCGCCGCCACCTTGTGGCTGAGTAACTGCGTCGATGCCGTAATACATTTCGTCTCCCAATGGCATCCTTTCTTCTTCGTCGTGTCCTGTATCGCCCTGGTCTCCGCCTAACGCTTTCATAACAATTGGCATTTCAGAATCCATTCCATCATGTCCGTGATCCATGCCTGGCATTTCTAAATCCATTTGGCCGCCTTCATCGCCGTCTAGATTGCGTAGTATATCCATTAGATCACGAATGCCGTTTGCGCCGGCACCGTTCATGCTTAGATTCATTGACACAGAATCTTGCTGCGGAGGTGTTCTCATACCCATCATGCTACCAGGCATGTCCATGCCGCATTCTTCAATGAATGATTCATCAACTTCCTTTTCTTTTTCTTTGTCTTTAGGAAAAGCAGCTTTCATTCGACTGCCGTAGTACTCGTCTTTACCGCTTTCGATTTCGCCGTCACCGTCGTAATCTTTCTTGGCTTTGTCGCTTTCTTGTACCGATTGTTGATCCAGGGTATTTAAGCGTGATAATAATTCTTGAAAATTCATGATTGTTCCTTTTATTTCTTAGTAGAAAATAAACTCTTAGCAGGACCTACCTTAGGCATTGCTTCTGCTTTTTCTTTGTGCGTACTCTTTGCTAATAGCTTTTCGTTAACACCTTTTATTTGTGTTAACTGTTTATCCTTGGATGCTTTAGCAACGTCTTTCAAGAAACTACTAATCATCTTGTCTCCAAACAATCCTTGATTGTTGGACTTTTCATAACCTTGCGACAATAATGCTTGACCTTTGTCATCTAACGTCATGTTTTCTGCTTCAATGGCAGCGTTTGCTTCTTCGAGCGGTGTACGTACACGAATTGATTCTCTACCAATACCAGTACAGTTTGCTAACAACTCAGATAGCACAGAACTTGTAGCTGGATAATCTAATTCTACTTCAAACACTGTCATTGAACTGTTCTTAAGTGTGGGAAAGTCTAATAGGTGAGATTGAATAGGAGTATTTTTACCTTTGGTAAATCTGCTTACTTTGTATTGTTGTAGTGCAGTTTCCATAACATCTTCGCAGTTATCCGGAAGGTCGCCCGCTACTTTAATTTTAAAAGTATATTTTTTCTCTTCTACACTTTCTTGTAGGTATGCGCTGAATAGTTTCATATTATAATCCTGATACCTTATTTATTCATATTTTTAAGTTTCTCAATCAAACTATTACGGTCTGAAATGATAACTCCACTGCCTGGAATGTCAATGCCTTCTTCTGGGCCAGCTTTTTGATCAAGTTGTTGTTTTTTAAGCTGAAGTTCAATCATCTTAAGTTTTTTGTCAATTTTAGCACTTTTTGCATCTATAGCATTTTTAAGCATGCCGCCCGCCACTTCAAAAATACGTCCGCTGTATCTAGCTTCTACATTCATACCCAAATCCATTAGATCATCATAGGCATCTGTAGCTCTTTGTGCTAGTGCGTCAAATTCTGCGTCGGCTGCATCGCCCAGTCCCTTGACAGCGGGTAAACTAGCGGCAATTTTGTCAAATTCTGATAAATCTCTAAGAAAAGGTGGCGGCATAACTTTTGCCGATTCCTTCTCTGATTCTTTAATCAGTTTCTTATTTTCAGGTAAGTTGAGCAGTTCTTCTAATTTTTTCATAATAATACTTATCTATTTCTACCGTTAATGAATAAGTCTTGTTCGTTGATTACACGGAACTTTATTCCTTGTGCTTTACACCATGCCATGGCAGCTCGCCATTTGGCCACGTTTCTAACATATTGAATTTGATTATTTTTATTCTTGCCTACTTTTTCTCGTAGTGTTTGATTTTGCGGTTTAACTTCAATTAGCTCCACAAACATTTTGCCATTTTTATCGGCATACTGAATAAAAAAATCCGGAATATAGATAGTTTGCTTGCCAGTAATAGGACATCTGTAAGGAATACTGATAGCCTCACTAGCCCATTTTTGTATACTAGGATGTGTGTCGCAAAATCTCATGAACGCAAACTCCCAAGAGCTGCGATATGTTGGAGTTTTCTTTCCTACATATTTCTCTGGGTTTGTTATTGCGAATTTACCTTGAGCAAATCGACTCATACTCTAATGTTTCTGCTCTCTGTAGTTTCTTCAATTGTTAATAATTTAAAACCAAGAGTACTAGTTTTTTCTCTATAAGCGTTCAGTACTTGTGTAACCACATTACTAAGTTGAGCATCATTGAGAGTTTTGATAGTGTCGAGAAGTTCCATAACTTCAACGTTATCTATCTTGGACTGAGTTAGTAATACTATTGCGGTACTACGTGCAGCTTCTAGATCCCACCCTCTTTTTAAAAAGAATCCTAATACAATATCTATTTGATTAGATGGAAATGTTATTTGCTGTCTAAAATATTTGTCGAAGAAACTTTTAACTTCTCCGCTGCTATCATCATTAATTTTTGATGGTAAATTATAAGCCATTATGGTCCGCCGCCTCCACCAAATTGTATAGGTTTAGCAGATGTTGTTGCTGATGGATTATTCACAGGAAAACTTATTGTGTTTTGTCCACTTAATCCTATTACAGCCGCACTTTGAAGACCGCGGACGGCTGCGCCTGTTAATTCACTTCTTACACCTGTTGATGTTAACGATTTGGCATTTTGATATGTATTTACTGCAGCGATAGCGGTGCTTATAAAATTTGCCGGACTGTCAAATGCCTTGCCAGATCCTAATGCGCCAAACACTGCTTCGGCTCCAGCAAGGAAACCACCTTGACCAAACAGTGTTCTTGTGCCGCCACCGTATATACTTAACGGACTTGGCATAGTGTCATAATGTTCGACACCAAATCCTGGAGGATTACCTTGGCTCACGTAACCTGTGTTATAGGTAACTGCTTCGTAATCTAGTTGCATGGATTGTTCAGCACTTTGTCCTGAACTCATGTCCATAGCGTCATGATTCCAACTCTTGATAATAGGATTTACTAATTTGTAACTATACCAAGCCTTTTTTGCCATCTGATAAATTGTAATATCATTAAAAAACGGCATACTGCTGTTGTTATCTAGACCGTACCTAGAATTCATAAAAGCAGGAGCTTTCATGGCGTTTCTGTTATAGGCTGTACCATTTTTGGCAGCTTGACTGTCTCCATAGTAGTAACCAAAATAATTTTGCCATAGCTGACCAACTACACCTAAATTGTCATCATGAAAGGCAATATTAATAGGTTGGTATTCTATTTTATTTTGTACAACTTTTTTCCTGTTATACTGATTTAGTGTTTCAGTTTGTATAGTAAACTTAGGAAGATCACATTTCTTTACCAGCATATTGATTTCGTTTCTATGCTGATAGGTAAAGTTTAAACTTTTTAATGCGTTGGTATTGATGTTAAACACCACATGAAATAAAAACTTTTGCTTAGGAGCAAGTCTTAAATCACTGTCTACATGGAGCCGTGAAGCATGTTGAAAATCTCCCACATTTCCGCGGGGATTAGTTGCACCACTTACAAATTGATTCCAGGCTTTGCTTGTCATGTAATTATTTATCGACTACAGAAAACTACGTAGTTAATGAAAAGTCGTAAAAAAAGGCTGCTGCCAGCCTTTTTATTTTGATTAAGTTCGGCCTGGGCCGGTAATCATTGACGATGCTGCTACACTTCGGCCAAGGCCTGTAGTGATACCAACACCTGCGCCGCCACCTACCTGACTTGCGTTATCATACTTGATGGTCATGGTGATAGTAACTGCTTCGTTAGCACTGTAAGCTAAGTTGTTATAGTTAACGTTTTCTAGATAGCAACCGTATAGTTCCCATGTTTCTAACACTGTCGGAGCATTGTTGCCGTTGCCGCCGTCTAAGATTTCGTATTTGGTTGTAAACTTATAGTCGATACCAGCTGCTGCAGAACTCATTTCTAAGAAGTCGAATTGTTTCTGTAGTTGCTCGCCTACTAGTTTGCTTACGCTACCGTCTACAGAATCGCGAACGTTTAAAGCCACTGCTGTCCAGCTGTGTCTGCCTGCTAGATAGACTCTGCTGTTGTAAGTAGGGACTTCAATTGCTTCGAATGCCACTGTTGGTCTTGCGATATCGATAACTTGTTTAGTTAGTTCAGTTGCTTGTCCTCCTGTAACGCCAAAACCAATCAAAGTAACTCTAAAGCGATACTTTAACTTTGGCATCAACAAGCCCTGTGAACCAGCTCCACTTTCTAGTGGAACTGTAAAGTTGTTTAATGATGAAATTGCCATTTTGTATGTTTCCTTTTATAATTTAGGATTAACCTAACGCAGCGATTTCACCAGTATTCTTCAAGCGTAGTGGAATAAAGATAAATTCCACAGCCTTGACTGGTTCAATAGCAATGTCTAAGTATAATTCATTTCTATCAATTCTTGCTGGCGTATTGTTACTTTCGTCGCATACAACAATGTAGTCATACAACGCACGTTGTCCTACAAGTTCTAGCATTAAACTTTCTGCTGCAGATTTGATCTGATCTCTAGTGATTTTATCATTAGGTTCAAAGATATATGGTTTAGCCAAAGCACTTAGTTGTCTACGTAAGTAAATTACCAAGCGAGCTACGTTGATACGATCCAATGCACTTGCTGCCTTGGCGCGGGTCTTTTGTCCGTAGTTAACCAAGCCGGTTCCTGTTAGGAATGTGATTGGATTAATCTTAGCTTCGTACAATGTATCACGTTGTCCGTTGTTTAGAGCAACACTGTCAAATTCACCTTCGCTAGTAACATAACCAACTGCAGTTGCGTTAGTAATACCACCACGTCGCACACCTGCTGGAGCAAACCAAGGATAAGCCACTTGGTCATTCAACGCAATAGTACGTAAAATCATGTGACTTGGAGGAACAACAACATTGTTACCAAAGTTATCGCTTGTGAAGCCCCATGGATAGAACATACCCATGTATTCGTCGTAGCTGACGCCGCCTAGGTCGTTGTCTTCTAGTGCCAAACGTTGATTTGTACCCCATGCTAGCAAACTGGTTGCGTCAGGTGTTAAACGAGCCGGAGTATCACCTACCACAAATGCTGTCAAGCCTCTGTCGTAGTTTAATGTGACCAATTCGCCAATTAGTTCTGGATAACCAGGGCAAGCTAACAAGTTAAACACACGACTTTCTTCATCGCGAATTTCTTGATTGCTGTTCACTGTTGCTTGAATAGCACGTACAACAACTTTACGCTGTGCCTTACGGCCAAATGTACCAGATCCGTCGTCTTGATTGCTGCTCACTGTTACCCAACGATGTGGATAGTAAAGAGCCATGCTGGCGTCGTTCATACGAACATTATCAGCATCAACATCGATATAATTTTGTCTAAATTCTTTTACGTTAAAACCACTTCTACGTGTGTTCCATAGCAACATACCTTTTGGATATAGTGCTGGATCTGGAGCATCAAAGTCTAAGAAATCGCTCGATAACAATTCTTCGATAGTTGCTGGTTCGTCACTGGTTGCGCCTGCTGTGTTGTAGCGAGCATCAGCAAACAACATACCGTCTTCAGTACTTTGGTCTGACTTGTCTACCAAGAACCACTTTAATAAATCTTTATTAAATCGATACACTGTTCCCCAGTTTTCAGTATCGCTGCTGTCAACCCATAAGTCGCCAGTCTCTAACGGTGAACCGTCAATCTGTGTTTCTGGCTTGGTAGCACTTACAAGCGGTCCAGTTGGGTCTGTTAGTGGTAATTCATTTAGGTATCCCACCCAATCGTTTCCGTCGTGAATCATAATATCCACTTCGTCAACAACACTGCTATACCATAATGTACCGTTTGCTGTTAAACTTGTTGGAGGATTACTGTTGGCAGAATAAGTCAATGGTTCCCATAAGCTGGCAACATGATCATGATCCCCATCAGGATCTAAATATAAATTAAGAGTACCATTACCTGTGCTTGGCACATATTCTGCAAATCCAAGTGCTGCCAATGGGCCGTTTGTACCATCTAACAAGTGAATATCACCGCCTTCTTCGTGAACAATTTGTAATCTATTCTGACTGTCAACACTGGCTTCAATAGGAGAACCTGATGGTAATAGTGTATTAATAGCAGTGGCCACAGTTGCGGCATTAGCCACAGCAGGTGTTGCGATAGTAAAACTGATAGTAGCATCATTAGTTAGTGCGGCTGATCCTTGTTCTGTGTAAGCAATGTCAAAAGTATAACTTGTGCTTTCTCCGCTTACAACAAATGTTAAGTCATTAGCTGGAGTGGCGCCGCCAAGGGCAGTACCTAAAATCTTCAGCGTATTACCTGATTGATAGCCTGTGCCGCCAGTTGTTATTGCAACTGTTGTATTTGTACTAGAGTATGTGGTTAATACACCCGTTTTAGTAACAGTGGCTATTGCGCTTGCGCCTGTGCCTGTAACCGTGGCAACTGCTACTGCTGTGTATGTAGCGGCAGCGGACACACTAGTTCCAGCAAGGGTAGTTACCGCAGTTAATACTCCAGCATCGCCAGCAAATGTGCTTGCTGTCACTTTGCTAGATTTAATAGCTGTAGGAGCAGCACTTTTTCTACGATAGATAGCAAAGTCTGCTTGTTGCGGACTTGTTTCAGTGGTGTTATATTTTACATACAATTGACCAGCTGCTAAGTTTGCGCCGCCGCCTGATTTATCTAGCTTGTACAAAGCTGTTGTTGGGTCCGAATACAATGGAGCATCAATTTGTTCAAATAGTTGTGTTGTGCTATTGTAACGTTTTGCTCTCCAACGTGCGCCTAAATTAGGTTCTGTTGTTTTAATCCACACACTTCCTGTAGGAGCATTTAAATCTCCAGTCTTCCATTGAGGAACGCTGGTGTGAGGCGCCATTGATAATAACACTGTGTTAGTCCAGCTATCGTCCCATGCTGTTGTCCCAACTTGTACCCATGTACCACTGCTATTTCTATACCATACAGTCATTGGGTGAATTGTGGTTAAATCTGGTTCTGTAACATCGTCGCCTACTGCTACAACAGCATAACTGCCATTCTTGCCAACACTGCTAACAGGGCCGCCTGTTAAAGCATTTACTTTGGTTGGATCTGTAATTACTAAAGGTATTTTGTTAGTGAATGTTTGGCCGCCTGTTACAGTGGCAGCATCTCCGTTCCACTCAAAGATACCCCAATTGGTGTTGTCAACATCTAACCAATAGGTTCCATTATTAGGTTCTGCTGCAGGAGCGCTGGCACTAGCATCTAGCTCGGCTAGATCTAAATCAGCACGTACTACATAAGCACGATTGCTAACACCTAATAGACTATATGCTGCCTGTAAGCCATATTCATTCTGCTCTCCAGCATGAATTGGATTGTTGCTCGCATCTGTCTTGAATAACGGATCGCCAAAAGTATCTCCAAGATCTTTTTGACTTGTTAGAAGGTAAACTTTGCCTGCGTTGGCCTTTAGTGTACCTGGAGCAGTGCCGTCTCCTGCACTGTTACTTTTGTCTTGAGGAGAGGCAACCACAATCATTGGGACTGTGCCGGGCTCCGCTGGTGTATAAAATGATTCGTCAATTACTTTGACTTCTACGCCTGGTGAACTTAATGCCATATCAGCTTCTCCTAAGGGTTCTTGTTCTAAATGTATTTAGTGTATTTTGGCAAAATCTTACGCTAATACACCACTGAAAAGGGAAAGAAAAGGTGCGTATAAATACAATATGTCAAGACCGTTATGTATTTGTGGATATAGACCAGCTGCCGTTAACTATGTTAAGAACGGTCGCACTTACTATCGTAAGAAATGCGAAAGCTGTCTAGCGGGCGGAGTAGGGCATGGCATCCCTAAATGGTATTTGGATGGCTACCGAATGAAAAATGTCTGCGATAAGTGTGGCTTTAAAAGCAAACACAGTGAACAGTTTAACGTCTTTCACGTGGATGGAAATCTCAATAACAGCAGGCCATTGAATCTAAAAACTGTTTGTGCCAACTGTCAGCGTACTCTAGCCAAAGAAGGCGTTAAATGGTCGCAAGGTGGGCTTCAACCAGATTTTTAATTTGAGAGAACAAGTCGTCTATTGTTCCGTTGTTATCGATTTCTAAGTCAATGCCACGGCCAATCCAGGCAGTTTCGCTAGCGTGGATTCCTAATCGTTCCATTCGCACTTTACTAATAGACCAGCTCATATTACTATGACCTTGGTTAACGTTCCACGCATCTTGATACCATTCAGGATCACTGCCGCGTACTACACGCACCACTTGTCCGCCTGCGTTCTTGATGGCGGTAATTTCATTAGGGAATCTTACATCGCTGATAACAATGTTATCCTTAGTTTTACGCATCTTATTTTCCAAGCTGGCAATCCAGATGTCATCGTGAAACCCGTTGCGGCAAACTTCTGTGCCCCATTGTTGTAAGATCCATCTAGGAGTTAGAGTGGGCTTGTTTAAGCGTTCTGCCCACCAAGGGTCAACTTGTTCGCGCCATTCACGAGCTTCTTTGGTACGACCTTCTAGTAGTGTTCTGTCCCATCCGAACACTGCAGCAACAGCATCTTTAAGTGTGTTGGCAAAACTATCTCTTCTAAAACCATGAAAGTTTACCAAATAATCTGCGGCAGTATCTTTGCCCGAACCAATGAATCCCACGAAGCCTATAATCATACTATCTCCTGCTGATAGTATATATATTACAGGATTTTTACAATAAGGTCAATAGTGATTGATTAAACGCCGTACTTATTTCGTTTAGGTTTAGCAACTGTACTGATTTTGTTAACGCTATCTAATTCTAAACTGCGCATGTCTCCGTGATTTACATCATCGTAATCTGCGCCCACTGCTTTGGCGGCTTTTTTGAACATTTCGTTTTCAATTTCTGTATATGGGTGTACAGTTTTCCTTTTGCCATGCCAGCTTTTGGCATCAATGTCGGGTACAGTTTTGCCATCAGTAGCAGCCATGGCTTGGCCTAGTTTAAACGACACATAATCACTATTCATTTTTTCAGCATCGCCGTAAGTGCTTATACCACGACTAGATTGACTGTGTCGCTTGGTAATTTTAGCCTGTTTAGCTTCTGAAATAATTTCTGTAACTTTCATTCGCAATTCCATTTACGCAAAGCAAGTGCCTTGCGAGTTGGTTCACCATTGGGCTTTTTCATTGGGCCGTCAACTCCGCCCATTCTAGCACAGAATGATTTACGGCGTTTAGCATCCTTACTGCCTGCTTTTAATTTACTAGGTTTAGTAGTTACTGCTGTTTGTAATTTGCTACCAGGATTTTCACGACGGTAGCTGGCAACGCCTTTGGCATTTAGGCCACCAGCTTTACTTTTACCTTCTTTTCTACGCCATGCGGCAGATTCTGAAATAATTTCACTAACTTTCATAATTATCCAATCACAAATGTCATGGGCGTACCGCCCGATACTAGCGTTTCAAGTTCTTTATCCAGTGCCGTAATTTCTTCTTTGCTGGCTGCTTTAAGGTCACTTCCGTTAAGTTGTGTGCCACCGCTTGGTCCAGCAATTTGAGCAAACTTGCTACGAGCTTCGCCTAGTATACCTTTACAAACTGCTAGACTATAATCTCTAATCCATTGCTTGGCATAAAGATCATTTATAAGGTTGTAATCAGGTCTGTAGTTGTGGCAACGAAGCATAAGTGTTTCACCGTCAACAAACGGTCTTTGTAATATTCTTAAGATATGACTTTGCTGAATCCACTGAAACTCAATATAGCTACCAAACATACGGCCAACCATTTCTTGATACTGCGCAAACATATCATAAGTGGCAATGCCGCCCATCATGGTGCTGTTTAACAAATATGTGTTGGTATAAGCAAGGTTAAATGGTTCAAAGTTAGTGCCTGTGCCGCCACCTGTTCTAGATCCTAGCGTTCGTCTAAATACACTTTGTACAGCAATGACTTCATCGGGTAATCTGTAATCGTTTCTGTCTTTTTCTAGCTCTAAAAACATATAACTTTCTTCAACGGCATTTGGGCTACGTTGTCTAAAGCGGTTGATAGTTTTTTCCAGGGCTGTTTCAAAGTGAATAGGGTCTAGTTCGACATCGATCATGCCATCAGCCAGCATAGTGCGGCAGTAATCGTATACTTTTTGTCTTTCAGCTTGTGGATTTGTTTCTGACATTTGGTTCTCCCACTATATTTATTAATAAATATACTACTATGCCACGTTTATCACTATACCGCCCTGAAAAGGGCAACGATTATAAATTTATAGATCGTTCTGCCAGCGAGATGTTTCAAGTGGGCGGAACGGACGTATATTTACACAAGTACCTAGGACCTGCAAATCCCAGCGATGCCAATGCCACCGCTGATCAACCTCAATACGATGCTGTGAAAGAAACAAACATTCAAGATTTGTTATTTCTTGAAAACCGTGACAGAAAATATGATCCTAGCATATACAGATTACGCGGCGTATACAATGTTCAAGATTTAGATTTTAATTTAAGTCAGTTTGGATTGTTTTTAGACAACGATACAATTTACATGACCATGCACATAAACGATTTTATTCGTTCAGTGGGCAGGAAACCCTTGAGTGGTGATGTTGTTGAATTACCGCATATTAAAGATGAATTTGCGCTCAACGACATTGATGTCAGCTTGCCTAGATATTTTGTTATCAGTGATGTGGGCCGTGCCGCAGAGGGATTTAGCCCCACATGGTATCCGCACTTATATAGATTAAAACTTACAAAAATTGTTGACAGTCAACAATATAAAGAAATATTTGATCAAAAGGTCGTTGACCCTATTACAGGCGAAGAGACAAATACCACACTACGCGATATTCTAAGTACACACAATAAAGAATTACAAATAAACGATGCCTTAATTGCTCAAGCAGAATCTGATGCTCCTAAGAGTGGCTACGAAACCCAGCAGTTTTATACACTAGCAGTCGATGCTTCTGGTAGGGCAGCATTACAAGGTGTGGACGATTCTTCTGCCCCTCCAGATGCGTCAACTATGACCATGGACGCAAGTCGTGTGGCCAAACGTCCTCAACGTAATGGTTATAGCGGTTACTTGACAGGCGACGGTATTGCGCCTAACGGGGTAGATTTTGGACATGGCATACAATTTCCAAATGGAGCTTTGGACGGTGACTTCTTTTTACGTACTGATTTCTTGCCTAACAGATTGTATAGATTTGACAGTACACGATGGATTAAATTTGAAGACAATGTGAGAACTACACTAAGTAACACTGACACTAGAAATACGCTTAAAGGTACATTTATTAATAATAGTAATAAAACAGGTGTGGATATTGTTGCCAATGATTTTGTTACGCCCGTTGCTGACACTACAACGTTGTTGACTACAATAACTTATACTGCTGGCATGTATGCCACTGCCAGTATAGGAGATGGCATCTTCCCAACAGTGACAGTTACTTCGGGTCTTGCTGGCAAAGCCTTGTTGACATTTAGTGAGACAGCGCCTGCCAATAAACAAATTGCTTGGAAATTGTATAGCAGCGCACAAGAACAACGAATAGCAGTTAGTAAAGCGTTGAAACCCAAGGCAGATTTATAATGCAATATTTTTATGACGGTCAAGTACGTCGCTACCTATTACAGATTATTAGGTTACTAAGCAACTTTGTGGTCAAATACGGTGACGGCAGTCTTGTACGTGTGCCTGTAATGTATGGCGATGCCGATAGACAAGCGGCCAATATTATTAAACAAAACAGTGAAAATACCATACTGGCTGCGCCACGTATAGCAGTATATATTACTGAACTAGAATTAGACATGAGCAGAATCAGTGATTCTAGTTTTATTAGTAAGGTACATGTGCGTGAACGAGCAGTAAATGAACTTACCGGCGAGTATACTTCTAGTCAAGGCAACAACTATACTGTTGAACGACTAATGCCAACGCCATTCAAACTGACAGTTAAGGCAGACATTTGGTCAAGCAGTAACGATCAAAAGTTACAAATACTTGAACAAATTTTAATGTTGTTTAATCCCAGTTTAGAAATACAAACCACTGACAACTATGTGGACTGGACCAGTTTAAGTGTGGTAGATTTGACACAAGTGGTTTACAGCGGCAGAAGCATACCAGTGGGCACTGCCACTGAAATAGACATAGCAACACTGACTCTTCAGACTCCTATATGGATCAGTCCACCTGCTAAAATTAAACGACTTGGCGTCACTACCAGTGTTATCACTAATATTTTAAGCTCATTGAATAATTCCAACGGAGATTACGTGGAAGGATTGGGCAGTGACAATAACATTTCAGGATTGACTAATCCGCCTACAGATCCATTGTTTGGTCAAACCACAACCATAGGTAATTTTGACATAGAAGTTGTAAATGGGCAAATTAAACTTATCAGTAACGAAGGAACTTACCTAGCATGGAGCATGTTGATACAACAACACCCTAATGTTTATCATCCTAGCCTAACAAAAATTTATCTTAGACAGCCCGATGGCAGTTATGTAGTAGGTTACATTGCGATTAGTTCCTTAGATGACACCATCATGGTAGTCGACTGGGATTCAGACACCTATCCCGGCAATACATTGATTTCATCAAGTTATAGAACAAGCACTGGTACATTTGATGCCATTATAGATCCACAGCAAACAGGCCCTGTAAATCTAGTAGTGGGAACTCGCTACTTAATCCTTGAAAATATCGGCGGCGGCCTTAGAGATACTTTTGAAGCTGTTAACAGTGTCAAACGCATCAACACCAACACCTTACACAGAAAAGTCAATGATCATAAGGTATGGGTCAATGGTGTTGAAGTGGGTTCGGGTAGTGCGAGAATTCCTGACAATATTGATACTGGTAATTACTATATTGTACTAGATGCCATGGCGCCCAGCGGTAGTGAAATTGTCTACGAATTGATCATGAATGAAGACGGGCCCGATGCTTGGAAAAACACCGACGGTAGCGACACTGTGGCAGCAGCCAATGACATCATAGAGTGGACTGGCACAGACTGGGTGGTGGTATTCAGTGCCCAGGAAAACATCAACAATTTGGTTTACTTAACAAACATTTACCCTGGCAAACCTGATGTACAATACAAATGGAATGGTGTTGGCTGGAGCAAGAGTTTTGAAGGTGTGTATCGCAAAGAGGATTGGCGTCTTGAACTCTAAGGAACGTATTGTATGTAGTGGTGCGCTGTTTTACGCAAAAAACACCAAACGATTTTTGCTGTTACAAAAAGCCACTGGCAAACATCAAGGCACATGGAGTCTCGTGGGTGGTACTGCTGAAGATCAAGAAACACCATGGCAAGGACTTCAACGTGAAATTACTGAAGAAATAGGTAGCATACCTAGCATACTTAAAACTGTGCCTATTGAAACTTTTGTAAGCAACGACACAGTTTTTAATTTTCACACTTATCTATGTGTGATAGGAGATGAATTTGTTCCTGTACTTAGCATGGAACACAGTGGGTGGGCATGGACCACTATTGATCATGCTCCTAGACCGTTACATCAAGGATTACGTAACAGTCTTAGTAGTCGTATAGTCCGAACAAAATTACAAACTATATTTGATATCATTGACTTAATTTAACTGTCATCGCAAAATCATTAAGCATATGTTGCATTTAATGTAAACCATAATGTTGAACTAAGTGCAATATATTCTAATCCTGAACTTGCCGCTAAAGTAACACCAGTATTTGTTCCAGCATTATTAAGTTGGCCTCCATATGATGGATATACTATTATGTCAACTGCTAGATTATTTCGAACAACAATACGTTCGCCGCCCACGGCTAAAGGTAATAGTATTCCAGAGCCGGCGCCGCCTGCAGTGACCAAGTTTATTTGACGTGTTAGTAGTGTAGCGCCGGCTTGTGTTGTTCCAGCTGAAGTTACTGCTACATTATTACCAAACGCAACAGATCCTGAGTATTGTGCTAGACGAATCAAACCAGTGTCTAATACTTCAATGCTGGGTATGCCCGACACGTCATTTACACTGAAAATAGTGCCGCTTAAACTATTGGTAATACTGAATAGTTGGCCCGCACTCCCTTCAAAGCTCAATGTGCCGTTGCTGGTGGCATAGGCTTTTAATGTAATATTTTGAGCTGCCAAGCTGGCGTCGGCGCCGCTGAACACTATCTGTGGATCAGCCGTGGAAGAGCTAATGTTTGGGGTTATTACAATATTTTTATCTGAATGTGCCATGTGTTATCTCTCTTGTATTTATTAGATTCCGTAACGACTGCGGAGTGCGTTAAAATTCTGCTGTACTTCCGCGGCTGATAATGCTCGGTTGTATATTTTTGTTGATCCTATATTTCCAGAAAATGCAAAACTACTCAAATCACTTCTAATTCTACCTTGATCTATACTACTTACTCCAGTTCCACTAACTTGATAAGTTCCTGCGATTATAGGAGGAGTTCCTAAGTCAACACCATTTTTATATACTTTCCAGGCAGTACCGGTTGATGCAGAAACAACAATGTTGACCCAAGTGTTTATGGATAATATATTATTATGTTGTATATAATTCCCTGGAGCTAAAGATATTTCCAAATTGGATGCTGATTTTATAAGCATTTCATATTTTTCAGTTACATTAGAACCCAATAATGCTGCATATGTTTTTGTACTATTAACATTAAACCATATATCTACACTAATAGAATTTTCGACAATACCACTAGAAGATATAGATAGGAAATTATTACTACCATTGAAACTAAACGTACCATTACTAGCATACGTTAAACTATTTGCCGTGATTGTACTATTATTTGTAAGATCAAGTATTGCTTGTGTATTTGATCTGCTAGTGTCTGTATATGGTGTAGGAAATGTACCAAACTCTACCTGAGCACCACCTACTAGGATAAACCCTGCAAAAGAACCATCGGTAATCCCGTAGCGTGCCGGATAGGCAATAATAAAGTTTACGTTTCCTGAAGCTGTTCCTTGTAGTCCCTGACGTTGCCATGAACCTTTTTGCGACATATCATATTCTGTTACATATCCTCCAGATAGTGCAGCAACAGACGCTCCTTCAATTGAAGAAAACATTCCATTAATATTACAATTAACGCTCAAGAAGGTATATGCAGACATTGCATAACTTTGACCGGCGGTCATCGGTGCTGTTTTAAGTATATAAGCATAAGAGTTGCCAGACCACGATGCTGATAAGGCTCCAGACGTATACTTGCGAACTTGTCCTAAGTAAGTGCCTGCTGGTCCAGGTACTCCTGGATCAGTATATGTACTGCTAATTGTCCAACTAATACCATTCCAAAAATGCAGAGTTTGTGTTGGCCAAGTATAATATCCATCTAACGGGTGTAAATTTGTAGTTGGTGCGCCTCGCCAAGACTTCTGCGTATTGGACATGTCTGTGTATAACACTAGACCATTAGTGACTACTGAGGGAGAATGATTAAGACTCATAGTCCAAACCTACCACGTATCGCGTTAAAATTTTTTTGAATTTCTTGAGTCGATAACTCTCTGTTGTATATTCTAATAACTGATCGTCTTCCATAATGCTTCCACCCATATAGCGCACCAAATTGGATGCCGCCACCGTCATATACTGCTTTGCCAGCAGTATTAGGAGTTGATCCTACACCTTGATACACTCCGTTGATGTATAATGAAACAGTATTACTCATTCTGTTCCATATCATAGTTCTAAGTTTCCAGTAGTTAAGGTTGCTATAAGGTGCGTTTAATGATATTGTAGGTTGGTCGCTGTACCCACTTGCTGGATTGTTTGATTGTCCAAATACAAACTGAGTGTTTCCTACTCCGTGATTCCAGTCAAAACCCACACTGCCTGCGCTGTACGCTTGACCCGATGCCACTGTGCCAGCATCCGCTTCTGGATAGTTTACAGAATATGTGTATACTGATTCTTCAATAGTCCATGCACCGTTGGTAGATGTTAATACACTACTTAAACTTGTTGAGTCAGCCACAGACACTATAAAAAAATTACTAACGTTGCCACTATTTTGTAAATAGCCTGCGCTGACAAATTCACCACTGCTGATTGTTCCGTGATTGCCGTTTCCACTTATGTCATACCAGGTAGATCCTGTTCCAGGATAACTCTTAACATTGGCAGCATCGTAGTGAAGAACTAAGCCTGTTAACGTGGTAGAAGTATTATAATTTACGCTCATAATCTATAGTTTGTTTACACGTATCCCAGGCCATTCCACGACCTACAGCTTACTCTAACATCTTTGAATATTCCAAATGTAGGATCGGTATTATATAAACTACAATCAACATATACAGTATTATTTGTTCCATAGCTAGCCTGGTATAATAATTTAGATCCGTTGTAGTGTCTTATAAATCCATCAGTGTCATATACTATATAGAATTTCTGATTTTCATCCCATGTTGTGCCATGCGCGATTCCGGCGCCATTATTATATGTGTGGTAGTTATTCATGGTATACGGATAAGCACTATGATCAATAGAACTATAATTAGCATCAGCTGTTGGATCTGTATTCCAACCTATCATGGCATATGATGCACCATTGTCGCCACCACCAGCAGCGGCTCGTTTACTAAACTCTATGGTACAAGGAGCACTGAATGCCTGTGTACTGTACGCTTGGCCGTTCCAACTATTGTTGTCTGCGTTTTTGGTAAAAGTCACAGTGTCGGTGCCATTATTCGACAAGGACATATTGGCGCTAAATGAATATGTAATAGTTTGATAACCAAGAAAACGTTCTTTAACGGCATTAAAGTTTTGCTGTACTTCTGCTGCTGTCAGTGCTCGACTATACAGAGAAGTGTGCGCCACTGAGCCGTTTAACCAATAATTATCGTTTAATGTTCCAATAGTGAACGGTAAAGTGGCGGCAACACCGATACCGCCTGTGTTAGAGTGTACAGCAACTCCGTTCTTATAAATTACACGAGAGCCGTCTGAGTTCAAAACAAGTCCTAAGTTGACCCAAGTATTCACAGTCACTGCATTTCCAATATTGCCGCCAGTTGCGGCACCTGCATAATAATAAATTCCTCCACCATTTTCTATTCCAATATATGTATAGGCATTACTCTCTTGAGTACCCATTAACTGATAACCGCTTGAGTGTGATAACGAATTAAATTTCACCCAGACAAAGAAACTTCTAGCTCCTGCGTCTACTTTGTGTGTAAATGTAATTTTGTCATTGACACCATCAAACACAATACTTTTAATATTTTCAGTTGTATTATTGGCTCCATTGGTCAATATGCCGTGATTGTTATTACCACTTATATCAGTCCACTGTGGGCCATCATTAAAATTTGAGTTTGGTGTAAATGTTCCACCACTTAAAAATGTATGTACAGTACTAAGTGTTCTAGTTTCTGTACCAACGGAGTAGGAAATTGTTGTTACGATGCCACCAGTGGCCCGCTGCACGCCTGGATAACGAACAATAACTACACCACTGCCGCCATCTTTAGCATGTGGTAAAGAATTATTTCCTGATCCACCACCACCTCCTCCACCAGTATTAGCAACTCCTGCAGTGGTACCATTGGCACTGCCAGTACCGTCAGCACCCCTGCCGCCGCCGCCAAAATATCCAGTTGCTGACCCAATACTGTTAGTTACAGTAAAAGGCCCGTTGGTATAGACGCCACCGCCGCCACCACCGGCAAACCAACCTGGTGGAGATCCACCTACACTGGCAAATTGTGGATAATATCGTCCGATGCCGCCGTTACTTGCAGTTGACGGACCGCCCCCAGTTGCTGTTCCGCCTGCGCCACCCCCGCCTGAACCTTCGTGTGGAGCTGAATGATTGAAATCTTCAGCGATAGTTGGTCCGCCTGGCCCTCTGCTGCCGCCAGGAAAACCGTAGCCAGTGCCGCCACCGCTGTTTGTTTGTGTGGCTAGGCCGCCGCGAGACGCACCTGGATTTGAAACTCCAAAATAGTAGTCGCCCGCGCCGCCGCCGCTGCCGCCATTTTTATACACGCTGTCCGTGTAGAAGCTTTCATTGCCACCACCACCGCCTTGTGCTATAATATCGCTGAATGAGCTACTGCCACCTTGAAATCCGTGAGAATTATTTGTCGTGCCGTAGTTGCCTGTAGTTGACCCACCATAATACCTACCGCCCTGGCCTCCAGCACCCACAGTTACACTTATTCCAACTCCATTCTGAACATATTTATTAGGATGATATACCAAACCTCCGCCGCCGCCACCACCTGCAGCGCCATGACTACCACCTCCACCTCCACCTCCACCCACTACTAGCACTTCCACACCTGGATTATTACCAAATGTAAAATAATCACTAGCAGTAAATGTGTGAATAGTATCATTGCCCGAAGTGGTTATTATTCCACCGGTGGCTTGTGGTGCTCCACGATAGCGAATAATAACTACGCCCGACCCACCAGCGCCGCCAGACTTTGAAGGGGAATAAGAGCCACCGCCGCCTCCGCCGCCAGTATTAGCAAGCCCTGCTGCGCCATCAGCACTAAAAAATGCTCCGCCGCCTCCACCCAATCCACCTATACCTTGTCTAGTTGGAGATGATGGAGAGTATGTTCCGCCAGCGCCGCCGCCGCCATAGTATGTTTGCGTTCCAACTGTGAATGTACCGCTTGTTGTGAACGTATGTACAGTGTCACCGTTAACTGAAGTTATAGTGCCTCCTGTTGCTCTTGCAACACCAGGATAACGAATAATAACTATACCACTACCGCCTTCACCACCCTTGTTATTACTATTATAATGAGATCCACCACCTCCGCCACCGCCGGTGGATGCGCCTGCATTGCCGCCTGGTTGATTTGCGCCAGCAATGCCATCGATTGCTGGATTTATTCCTGTTGTGTCTCCAAAACCGCCGGGCCCTTCATAACTTGATCCGCCACCACCGCCACCTGCGCCGCCATGCCCTCCTAAACCTGAACTTGGTGGATGTGTTGCTCCACCACCTCCTCCACCAAAATAAAATGGACTTATCTGTGGATATTGACGGCCGTTGCCGCCGGTGGGTCGATTTGGTCCGCTTGCTCCGCGTTGACTGGCACCACCTCCACCTCCTGAATAATGGCTGTTGTCGCCGGACGCAGGATTTCCAGAATTTCCTCCAGAAAATCCTTGACCGGGTGTTCCATTGTCGACAATTCGACTACCACCGTGAGTATAACCTGAACATCCACCGCCCGAAGCGCCAGTACCACCTATGCCACTGTTTGGAAGATATCCATAATATGAACTAGCGCCAAATCCACCGCCAATGGCAGTTATTCCAAAAATACTACTGGTGCCGCCGTTGGTTGCTGAAATTGTAAATTGATGACCTCCTGGTTGTGGGCCTGCGCCGTCAGTTCTATAAGTACCGCCACCTGCTGGTGCGCCATATCCGCCTGCGCCCACAGTCACTGTATAAGCAGTTCCGGGAATAACACTGATGCTGGGATTATAGAGCACTCCTCCGCCGCCGCCACCACCACCCATGTCCATTCCACCACCACCACCGCCTCCAACTACCAATGTGCTCACTGTGGTCAGTGTTCCACTAATACTAGTCGCTAGTCCAATTCCACCATTGCCACCACCATCGGTGGCACCTGCCGATCCTGCGCCTCCAGCGCCACCGCCACCACCAGAATGATAGTATCCTGATTCTATTGCGGCTCCACCGGCATATCCTTGTCCAGGTGTGCCTGGCGCTACAGATTGTCCTTCACCTGTGCCGCCGCCTGATCCACCATTTGTTGGCCGGCCGCTGGTTGCTGTTCCGTCATATGTATTAGTATTATTGCCGCCAGCACCTCCGGCGATGGCTGTGATACTAACAATTCCTGATCCTCCAATAGAAGAATTTCCAGCATTACTAGTATTGTCACCGTTTGAAGTGCGGCCGCTGCCGCCTTGTCCCACAGCTATATAATATGTTCTATCACGAAACATATTGTATGCACTATTATAAACTACGCCACCGCCACCACCACCTCCACCCATTTCAAAACCGCCACCTCCACCACCTGCTACTACCAGTGCTTCTACTGTGGTAGGTCCAGATGATTTTATGTTGTTAGCGTCTAGAGACAATACTAAGTTACTGTTGCTGATAACAGTCCCGTTGGTAACAGTGGCAATTCCTTGACTGGTTAAAAAACGAACAATAACTATGCCGCTGCCGCCTTCGCCGCCTTTATTTGTTACGTTGTAATGAGATCCACCACCTCCGCCACCGCCGGTATTTGCGCCAGCATTTCCGCCGGACGTTCCGTTTGCTGCGGGCACCGCAGAATTGGATCCATTATTGTATCCGGTGCCGCCGAGTCCTGCGATTCCGCTGTATGCAGTGCCGCCGCCGCCGCCGCCAAGTCCACCGTTGCTACCATCACCTAACGAATAGTTAGAGCCTCCACCACCACCAGCCCAATAATAGCCTGTTCCTAAAATACTGTTATAAACTCCGACACCCCCATTTGCCCTATTTGGCCCGTCGGCACCTGCACCACCTGCACCACCGCCACCGCCTGAATAATAACTGCCGCCGCCGCCATTGCCGCCTTTATTTCCTTGACCAGCAGTTCCAGATGGCCCTATAGTAGTTGCTCCTGCTGTGTATCCTGAATTGCCGCCTCCTGATCCTCCTGCTCCACCTATGCCATAGTTTGGAAGATATCCATAATAGGAACTGCCGCCATAGCCACCGCCAATGGCAGTCAATGATCCAAACACCGAATTGCCGCCGTTGGTTGCTGAAATTGTAAATTGATGACCTCCTGGTTGTGGGCCTGCGCCGTCAGTTCTATAAGTACCGCCACCTGCTGGTGCGCCATATCCGCCTGCGCCCACAGTCGCTACGTAAGTTGTGCCGCTTGTTACGGTAAAACTTGAATTACTAATGACTCCGCCACCTCCGCCGCCACCACCCATGTCCATTCCACCACCACCGCCTCCAGCAACCACTAGGACTTCAACAGTTCCACTAAATTGAGGGATAAATGTGCCCGATGTTTTAAACACCCAAACAGTGTTGCTGGTTCCAACCCGGTTAGTTCCTGAAAATGAAGCCATTATGATATGTCCGGTAATACAGAAGGTATTTCATTCCAAGATTTTGTTTTTTCATGCCATATGTAATGTTTGTTATCTTGTGGCATATCAACAGGAGCTGTCCAAACTGTGCCAACTAGAGTCCAACTATCAAACGGTCTTGGGGCAATAAATGCAGCTAAATCTACATTGTAAGTATATCCAATACCTACATGATGATGGGCCACACCGTTGTTATCCAGAACTTGTATAAAGTTTACTGGATCGCCTAAGGCTCCCGATTCGATAAATTCTTGTTCAGCAACAATGATATTTACTACTTGATTGTTTTCTATTTTTGCGTAATGTGCCATTATTCTATACTCCATTTGTTTAAAGGGCATGTTCTAAACTTATATTTAATCATATAATGATCCTACTATATGCTACACTCATAATCCGTACTTTCCTTTTACTGCGTTAAAATTCTGTTTGACTTCTGCGGCTGATAATGGACTGTTATATATTTTAACTGAGGGGACCTGTCCAATAAACCAGCGTTCCCCGGAATCTTGAAAACCTCTTCCAATATTGACATTATTAAAATTTCCAGGCCAGGTATACGAAGCAGCAGCACTCTGTACAACTGATCCATTGTAAAATGATGTAAAGGTATTTCCATTTTTTGTTAGGCAGGCACAGTGATATACCGACGAATTTAGTCCAGACGACACAACAGTCCAAAATTCGTAGTTACCTGACAGGTCTCCAGTAATCCAAACTAAATTTCCTGAACTATTTTGTTCTAATCTAGGTCCGACATTACTGTATGATCCAGGGTATCTAAGCCAATTACAATCTATAGGATTCCTATAATTAGCTACACTATCAGATTTAAACCATATCTCTACAGTAAAATTTGATATACCTGTAATTGCGTTAACTGAAGCGTAGTTACTACCGTTGAAACTAAACGTACTATTACTAGCATAAGTCAAACTCGCGGCTGTAATTGTACTATTATTTGTTAAATCTAATAGGGCTTGCGTGGTAGATCGTGTGTTATTCGTGTACGGTGAAACAAATGTTGAGTCGTTGCGATCTTCTTTAAATGGTGCAGCCCAATATACGGTAATTGGCACATTGAGAGTAGCGCCTGCTGGATTTATTGCCCAATATTTTCCATCGCTGCCGCCGCCTGCACTGTAGAATATAACATGTGCTCTGTACCAACCGTCGCCCATGTCATCGTAGTTTCCTGTACTTTGCCAGCCGCCGATATTGGAATAGTGTGTGTAAATAGGAGTTGATGAATTTAATCCGGATCTGCCCACAGCTGGTTTAAAAAATATACTATGTCCTGTGTATCTTGCTGCTGCACCGCCGCCTGCTCCTGTTACAACACCAATACCTGGATTGCCAGCATTGGTCAAATAGCTGACTCCAGTGGCTGTAACAGGAGTGAGTACTTGTTTATAAACAGGTTGGCCTCTATACGATTCTGTTGTCACAGTTAAAGATGAAGTTACATCCGATGGTGTATTTAAATAGGTGCCTATGCCTATGCCAGCAGAAATATTTGTAGTGGGCGCACCTTGGAAAGACTTCTGAGTATTTGACATATCATAGTAAAATACCAATCCATCTGTGACTACTTTAGGTGAATGAAATAATGACATTATGTTCCGTATCGTTTTCTATGTGATGTTTGGTATTGTTGAATAACTTGTGAAGCTGAGTGTGCGGCGTTGTAAACCTGCATGGCTCCAAAATCTCCTAGCCAATGTCCCCAGCCCCAAAAAATTCCAATACTGCCCATGTTGCCGCCACCAAGTGAACGAGGCGAAACTACATTCAATACATAATCTTGTACACCATTTATGTACATGACCATATTGGTACCACTGGTTCTAACAAACGCAAGATGTACCCAGGCGCCTGTATTGGCCGATGCTCCAGTGCTGGTATAATAATTCCATTGACTGTCGTACTGAACGTAATATAGTTTTCCGTCATTTAATCCGTAACCTACATTAACAGGGCCGCCGCTCCAGTGTGAAAATAATGCTCGCTGACCAGTGGCTGTTGTGCGTACAGAAAAATATACAGTGCAGACAGTTGGTAATGTAAAATCGGTGTGAGCAATATAGTCATTCGATCCGTCAAATGATAGATATTTGATATTGTTAACATTGTCGAATGTGGGGCCGTTAAGCAGCGTTCCTACCCTAGTACCTTGCAAATCATTTAGTGTGGTTCCTGAGTATGACAGTGTTCTGTTGAGATCTACTGCAAAATCTAAATTTGCAGATATGAGACCGGCTCGTGAATTTTCCTTTGACGAATTTATCAAAGAGTCAGCAACTCCGTAGGTGGTTGACATTACTCAATCTCCACCACAAGTTTTTCAACGTCGACTCGCTCCCCATATACTGTGTAGAAACAATCAATCTTAGATGGAAACAACCCACTATTTTCAACATGAACAACATTGTCTTTAATACATAGAACATACAAATTTTGATGTTTACCAATTGGTGTTAAGTTTACTGTGATGGAGTCAGGATCTACAAGTTTGGTCCAGTATTCTGGAAGTTCAATCGTATTACCTTTTAATCTACCTCTTACATAAACACCGTTTTCAGGTCCTTCTAAACTACCATATCGTAATTTCATTCCAGCTCTAGTTGGGTGATCAATTACAAAAGATTTAGTAGTTGCTGCGAATGAACCAACGACTTGAAGTGTGTACACTGGAGCACTAGTACCGACACCAACATTGCCGCCATCTCTGTTCAATAATAAACTTGCTGGAGATGAATTGCTATCATTGTTATATGCTCCGATAACACTACCATTGGTTGTGCTTCCACCTATCCTTAGTTGCTTTCCGCCACTAGTTCCAAACTGACAATGCCATACGTCCGCAGCAGTATTGACGCTAAGTTTATATCCTGGACTTGATGTGCCTACTCCAAAATATCCACTAGTATTAAATACGCCTACTTGTAAAGCATTAACCATGAATGATAATGGATAACTATTATATGTTCCAACGAATCCACCAGGTGTTACGCCACTAACAGCTTGCCATGCATCATGAGCATACATACCCATACTAACAGTGCCGGTCTTTACATGTATTCTAGCATTGCCGCTGCCGTGAACATTCAATTGTCTGTCCCACCCATTGTAATTAGTAGGCGATTCACCAATAGATAATCCACCAAAGGTTTCGCCGATCATGTAACTATTGTGATAAGCAGTAAATGTCCCGGCACTATTAACCTCAAAGCGAACTGTGTTGTTTGTTGCAAATTGTAATGCTCTGGCCGAATCTGTTCCCAAAACAGTTGCGTAGTTATAAGATCCTGAAAATGTTGAGGCAACTGAACCTTGATTACCAAATATGGTGTTTCCAGCAGTGTTTTTTATAACAAACAAAGCGGCGTTTGCACCTGTTGTTGACTCCATTCTCGTTAACACCGAGGCATTTTGAATGTCTAACGAATATCCATTAGCAACTGTGGTGGTGCCAATGCCAACTCCGCCAGTTGAGGTCGAAGTACCAACTAGCACCATGGTAGGAACATCGCCCACATAACTTGCGCCCACTGTATAAAAATGCAACTCTCCCCTATTCCAATTAGGGTCGGTGCCGCTAGCGCCACCGATGCCCGTCTTTTTGCCCATAATGGCAGCATACATCGAGTTGTAACTACCGGAGTTAGAAAGAGCTGAGAATGTTATTGCTGGAGAATAAGAATTAGTTGTATTATTTTCATTATGAAGTGTAAGACCAATACTTTGGCCTCTAGTAGTTCCAGAGCTGCTTCTTGTGATGGCTATAACTGCATCTTTACCATCCGCAGCCCAATTAGTGCCATTAGATGTTAATAGTCGATTATTTCTTGAAGTATAGTGAGTTGAATCTGAATCCACGTTAGTAAAACTAAAAAACTCATCGTTGGGCGCAAGGAATCTGCCTCCGCCATTGAAGCTTGACATTGTAGTTGTAGTTGAGCCTCGGCCAGTTACTGTGGCCAGAGTATCGGCTTCAGCAGTTAGTGGAGTAATGTTTCCTTCATGCCACACTCTATGAGCAACTGCGCCCATGCTCCAACCACCAACTTTTAAGTCAGTACCATCTAATCCTAGTTTTATAGCATATGATCCAGGTCTATGGAAAGTCATGTAAGCAGGGTTAGTACTGCCAGTTCCATATATTTCCAATCCTGGAGTACCTTGAGAACCATCAGCAAATGTTCCAGAACTGCCCCTTGTAATAAACCCGCGGTTTGTCACGGTGGCCAGTGTATCGGCTTCTGCTGTAAGATACGTGCTAGTGTCTGCACTAAGTACGCCGCCAACGCCAAGTTTAACGAATCCAGATGTTCCAAGGTCTGGAAGTTTGACAGAGCCGTTTGCTGTTAGACCACCTGAGAAAGTTGATAGAGTACTGGTAGTGGCGCCTCGGCTAGTAACAGTTGACAGTGTATCAGCTTCAGCAAATGATGTTAAAATAGTAGCACCGTTAATAGTAGCACTTGAAGCACTGGTAAGTTCAGGTACGCTATCTGGAGTAAAGGCAGCAATATTGGTGCCAGCGCCAGGGCTGCTAATGATAAACATTGTGTCCATTGGCGGTGGATTTGTCCCTGTTTGATTCCAATTGGTTGTTAGCCGAACATCGCACTGTGCGTAAGCGGTAGTTTCGACGTAGATGGGTATCCATCGTTGATCACCTGTGCCTGTCACTGATGCGCCCACAGTTACTCTAAAATTGTTTGGGCCAATGCCTATATATTCAACTAGTCTAAGTGTTGATGTTGGACCGCTGCCATAAGATACAGTGTATTTTTTCTTAAGACCAGAACCGTAATATTTTTCCAACAATTCAATTTCAATAACACCAATGCTATTCCAGTCGTTGAAATCCACAGCAACTCTTGCTATTTCAAATTGTTTTGCCTGGTTACCGCTTTGTGGTATTGCCCAATAAAACGTTTTAACTGCCGACACAGGACCTTGATATGCTGTAGAATCGTATCCATCTAACAGTTCAGAGTCTGCAGCTTTTGCAGTTTTACCTAGATATCTTAAATCTAGATCTACAGATGCTAACCCAGTTACGTGTCCATAAGTATCAAGTGTTACATCTTGAATTACTGTTCCGTTAGAATTATCAACACTTGCTTGACTGCTAGTATCGGCATGATTAACTGTGACCGCACCTGTGGCACCAGATATCGTGATTGCATTACCTGCAACTAAACTAGTAACACCTGTATTGGTAATTACCGGAGTTGATCCTTCACCTGTGGCTGTTCCCACGGTAATGCCAGTGCCTGCTGTCATTGAAGCAACATAGTTACCTGTAGTGTCTGTTCCCAATGCCACGCTGTCGGCAGCAATTGTTGTGGCAAAGCTAGCGGTGCCGCTGGCTAAGTCTGTTAGCGTGGCAGTACCAGTTCCTGTAACGTCACCTGTTAATGTAATAGTGACAACTGGGTCGGGCTTGTTTGTTATATTAGTCCAATCGTTATAGTAACTACCGTTTTGTCCATCTAATAAATCTGCGTTTAAGTTAGTGACTACTGTTGTGCTGGTTACTGTCAACGGTGCTGTGCCTACAGCCACTGTTGAAATTAATTCTGTTCCTGATAATTTTGTGTTAGCAGAAAATGCGTTAGTAGTTTTAACCCATGTAAATGTTTTATCAGTATCACCTTTAAGTGTGATTCCGCCACCGTCTGCAGTAAAATCAGTTGCTGCTCCAACTGTAAATGTCACATTGCCTGCGACTGAGTGATTAATGCTAGCTGTAAATTGAGTTAAACTGTTAACAGTTAAGATTAATGCGGCTGCGCCGAAAGCTCCGGGTCCTGTATTAACAGTCAATGACATTCCAGGAATCAAACTTTTAGTATCGCCTGTTGTTAAATTTACAATAGCAGTTACCAATGTTAGTGTGGCCTGTAACCCTGATTTGGCAACAATACTACCTAATTCTATATTTTTATCATCAACAGATACTATGGTAGAATTAACAGTAGTGGTTGTTCCATTAACTATCAAGTCTCCAGATACAGTCATTGTCCCAACTATATCAATTGCTCCGCTTGGCCTAATATAAAATCTATCAGCCATAGTGTTAGAGGTTGCTCCGCTGGTTCCAACCTGAGCAGTTCTAAATACAATATCTCCGCTGCCGCCCGTGCCAGTGCCATTACCTGCTTCAATTATTGTATTAACGCCTACTTGATTCGTACCTACAGAGATTCCAGAGCGGAAAGTTGCTATTCCTCCTAGGCCTAAAGTTGAGGCATCGCCCGCGCCTATTGTCGCGGCTCCGCCATTTCCACTGGTTGCACCACCAGGGCCCGCTTTTAATGTTAAACTAGTACCATTACTAGTCACTCCAGTCGCACCAGGAAGGATGGTTAAATTACTGCTTGTTTGTGTTGTGATTGTGGTTGATGTTGAACCTGCACCTACTGTCAGTGTATTATTATTAACCGACATTGCTTGGGCAGCAGTGCCGCCAGCTGTCATCGTTTTAAATACTAGATTGAATGCTTCGGCGCCAGCAGTTACGTTGGTCGATACTGATTCAATGTAAGAACCGGCAATACCTGTACCAGCAGCGTTTTCTGTAATGAACTGTACACCAGTGCCAATACCTGCAGCGGCAGTGCCTGTGGTTGTATGACTAAATTTAATTGGATAAGTGGTATTGTTAGCAACAGCATCATCTAGCGTAAATGTATAAGTGTTTGGAACGTACGAAGTATTAGCATTATAAGTGACTGTGTCGCCACTTGCATTGCCAAGTGTTGTATTGCCATCGACTAATAAATTACCTCTTACAGTGGTATTCAAAGTGGTGGCACCCATGCTGATTGCGGCAGCTTGACCAAAGTTAATTGCAGTAATGTTAGCGTTGAATAAACTTGCTGTACCTGTATTGCTACTTGCAATACTTGGATTGGTGCCGTTCATATTGAATGTGTGGGCGTTGGTTCCTGTAATCGTTTGATTGCCAATGGTCAATGTGCCAGTGGCAGCGCCTATATCAATAGTTGTGGCTGCACCAAATGCGTTAACTGTTGTACTTGTTGTATTCCACAAGGTAACAGTTGCTTGTGTTCCTACTACAGTTGGATTACTTAGTGTAATAGTTCCGCTAGTTGTACCTACCGAAATAGTAGTCGCTGCGCCAAATAAATTACCAGTTGTTGACACTGTATTGAATACGTTGGCTGTTGTAACACCTGTATTAGTTCTAATAGTGGCAGTACCAGTTGTGGCATCTCCACGAACTTCAAGTATGCTGTTACCAGTTGTAGTGCCAATGTTTAATACAGCGGCCGTGCCACCGATATTGAATGTACCGGCGCCAGCACCGGTACCAATATTCATTGTACCAGTAGTCAAACTAGTAAACGCATTTATAATACCAGTTGTTACGTCTGTTGATAAATTGATTGTACCTGCTGCTGTGCCAGACACTTTCAATATATTGCCAGTAATTGCTCCGCCTAACGTAGTTGTTGTTAATGCTGCAGCACTAGTGCCTAAATTAATTGTTGTGCCGCCTGCTTGAAAATCAGTACCTACGTACAGTTTCTTAGCAATTGCGCTGCCGCCAGCAGTATTTAAAGAAGCATTTGTATCAGATGAGCTTGATGCATCTGTCGTGCTTTGTATTGTAGTCTTTTCTGTGACAGTCAGGCCGTTCTTAACGACGAAGTCTATTGTTGCCATTTGGTTTCACTCTCCACCAGTATGTTGTATTTATTAGATAGTGTTTAACGTTCTCACTACCCTCACTTTGATTGTATTACCTGCTGTCGATTGGGCAGAAAGTTCTAAATTAGCACCGTTCACAGCGGCTGTAAACACTACTAAACTATTGCCAGTTTTAACTACACCGTAGTCTGTCATTTGTGCTGTTGTGCCGTTATGAATTGTTAAAATTTCACTAACTTGATAGTTGCCACTGTCAGTACCTGCTGTACAAGTTACTTGTAAAATGTACTTGGCACTGCGGTATGTAGCTATTGGAAATGTACTTACTACTGTAGGAGCGCTAGCGACAATGCTAGCTGTTTCGCTTGAACTTTCGTATGCTTGACCGTTTAATGATAGTGTTCCTATAGCAAGTGTACTTGTTGTGCTACCAATATTAATTGTGCCGGTAGTTACACCGGTATAGATATTGACTGTGCCAGTAGTCACATCACTGGTCAAGTTAACTGTGCCTGCTGTAGTGCTTTTAATTTTAACAATATTACCAGTTACAGCACCGCCAAATGTTAGTGTACTTGCTCCACCCGTAGCATTTGTAGCAATATTGATGGCTGTGGCACTAGATGATGAGTTGGCTAGTGCCAGTGTGGTTGCCGAGCCAGCAAAGTTAACTGTGCCAACAATCTGATTAAACACATTAGCAGTGGACATTGAAGTTTCTAAATCTAATTGATTCGAAACCCCCGACTGGTCAATACGCATACGCTCAGTCATCACTTGTTGCTCGTCTCCCGAACTTCCCTGTGACGGTGTCTTAAACTTTATTGAGCCGCCCGCCATACTGTTGCCAGTGTTGGCGCCACTTTGAATAATAATGTTGGCGCCGGCTATGTTTGTACCTACTGCGTTTTCGCCTTTTAACGTTGAAGTTACTGGTGCAACACTGGCTTCGCTTGAGCCTAGCGTTATGTTTCTATTTCTCAAAACAATAGTACTTTCTCTTACTATTGTACCAACACGAGCCAAGTTAGATTGTGTAGTAGCTGTAGTAATTTTAAAACTAAATGTAGTACTTGTTGCGCTGGCCGACGTTACAGGCCATGTGCCGTTGATGTTAGTATCGCCTGAACTAGCGACAGTAACTTGATCTCCTGTTCTAATACCTAAACTTGTGTTAGTGTCAGTGAACGCTATTGGGGTTGTTACTGTGATAATTCCTGTTACTGCTGAACTCAAGTACACACGGGCAGCGTCAACACCTGATACTGTTGTACCTGCTGGAATAAATGCGTTACCTTGTACAAGCATACCTGTTCGTACACCCGCAGCAATTGGACTAGATCCAAACATTAAGAATGTGTCTGCATTAGTTGATGCTGTGCCTAAACTCATGCCAGTTGCGCCAATGAACACACTGCCTGTTCCTGCTGTTGACACCACAGTAGCACCAGTATTTGCGTAGGTAAATGTAGTCAAACTGGTTACTGTAACAACGGCGTTAACAGTATTAAATCCAGCGTCACCGCAAACAATAGTCACTGTATCAGTTGAGATTAATCCGTGATTGGTAGTTGTGGCAATTGTTGCCACGTTTGAGCCGTTTCGTGCTACTGTGCTGATAACACCTGTTAGTCCAACGTTGGCTGTTACAGTTACTATAGCACTGCCGCCGGTTGTGTAACTCTTAACATTGGTTGTAAATGCTTCACTGGCTGTATTTGATCCAATAACTACACTGCTTGCAGCACTGCCAATAGATACTGCTTTGGTGTTGGCGTCAAATACAAATGCTTGTGCTGTACTACTGGTTGTAATTGCAGCACCTGTAGCATCATATGATTTAGCAATTGTTAAACCTGGACTCCACTGTGGCGCGGTGCCACTACTAGTCATTACGGTATTAGCAACACCAATATTTAATTTGTTTAGTGTAGCAGATGCACTAGCATATAGTGTATCACCTTGTGTATACGTTACTAAACCAGTTCCTCCCACGCTAACTGGTTGAGTTGTGTGATTGGCAGAATCTAGTACGTAAGCTAAATTTTTAGTTTGTAATGTTCCAGCATCAATAACATTGTCTTTTATCAACACTTGACCTTCACCTAAACTAGATCCAAGTCCTACACTAAATTGTACAGTGTTAAAACTAGCTACGCCTGGGCTTGTATAGTTGCCCACAGCACCAGTACTGTTTACTTTAGTAACATCAAATGTTAGTGCGCCGTAGTACGGGCTTGATCCGCTGCCTGTTAATGTTAAAGCACTGCTAGCTGCAAGAGCTGCACTTTGTACCACAGTTGACCAAATACTATCACCTCGCAAAAACGTACTGCTACTAGCTGAACCAGTGGCTAATCGTGATGTTGCAATAATACCAGATACAATATTACTAGCATCAATTGTGGTAGCAACTAAACTATTCCAGTTGCCCCGTGTTTGACTACTTGTATTCACTACTCCAGTAATTTTAATGCTATTCTTAATAAATGTTATAGTTCCTGAACCTGTAGCAGTTAAATCAACAGCACCGATAGTTACACCAGCAGTACTATCTAACGCATCGCTTCGCAATTCATGAATACTAAAACTATTTGTAGTTATGCTGCCAACAAAGAAGTGCCTTCCTGAAGTAATTTGTACACTACTCTGCTCTGGTAAACTTGATCCTATTATCTGAAAAGCGTCGCCTGTAGTAAATCCATGAGCAGGTACAGTAATAGTATTGTTAACAATATCTACCGTCTTACGTGTAAATGTATGGCCGGTGCCTGTACTAGAACTTAGTACTTGAATTGTTCCCAATGAATAGTTATTATACAATTCAATTGTGCTTGTGGTAATAACTTTAGCATAATAAACGTTACCAGATATTAGGCCACCTACTGCTGGGTCTGTACCGGGACTGTATATTACAGGGTCGCCGTTAGTGAATCCGTGGAGTGCCAGTGTGGTAATTCTATTTAATACAGTGTCAACGCCGCCGCCACTGCCTGTTGAAGCAGCATTGAATGTTGCCGTTACGGTTGTAGTGGCAGTGACAGTTAGTTGTGTTGCGGCATTATCTTCAACAAAGTCAGGCGCACCGTTAGTAGCAACAAAGGTCTCGCCGCCAAATAAGTTTGTATAAATGCGTTTTTCAATAGCATTAACTAATATTTGAAAGCCTGATCCAGTGCCGTTACCAAATCCGCCTGCTACCGATACAGCAGATAGAGCATTACCTACAGCATAATTTGCTCCGCCAAATACAATGTCAACACCTGTTACTGCTCCAGCGGCCACTGTGATGTCTGCCAGGGCGCCAACACCAGTGCCTGAAACGTTGGTTAATGGAACACTGTAATATACTCCGTTGGTATATAATGTTCCGCCTGTTAGACCTGACAAATTGTTAACACTGGTAATTATGCCAGCACGTAGTTCAATAAATTCCGCCTGTGCTTGATTATCAGCTGCAGTTAATACTGTACGTATTGAGCCTGTTTCTACAGCGGGAGTAAAGAATTTTAAAGTAGCTGTAGTTGTACTTGCCACTGTACTAGTTGCTGGAAACGTAACTGTAAAAGTTCGTGGGTTAACTCCCATATTGACTACAGTAATCTTTGAACCTAATGGTATAGTTCCAGCTGTATCAAATACAAAGTCGCCTACCGTGATGGTTCCGGTTAAGCTGGCTGATGCCACACTACCAGTCATTGTTAATGCACTAGATGCGCCTGCTAGTGTGGCTGTTGCTGTGGTGCTAGCACTAGTTGAGCTGTCGGCAGCAGTATTTGTGTAATAAAATTCAGTAGTACTTGTTACGGTAATAGTCGCAGTTGCTGAAAAACTTGAAGTTGTTGCACTAATTTTAACTTCATTGTTTGTTATAAAATTATGAACTAGTGCGCTTGTGATGTAAGCATTGTTGTTATATCTAAATGCCGCACTGATAGTTCCATTAGTAAATATTGGACTTGCTGTATTTTCAGTGATTAAATATTGTCCAGTTGTTGAAATACGTAGAAAATAGTTATTAGTTGATGAAGCAGCGGCTGTTACCGCACTTGGATTTACTGCTGTGTTAGTAGTACTAGGAGTTCTATCAGTGCCTATAATCAATGTATTGGCCGAAGCGGTAAATGGTGTGTTGAAGTTTGCTCCAACGCTGCCCACAATAATTGCACTGGCAGCAGTGTAGTCTGCTTTGGTAATACCACTAGCACCACCGTAATAAATTGTACCTTGTACTGTGGCAGTGCCAGGATTAATATTTGTGAATACTGTGAATGTACCTGCGGCTGCTCTATTAATTTTCCAAACACCGTTATAGGCAGCAGGAGTAACACCTTCAATTAACACATAAGTATTTGCTGTCAATGTGACAGCTCCGCTGTGTGTCACAGTAAATGTGTTGATGCCCGATGTAATTGCAGTGGTGGCTGTATTAGCTGTAGTTTGTATAACAACAGATCCAATAGGAGCTGTAACAACTCCGCCTGTCAATGTTAATTCTTGTTGATAGAAATTTTCTGTAGCAATGTCACCTGATAATATGTCGCTTGCTGGAATGTTGTCAACTTGTATCAAACGGCTGTCGATACCATTTGAACTCCAACTGGTAAAACTACGGCTAGTTGGAATCAAATCGCTATTAATTTGTCCGTTACTGTTTAGTTGTACCAGCGAACCTGGGATTGCGTTAGTGCTTACGCTCTTATCTAATACATTACCCAAGTGAGTTTGAAAATATGTATAGGTTGCTAGTTGTGTACTGAGCCTAGAGTGTTTTGGTCCACCAGGTTCATCATTGCCAAGCTCAGGATCAACACTAATACTTTCAACAGTTACGCCGCCAACTCCGAGACGCAACACATCTAGTGTGTCAACTGTGATTTTGTTTGTGAATGTTACGTTACCAGTTCTGTTAAAGGCTGTAATAAAAGTGCCAACTTTAAAGTCGCCTAGTTCGTTAGTACCCGATGTATAAACTCGACCAGCAGCTTCACTTACCTGTTCGTATGCTGATACAGTTTTACCACCGTTTTGCGGTAACGCATTGTAATCTGTGCCGCTGCCTGCATATTCCCAAGTATGGCTTGAGCTGTTGGTAATACTGGGTCTATGGAACCAAATTTCTTTACCCGGTAATGTTACAACATTGGTATATGATCCGCCAATTAGTGAAGGGGCAATTTCAAAATCAGCACCGTATAAATCTGTTCTAGCAGTTGCTGTACTCACGGTGTAGGTTACACTTACACCTGCAACTTGTGTAATTGAGCTTGCTGCTGTAAACACATTACGAGTTTCAGTAAGTCCAATAGTTACTTTATTAATGTTTAACGTTAATGTTCGTGTTCCGCTGACATAACTGTAGACGTAGCCTTTGCTGGGGAATCCGCCAGTAGTACCTTCAACTAAGTCTCCTATAACAAACGTGTAGCCGCTTGGGCTTCCTGCTGCTAGAACAAGGGTTTGAAATGTATTATGTGTGTCTGTAACAGCATTAACAAACATATCATAATCTTGTCTAATAAAATTTTGTGTGCCAACACCCGCAAAGGTAATGTCGACTAATTTTGTTAAACTATTATCGTAGTATAATTGAAACGTGTCATTTGTTAATTTCTTAACATAAAAAATGTCGCCGTCAAATATATTTCCCAATTGTGTAGTGCCGTTAGACTCATAAGATATCTGATCTTGATTTAATAAACCGTGAGCTACTATGGTAAATGTATCAGTGCCTATATCGATAGCTGTGGCAGAATTAAAACTAACACTTAGATAATTTCCCAATGCTGTTTTATAACTATTTGTCAAGTTGGCATTTGTTGTTGGATCATAAATTTGAATAACAAACTCTTCAACAGGACCATTAATGCGAGTCCAACCGAACGCTGTAATTGTTTGTATACTACCGGTTGTTCCCGTAGTGCCAATGTATCCTTTGTCAAAGGCAAAAGCGTTAGGACTAAATCCGCTGGCACGTAAAGCATATAATCCAAAGTTAGTAGCTGAGTTGGTAATAGAACAGTAGCCGCCAGACTGCGTGTACGTTCCGTTCAACATGAAAATCTGGAAACATGATACTAATTGTACATAAGCATCGTTAATAACTCGCCAGCCGGTGCCTCCAAAGCTCAACATGGTAAAGGCGTTGGCCACCATAGATTTACCTTGTTCAGGTGCTGCTCCGCTTATTGGATTTTCTGATTCAATCTGATTAGTTGGTGTGTTGGGTGTAACCACTAAACTACCGTCAACTAGTACACCACTGGCTCCTAAAAATGATAATAGTGTACAGTTTTGAATATATGGTGACTGACTAATTATAGGTTTAGTGCTTGGTAGGTAAGTGTAACCTACTCGACTGGTTGTAGTATCCAGTGGATTATCAAATGACACAGCATACGCAAATGAGTAGGCAGGAATACCAGAGCTTAATCCATCTTTAAAAGTTACTTCACCAAAATAGCAACCGTTGCGCACACGTAACAAATCTCTGTTAGCATTCAACGGACGAATGCTAACTGAACGTAAGCTATCGCCTTTAACTGTTACGTTGTCTGGAACAATAATAGGATTATTTTCAACATAGTCGCCTGCTGATACTATAACGTTAATTCTAACACCATTAACAGCACTGCCTGATGTATAAACTAAGCCCGATGCTATTTGTAATCCTCGTTTAATTGTCAATACAGGTGCGCTTATACCGTCATTGAGGTCATTACCTTTAGTGGCACTAACGTAAACTCGGTTACTGCCGAATGTATCTGAATCTATCCAGCCTAGTTGTCCACTGCCATCTGTCTTTAATATTTGATTTAGTAGTCCTGTAGCAGTTGGCAATGTAAGAGTGTAAGACGATGCTAAATTATCTGCGGCCTTTATACCTGTGTAGTTTACACCGTTGACCGTTAATTCTTTTAATTGTAATGTACTAGCATTGTCAAGACTAGTATTTTGTGTTAAACTAATCTGAGTACTAGTTGCTGTAAGTACTGTTGTGCCATCAGCTACGGCTGTAACAGTACCGTCAGTGCCTGTATCACTTACTGTTACGTTTGTATTTTTTTTGTATATGCTTGCTGTAACGTCGACCACTGTGCCGGCGTCATTCTTCATATAAATCTTAGCGTCTGCTGTGTTTAGACCTAATTCGCCTGCTGATAAATCACCCGCTAAAGGTACTTTGTCAGCCACGCTGCTGCGTTTGTGTATAATCTTTGTTGCCATTCTGCTATTCCTAAAAAGGTTGGGTCAGGTCTTTCGACGCCCTGCGGGTCAGGTCTAGTTTCCTAGACGCCCTTTAATAACTACCACCATCTATCGTATCTGTCCATACTGGAACGTTACTCACGTCCGTTGTTAAAATTCCATAACTTGTTGTCGCGTTACTTCCTGGAACACTTGCGGCTGTTACTGCTAGTCCGCTAGCATTCTGTCCGTAAATTACACCGTTGGTTGTAAAACTACTTTGTCCTGTTCCACCATACTGTACTGCTAAATCAGTTGTTAATGTTAGTACACCAATATTTACCGTGCTGGTTGCACTGCCTAGATTGATTGTGCTTGCGCCAGCGCCTGCTACGTTTAATGTACCAGTAGTAATGTTATTGAATAAGTTAACTGATCCAGTTGTAACATCGCTGTTCAATGTAACAGCGCCTGCTGCTGTTCCGGCAATCTTTAAACTGTTACCAGTAAATGCTCCGCCAACTACTGCACCAGTAGTAGCTGTAGTACTGTTACCTAAATTAATAGTACCGCTATTAGCAATATTAACTGTGCCAGTTACACTTTGCCAAGCATTAACTGTGCCGCTGGTAACATCGGTTGTTAAATTAATTGTACCTGCTGCAGTCGAACCAATTTTAAATATGTTACCAGTAATAGCTGGACCAATTGTTATTGTACTCAATGCCGCTGCACTTGTTCCAATATTAACCGTTGTCGACACACCGAATAGATTGCCTGTTAAAATATTTGTGTTGAAAACACTAGCTGTGCCAGTATTTGAACTTACAATACTTGGATTGGTGCCGTTCATATTAAATGTTGCGGCATTAGTACCTGTAATCGTTTGATTGCCAATGGTCAATGTGCCAGTAGCAGCGCCCATGGCAATAGTTGTGGCTGCGCCAGCAAAATTAACAGTAGTGGCAGTACTATTTAAAATATTAAATGTAGTGGCAGATGTGGTTAGGTCGCCACCGTCAATGTTGGCGTCACCGTCTACATCAAGATTGCTAATTACAGTTAAGTTATCTCCAACTGTCAAATTCTTAGCAATGCCAACACCGCCTGTAAATTGTGCTGAACCCGAAGCCGCTGTACCTAATGTGTTGTCGGTTGTGTTCTTAACTAATAGTTTTGGTGTTGCTTCAATTGTAACACTTTCGCTTGTATTAGTTGTTACAGCCGTGATATATGTTTGTGTGTTTTCTTTAATTTGAAAAGCAACGGCTGTATTGTCTGGAACGTCCACTGTTGTACTGCCACTAATAGTGTGTGTATCAGCTGTCCTATCGTCACCTAATGTTGTATTTCCTGCAACGTTTAAGTTTTGTCCAACAAACAAACTTTTAGCAATACCCACGCCACCTGCAAAAGTTGTGCTAGCAACACTAATACTAGACGAGTCTACAGTATTTAAGAATTCATATTTAGGTATAGTTCCAAACGTTATTAATTCTATACTATTACTAGTATTAATCTTAATATAATTATTGGTATTTTCTTTTATAGTGAAGATATCAGCAACATTATCTTTTAAATCTACAGTTAATTTGCCATTGATAGTGTTTACACTATCAGTATTAAGCCCTAATCTAGAATTGATATCAACTTCAAAATTATTGAGAACAGATGTTGTACCAGTATTAGATCCAAATTTGATTATTGTTGCTGCACCGAATGCGTTAATAGTAGTGGCCGATGTATTAGCAAGATTAAATGTTGCTGAACTTACCGTTAGGTCGCCGCCATCGATGTTGATATCCCCGTCCACATCAAGGTTGTGATTGATGTTAGTAGTTCCGGTTGACGACCCAATTTCAATAACGGTTGCCGAGCTAGCAAAATTAACAGTTGTAACGGTATCATTTATCAAATTAAAAGTAGTTTGATTAGTGGTTAAATCTCCTCCTTTAATTTGTAAATCACCATCTAATACTACGTTATCATTTTTAATTGTTACTGTGCCAGCGGCGCCTGCTGCTCCAATAGCTATGGTAGTTGCTGCACCGAATGTGTTAACAGTTGTAACGGTATCATTTATCAAATTAAAAGTAGTTTGATTAGTGGTTAAATCTCCTCCTTTAACTTGTAAATCACCGTCTAATACTACATTATCATTTTTGATTGTTATTGTGCCACTGGCACCGGCCGCTCCAATAGCTATGGTAGTTGCTGCACCAAATAGATTGCCTGTTAAAATATTTGTGTTGAAAACACTAGCTGTGCCAGTTGAACTAGTAACAATACTTGGACTTACTCCGTTCATGTTGAATGAAGTAGCGTTGGTCCCTGTAATGGTTGTATTGCCAATGGTCAATGTGCCAGTAGCAGCACCTATACCGATAGTTGTGGCCGCACCGGCAAAATTAACAGTAGTGGCGGTACTATTTAAAATATTAAATGTAGTAGCAGTCGTGGTTAGGTCGCCGCCGTTTACTTCGACGTCTAATGAAAATGTTACTGGTCCTACAATAGTTTGAGCAGCACTCTGTACTTTGTTTAGATAATTGTTTTGAACATAGACCGCAACAGCATGTTGAGTTGGCGCTGTGTTGACATCTTGTAAACCGTTACTGGCCAATAAACTTGTATTATCACTAACTTCTCTAAGTTGTACACCAACTGGAATACCATTACGTTTAAATGGACCAATTGCTGCCAATCCTTGTAGGTTAATGTTTTCTGCATCAATTGTTACTTCACCAGTGATAGCGTTAACACTGAAGAATTCACCAATGCGATAATTTCCAATTTGGTCGCTGGTTACAGTAAAACATTTTCCGTTGTTGATTTCAATACGTTCGTTCGATGGAACAGGTTCACCGCCAAAGAACGGTAACGCATTATAAGTAACGCCAGCGCCTACGTATTCCATAGCTGTACTAGCTGTGGACACAGTGGATACGTTATGGAATCTTACATCCGTCAAGGCCAGCGCATTCTGAATAGGAGGAAACATAGTTACTTCCACTGAGCCGCCGTATGCATCATTTAAAAAGTCAATAACACTTTCTTGAATAGTTGAAATTGTCGGGAATACAGTATTTGAAATACCGTACATTGTAGCATCACCGTAGCTGTAATTAGGCAATACTATAAGTTCGGGAACATAGCCAGTTCCATGATCTACAACATTTATAATATATTCTAGTAAATCTTCAGCTGTACTTGCTGGTCCATTAGGGTCTACGGGAGATCCTACAGATCCAAAACTTTGTGGCGTAGTGTTTCCTACACTAGGAGTTACAGTTTGATTTTTGACAATCCTACCAATTATAGTCTGCCAGTACTCGTATGCTGCCTGCGTTTCTTCAATTTGACCGGCAATGACGCTACCTTCAGCATAAGCCAGTGCAGCATTTCTAGTTTGTCCATTGCCTTCATAGGTTAAATCATATGCTATAGCGTCAATAATATATTCTATATCCCGTTTACAAGTGGCAACATCATAGGTGAATACTGGAAAATTAACGGTAATCCATGCTTCAATTTCATCTTTAATAAAGTTTTTGTTAGCTACTAATAGTGTAGCAGCTTCAGTAAATCCTGGCAATCGTGTGGCAGTAAATGGAATATTGATACTAGGTGCTGCCGAAGCACCAAGATTAATAATGTTAACAATGGTGTTGAACAAACTAGTAACTCTCGACGTTGCAGTTGCGTTGGCAACCACGCTGGCATTTGCTAGTACATCTGTTTTTGCTTGTTGTATACCAGCAATAGTTTGTGCTTTTTGTAAGCTAGTTACTTTGCTAGAATAGCTTCTTAAATATGATAGGCCTGCGTAAACACTTTGATGATTACTGTTAAAAACCATATCGCCTAATACTGCGCTGATGATATAACCCACGTCACGTCGACATTTTTGTTCGTCGTATCTAAAAGTAAATGTAGGAGAACCAGTTGCTGAAATATAATAAGCTGTAGGATCGTTTCCTAAAAACATTATGCTACCAATTTGAGGTTTATTAGAAATTTCATAAACATCGATGGTTAAATTTTTAGCTAGATTTATAATAGCACCAGCTGTCACCGTGGGTGATCCGCCGCCACTAAATGATATGGTTGGCTGAAAGTCATAACCCGAGCCAGCATTATCTACTTGTATCGAAACTACTTTTTGTAAAATTGGATCAATAACTGCTGTGGCTGTGGCTGTAATGCCGCCTGGTGTTGTTGGTGACTGTATAGTAACGCTAGGTGCCACAGTATAGCCAGCGCCTTCTTCGCTTATGGTGATAGAACCAACTGTTGAGTAATAATCGCTGTTTAATACTCCGGTAGCATACGGAGTAGGATAATAACCGTCAGCTACGAATGCTTTCTCTCCAAAGTCGCACACGCTGTTTGAAATACTTAGATAACCGCCTTTTGTGGTATAAAATGCTTTACTACAAAATACCGCAAAACAACTAACTAACTGCATGTAACCAAAATTAGTGATATGGAATCCTATGCCGCCTTGACTAACTTGGGTAAACGCATCGCCTACCATAGATTTGATTGGACTTTGACTATTATATTTGTCGCCGTCAATCAGCATACCACCACCACCGCCCTCAACATTAATACCATAGCTGTTTACTTGTGTTGGATCAATTTCGTTATCCAACAATGGTCGAGGGCCAGTAACCATAGTTCCGTTTGTGTCAGGTTGTTCTGTTTGGAATGGTAGCCATTCAACGCCATTACGCATCCAGGGACCATTGATGTTACTACAGTTTTGTACATACGGGCTAGTGTCGACTATAGCATCGCTGTCTATGGCAAATGCATACGCAGGGGCCTGAAGACCTTTAATTACAAGTTGTGCTACGTAGTCAGCACTGTTGAGATGAAATAAATCAAAACCTTTTTTAACCGTGCCTGTGGCAGACGCACTGGCAATATTTGTTCCAAAATCTCTGTACCTAAAAGTTGTTAAAGTTGGTGTGTCTATAACATTTGCTGCGGTATCATCGATACTGGGGAAAGTCGCACAGTCAACTCTAACTCTATCTGCCGAAGTTAATCCGTGATTGGTCAGTGTAGTGACTGTGACATACCCGTCTGTTCTATCAACATTAGTAATTGTATAAGTTATTGGGCCGTTAAGTGGTCTAATAATTGTTGTGCGTAGTGTGTCGCCTACAATAGAAACTTTAGGAGGTACACGTATAGGATTGTCTTCTTCATATTCGCCGCTGCGTACATAGATAGTTGTACCTTGTTGTGCCACGGCACATGCGGCCTTCAGTGTTCGTTTAGCTTGATTAGGGCCTTCACCTAGGCCGTCGTTGGCGTCGTTACCATCTAGGGTAACATACATCACATTTGAGACTGTGGGTCCTGGAATACCAAATCCTGCTCCAAAAACAAGATTACCGTTGATCAATACGTCACTGGTAGGATTAAACTCTATATTACCATCAGCTTTTTGAAGAATGGTATCGTCTAAAAAACTTTGGGGATTTACATTATGTCTGCGTAAATATTTCATAATTAGATAACCACATAACTTGCTGTTACACTGACCATGTTAAGAGTTGTTGTTAGAGCATAAATTCTATCACCTGGGCTTAACACCAATCGTTCAGTACTGAAAATAAATGTATCACTTGGATCAACTGGAGCTTGGTCTACAATTTTATTTGTGTTTGTTGGGGTTCCACCACTGGCTACTACATGCACATCAATATTTTCTATTGAGGTGTTTAAATTACAAAACATTATTACAGTTATTGCCGAATCTGTAGTAAGATTAGGTGTAATAGCTATTGCTGAAGTTCCGAGTAGTGTGCTTAAAATTGCCATTTCGTATCCTTAAAGTATTAACGAGTACAGAAATGCTTTAGTTTTACTGATTAATTCATCGCCGGTTCCTAAAGTATTTACAAAATATAATCCTGTGCCGCCAGTGCCTACCACATCACGAGAATACAATTTTACGTATCCTAATGGAGTAGACGGTGTAGAAAGTAAAGACCTATTGGCAATGTTTAACACTCCGCCTCTTGGATCAGCACCGTCTCCTAATAACACATTTTCTGTCGATATATTAAAAATATTATTATTTTGAATTCTGATATTGTTTACTGTTAGTCCGCTTGAATTAATTACCGCTCGCTCAGTCCCATCAACTTCAAAAGTTATTTCACTAACTCCGCTAGTGTCGAAATCGTAGGCTTGTACTTTGGTATCGTTTTCTAAAATTCTGTTAATCGTTGCTAAAGAAGCAACATTGGCAGCATAATCTGCCACTGCTTTCATGTTTGGAATATTGTCGTCGTCGAGTATGGCATCCGGTCTTACCGTTCCAGTTGCCACAGTTGTGGGTAAATTGATACCAGTGTTGGCATAAGTGAAGCTTGAACCTACCGCAGAAATAATTGTGATAAAAGAACCGTTAAATGTTGCATTGGTGCCACAAGTGACAAATACTCGTTGCCCTGCCGTAAATGCTGGACTAGGCGCACTAGTTAACGTAACTGTTGCTACGTTGGTTGTTCGTGACACACTGGCAATATTATAACTAGTAACTAAGGCTGTGTAATCAAGAATCTGATTCTCGTAGCTACTTGTTCCTGATACAGTTATAACACCGTTACCTTGAGTAATCAACGCAAGGTCACCGCCTAGAGTATTAACAGTGTTTGTAACAATGGCTCTTAGATTTTCGTTAGCATCTTTAAAAATAAAACTACCGTGAAAATTATTATCTGGTTCGCCAATCAATACGCCTGTCGGATCATAACTGTCTACGCTTTCATCCCAAATGGCAAACGCATTTGGTCTAATTCCTCTATCAATTTCTATACCAGCTCGAGTACCTGCTGTTGCCACACCTGGATTTAGTTCTCCTTGGTTTACAACAATTACTGGATCGACAACAGTTAAAGTCTCCGAAGACACAGTTGTGGTATTACCCATGACCAATAGGTCACCTGTAATAGTAACCTTGCCCTGGAATCCAGTTATTCCGTTAGGGTTTGTATCTAGATAGATATACCCTTCACTGGATTCGGATCCTACAACTATCTTGTAGTCACCGTCTTGGACTCTAACTATTTTTGACATTATCTATTTTTCCAATATACTATTAAGCGTTAGGAATCTTAGCCACTGTGGCAGTAGCAGAACCTAATGTCCAAGCATGTGAAGTATTGTTAGCATACACTGTGCCAGTGCCTTGAGTCAGTCTGGCTCTGTGTGATGTCAGTTTGGTCACAAAATATGTGCCTGCTGCTGCATCTGTGGCCTGTATATCCATTTCACCTGCGGCTGATGCGGCTGATGCTTTTAATTTACAAATCATAGTGCCGTCTGCTGTTCTAACTTTGTAGCGTGTGCCGGATACTTGTTTGATGATGTCTCCAACTTTGCGACTGCCGCCTGTGACAAAAGCAAACACTGTGATGGCATTTTCTTGATTGGTTGCTGTACTTACTGCACCTGTGTCCACTTGAAACACGGCTGTGAGAGTGGTTGTGCCAATTGTACCTGTGCCTGCTGTTACTGTAGGAACTGATGTGTAACCCGAACCTGCTTCCACTATTGTGATGCTGACAATAGCACCTGCAGTGGCTACCACTGTGCCGGTAGCTTGAACGCCGCCTGGTAGTTGTGGTTGCGTGAATGTAACTGCGCCGCCAGTGGTATAACCTGTAGAGTTGTTGACACCACCCACAGTAACACTGCCTACTCGACTGCCACCGATGCCATCATCAGTGGTTACGCTTGCGGAACCGATGTTTCGGTTACCAAAGAATTTTTTATGTAAAGGACGTCCCATTTTATTTTCTCCTTAAGAAATAACAGCGTTCTAGGCTGTACGCGGTTGGATTTCCGCATAAAACTCACACTATGTGAATCATTACTATGTATTTAGCAGATATAAAAAAAGGCTCCGAAGAGCCTTTTGAATCATACCACCTTGCGGTGTATTGATTAACTGAACTTGACAGCGGCAGCAGTGATAGCAACCTTGCCTAAGTAGTCAGCAGCGTTACCAAGAGATGACGCTGTGTTTGTTAACTCAACATAACCATAACGTGTCATGAATGAAACGACTGGTTCGAATGTTGATGGATCTAATACAACACCACTGCTCATCAACGGAACATATGGGCAATAAAATGCTGCCGCATCTGCTTCGCTAGAACCTTTGTAGCCGATTAGAACGTTGTCAAATCCGCCGCTTTCTAAAGCGTATGTGTTAACATAAATCTTCATAGCGTTGTTCAATGTACCAACAAACTTGGTGTTTGTAGGTGCTTCGAATGTGCCTTCTGTAGTACGAGCAAACGCACTAGTTGTAGCACTTTGAAGAATTGTCAATGCCATTGGACTGATAACAGCCCAGTTACCTGCGCCACGACGTGTACGTTGAGCAATCAAGTTAGCAACACGGTTGATTTGAACTGCCAATGCGGCATGTTCGTCACCAACGAATGTAGCAACACCAGATACTGAGCTCTGATCGTATGTCTGTGTAGCTGCACCAGCTAAAGTGCTTAAAGAAGCAAGAACTTCTTGGTCGATTTCAGCTGTGATCTCTTGAGCAAGAGCAGCCATGATTTCTGCTTCGATGTCAATACCTTGTTGGGCTTGTGCATCTTGAGCAGCTTCAAATGTCCAGCGAGCTGATAGCTTACGTGTCTTAGCTTCAACTGTTTGTTTCAAGATTTGAATGCTCATTCTGTTACCAGCAGCACCTTCTAAGTTGGCTGTAGTAGCTGCCTTAGGAGTTCCTGAAACTTGGTTACCAGAATAAGATTCAGCAATCTTGAATGGGCTGAATGCTTCTTCACCAGCAACAACTCCAGCACCTGTAGATGAATCGCTATAGCGAACACGTAAAGTGTGGATTTGTCCAACTGGACCGGTCATTGGCTGAACGCCAACCAACTCGTTAGCAATAACGGTTGGCATAACACGACGGATCACTGGAAGGATCACGCGGTTAAGTGTAGCAACGTTACCTGCTGAAGTTGCGCCTGCTGACGCACTTTCTGCTAGATACTTGCGAGTGTTTTCTAATGTTACAGCCATCGATGTTTTACGATTGCCTTGTAGGCCTTCTAATAGGGCTTCCTTGGTTTCGTTCCAACGGCTTGATAGTAGTTCTGACATTTATTGTCTCCTTAAATTTTTAATCCAGCGAGTCGACGAATATCAACAATATTGTTGTCATTCTCGCTGCTACTTGCGCTGTTAGGAATTTTATTTCCTGTTACTTCCTTTGCCTCTACTAGTGCCTTACGTTTTTGTGGAGCTTCTCCAGCGATTACAGCCGGAAGGTACTTGTCAAAACTATTTTGTAATTTTGATGTCTGTACACTTTCAAGAAGCTCTGTCATAATAGCTTTTTGTCCGTTGGACAAAGGTGCTACTAATTCCGTCATAACTTCTTGACGTTCTTTGCTCTCCACTAGAGCCTTAATTTTGTGTTCTTTGCTTTCTGCGAGTTGTCTAGCTTGTGCTGCATCATTTTTAGCTGTTGCAACTTCCAACTCTTTTTGGTTTATAACCTTGAGCAATTTTGCTGTTTCAGATTTCTCTGAAAGGTAGCTTGTTTGATATTCATTACTAAATGCTTCAAACAATTTGCGACCGAAGTCGTTTCTACGTGCTGTTTCAATATCTTCTTTTAGTTGACCAATCTCTTGGGTAAGAGTTTTTTCAACTGCAGATTCTACCAAACTAGCTGCACGCTTAACAAATTGTTCTTTGACCTTAGTGAATGCCTCTCGGCCGTCACGGATCAATCGCACTTTTGTTTCTGCAAGATCTTGTTTGTCTGTATGGAATTCTGCGATTTCCTGTGCTAGAGCTTCTACAACGAACTGTTCAAGTTTAATAAACTTGTCAGCCATTTGTTTTTGATCTTCATGTAAATCTTTAACTTCCGTAGCTAGCTGACGCACAACAAATTCTTTAATTTTTTCTGCGTCTTTCTTGGCTTTCACCACTACTTTTGCTTTTGCTTCGGCTAATTGATTACGATCTTCAACAAATTGAGCGATTTCTTCGCGTAGTTGGTCACCCAACATGCGATCAACAGCTTCTACCATGACAGACTTGTCATGCTCGTAGCGTTGTGCGAATTCTTCTCTTAGTTGTTGAGTAACTTGTGTACGATTTTCGTTGATACGAGAATCCCAAGCTTTCTCAATTTCTGCTCTTACATCTTCAGAAACCACATTGTTTTCGAATAGACTTTTTAGTGCTTCCAACATGTGTTTCTCCTCTTTATTGGAGTCCGCTTATTAATCTTAATAAGCTCTCTTTGAGATATTTCTGCGCCTTAGGGTCGCCCTGCACTTCCTTCGCTATACGAAGGCTACTATAACCTCCCTTATTATTCATAAGGTGTTCATAGATTGGTGTTGGGTACGCTCCCGGAGCACTTGGTTGAGCTACCACATCTACTGTGATAATCTCAAAATCTGACACTTCACCGGATCCGTCTTCTTTGACGTTACCGGATCCGCGACTGCTTACTCCTAACTTAACTCCGCTTTCCAACATAGTTTTCACTAAGTTGCCCATTGGAGTCGGTAGGATTTTTAATTTTCCATAACCGTTTGGGCCATCCATCCACATATTTGTAATCATGTGGCTCACACGGTCAAGGTTAATTTTTAGGTCATCTGGATGATCCACTTCGCCGAGTACTGAGTATCCACCTTCAAGTTGATCGTTCAGGGTCTTGACAGCCCTGTCGATTTCATTAACAGGATAAACACGCTGATTTTGATTCCTAACGCCGCCTTGGATACAAATACCTTTCATATAAAGGTTCTTGCCTCCTTCGCCGTCGGATTCAACGACCATTTTTGCTTGGTCGAAACTCAGGTTTTCACGAAGATAATTCATCTACTTAACCTTATTTGGCTCTGGTTTTGACGCCGTTGATTGGAGAGCCTGCGCCCTTGTCACCGTTGTCGCCGTTGCCTTTCTTTTCAGCGCCGTGGCCTGAACCGTTCTTTTTATAGAACTGTTTAGCATTAGTGCCGCCTGGTACATTTACATTACCAAAGTTTTCTTCTTTAGTGTTTGGCTTTAGTAAACCGCTTTGTACGCCTTTGCCGCCTTCAGTACCGCCTTTTGTCATATTAGCAGTTGTACCGCCCATATCGTTCTTACCTGCTACGATTGACTTGTTGTTAACACCGTCATCACCGTGCTTTGGGTTTGCTACTTTTTCGATGTACTCGCGCATGAAGTTGTCGCCTATGCTGAAGCTATCTTTAACTTCTTCTTCGTCGCCCATGTCGCCCATGTCATCGCCGCCCATGTCGCCCATGTCATCGCCGCCCATGTCGCCCATGTCATCGCCTTCACCGCCCATCATCTTTTCGAATTCCATTTTTAGGTCATCTAAAGCATCTTCTAGGTCAACTACACGATCTTCAATGTCGCCATCGCCGCCCATGTCATCGCCTTCTTCGTCATCACCTGCTTCGATGTCGCCCATGAAGTCATCAGTAGCATCGCCACCAATTTCGTCACCGTTCATTTCATCGTCGCCCATGTCGTCAGCTTCAAAGCCGAAACCCTCTTCAACATCATCTTCGTCTGCACGATTTTCGTCTGTACGATCTTCGTCGTCTTCGTCGTCTTTACCTTCTTCAACATCTTCTTCGAAGTCTTCAGAAAGAATTTCTTCGTAGATTTGTCTAGATTTTTCAACTACCAGTTGATGGAAAAGCTCTTTGGCTTTGTCTTGTTCTTCAGAAATTAGATACTCGAGCATCTGCTCGAACTTTGATCGATCAGTCATGTTTGTCTCCTATGTGTTTATTGCAAGGCTGTCGATATATTTACATATAACTGTAAAATATACGCTTAAATGGTAAGTTTTCGGGGATTTTTGTTAAGCAACAGGCTGTGCTGGTGCTTTATACATCTGTTCAACAAATTCTAGTTCTTTTTCTTGTTCTAAAATATGCTGTTCACTGGCTTTACGCAGTTCGTTTATCTGCTTTAAAGTCAATCTAGTTTTACGTGTGTCACCTTTTCGCACAGAGGTGTCGTCACGGCCAGCATCATAACGACTGTCAGATGTCACGGCCCTAATATCTTTATCAACGTAAAACAATTCTCGTAGTATCATATACGTTATTTATGCTGCCGGTGCTGTAGGAACCGGCCCAGGTGCTGCTGGTGCTGTTCCCGGTGGTGCGCCAGGCATTTCCATTCCTGGTGGCGCTTCGGTGTCGGCGGCAGCGCCAGCATCAGATTCTATACCTGCTTGACTAACTCCAACGCCGCGTAATTCTCCACTACTGTCAGTGGGTGTTGGCTTGCCTTTGCCGTTTTCTTCAGCCCACAAGCGTTCGTTTTCTGCAACTTCTTCTTCGCTTAGTCCTAGATAACGTTTCAAAGCAAAACGTTTTGAGATATAAGTCTGTTGACTAATAGTACCGTATGTGTTGATACGCTGATTATCTAACTCTGCTTGACGATAAGTGGCAAAGTTTTGCGGCGGTTGGAACTTTAATTCAAACAGAGCACTGTCAATATTGATGCCTCTTTCATACAAATACAGTTTAAATTCTTGATCAAATACATCTTGCATCAAGCTCTGTAGTCGCATACAGTAGTTGTTAAATCGCAATTCTTGAATATATGCTGTGCCAACTCTTCCGTCGTTATACTGTGATTGGCTGTCTTCTGCACCAGTTGGCAGATAGCTACTTGGGATTCTTAAACCGCGAAATAATTTGTTTGTAAAGTATCTTAAGTCGTCAATTTCACCTAGGTTTGTACCGCCTGGCAGTGTTTCAACTTTACTTCCGCGACCTTCTGCTGTGGTTGGAAAGAAGTAATCTTCGTTAATGCTTAATGGATTGTAAGCACTATCGATAACGTTGGTACCACCGCCAGTTGCGCTGGGGATACGTCTTTGATGAATTTCATTTTTAACACGTTCCACAAAGCCCATGGCCAAGTGGCTGGGCATGTTACCCACATCAATGTAAAAAATACGTCTTTCAGGAGCACGTTGTATGCGATAGATTAAAATAGCATCTTCTAGTAATTCTTTTTGTTTGAATACTTTAAAAACATTTTCTAATAAACTGTTTCCAAACGGAAAGTTATTGTCTAGACCTTCGCTTAAACTTAAATGTATCACATGCTTGGCATCTACTGCTAGTTCGTTTTGTTGTGTATCAAAGCGTGTGCCCACAGTGCCACCTTGCGGATATGAACCAGTCATGCCTCTTGCGGGGCCGCTGCCGTTGGGCCCAGCGTAATTAGTTCCGCGATTGTTGGTGTTAAGATTGTTGGGCTGAATAGTGGTTGTGACCAAGTCCATAAAATTAGGATTTAAATCACGAATAATGTATTGTTCAGGTTCTTTGCCTTCACTTTCGTTCACAATAATTTTAACTATTTTACTAGAATCTATGTAAACCCATTTTTTATTTTCAGGATCTCTTACAAAGAATGCATCGCCGTATTTGAATACGTTGCGTACAATTCTAAAAATTCTAGTTTCGAACTTTTGTAATTTTGTCCATTGCTGTAGATATTCTCTCAAGATGGCAATTTCACTATTAGTAGCTTTGCTCTTGAAAAATAAATGGAATGGTGTTTGATTTTCTCTATTCTTTTGACTACAAAATTCAGCAATGATGTCCAAGGCCGCATTGACTTCACTGTCCATGTCCATGGTATCATATTGCAAATAGCGTTCAATACGATTAGGGGCGCCGGAATAAACATCCGGTAAAAAGCTAGAATAGTTTTTTCTAGCTGGGCCTACACCGTTGCCGCTATTAGTTAACGGACTGCTGTTTGAGCCCGATGATCTTACATTAACAGGGGTGAAATATTTTTTCCAGCTCATAATTAACTATACATGTTCTTTGGATTTTTCTCGAGCGCCGTGATTTGTTTTCTTCCCAAATCATCGCTCTGTGAAAGTAGCTTGTTCATAGTTATATTTAACATATCTAAACCCTTTACTACGTCTTCTAGAGCAGCGGTCTTGCCGCCTCGCTGTGCTGGTTTATCGTCAGCTTGAGATTTGGCAGCTGGTGCCTTGGCAGCTTGTTCTTTCGCGTCTGCTTGGGCTTTGGCTTCTTCTGCAGGTTTATTTACTGCAGCAGGCACACTGGCAGCATTGGCTTTCATTTGGGCTCCAAAGCCGGGCAAATTAATGGCATTCAAATCTATAGCAGGAGTGGCTGCTATGGGTGCTGAGTACTTGCCGGCACCCATAGAGGCTTCTGGTTCTTCTGCGCCAATAGCAGCCATGTTTAATAATGAAGTATCTTTTTGATACTTTTCTCTAGCTGCTTTTTCTGCTTCGGCACCTTGTTCGATACCAATTAATTTTAACGCTTCTTCTTTTTCTATTTCAGATAATCTGGCTTCTTGTCCTTGTAAAGTTACTGCTAGTTGTTCTGTAACAAGTTTTTTAGTCTCTTCAACTGATTCTTGTTTTTTACTGGTTTCCCATGTGATACCGTCAGCAATTTTCTTTTGTAGCTCTTCCTGTTTTTTTGAAAATTCTTCTTTTATCTTTATTGCTTCGTCGTCTGCCTTCATAACAGCTTGGACTTTGGAAAATTTTCTATCTTCAACAGCCATTCCTTCAATCAGAATGTTTTTTCTTGCGGCCATGTCTTCATTAAACTTTGATTTTAATTCTGACATTTCTTTTTCAGCACTCTTACTGTCATCACTTTGAACACGTTTAGTAGTTGACTCGCCGCCAGTCATGGAACTGATTGATGTGCTAATAGTCTTAGACATTTCTGTCATATTGATATTAGGTTCTGTCTTAGCAGGCATACTGATAGCTTTGGCAATGCCAGCCATATCAACGGCAGGTGCTTTGGCTGGCATACTAATAGCTTTGGATATACTGCTCAAGTCAAATCCGTCCATGCCACCTGTAGGATTTCCCCTTGGCGGAGCCATACCTTTCATTGATTCGTATGCTGCTTTAAATTTGTCTTCTTTAGTGTCCAAGTCTGGAGGAGGAAGTTTTCCAAGTATATTCTTAACACCACTCATGCCAGCAGCAGCAATAGTGTCCTTCATCTGTCCTTGGTTTAATACAAACTCAGGACCTTCTTCTGCTAAAGTTGACAGTGTTGGTTGGCTAACATATCCGCCATCTGCATGTCGTGTTAAACCTGTAACCTTACCAGTAATATTTAGAGTGTCGGCTCCAATGTTTGATAAATTACTCAGAGCTTTTGTAATTTCACCAACTACACCGCCACTTTCGTTTTCTTTTCTTGCTTCTGCTTCGTATTTGCCTTCGCCTGGCTTGGGCACAAACGGTTGTGGGTTTTGACCTTTCCTGGCGGCATCTTCCATATTGACTGCGGCATTCTTACCCGGACCTGCTAGATTGTTAGCAGTTTGTTCTCCAATTTCACCTATACGACGGGCGCCACCGGCAATGCTTTCGCCGGTCGCTTTATTCTTAACTTCCGATGCGGCAGCAACACCTGCTCCAAGATTTTGTCCAGCTATTTGTGTTGCTATAACTCCTTGAGTTGCTCCGCTAACACGTTCTCCGCCAGGTTTTAATCGACCTTCTTGACTTGCTATAATATCAGTTCTAATTTTGCTAAGGGCAGTAGCATAATCAGTTTGACTTTTTAATAAGTTTGTATTTCCTTTTACTACACTCATTACACTATCGTGTAATGCCATGTTGTCTTCTGTACTCTTCTTTAAAATTGTACCTACGCTGCCTGCAGCATCTCCCATGGCGGCCATTCGTAAAAGTGTTGGATCTCTTTGATTACGAGCGTTGGCTGCTTCTGCTTCCTTGTTGGCTGCTTCTGCTGCAACAATGTTACCTTTGGCCAAGTGGCCCATTTGCTCGCCAGTTTTCTGTGCGGCCTCGCCTAGTAATGCGTATTGAGTGGCAGCTTCTTCGCTAGTAACTGTTCCAGTGGCAAACATTTCTTTTGCCATTTGTCCCATACCGCGAGCTTCTGCTTGAGCAAATTGTTTTTGGAATCCTTCTCTTGCTGCCGCTTCTGCGGCGGCACCTTGTTCAATTCCAATTAATCTTAACTTTGCTTCAATTTGTCCGTCGGTGCTGCGTTTCTTAGCAGCTTCCATTTGTTCTTCTTTACTTTTGCCTGTGAGTTTGGCAATGGCATCCATCTCTTTAGCTAATGAAGCTGCAGCTTCTCTTGATTTTACACCTGCGGCACCTTCAATACCCATAGTGTAACGTTGTGTACTGGCTTGTAACGCAAGAACTTCGTTAAGTTCTTTAGCATTGTATCCCATCTGCTGTAGTTCGTCGCCAGCGTTACTATCAAAGAAACTCTTGCTTAATTTGCCAAATGCTTCAGCACCGCGAGTGACACTGCCACCAAGGCCGGCCATTTGTTTTCCGTTATTAGCAATAACGTTAGCGAAATCATTTAGGCTCAATCTACTGCCAGCGGCAGCAACATTCATGCCAATTAGGTCATTGCTAAAATTAGCGCCATGTTTGCTAAGTCCTTGGAACGTATCAGCACTTGACTTAGCAGCATGTAGGAAAGACTCTGCGCCATCTTTCAAGCCTTCTTTAACTTTACTTGTGTCAAACCCTTGATTGCCACCACCGCTTGGTGGCGCACCTCCGCCACCTACAGTTACAGGGCCGCGGCCACTAGATTTCAAAGCGTTTTCAAACGCTTGTTGCATCATTAACTGATCATTTCTATCTAAAGCCATATTAAAATTTCCAAAAAACTACGCACATAAATAATCGTATAATATATTTATCGGGATAAAAAAGCTATGAATCCATTACAAAAATACTTTAGACAACCCAAGTTGTTTATCAGTTTGCCCAGCAAAGGGCTGTACTACGAGGAAGGTACTCTACAAGGAGATGTTAGTAAAGTGCCAATTTTTGCCATGACTGGCATGGATGAACTCATAATGAAAACACCTGACAGCTTGTTTAACGGTGAAGCCACAGTAAAATTAATAGAAAGTTGTTGTCCATATATTACAGACGCACATAAAGTGCCCAGTATTGATCTAGATGTATTATTAGTTTCCATTAGAATGGCAACATACGGTAAAGAAATGAGTATTGGACATACCTGTACTAACTGTGGTACTGAAAACGACTTTGCCATTGATTTAACTAGTGTCATGGATCACTATGCTGATAAGAATTTTGACAATAGACTAGTAGTTGACGAAGAAATTACCATTAACTTTAAGCCGTTAAGCTACGAAGAAATGACAATAGTAAACTTGGAAAATTTTAAATTACAAAAAATGCTTGGTCAGATTGCTGATATAGATATCGACCGTAGGCAACAAGTCATGGATGATATCTATGCTAAACTAGCTGAAATACAAGTACATGTATTTTTAACTGCCATTGAGTCAGTTCAAATTCCCAATGTATTAGTAACTGAGAAAGATCATATTCGAGAGTGGTTGTCTAACACTAACCGAGAACATTATACTCTTATCAAGAGTAAACTTGAAAAGAATAAAGAACTTTGGGAGATGCCAAAACAAAAAGTCATTTGCGGCAATTGTGGCACTGAAAACGCTATTGAAGTTGTAATGGACCAATCAAGTTTTTTCGTATAAAACTGTTACCCTTGTCTAGATCTGACATCGAAGAGTTGGTTAACAGTTTAGAATTAGATACAAAACAAATAAAAGATGAAATCTTTCGCATAAGTTGGTACATGCGAGGCGGAGTAAGCAGTCAGGATCTAATGCACGTTTACGGCTACGAGGATAGGCAGATCATGAATGAGATTATAAAAGAAAATATTGAAATTACCAAAAATAGCCGTATGGCTATTATTTAATTTCGTCGTAACCATAGACGCCGTATTTTTTCTTAGGGTCGTCCTGTATTTTTAAAGTAGGATCAGGAATGCCGGCAACACCAACCCTAGCTTTTATGTCATTAAGTTTGTCGTTGCCTACTAGACGATATCCATTTTCATCACTAATTTGTTGATTATTAATGTAAAGTTTCTTGCCAACCCATTGAATATTCATACCATTTGTAGCTTGTCTTGCGCCATCGGCAGCATCACCAGTTGGTGGTTTTACTGCGGTCTTACCAGGTAGTGGACCATCTAGTAGTCCAGCTTCCTGTAATCCTTTTTCTAGTAAATCAATAGCGGCTGCTGTCAATGCCCCTGTTGGTTCAGTAATTGCTCTTACCAAAGAACTATTTAAAAATTCTTTACCAGCACTGGTACGCATGAATATCAAGAAAGCTGGGGCCGCAGGCCCCATTTCAATTAATTTAGAAATACCTTTTGCCACGTTAGTAGGCAAGCTAACAAACATACCTAAATATTTTGTTGTTGTAATGCTGGCGCCGCCCAGTGTAGCTGCACCTGTGGCAATACCTTTAAACATGCCTGACATTGCGCCAAAGAATTTGCTGGCCACTCCAGTATTTAAGGCAACACCAATGGCCAATTCTCCTAACAGTTTCTTTCTTAACTGTTGATACTTGTTATAGGCTTCTTGCTCTGACATTTTTCCAAAAGGAGAATCTTTGCCAGCTTTATAATCTTGGTAGTCTTCCTCTAACACGGACAAATCCACGTAGTATTCTCTTACAAATTCTAAACCCACAACAGTTTTTATCACAGTCATGGCTACATCGGGTATAAATCCCATCCTTGCCTGGGCTGCTGCCTTCATGGAAGCATTGGCACCACGCATTTTTAAGTAGGCTTTAATTTTTTCAAACCCTACTTTACTGTCAGGGTCAAATTTTCTCAAGTTTATTTTTTCTGTTTTAGCTACTGTTTTTTCTAATTGGGCAAGACGCTCAGTAACTTTCTTTTTTAACCACTTGCCGCCTTTACTTTGCCATGACTTAGGAATAAGTTTAAGTATTCCTGCTTTACCCAGCTTGGCAAAGCCAGGTGTAAACAATAGTACAGCATCTATGAATAGATCATTCCATTCGTCGTCAGTAATTGATTCAGGATCTTGGTTGTATTTGCCAATGAATTTGTATATTTCGTAGGCACTCCAAGCACTCATGCCTACAGAGATTGCGGTAATTATTGTACCTATTCCAATACCTGCTATTACAAGAGGTACGGCTTCATTCAATGATTCAGTTCTTTCAGAGACTATTTGATGGACTTTCATAATATATATTTATTTAAAGTTGAACTACGTTCAACTGTTCTTCGCTCACGCTCGAACTATTTTCTTTATTATTAATGCGAAGCATTTAAGTATTATCTAGATTGTTCAGTCACACTTTGCCCTTGCGGGCAAAGAAAATTGAACATTATCTGAGTTGCACAATCCACTTAGCGTTACAGCAGTTACAGAGGCGGTCATCCGGTACCTCGAGCTGTGTCTTTATTATGACGGCGGTCCACTAACATACGCTAACATGCTAGCAAACGTGGGTATTTCTCCCTCTTTTTGCCTTTGAAATCCTTGAAACAATCAAACCGCGGCAGCTTTGCGATCCTGGTCCTGTAAAGGATACTGATTGAGTGCTCTTAACGGCAAGAGTCTACGGATCCCTGCGACACTGGGTCCAGGTTTCTTCTGTTCGCCACCCGAGATTAGCCGGTGGAAGCCTTAACCGTTTAGTTGTTTGCCTTTGATGTGTGAGCCGTGTACACGAACAGCGATTTGTCCGTTGTAGTAGTCATCTGATTCTAATACCCGCCTGGAGAATTGTTCTCTTGCCTCGATATAACTACATTCAGCCTTTGATGTGCAGTAATAAATTATTTCTCTATGGAAATTTTCTCTGCCTTGTTGTTCTACGTCTTTGTTTAGTTGGTCGTTTGAGCCATAGTATTCACGCCAGTCAGAATCAATTTTGGATTTAATCCGCTTTTTCTTCTTGGTGCCGTTCTTGAGTTTTACTGTTTTATAAGTTGTTTTAGAAAATTTTGATAATTTCTTGCCTATATATTTTCGACCAGTGATGTTATTAGTGATACAATAGACAAATCCAATACATACTTCAGGTAAGGTTTCGACTATTGTGTTTTGATAATACCATGACATCAACTAGTTAGTTCTTATTGGCCTCTTGATCTTTTAAAAGTGATTCTTTGTACTTGGGACTTTTAACTTTTGGTTTAGTTGCCCTAATTGCCTGTATTTCTTCGCGCCTAGTGATTGTTAAGTCTCTTATTTCAGCCAAGAGCCGTCGTAGCTCGATACCAGCCACATGAGTTTGTCTAGCTTGCCATCTCTGGTGTAGCTTGTAGTACTCATGTACTTTTCTCATTAGACTGGTATGTGCGTCTTCCATCAATTTTCAATTTCTAAGTCATTAGCATAGCTAGTGAATCCATTTTCTTTAATCACTTTGAGTACATTGTTCACTCGTCCGATTAATTCGTCCTTGTGACTGATCAAATAAATGTTTTTCTTACGTTCCCTAGCCATCTTCTTTAAGACACTTAAGGCATTTTCTACGCCTGCGGCATCTAGTCCGTTGTCAATAAGTTCATCAATGAATAACAAGTTGATACTTTGATACAAACTTTCCCACACATCTCTAAAACTCCAGCTTAATCCTAAAATTAACCTATTGCGTTCTCCACGTGACAAATTGTCAAAGTCTAGATCCTGCCCAAGTTGTGTAATTTCCACAGTTAAATCATTTTGAAATACCACTGTGTGGGGTAATCCCATTTTATCCAAATAGTAGGTAAGCCTATTATTAAGGTAGGCAAGATTTTGATCTATGATCTTTTTACGGATAAAACTATCTTTGCTGGTCAGCAACTTGAGCAAAAACTCTTGATGGCCCTTAAGTACATTGAGATTGTTTATGCTATCCCATGTGATTTCTTGAAGCGCAGTATTACGCAAATCATCTATTTGTTCTTGATAAGGATCTGTTTCTTGCTGTCTAGCACCCAACGCAGTTTCTAAACTGGTTAAATTGTTTTGATGTTTAAGAGCTTCTTCTAGTGTATCGTAATAAGTTGTTGGCCTACCGTTGATATCGCCGATACCTTCAAGCTCAGTCACAATAATAGCATAGCTATCACTGAGGCTTTGAAGATATGTGTAAGCATCTGCTAGATTCTTTTCAGCAAGCACGGACATTTCTTCATGCTTGTGGGTGTGTAGCTCTTGCTCACAAGCTGGACAAGTGTTATTTTTTAGTTGCTCTATTTCTTTTGTGTATTTGGTTACACTTTTATCAGCTTGAATTAACGCAGTTTCAATTGTGGCCTTTTCTTTGTTAAGGCTTTTTATTTTAGCTGCTTGCTCATTGTATGTTTTTAACTTAGCGTGAGCTGTGAGTTCTCGTTCGATGTCTACTGCTTGTAGTTCTTCTATGGACTTGGTAATTCTATCGCAATCTGTTCGTTGCTGAGCATACCAAGCACTCAGTCTTGTCTCCAAACCAGTAATACTCAATTGAATTTTTTCATTAGACTTCTTTACAGCTTCGATATCTGCGTTCTCTTGATAAATTTGATCTTTAGTTACTCTCACTTGCTCTTTAAGAGCCTCTGCCTTTTCACTTAGTAAGGTAATGCCTAACAGTTGTTCAATGATAGCACGTTGTTCGTTGGCTTTCATGCTTAAGAACGGTTCGGTATAGGTATTCAAAGCCAAGATATGCTTAAACATATCGTGACTCATACCCATTAAGTCATCAAGGTCCTTTTGCGTTTCCCGCATGTCACCTTGACTGTCATCAGCAGAGTCAACAGAGTGTTCTTGATCGTTCACATAGAACTTCATGATAGCAGGTTTGCGACCCCGTTCAATCTTGTACTTGTTACCGTCTTTTTCAAAACTCAGTGTAACCAACATGTTTTTGCCATTGATCTTGTTGATCAAGTTATCTTTCTTGATATTGGTCAATGCTGTGCCGTATAACGCATAGGTTAAGGCATTGATAATGGTAGTCTTACCGGTACCGTTACGGCTTCCACTGTCATCTCCACCTTGATCTAGGTTTTCACCTAGTACAAGGGTAAGTTGTTCTTTACAGAAGTCTACCGCTTGGGTTTGATTACCCACACTCATGAAATTTTTAACAGTTAGTTCTTTAATTTTAATTGTCATAGGCTATTATAGATACTCAATAATACTTTACTATCGAAAGTGTCACTTTCGATATTGACCAACTGATTGCTCACAATTTGATCCACACTTTCAAATGCTTGTATATTGATATCAGTATTGATTTCAACTTCTTTCTTTTCAGATATCAGTGTTAGTTCTCTAATATCATAATCACTAATAAATTTTTCCTTGATAAAGCTAGCTTCTTCGTAGCTGATGTCAATGTCGAGACTTACTCGCAGATGCATCTTGCTGGTAATCAGCGTATCTGCTTCGTCAATCAACTGACTTAATTTAATAGTTCTAAATTTAGGACACTCTGTCCAGTTAATATACTGGGGCACACCATCCCACTCTAAAATCATCATGCCGCGTTCGTCGTCCCACGTATCAGCATAGTTGTGCGGAAACGCATTACCAATGTAATGCATATTTTGACGTTGTTGTCGTTTATGAAAGTGTCCGCTAAACCCAAGTTCGTAGTTTTTAAAACTATCCAACTGAATTTCACCATGATCCGGCATCTGAACCATGGCATTCATGAAGAAACTGGGCAATTCAAAGTGACCAAAGATATATTTGCCACCTTTCTTGCCTATGGTTTTCCATTCGTCTCCGACAAGCCACGGACATAAGGTGACGTCGCCAATAGTAGTAGGTTCGTGTACCACAGTAATTCCAGGAATATACTTTCCGAATTCGACGCTGTGAATATCCCGCTTGTCTTTGTAATAAAGATCATGATTACCAGGAAAGAAATAAAACTTATCAAAAGCCTGTCCCAGTTTCTCAAGGGCTCTAAGGCTGTAGTCCATAGTTGTAATATTAAGACTATTGCGGTTGTGATGCCAATCGCCCATAAAAATACCTGTATCACATCCGTTCTCCTTGGCCTTTGCAATATACCAATCAACAAAATCTTCACAGTCTTGATTGTGTGTTTGACTGTTTGATTTTAATCCAAAATGTATGTCTGTAAAGCAAGCAACTTTTTTAAATAAATTACTCACCTGATTCACCTTCGAAACGTTTTATAGCATTTGCATGTTCACCAGCGCCAGTTCTGCTGTAGCTAGGATTCATGCCATTCATCTCCAATAGGTCGTCACGAATATTTTGATTACGTTTTTCTAAATTAATAATGCGAACAAAACTGTTAGTCACCGCTGCCGTAAAGTAGGCAAATGGGTTATCACTTTTGCTTTCATCAAATTGTAAACCAATTTGTGTTAGTTGTAAAATAGCCTGTCCTTTCATTTCGTCGTTGTAAGTATAACCTCGTACATTGCCTCTTGTGGCATATCGTTCACATAATTTAATGTACATACGGGCAAGTGTATTTGTAATCTGCCCGTGATCTTTGTTAAATTTACCAGTTTCTAAATCACCCTTCCAGTGACTTTTTCCAACACATACTAAAATATCTTTATCGTCGAACTTCCAGTGTTGAAATGGAGGAAAATTAACTTTATCTCTATGATCCGCTATGGTCTTTGGATTTTTTTTACGGGTACCGTTTAACGGAATGTGCTCAAACGACATAATTCTAAACACAATGTCTGTTTTAGCAATCTTTTTATAGTCCACTTCGCAGTCTGCTTGTTTGACTTTTTCCCCGGCAGCTTTACGTCGAGCATACGCCTCTTGACTCATTCGTTTGGCCTGTGCCCGTTTAGCTTCAGCAACAGTTCGAATGTTAATTTTATCAACAGTGGGCAATATCAAATCATAACGATGATATTCTGGTTGGGTAAATGAGCAGAATGTATTTTTGCTTTTGTGTATTTCTTCTAATAAATCTTTGTTGTTTAAGTAATTAACTTTCATGCGAGTCCTAGGTTCTAGTACTATTATAAACTACCCAGATTATTTTGTCAACTAAATAGAAGACAAAAGGAGAAATCAATGGCAGATTTTGGATCAATATTGAATACAGCAGCCAGTACTGTTGGCGGCGCATTGTCGACTGCAGGTAGATTAGCCGGTGCGCTTAATAATTTATCTAACCCAGCTGCCTTGATCTCGTCATTACGGAGCATCAACCTACCGAAAGGTGGCGAATCAGGATCATCCAGCGCAGCCGGTGTTTCGTTTGGCGGAGCCGATGCCAGCAGCGATTGGCGTGTACGTTTGGCAATTCCGCCTGCATTTTCCAGTAGTCCAATGTTAAGCCCGTTAGTACAAGCAGGTGGACTAGTTTTTCCTTATACGCCCAGCATTGCCATTTCAAGTACTGCCAGTTACGGCGAAGAAAATTTTACGCATAGCAATTACGGATTTGTCTATTATCAAAACAGTAGAGCAAACACAATTTCAATAAATGGTGCGTTCAACGTTGAAGATGGAGAGCAGGCAATGTATTGGCTTGCCGCTGTACACTGTCTAAGAAGTGCCACAAAGATGTTTACCGGCGAAGGTGACCTTCAAGGCAATCCTCCTCCTATTTTTAAATTAAACGGCTACGGTGATTATGTTTTTAAAAACATTCCGGTAGTGATTGAAAGTTTTTCTATCAATTTGCCTGCTGACACAAACTATATTAATACAAGTACAGCATTCGCAGGTAGTGAGGTAACTGGCGGCCTCGGTGGCGCACTTAGTTCTGTAGCTGGCATAGCAGGCGTATCAGCTGGTCTAGCAGGACTAGCAGGCGCTTTGGGAGCAAATAAAATAGCCAATGCTCTAGGAACAATTGGTGCAATAGGTGGAGCCGTAGCAGGCGTTGGCAAATTAATTTCAGGTGTAACTGCTCTTGCAGGTGGTGGCAGTTTTGCCACATCTGGTAACAGTTGGGTGCCAGTCAAAAGTGAATTACAAATAACAGTGCGTCCTATCTATAGTAGAGAAGCTGTTCGTAGATTTAGTTTACAGAAATTTGTTAAAGGTGATTATGTTAACGGAGGTTATGTATAATGGCCGCTACTTACACAAGTTCGAGTCCTTGGTTTAATACTTCGGTGATTCAAAATTATCTTGGAATCTTGTCTATTAGACCAGTTAGCTCGGAGCCAGATGATTTTCTTTATACTATCGAACCTCAGTATTCTCACAGGCCTGATCTATTGGCCTATGACCTATATGGCACATCTAAACTGTGGTGGGTATTCATACAACGTAATCTTGACGTACTTCAAGATCCAATATATGATTTTATTCCAGGAGTAGAAATCTATATTCCTAAACGCTCAGGACTTTCGAAAGTGTTAGGAGTCTAATATGCCATCTTTTGATCTTGCCAGTGCTGCCACCACTGCTTCTAACACAGTTAATAAAGTTTTATCGGATACAGGTGTTGCTAAAGGTCTTTCAGCTGCCAGTAATAGTATCACCAGTGCTGCAAATGCTATTAAATCAGGATTAAGCGTCAACATAAGTAACATCACTTCTAGTTTGCCAGGGGTTGCCGAATTAGAAAACGCCATACAACAAGCTAAAAGTAACATAAACAAGTTAGGTAATCTTACTGAAAACGCTACCAAGGCCCAGACGCAAGTGGCGTTAGAAGCTAAACCGCCGTTTCCTAACATACTTCATCAATATGCCAGTTACAATTATATTTTCACATTAAGTGTATTAGATGATGCCAGTTTAAATTTTCCAAATGAGACTTATCGTAAAGGTCTATTAGGCCCAATAATTTTAAAAAGCGGCAACGGCAACCCTTCAGACAGGGTACCTACCGCAAACAAAACAAAATCAAACCCTGACGGCAGTTTTGATTTTTATATTGAAGATGTACAGATCAATAGTTCCGTAGGTTTTGATCAAAGTACTGGTAATACCAATGCCACGGGCCTTAAATTTAAATTGATCGAACCTTACAGTATGGGAATGTTTTTTCAAACATTACAAGTTGCTGCAAAAAATGTGGGTCATGTGAATTATTTGGAAATGCCCCTGTTACTAAGTATGGAATTCAAAGGACATATTGATGCCGATTTACAAAACGTACAAATAGATAAAACAACAAAATATTTTCCTATTAAACTTTATAAATTTTCCATGAGAGCCACAGGCAAAGGTGCCGAGTATGACATTTCTGCATACCCAGTTAACGAAAAAGCCTATAGTAAAGTATATTCTGAATTAAAAACAGATGTGTCGATAACAGGAAAAAATGTGGGAGAAATGTTACAAACTGGAGAGAAAAGTTTACAAGCAGTTTTGAATACACGTTTAAATGAAGCAGTCAAACGTAAAGATGTTGTTGTGGCTGATCAAATATTAATTAGTTTTCCTAAAGATTTAAAAACAGGTGATGCTAATCCTCCCAGTAATGATTCTACTTCTAGTGCTGGTGCAACCATAAACCCTAATAGTTCATCTGGTGGGGACATGAACTTGTTTAAAAAACTAGGAGTCACCACCAGCAGCATTAACAAAACACAAGTACAAGATGAATCTGAAATGAATGATGTTGGTAAAAGTACAATGGGATTCAACTTGTATAATAAAGGTGCTACTCCGTTTGCTAAAGATAATCTTGCCTACGATGAAAAATCTGGAACTTACAAGCGTGGCGCTATTTCTATCAATCCTGAATCTAGTGAATTTAAATTTACCCAAGGCAGCGATGTTGTTAACGCTATCAATCAAGTGATCTTGATGAGCGAATACGGAAGAACCGCTCTAAGTCAAATAACTCCTGAAGGTACAGTACAGTGGTGGAGAGTTGAAACACACTTGTACTATATTCCTTCAGATGAAAATATTAAAAAAACAGGGGTTAAGCCTAAATTAATTGTTTATAGAATTGTTCCTTACGATGCTTCTGCCAGCGCATTTTTACCTCCGAACACTCCAAACCCTGGAACAGAAAAAGCCAAAGAACAAGTTATTAAAGAATACAATTATATCTATACAGGCAAAAATTTAGATGTAATGGATTTTGATATAGAATTTAATGCCAGCTTTTTTACACAGATGAGCGCCGACGCCGGCAAGAATAGCGGAGATAAAGAGCAAAAAGCAAATGCTGGCTCTGGAGTAGAAGGCGATCCAGATAATAAAACACCAGACGGTGAAAAACCTAAAGAAGGACAAATTCCCACTACTGTATTAAAAGACGGAATTATGACCATGACTGGCGGCAAAGGAGGTGGCGGCCTTGACGATAATGCCAGTATTGCCGCTAGACAATTCCACGACAGCATTACTAGCAATACTAGCATGATCAATTTGAATTTAACAATTCTAGGAGATCCTTATTTCCTAGGAGACAGTGGTATGGGCAACTATAGCGCAGTGGCTACAGATAATAAATTTATCAATGCTGACGGAGCAATGAATTATCAAAGCGGCAGAGTATTAATTACTGTTAATTTTAGAACTCCAATTGATATTAACCTAGAAGATGGTGTGTATGATTTTAGTACAACCGCTGGAGTTCCACAGTTTAGTGGACTTTATCTTGTCACGCTTGTTACGTCTAATTTTAGGAGAGGTAAATTTACACAAACTTTAAAATTAAGTAGATTACCAGGTCAAGAAGTTAAGAGCACTAAGCCTCCACAGACAGCTTCAGCGCCTACAGAAAATGAATATGCTGCAGAAGACGATGAAGCTACTCAGGCAAGAATAACAGAGTGGGCTGCAGAAGGACCACAAACAGCTCCACTGACAGATGATCAAATATCAGCTAACAACGCAGCCCTAGGCGATTTCGCAGGATAACAAATGGCAGAAGATACACGACAACCCACAGGCAGTGCTGAACAAAAGCCGGGCCCATTCTTAGCAAAAGTTATCAGTCACTTGGATCCTACCTACATGGGTACGCTACAGGTACAGCTATTAAGAGAAGTAGGTAATGACGAAGCTAAAGAAGGCCAGCTACACCAAGTAAAATATCTAACACCGTTTGGCGGACAAACTAATGTAGAGTTTATCACGGAAGAAGATGACTATAATGCCACGCAAAAAAGTTACGGCATGTGGTTCATTCCTCCTGATGTTGGTACTATTGTCATGGTTATCTTTATTGATGGTGATCCACGTAAAGGTTATTGGATAGGATGTGTACCTGATGAAAATATGAATTTTCAAGTTCCTGGACATGCTGCCACAAAATATAATATAGACGGTACATATGAACGTGTGCCCGTTGCTGAATATAATAAAAAAGCAAGAGAAGCAGCCACAGATCCTACTAAAATTCTTAAACCTGCCAGCCCACTGCAGGATATCTTAGACGAACAAGGCCTGATAGAAGACGATATTAGGGGTATCACAACCAGCAGTGCCAGGAGAGAGATACCCAGTATGGTATTTGGCATCAGCACTCCTGGCCCAATTGATAAACGAAGCGGCGCTCCTAAAGGCAAGTTTGGTAAAGACGAGCACAAGATTGCCGCCGGATTTATCAGCAGACTGGGCGGCAGCAGTGTGGTTATGGATGATGGAGATGATAAATTCCTTCGTCGTACTACTGCTAGTGACGGTCCTCCTGACTATGCCGCCGTTGAACAAGACGAAGATGATGGGCTTCCAGAAATTCCACACAATGAATTAATACGATTTAGAACTAGAACTGGCCATCAAATTTTGATGCACAACAGCGAAGACTTAATTTACATAGGTAACGCCCGCGGCACAACCTGGATAGAAATGTCTAGCGATGGTAAAATTGATATTTTTGCCGAAGACAGTATAAGCATACGTACTAAACAAGATTTTAATTTTTACGCTGATAGAGATTTTAACATAGAAGTTGGTAGAAATTTTAATTTAAAAGTAGGCGCCCGCCATCAAACAGAAATTGGCACAGACAAAATTCTAATTGTTGATTCTAACAATTTTATACAAGTTGGCGGCACACACGATGAAACCGTTGCGGATCAAACCAATATCACAGTTGGTGGCGGATTTGACCTTAACACCAGCGGCGCAAACAAATTAACATCTGGCGGAAATATGGAAATTGCCGCTGCCAACACTACAATTTCCGGTGGCAATATTAATCTAAACGGCCCAGCTGCAGCTAGTGCAGTCGCTGCTACAGCCCCTGAACCATTGACTACTTTTGCTAATCCAGACGAAACTGAAAGTACAACAGACAGTATTATGTTACGTATTCCAAGCCACGAACCTTGGCCACATCACGAAAATTTAGATCCTGCTAGTTTTAAACCTGACTTGACTGATAGGGAAGCAGGCAGTGATATTCCTGTACCGGAGTATTGGAAAAAATATTCTACAATAACCGACACATTCTCCAAGGAAATGCCACCCGAGAACGAGGAGTAAATACTACTATGACAGCCAATCAGAAATTATTTAACAAGGTAGTACTAAAAGGCCCTGCCGGCAGAGCAACTGTGCCTGGATCTAAAACCTACAAAGGTTTTAGCAGTGTCAGCGGCGACAGCAAGAGCTATAGCCTGTATGATCTAGCCTTAATTAAACAAGATATTATCAATCACTTTCATATTCGTCAAGGCGAACGGTTAGAAAATCCTACGTTCGGCACTATCATATGGGATGTATTATTTGAACCGTTGACGGAAGATCTAAAACAACTTATTGTAAAAAACGTTGAACAGATTATCAATTACGATCCTCGGGTCAATGCCAACAATGTAATTGTTACAACCTACGAAAGCGGCCTACAAATAGAATGTACGCTGACTTATCTTCCTTATAACATACAAGAATCTCTCCAATTTAAATTTGACCAAGCAAATGGTCTAATCGGCTAATTAAAATAGCATATAATAAAACCGATAAATATCTGTATATGGGAAGCAGATATGTCAGCAACAGATAGACAAAATAGATTACTAGTAGCAGAAGACTGGAAACGTATATACCAGAGCTTCCGTAATGCCGATTTCCAAAGCTACGACTTTGAAAATCTACGCCGCGTGATGATTAGTTATATCCGCGAGAATTATCCAGAAGATTTCAACGACTATATTGAATCAAGCGAATACCTTGCCCTAATCGACATGATTGCGTTCTTGGGCCAAAGCATAGCTTTCCGTGTTGATTTAAATGCCCGTGAAAACTTCCTAGAGCTAGCAGAACGACGCGAAAGTGTGTTGCGTCTAGCACGTTTATTAAGTTATAAAACAAAACGTAATATTGCTGCATCGGGCTTGTTGAAATTTAATACTGTAAGTACTACTCAGTCAGTGTATGACAGCAACGGCAGAAATCTAGCCAATCAGGTTGTTGCGTGGAATGATCCAGCTAACACCAATTGGTACGACCAGTTTATTAAAGTTATCAATGCGGCCTTGCCGGCAACTAGACAGTATGGAAATCCAGACGCAAAACAAGAAATTTATGGTATTCCCACTGAACAATATAGATTTCAAACAGTGAGCACTTCTATACCGGTATACTCTTTTAACAAACCAGTAGATGGCCGCAGTATGAATTTTGAAATTGTAAGTACAACGTTTGCTGGTAAAACTGAAATATATGAAGAACCTCCTAGCATAGGAAACAGTTTGTCATTCTTGTACAGAGACAGCGGCCGCGGCAACGGCAGTAGCAATACAGGATTCTTTTTAAGATTTACTCAAGGTACATTGAATCAAGGCAGCTTTACACTGAGCCAGCCAGCCACAGACGAATCAGTTGACCTAGACGCAGTTAACATTAACAACAGTGATGTGTGGTTATATAGACTAGATAACAACGGAACGGAAAGTGAGTATTGGGCACAAGTCCCTAGTTTCGAAGGCAATAATGTTATCTATAATAGTCTTAACAAAAGCATCCGAAACATATATGGTGTAGTAACTAGAGCCAGTGACAGAGTTAGTTTAGTGTTCAGTGACGGTGTGTTTGGTAATTTACCACAAGGCACATTTAGAACATACTACAGAACCAGCAACGGACTAAACTATACTGTTAATCCTAAAGATATTAAGAATGTTAGCATAGATATTCCTTATATTAGTCAAGTTGGCCAAGTTGAAACATTGAGTGTGACATTAAGTTTACAATCAAGCGTGTCTAATAGTGGCCCAACCGAAACTAACGACAGTATTAAGACTAATGCTCCTGCCACGTACTATACACAAAATAGAATGATTACAGGAGAAGATTACAATATTAGTCCTCTAAGTGTTAATCAGCAAGTTGTAAAAGTAAAAGCAGTTAACCGCAGTTCAAGCGGTATCAGTCGATATTTTGACCTAGTAGACCCAACAGGCAAGTACAGCAAAACTAACTTGTTTGCGGATGACGGTTTAATATATAAACAAGAATTCTCTGACAGTTTTAGATTTAAGTACGCCACTAGAACAGACATAGAGGCAATTCTTTATAATGAATTGTCAGACGTTTTAAAATCATCTAATCTTAAAAATTTTTACTACGATAATTTTGAAAAAATTCCTGTAAATTTATTAGAAGTTAAATGGTACAACAGAACATTGGATGTTAATCAGAGTACTGGCTACATTGAAGATACTGTATCGGGTACAAAGCAAAAAGTTTCTTCTTATACTGGTACCCTGTTACGATTTTTTACAGTGGGTGCCTTGATAAAATTTACAGCGCCCGCCGGTTATTACTTTGATAAAACAAAAAACAATGAGTTGGTGCCTGGCTCTGCCACAGTATTGAATTCTGCTACATTCATTTGGACAAAAGCAGTATCAATAGCGGGAGATGGAACAGCCAATGGTACTGGACTGTTGTTTGATAAATCAGGACCTATTGTGTTAAATGATATAGTTCCAAATACTGCAGTATTATCTGAAATCATTCCTGCTTGGAGAACCAGCATAGAATCCAGTACTATAACTGCCATGGTAGATTTGGTGTTTGGAAATAAAAAATTCGGTCTTCGATATGATATTGAAACAAGATTATGGAAAATTATTACAGAGACAAATCTTAACACTAGCGAAGTCTTTAGCCTTGGTAGGCAAGGCGACGCCACTAATTCTAAAACGGACAGTAGTTGGCTAGTGCTATTCACGACAGATACAGAATACTATACAGTGACTAGTAGATTAACACGTTACATATTTGAAAGTGCCCAACAGGTAAGATTCTTCTTTGATTCTAGCGATAAAATTTATGATACTCGTAATAATACTGTTGTTAAAGATGTAATCAAAGTTTTAAATATTAATACCAACCCGTTGTCTCCAGGCGGCACAACTCCATTTACCTATGATAGAGATTGGGAAATTACTGAAGAGTTTCGAGGTCTAGATGGTTATGTTGATACTAAAAAAATTCAAGTCACATTCAATGACAGCGACGATGATGGCGTAGTTGATGATCCTACATTATTTGATCAATTAGTAATACCTAACACATATATTGTATTAGAAAAATATGTTGTAGCACAAGGTCAAGAAGATTATCGTTATATTTCTAATGATAGTGACATTGTTGTTGTTGTTAACACACAAAATGATATAGTAATTTCTCAATACCAAGATGGCCAATATTTTTATATTGTAGATATTGACACTGTTAAAATATATGATAAAATTGCTTCTAATTTTATTCCCACTCTTGACTATAAAGTGTTTGTGGGTAGAGACAAAATTAAATTTCAATATATACATAACGCTGATTACGAGTCACGAATTGATCCAGGATTAACTAATCTTATTGACGTATTTGTACTAACCAAGCAATATGACATTGCTTATCGACAATGGTTGTCTGGCGCAGGAACTACTGAACCGTTACCTCCTAGCAGCGATTTCTTGTACAATTTATTAAGTCCTGAACTTAATAAAATTAAATCTATCAGCGATGAAATTGTATATCACCCTTCAAAGTACAAGGTTCTTTTTGGATCTAAAGCTACCACAGATTTACAGGCAACATTTAAAGTTGTAAAAAATTCTGAAATAGTAATCAGTGATAATGATATTAAAACTAGAGTGCTAGTGGCAATATTAGAATTCTTTGCTTTAGAAAATTGGGAATTTGGAGATAATTTCTATTTTAGTGAATTATCAACCTACGTCATGAATAAAGTGTCTCCTTATATTGTAAATTTTGTTATAGTGCCTAAACAAAGTACTTTAAGTTTTGGCGGGTTGTACGAAATCCGTAGCGAAAAAGATCAAATTTTTATCAACGGCGCCGGCATAGATGACATAGAAATTATTTCTACAATAACCGCAAGCAACATCAAGAGTGCCGTAATTCAAGCGAATCAAACAGCAGTGAGTCAGCAAACAATAACAAGTTTAGGGAGTAACTGATGGCCTATAGCAACGATCAAAACGAGCCAAAGGTACCTATTTCAAATGTAGAAAAGCGTTCGAGCGCTGACTTATTACCGAGGTTTTATAGAACACCCGGTAACAAGAAGTTTTTACAAGCAACAGTAGATCAGCTAATTCAACCTGGAACAGTTAAAAAACTTAACGGTTACGTTGGAAGACAAACTGCCAAGGCTGTTGTTAGTTCAGATACATTTCTCGAAGCTGCTGATCAAACTAGACAAAATTATCAACTAGAACCTGCTGCAGTCATTCAAGACTATCTTGGAAATACTACATTTTTTAAAGATTACATTGATCATATTAACCATATCAGTGTGTTTGATGGTGTCGTTGACAATCATAGTAGATTGAATCGTGAAGAATTTTATAGCTGGAATCCAAATATCTGCTGGGACAAATTTGTAAATTACCAACAGTATTACTGGCTTCCTTTTGGTCCTCGTCCTATTGAAGTGTTGGGTAATGAATTAGAAATTATCAGTACGTACTCTGTTACCGGAGTTGACGAGACTGATAATGTTGCGTATTTGTTTAATCCCGAAGGCCCGTTAGAGGGGTTGATTAGAAATCCTAAGATACGACTATTTAGAGGTCAAACTTATATTTTTGATATTAACGTTGTTGGACATCCGTTTAGTATTAAAACTCAGCGCACTGCAGGCGACCTTTATAGATATACAAAAGGAGTCGATGCCTATGCTGTTGAAAACGGTAAAATTACCTTTACCGTTCCAGTGGATGCACCTGATGTATTATTTTATGTAAGTGAAAACGCAGTTGATACCGGCGGCGTATTTCACGTATTGGACATTACTGAAAATACTGCAATTAATCTAACAACTGATTTTGTTGGAAAAAAGGAATACGTTATTCCTAACGGTACCGCAGAAGGTTTGCGAATCAGTAACGGAATGAAATTAAGTTTTGGAGGACAAGTGACTCCAGAAGAATATGCCAACGATTTTTGGTATGTAGAAGGCGTTGGAACAGCCATACGATTAGTTAGGGATAAAGATCTAGAAGTTAGAACATCATTTAATGAAGAAACTAGTATCCTTTTTGATGACAATCCATTCGATCAGTTGCCATTTGGCGACGCTAGTACATTACCTAGCACTAAAGATTATATAACAATCAATAGATCGAGCTCTGACAAAAACCCCTGGAGTAGATATAATAGATGGTTCCATCAAGATGTTATTATTGCTAGTGCTGCTGCCAATAATGTTCAATCAGGTTTGGATCAAACACAAAGGGCAATTCGTCCTATTATTGAATTTAATGCAGGCATTAAATTACACAATCATGGTCTTAGCTCTAAACAAAATATTGATGTAATTGATAATTTTACAAAGGATGTTTTTAGTACCATCGAAGGTAGTTTAGGTTATAATGTAGATGGAATTGATCTTGCTGACGCTATGCGAGTGATTTTCACAAAAGATACAGATATACTTGTTAGAAACAAAATATACCGAGTAAACTTTATCGATGTAGTTGTCCCTAGTCGACAATTATCTTTTAACGGAACTACATCGGTTAATATTACTAATAATACTTTTACCTTTGCTAGCGAACACGGCTTGTCGTCTAGTAACCGTGTCACTTACTTAAACAATGGCTTTGATACATTACCAGGATTAACAAACAGACAAGTTTATTATGTGAAAGTTATAGATTCATTCACCATTGAATTACACACAAATACTGCGTTAACAAAACAGGTAGACATATTTTCAGCAGTCGATGCTGTTTATAAATTTGAAGTCTTTTCAGGAAGTCGTAGGCAAATAACATTAACAGAAGAATCGGACGCTGTTGCCATACTATACGAATCTGTAACAATAAATTATGGTACTCAAGAAACACTCACATCTAGTATCAATGGCAATCAAGGTCAGACCTATTGGTTTACAGGCACTACTTGGAAACTAGCTCAAATAAAAACAAAGGTAAACCAAGCTCCGTTGTTTGATTTATTTGATAAAAATCAAATTAGTTTCACTGACACCTCAGTTTATGACGGCTCTACTTTTGAAGGTAACAAGATTTTTAGTTATAAAGTAGGAACAGGTACAGTTGATAGTGAGTTGAACTTTCCGTTAACATATCAGAATATTAATAATATCGGTGATATTGTTTTTGAATTTAATCTATTAACAGACAAATTTGCCTATAAAGAAATAACCAATGTACTATACAAAGATACTGCAACCGGCTATTTAAAAATATCAAAAGATATCAACAGGGCAGCTTACGAAAACGGATGGACTACAAGTTTAATTGAAGATTCACAGCCTGTGGTCAGAGTGTTTAAGGATCATATATATAACGGAACAACTATCCCTTTTCCGATTGATGTTTTTGATAATAAAAACGATCTAACAGATTTAGAAGTTCGAGTTTATATTAATGGAAATCGATTAGCAAAAGATCAATACACTGTCACTACTAGTGTAGTTAGGAAACAAGTAGAGTTGACTACAGCAGTGACAACTACAGATGTTGTAACACTACGTTGCTTTGCTAAACAAGCAAAAAATTCTAATGGTTATTATGAACTTCCAATTAGTTTACAGAACAATCCGTTAAATCACAATGTAGAACAGTTTACTCTAGGTCAAGTAATAGATCATGTAGGATCTATTGTTGACAATATTACAACATTTACTGGCACTTATCCAGGTTACGGTAATCTTAGAGATATCGGCAATTTGAGTCCTTACGGCGTCCGCTTTGTACAGCATAGCGGACCGATGAATCTTAGTTTATATCATATTGGATCTAAAAGTTCTAACGTAGTAAAAGCCATAGACATGGCAAGGAATGACTACGGCAAATTTAAACGAGCATTCATAGTTGCTGCAACCGAAAGCGGAATAGATACAGATCCACGCCGACATGTCGATTTTGTTTTACAGATGATAAACAAGGACAGACCAAAAACAAGCCCATATTACCTGTCAGATATGTTTGGTTACACAGCTTCGAATAGAATAGAATATACTGTTTTAGATTCAAGAATAAAAACATATCCGTTAACTAGCAAGTTTGGATTATCAACACTATCTAATAAAAGTGTCAACATTTATCTAAACGGAGACCAACTTGTACACGGCCGAGATTACGTATTTGGCGATGACGTATTTTTCGAACTGTTAATTGACATCGTACAAGACGACCTTATTGAAGCATACGAGTATGAAACTACTGACGGATGTTTTTGCCCTGCCACTCCTACTAAGCTAGGGTTATATCCTAAATTTGAACCTAAGATTTATCTAGACGATACTTACGCTGAACCTACTCGAGTAATACAAGGACACGATGGTAGCATCACTATTGCCTTTGACGATTACAGAGATGACTTAATTTTAGAATTAGAAACTAGAATTTTTAATAACATAAAATGCGAGTATAATTCAGACATTTTTAATATTCACGATTATATTCCAGGCTACAGCAGAACAACTCTGTATTCATTTAAAGAATTTAATAGAATACTATCTAAGTATTTCTTCCAGTGGACAACTAACATTCAAGAAGATTATACAAAACATATTGGGTACGATCAAACTGATAGTTTTACCTATAACTATCGAGGCAACTTCACACCTGACAATCAGGATGTTCCCGCAGCATGGCGCGGAATTTATACCTGGTTACTAGATACAATTCGCCCGCATAGTCATCCATGGGAATGTTTAGGATTTAGTATTGAACCATCTTGGTGGCAAGATGTATATGGTCCAGCGCCATATACAAGTGATAACTTAATTCTATGGGACGACATTAAGGAGGGTATTATTCGACAACCTGGCGTGCCTGTTAGACGGGATGTTAAATTTGCTAAGTCCTCGCTAGCTTATGGATTACCAGTCAACGACCAGGGCGTATTAATAAGCCCTAAAGATTCGGGAATGGTATCTGGTACTATACGATCAGGCGACAGCGGCTATTTTGAATTTGGAGATCAAGCCACAGTTGAATCAGCATGGAGACGCAGTAGCTATTATGCGTTTGCTCTTATTGAAACATGTCTGCTAATGCAGCCTAACAGTGTGTTAGGTCGATGTTTAGATAGAAGTAGAATTGTAAAAAATTTAAATAACCAATTAGTATATTCTGAAACTGGTTTACGTCTACGATTAGAAGATATTGTTATTCCATCAACTAGCAACAGAAATGTAGATACCAGAGCTTATACTTGCGGCCTAATCAATTATCTAGTAGATTACCTATCAGGCGATAATGTCTTACGACTAGACGAATACCAGTTAGATTTAACATCTCTAACAAATAAAATAACAACACGTATAGGATCGTTTACCAGCCAGCCCAAATATAAAATTTTATTAGACAGTAAAACTCCTAGCAGTACAGGCGGTGTGTTTGTGCCAGAAGAAAATTATTATGTAGATTTAAATATTTCTAGTGCCATAACAAAAGTTGTTTATAGCGGAGTAATAATAACAAAATTTGCTGACGGATTTGAAGTAAAAGGTTATAATTTTGACAATCCGTATTTCACTTATTATCCATCTAGACAAGATGACAGGGTAATAAATGTTGGAGGCATTAGTGAAGGTTACATTACTTGGAATTCTGGCCAAATTTATGCTGCTGGTAAGATTGTTAAAAATAACAATCAGTATTACAGAGTAAAAACTAATCATACAAGTGTTGAAACATTCGACAGTCAATACTATGCTAGACTAGCTGAGTTGCCGGTTGTAGGCGGCAGAGACGCTATTTTAAGAAAAACTTGGGATTACGATGAGCCGCAAACTGTGGCATACGGTACTAAGATAACAACTATACAAGCTATGGTTGATTTTTTACAAGGCTATGGAGCCTATCTAGAACAACAAGGTTTTGTTTTCGACGACTTCAACAACGAGCTTGCCGTTATTACCAATTGGGAAACTAGTGTAAAAGAATTTCTATTCTGGTCAACTCAAAATTGGGCCGCAGGTGCAGTTATAAGTTTAAGCCCAGCCGCTAACCGATTAATTTTTAAATCTAATATTGCTGCCGTAGATGACCTTACAGATCCATTTTACGGATATAGTATTTTTAGAGTTGATGGTCAAAAATTAGATCCTGAGTTTATAACAACTTATAGAAAAGACGGCGAATTTACGTTACAGCCGCAAGATACAAATCACGGAATATTTGGAGCTACTTTATTTCTTGTACAAAAAGAACATATTGTAGTATTAGATAATACAACGTTATTCAATGACACAGTGTATGATCCTGAAGCAGGATACAGACAAGAAAGAGTTAAGGTACTAGGTTACGTTACTAGCAACTGGAATGGCAGTTTTGAAATTCCAGGTTTTATCTACGACAGAGCTATTGTTAATGCGTGGACACCTTGGACTGATTTTGCGTTAGGCGACATTGCTAAACACAAAGAGTTTTATTATAGTGCTAAAAGTTTCTTAGTAGGAACAGAAACATTTAATGATGATAGCTGGGTATTATTAACAGAAAAACCCAAAGCAGAACTATTACCTAACTGGGATTATAAAGCTGAGACTTTTGCTGACTTTTATGATTTAGATACTGACAATTTAGATAGCGGACAGCAAAAAATTGCTCAACACTTAATTGGATATCAGAAACGTCAGTACCTTGAAAACATTATTCAAAATGATGTAAGCCAGTACAAGTTTTATCAAGGCATGATTATTGAAAAAGGCACACAGAATGTTTTAAACAAACTGTTTGATGTGCTAAGTGCCGATGGCATGGAAAGTTTAACATTCGACGAAGAGTGGGCATTCCGTGTTGGAGAATATGGCGCAGTGGATACATTTGACGAAGTTGAATTTAAATTAGACGAAAGAGAATTTAAAACTAATCCTCAACCGATTGAGTTAGTAAATTCTATCGATCCGTTGCTAACAGATTTTGTCTATAGACAACGCCCTGTTGATGTTTATGTTAAGCCATATAACTACACTAATGATATTTGGCCAGTTAAAACTACCGGCACATATTTAAGAACTCCGGGATATATACGCTCGGAAGATGTAAAACTTAGCATAGATAATTTACAAGATTTAATCACTGTTGACATTTCGTCTTTTAAAGAAGGTGATTATGTATGGTGTGCGTTTGAAAATCGAGACTGGAATGTTTATAGATTTAGTAAAACACCTTTTAAGATTAACAATATTACATACTCGAACAAAGTAATAACTATTGTTTGTGATAAAGTAATAACGTTAACTGTTGGAGATGTAGTAGGGATAGAGAATAGTGTCTCTGTTCAAGGATTCCACATAGTTGCTTCAGTTTCTCTTAATACATTTACTGTATCTAAAGAAGTACAAGGTTGGCAAACTTGGACTGACCAAGATACAGTGTTAAGTTATCAATTTAATTTACATCGAGTTGAAAACATCGATAACGCGAATTCTATTATTCCACGTTATATTAAACCTAACGAATTAATTTGGGCAGACAACAACGGACACAGTAAATGGTCAACGTATCAATACGCTCCTGTTTATAGTCAAGGTACAATTTTAAATATCGACGTTAGGACAAATTTAAACTTTGGTTTAGCAACAGCAATTACTGACGACGGAAACGTGGCTGCTGTAACAGATATCGACGGCGTTACAATTTATGAAAAAAGTTCTTCGGATAATGTATGGTTAAGTAAACAACGCATTTTGACTACCGCTGTATTGTCGCCTGGCGAGTTTGGTTCTCTAATCAAATTTAGTAAAGACGGTCGCTGGTTGGCAATTTCAGCACCATTGGCAGATATTGGATTTACAAATCAAGGGTGTGTATTCTTATACGAACAAGGCACCGACGGACAATTTGATTTATCAAATACTATTGTTAGTCCTGTACCTTCAGCTGGCGAAAAATTTGGTATAAATCTTGCTTTTGGAAGAAAACCTAACCCTACTGTTTTGTATAGCGCACTAACAGGCACATACACTGAAAACGGTAACGGAGCAGTATGGACAGTTACACGTATCGGATCTTCTTATGTATTACTAGTTTCCGACAGAGGCTTGCGATATAAAGCCGGCGAAACTATTGTCATTCCAGGATCTCAATTGGGCGGCACAAATGTTGACAACGATTTAACCATCATTATCAATACAGTAGATTCTGTCACTGGATCTATAGAAAACTTTACTTACACTGGTTCGGGCCTAGGCGATGTTTATATCTTGGCAATAACAGCAGAAGGTTATAACAGCAATCAGGGTAGAGTTTACACTTATAAATTTGACAGTATTACAGTATGGAATCAATTTGTAACATTGTCAACTAGTACGATTTCGGGTGACTACTTTGGATACGATTTAGCAATTGACACTAATTTAACAATCGTAGCGTCTGCTCCATCAGCAGATACCGAATCTGGTAAAGTATTTGTATATTCTTATACTGGATCTAACTATTCCTTGGTTAAGACATTAGTAGGTAACATAGTTGACAACGCTGAAAGATTTGGCGAAAGCGTATCGATAACAACAGACGGTGACTATATTGCGGTTGGTAGCACATTAATGAATGTCAGCAACAAGAAAGATGTAGGGCAAATCTTAATCTATAAGCAATCAGATTCTACATATACTACGGGCACGCCTTATCAAGTTATTGATAGTCCCCGTAACGAAGTTAACGAACGTTATGGTACCGACATTGAATTTATGAATAATAAAACACTAGTAGTGTTTTCTAAAAATGGTAACATAGAAAATATCACGGTGTTTGATGAATTATCTACTACATTCGATAACAGTAATTTACAACTAATCGATGTAGCAGTGGATGTAGGCCGTATTGATATTTTTGATATGTACAACACTAAATTTGTCTACGGCGAGAGTCTAGATAATATCAGTGTTATTAATTCTGGTTACGGTGAAGAAATTGCTGTGGGCAATAATACTGTCTTGGTAAGTGCTATTAAAGAAACTAGTCAAGGTTTTACAAATTCAGGAAACGTTTATTCTTATATCAAGCCCGGAGAAAAATTTAGCTGGATGCCTATTCACACGCAAGTTGATAGCGTAGACATAGGAAAAATTAAAAAAGTTTATCTCTATAATACAGTAACTAACGAGCTAGTAAAATATTTAGACGTCATTGATCCTTTACAAGGTAAGATCCCAGGAGTAGCAGATCAAGAAATCAGATATAAAACTTTCTACGATCCTGCTATCTATTCTGTTGGAACATCGTCAGTTAATGTTGATGACGGTATGAATTGGACTACGGTACAAGTTGGTCAACTATGGTGGGATCTAACACGAGCTAAATTCTTAGATACTCAAAGCGGCGATGTAATTTACAGAACAAGTAGCTGGAATACACTGTACGAAACAGCAAGTATAGACGTTTACGAATGGGTAGAAACTTCGTTATTGCCTTCAGCTTGGATTAAGCAATCAAGCACTGATGCCGGAATAGCCAGAGGTATCAGCGGCACACCAAAATACAGCGACGAAGTTTATAGTGTTAAAAAACGTTACGACTCTGTTAGTAAAACTTTTAAAGAAACTTATTTTTATTGGGTAAAAGGAAAAAAAGATGCTCCTAACGTTTCAGGCAGAACGTTGAATAGTTATGATGTAGCACAGTTAATTGCTGATCCTGCTGGATATGGATATAGCTTTATTGCTTTCACAGGCACAAATAGTTTCGCATTAGTGAATTGCGAAAAATATTTACAATCTAATAATGTTGCGTTAAGTGTACAGTATTGGTTAAGCGATAACAAAACTAGCAACTATCATAGTCAGTGGAAATTATTGAGTACTAATAGAAACACTATTATACCTACAGCTATTGAAGAAAAGTGGTTTGACAGTTTAATTGGCAAGGACTCCAATGACAGAGTTATACCTGATACTAGCTTGCCGTTAAAGAACCGACACGGTATTGAATTTAAACCTAGACAAAGTATGTTTATGAACAGAGTCGAGGCTCTTAAAGTTTTTGTTGAAAGTGTAAATGCTTCTATTAAAAATGAACTTATTGCCGATGATTATGACCTTGCCGAATTAGATACTTACGAACCTATACCAAGCGCAGTGTCGGGATTGTGGGATATTGCTATAGACACAGATTCAGAATTACGATTTATTCCTACTACACTACTTCAAACAGCAGTGTTAAAACCTATAATTATCAATGGTAGAATTACGGGTATCACAATCGTTTCATCAGGATACGGATATGGCACACTTAGAGAATACCCTAAGACTAATACACTAGATCCTGATAGATGGTATGGTCCTAATGTAAAAATTACAGGTAGCGGTATAAACGCTAAAATTAAATCTATAATAGATGCTCAAGGCAAAATTGTTGACTATGAAATAGAAAATAGCGGTGAGGGATATACAGCGAACACCGCCATTATTGTTCGAGATGTATCGGTACTCGTTAGAAGCGACAGCGAGTCGTTAGATTTATGGAGCATCTATTCATGGAGTGCTCGCATCGAACAATGGTCTAGAATAAAAAGTCAAAGCTATGATGTTAGAAAATATTGGCAGTATTTAGATTGGTACGCCGATGAATACAATCAATTTGTAAAGATAGACTATCTTGTAGAGAACACTTACGAATTAACAACTACCTATATGGATGTTGGCAGCATTGCCAAAGTTAGGAACGTGGGCCGCGGCGGCTGGCTGCTACTACTAAAAGTTGCTGATACACAAACAATAGATTACACACAAAATTTCACAGTTATTGGCAGACAGAATGGTACAATAAAATTCTTAGAATCACTGTATCAATTCAAAGCTAGTACACTGGGATTCGATGGTCCGTTGTTTGATGCTGATATTTTTGATAACAGTCCTACGACAGAATTGCGAATAATTCTTGAAACAATACGAGACAAAATCCTAATCGATGAATATCGCACATCCTACTTAAAAGTATTTTTTGCCTGTGTTCGATATGCACTAAGCGAACAGACGTTTATCGACTGGGCGTTTAAAACTAGCTTTGTCAAGAGTCAACATAATGTAGGTGAGCTAAAACAAAAAGTCACTTACAACAGTGACAATTTAGAATTTTTTGAAGAATACATTAAAGAAGTTAAACCCTATAGAACTAAAGTACGTGAGTACGTTAGTAACTACACTTCACTAGATTATTCTCAAAGTTCAGTATCTGATTTTGATTTACTACCTGTGGTTAACGATAACAGAAGTGTTGCGCCTTTGTTGGTTCAAGTAAATGATAACGCTGAAATTGTTACAGATTTTAGTGAAATATTAACATATCCATGGCGCCATTGGCACGATACCGTGGGCTTTGAAATTACTTCTATAGAAATAGTAGATGGCGGCTCCGGATATATTACCAAGCCGATAGTAAAAATTTACGAAGAATATCAAGGTATAGTTTATAAATTATCCAATAGTGTGGCAGCAGAAGCAAAAGCCTACATATCAAACGGACGAGTGAATAGAATAGAATTAGTAAGCAGCGGCACACGCTGGATACGAGCTCCTAGAATTGAAATCATAGGAGGTCTAGCAACTACCGGATCTGCTGCCACCGCAGTGGCAATTATAGGCCAGGGTGTGGTTAGAAGTAACTATGTTAAAATTAAATTTGATAGAACTAGCAAAGTTTATGAAATTACAGAACTTATATCAGTTGAAACGTTCTCTGGTACAGGTTCACGAACTCAATATTTGTTAAAATGGGCACCTGATATAAAGGTAGGTGAAAGTTATGTAACTATTGATAATGCTGAAGTACTCAGGGATGATTATACATTAGAAGTTGTCAAATCTGTAACTAAAGGTTATACTAGTTACAGTGGACAAATTACTTTTAAAAACGCACCTCCTGCCAACAGCGCAACACCAGTTAACATTCGTATTGAGTACAAAAAAGATTTTGTACACTTAAATGCTCCTGATAGGATTAATTTTTACTATGATCCACAAACGGGACAGCTGGGTAAAGATCTAGCACAGCTAATGACTGGCATTGACTACGGTGGTGTAGAAATCACTGGCCTCGGGTTTGGCGTTAATGCCGGCTGGGATGCACTGCCGTGGTTTAGTGAACCGTGGGATACTATTGATCCTGAATTTGAAGATTATATTGTAACTGTTAGTTCGATAACATATTCTTATCGTATGCCATATGTTCCAGAGGAAAATCAACAGATCAATATCTATATTAGTCGATATACTGGCACAAGCTATGAACCTTCTATTAGAATAGATGATCCTAACTATGCTACAATTTTACAAACAAACAATGACGCATTAATGCTATCCTTTACAGGAGATGGTGAAATTGATATTATCAATTTGCCAATTACAGTAGCGTTATCTGTAGATGATAGATTGATATTCCGTAAGGATACTAGCGATGGTAGTTACGGAGCACGTCCAGACGAATATGATACAAAATTAAGTGGCGGCAATTTAGCCTATACCAGTGCTACGGGATTGGCAGCAGACGACATAATTCTAGACGGGGACGACTTAGTAAGCGCAAATACTAGTTACGCTCCTGAAGAAGTTGTTCCTGGGCAAGTTATGGACACTGTGGCAATCAAAGTCTATCACAGACCAAGCGGCGGCTGTCCGAACATAATGTTTAATCATCATCGTGGCAACGCATCTACTACAGATTTTAAAATAGGTCAATATTTTCCTAACGATAGTTCGGTAATAGTAAAAGTTGATAATCTAATTAAAACTTTAAGCGTGGATTACACTATTGATTATCAAAACAACAATATTGTTTTTAACACTGCTCCGAGTCAGGGTGTTGCGATTGATATTTTAAGTATCAGTTTCAACTCTGCCAACATATTAGATTTAGATTATTTTATTTCTGATGGTGTTACCACTGAGTATTTGACAAAAGCCAATTGGTTGCCTACAATAGCATCAACAGTTCTTGTTAATGGCGCAGTCGTTGCCTATGAACTATTCAGCACAGACGATCAGTACACTGATGTAGTAGGTCAAACATGGAGGAGTCGAGCAGGGATTAGATTTGAAGCAGTACCTCCAGCAGGCGCACTAATTAATTACATTATTGATACATCAGTTGCAGACCAAACGTCTAGTGTTGTAAAATTAGAAAATTTAACTTACACAAGTGTTGATACATATCCTCTGGGAAATATCATAGGCTTAAATTCTCCACTGGATCAGAATGTGTTGGTTAAAACTAATCAAACAATATTAAAACCTGCAAGTGCTAATTATTTTATTATTGAAAATTCTATGCTTGAATACTCTTTAAGAGATTACAAGTATCTAGGAGTAACTATAAATCCTGGTAACGTTAAAGTCTATAAAGATAATACATTACTGGCATATGGCACAGAATATATATTGGATTTTGACTATACTGGAATTGTGTATGGCATTGACTCAACATCTTTAACAATCACCGGCGGCACAGGCTATGTTGTAGGTGATGTATTGGATGCTGTTGGCGGCACAGTTTCACCTACTGGCAGCTTGGCAAAATTCGAAGTGGTATTTGTAAATGGGTCGGGCAAGATTCAACTATTAGAAATTGTTGACGCAGGATCATATGATGTGCCGCCTACTAACCCAATTAACCTATCGGGTGGCTCGGGCATTGGCGCAGCGTTATCTGCTAATTTTGAAATTATTCAAGACCAGCCAAACATAACTGTTAAATTAAAACCCGATGCTTACACTGACGGATCCGCATTAACAGTGTTGGTAGACTCTAACGCAGACTATATTATAAATTCTGATAATTCTATAACATTTAATAATTCATATCCTTCTAATACACCTTTTGAAATCATAAGTTTTTATAACCACAATATTTTAAAAGTTGAAAGAACTATTGACGAGTTAATCCCTGCTGCTTCTTTAACAAACGGAACTACAGAATATTACGAACTTGTTAGCAAATTGGGCGGCAACTTTAAATTACGTAACACAGCAGTGTCCGGTGATTTTGTATGGGTAATTAAAAACGGAGAGCTGTTAATGCATGGCATTGATTATTATCTTCAAGATGATTTTATTACTGTTAAGTTAGCAGACTCATTGTTTAGTTCTGATGTGTTACAGGTAATGGCCTTTACAAATGTAGTAGTCCATGAAAGTTTTGCTTATATGCAATTCAAAGATATCTTAAATCGTGTACACTATAAGCGTCTGAACAAATCAAAATCTACACTACTTGCTAGGGATTTGTTCCAGTTTGATAAAGAAATTCATGTGGATGATGCTAGTACATTAGACAATCCGATGCCTAGCAGAAACGTGCCTGGTATTATAGAAATTAACGGAGAACGCATCGAGTACTTTGTAAAAATTGGAAATGTGCTAAGTCAGTTACACAGGGGAACGTTGGGTACTGGTATGCCTAATTACCACAGCGCAGACAGTTTAGTTCAAGGCCTTGGCGCAAGCGAAACTATTCCGTATAAAGATGAAAGCATCGTTGTAACTCATACTGTTTCTATAGGCGACCTTGGCATAGTAACATTACCTTATATTCCTAGCATAAATGATATGGAAGTGTTTATAGCAGGGTATAGATTGAAAAAACACCAATATAGTGTTTACTCTAATTTAAATTATCCATATAGCACAGAAGGTGATGTGGTGTTTAATGCTGAGTTCGAAATTAACGGCACTGTCCAATTACAATTAAATGTGACAGATCTTACAGTCAAAGGGCTATTTGTTCCGGGAGTTAAGATAACTGTGGTAAAACGTCAGGGTAGATTATGGAATGATATAGGTCAACGATTGGCAAAATCTAACAATCCTATTGCTAACTTCCTTAAAGAAACTGGCACAAACTGGGTAGAAACATACCTAGATAAATATGAAGATAGAGTCTTGGGCGGTGACGGAAACCCACTCTCAGCTGGTGACGGCGAACCTTTGGAATACTAAAATATGGCTACAATTAACGACTTAAACCCTATATCAGTGCCAGCAGACGACTCTGTAATAGTTGTTACTGATGCTACTTCCAGTAAAAAAATAACGGTGTTAGATTTAAAATCTAATATTTTTAAACAGGCTAGCAGCACACAGGCAGGCAGTATAAAAGTTGGCTCTGGTCTAAGCATAAACACTGATGGTATACTATCTGTATCTAACTACAGCGATTATACGCTTCCAAAAGCAACTACATCTAATTTAGGCGGTGTAATTATAGGAGCAGGGTTGGCAATAGATACAGCAGGCGTTCTTACTGTTAGTGCTACTACTATTCCAAGTGCTAGTACGTTAGTTTCAGGTACAGTTAAAGTTGGCACTGGGCTAGTTATGAATTCAGGAGTATTGTCAATTGCGTTTTCTCAATATGAGTTACCCAGCGCAACACAAGTAGTTTTAGGTGGAATTCGGGTAGGTTCAGGATTAATCATGGATAACTCTGTGTTGTCCACACAGGCTGACCCTTTTCTTACTGAAAGTGATCAAACAGTAACTAACAATTACACTACTGCTGACAATAAAGTAGTTTATAGTATAGGTACAATTACTCTAGATAGAACAGTTACATTTACAGTTGAAAGAAACGCAACTTGGACAATTTACACCCCAGGCGCTGTTTCAGCTACTATTCCTGTAATCCCTCCAGCATCTCCAATTCAAGAACAAGACACCACAATTATAGCTAATTATAGCATATCCAACAATAAAATTGCTTCAAGTATAGGGCCTGTTGTTGTTGATCGTAACGTTACCGTAGAAGTTGCACCATTATCTACGTGGATTATATTTTAAATAAATACATTATCATTAGGAGTATTTCAACATGGCAAATTTAAAACTTTTGGGGGCATCATCTGGATACACAGAGCTAGCCGCCGCATCAGTTGCCGTACCTACAACATTTACACTTCCGGCAGCTGACGGCACCGCAGGCCAAATATTGAGTACAAATGGCGGCGGGCAACTACAATTTATAACAAACGAAGCAGCTTCTTACAGCTTGCCCACCGCTTCAACTACCGTGCTAGGTGGTGTACGAGTAGACGGAACCACTGTTACCATCAACGGTAGCGGCGTTATCAGCTCTGCAAGTGCTTACACATTGACTACTGCTAGCTCAACTGTGTTGGGTGGAGTTAAAGTAGGAACCGGTTTAGCCATCAATGCTGGTGTACTCAGTGTTGCTAATACAGGCGCCGCAGCACAAGCTGACAGTTTAAAAGTAGGCGCCAATTACAGAACCGCAACGATAGACGAAGCAAGTCAAGGTACTAGTTTATCTATCGCTTGCCGAGACATTGACGGAAATCTAAATGCTGTGCTTTTCCAAGGAACTGCCACTAGTTCATTGTTTGCTGACTTGGCAGAAAAATACGTAGCTGATTCTCGCTATGAAGCAGGCACTGTTTTAGAATTTGGCGGCATACATGAAGTTACAATAGCTGAAGATGAAACACGCAGGGTTGCTGGAGTTGTTTCTACAGATCCAGGTTTTATAATGAACACAGGCCTTGAGTGTAGCGTAAGCAATGGAGAGCACACCGCAGTTTTAGCGTTAACTGGCCGAGTTCCTTGTAAAGTTCGTGGCAATATCAAGAAAGGTGACATGCTTATTAGTGCTGGCGGCGGCTTCGCCCGTCCTAGTAATAACCCTTCTATGGGAACTGTTATTGGTAAAGCGCTAGAAGATTTTGATGGAGATGAAGGTCTTATTGAAGTTGTTGTAGGCAGAATGTAATTCATAATAAAGAGAACAATATGCAAGGTAAAGATCTATCTGGAATTCTAGTTGAAGGCCATATCAAAATTTGGTATCCTGAAACAGGCGAAGTGGCAGTAAACAAACGTAATGCTATTCATTATGAAAATATGAGTGTTGCCCTTGCCGAGAGTTTAGCCAACGAAGGCCAAGGATTCATTAGTTCAATGGCATTTGGCAATGGCGGTACTAGCGTAGATCCTACAGGTATCATCACTTATCTTACTCCTAACTCGACTGGTACTAATGCTAGTCTGTACAATGAAACTTATACAAAAGTGGTAAACGATAGACTAAGTTCTAATCTTGATCCGACTCGTAATAGAATTGAAACACGTCATGTAACTGGTAAAAATTATACTGATGTATTTGTAACCTGTTTACTAGATTATGGTGAGCCTAGCGGTCAAGAAGCATTTGATAATACCAGTAATAACGATAGTGCTTATGTATTCGATGAACTAGGTTTAGTTTCGTATAGTACAACTAATAATCCACGATTGCTAACCCATGTTATTTTTCATCCAGTACAAAAGTCATTAAACAGGCTTATTCAAATCGACTACACTGTTAGAATTCAAAGTCTAACTGGATTAAGTGAGGTTGCGTAAAGATGACTTACAACATTTATTATAGTGATTCTGGTAATCCTCAAAATCCAATATCAGTGCCAGACGGCATCGGCAGTGTTGACACTAGCACCAGTTTGACATTTCCTGGAAAGAATTCTACAAGTTATGCATCTGCCATCGGTACTAATTTTTTACGTTTACTAGAAAATTTTGCTAGGAACACTGCTCCTGGCTCAGTTTTTGGAGAAGGTTCTCCAATCACTGGACAATTATGGTACGACACGTCAGCTTTTCGTCCGCAGTTAAAACTCTACGATGGTACAAAATGGACCGAAGCTGGAAACATTAAAAAAGGTTCAACACAACCTTCTGCAGAAAATAGTATCATAGGCGATTTATGGGTTGACACTACAAATCAGCAATTATATTTGTTTGCTGGAACTACTTGGATTTTAGTAGGCCCTCAGTTTAGTGAAGGCAGTGAGTCTGGAATAAAAGCAGAAACATTAGTAGACAGAAATACTAATACTAATAAAACTGTCTTAATTTTATACGTTAGTGGATTTCCAGTTATTATTGTTAGTAAAGATGAATTTATTCCAAAATTAGCAATTGACGGTTTTGAAGTAATACGTCAAGGCGTTAATTTATCTACAGCCGACTTTGATCTCGACGGAAGAGTTTTAAATAAATTCTGGGGAACCAGCGAAAAAGCAAATTCGTTAGTTGTAGGTACTAGTATAGTTCCGTCCACGAATTTCTTACGCAGCGATACTGTAAGTACAACCAATTATACATTAAACATTAGGAATGGTGGCGGCCTAGTTTTAGGCAGCTCATTAGAAACATCGCTGTCTATATCTCCAACCGGTGCCCTGTTATATCATAAAACTCCAGGACAGTCTTTAATTTTTAAAACAACTACTTCTGGCGGCGTTGCCAACGAAGTGTTAGTTGTAACTGGAAATCAACGTGTAGGGGTGAATAAGACACCCACTGAAGCATTGGACGTATCTGGTAATTTATTAGCCAGCGGCAGCATAAAAACTACAGCAACTACTAGTTCTACAAGTACAACCACTGGCTCTTTAGTGGTTGGCGGCGGCGCAGGCGTGGCTGGCGCCTTATATGTTGGCGGTGCAGCTAATGTAGTTGGACAAGTTACAGTTGGAAATTCTGCAGCCACAGGTGCGGCCATAGTAACTAGTAACACAACGCCGTTAGTTCCAAAACACGACATTGGTACTTCTGGAAATAATTTTAGAAATGTTTATGCTCAGAATTTTTATGGAACTACATTTGTCGGAGATGTAACTGGTAATGTGTCGGGTAATGTGTCGGGATCAGCAGTATCTCTAGCAAAGACTTCGGCATTCTCTTTAAGAGGCGATATCACTAGCAATGTCATTGCTTTCAACGGAGCATCAGCAGTTCCTATTAGATATGTATCTACAGTTTCTAAAAATGTTCTTGGGGTAGTCACTGTTACTACCATTGTTCCGCACGAATATATTTCTAGTTATATTGTTAGCTTAGAATATAATACTGTAAGTCCCGGAGCAATTTTAACTTCTTTTATAACAGCCGGTTCGGTAATCACTGTCACGGGTCTTAACACATTTACATATACCAGTTCTAACACTGTGTTAATTAGTACAACAGGTACTGTGGGCAGTATTGCTGGAAGTGGACCTTGGACAGGCACTATCACTGGTATGAGTTCGACTACTGGCTTGGTAATAGGATCAACTGTAACAGCAACTAATGGTTCAGGTAGCCTCGGATCTAGCGGAGTATATACGGTTAGCGGTTCAATTACGGGCTCGTCTGTAGCTTTTACAGCTACTGGTGGCACAACTCCAGTAGCTGGAGCAATTACTAATATAATTGCTACTGGTTCTATTGCTACAACTTCTATGCCAGTTGGTATAGTTGGTTCACTAACAGTAAATCCTGGCGGCACATTTAATACAGTACTAGATGACGAAGTTATTTCTGGAAAAATAGAATTATCAAACATAGTAGATAGTGATTTCTTTTTAGTTTATAGATCTACAGCATCGCCTGCTTTAAGAAAAATTAGCAAAGCTGTATTGTTTTCCACAGCAGGCACAGTGCCTACTGGCAGTATAATGCCTTTTGCTGGCGATACTGCTCCGGCAGGATACTTATTATGTGACGGCAGTGAACAAAGTCAGGGTCAATATTCCGAACTGTTCACAGTATTAGGCACCAAGTACGGTTCTGGCACATATAATGCTATATCAAATCCAACTGGCTTGGAAGGTTATCAAACATTTAGAATTCCAGACTTACGTGGACGTTTTGCGCTAGGCAAAGATGACATGGATAACGGTAACACTATCAATATACAAGTATCGGCCACACTAGGTTCTATGACTGCTATAACAACATTAGGTGCCATCGATGCAACATTTACAGTTTTAAATTCAGCTACTATAAACGGACCATGGACAAGGGCATTGGGTAGAACATTAAGCGGTACACCGCTTCAAAATAATTTGTCTCCGGTTACGATTACAGCAGTTACAGTTGGAACTACTAACACAACTATAGTTGTAAGTTGTCAAAGTCAAACTGTTGGCTATCCTACTGGTGCCACAGGACTAACGCTGGAAGCAATTGGTTCAAAAGATGGCGGTGGTGGTGTAGCTGGCAGAGTATCGAGCGCAACAATATTAGGTGTTTCAGGCGGTAATAATCAGAAAACATTATCAAGCTCAAACATTCCAGATCACTTACATGATATGAAGGATAGTTTGAATAATCAATATGGAGCTGTTAGCAGCGCCCCTTCTACCGCACCAGAAATTATTGCACAAAGCATACACTTTACATCCCCAGCTGGTCAGTTGTTACCAAACAGTGGCGGCATTCAGGGATATACTTCACAAACAGCACTAGACGTTATGAATCCGTATCAAACAATCAACTATATTATATTTACTGGCAGGATCTTACCATGACCTATAAGATTAACAAAACAGATGGCAGCTTGCTAACAGAAATTATCGATAGTGCTATCGATACCACTGCCACTGACTTGGCCTTAATAGGTAAAAATGTTACGGGCTACGGCGAATATCTTAATGAAAATTTTGTAAAGCTTCTGGAAAATTTTGCCAGTACAAGTGAACCTAATAATCCTATAACTGGACAAATATGGTTTGACGTTAGTGAAAACAGATTAAAAGTTTATGACGGTAATGGATTTAGAATTGGAAGTGGTCCGATTGTATCAGGTACAGCACCGCTAAATCCTATTCAAGGTGATTTTTGGATTGACAGCAATGAAAATCAATTGTACTTTTATGATGGCACTGATAGACAACTAGCAGGCCCAATTTATAAAGATAGTCAAGGTATTTCTGGTTGGGAAGTTGCCACAATAGCAGACACTGACAGTAATTCGCGAGTGATTGTAAAGTTATGGGCTGCTCAGACGTTATTAGGAATTTTTAGTAAGTATACAGAATTTACACCTAGTAGTTTAATACCCGGATATGCAGGTTCTATCAAACCTGGATTTAATGCTGGTACTGTATCGGGATTCAAACTCAACGCTACAGCATCTAGTGCAGATGCGCTAGTTGATAATCTTGGAAATTTAAAACCAGTTAGCAGTTTTATGTTAACTGCTGACGATAACAGTACTACAGGCAGTCTTACAATTATCAATCCAGAACCTTTGATACTGGGCGCAAATCAAAAAAATACTATATTGGTATCCGATGATGATATTCGAATTCGTAGTAATTTCGGCGGCAATATCGCACACCCTGACGGTCAAAACTTTATAATAACAACCAAACAAGGATCAACATTTAGTGATGCAATCACAGTAAAAGCTGCAACTAATAGAGTTGGCATTTTTAATAATGCCCCTACAGGCATGTTACACATTGGAACTACGCTAGCACCTGGCAATGTTGTCATCGAAGGTAACTTAACAGTTAACGGTACTAGCACAACTATTAATTCCACAGTCGTAGCCATAGATGACATCAATATAATATTAGGTGATACTGCGTCACCAACTGATGTAACAGCCAACGGCGGCGGCCTTACACTTAAAGGCGCCAGCGATAAAACTTTATCATGGATAGATGCTACCGATTCTTGGACCAGCAATCAGAATTTTGATATTACTTTTGGCAAAACATACAAGATCAACGGCGTTGATGTATTAACCTCTACAACATTAGGATCGAGTATTGTTAATTCTAGCTTGACCAGTATTGGAACATTGACTAGTTTACAAGTTGATAACATCAATATTAACAATAATGTAATCTCAACTACTACTACAAATACTAATTTAGTATTATCGCCTAATGGCACTGGCGTAGTTGATGTTGCCACTAGTAGAATTACAAGTTTGTCCAATCCAGTTGCTGGCACAGACGCAGTAAATTTACAAACATTAACAGCTAGTTTGCCAGCACCTTGGATTAATGTCAATGCCAATTATCAATCTAGTAAAAATGATAGATTATTAGTAAGCACAATTTCAGGTACACTGACTGTGACATTGCCCAATGTTGTAAGTTCTAGTGACACTATTCGTTTCTTTGACTATGACAGCACATTCGATACTGATAATTTAATCATAACTAGATATAGAAGAATAGATCCTGCTACAATTACTGGATTAAGTGCAGGTATAGCAAATACATTTATTGGGTTGGCAACTACTACAACCAGTGTAGCAGGTAACGGAATCATTGTCACGGTAACAACAACATCCGCAACACCAGCAGGATATAATAACGTAAACACCGCCATCACAGTGACCACTTCAGGTTATGGATATGTAACAGGAGATGTTATAACAGTGTCTGGTGCTGCCGTCGGCGGCGCAAGTCCTGCTAACGATTTAGTATTTGAGTTAGATGTTATGGATAACATCTTTGGACTAGACGAAGATTTAATTGTAAATGACGCCGCAGCATCATTTGGTTTGATATATGCTAATTCTGCTCAAGGTTGGCGCTATATCGAAAGTTTAGAACTTCCAGCAATAATTTATGTCGATGTAACTGGTAATCTAACAGGCAATGTAACAGGCAATGTAACAGGCAATGTTACAGGCAATGTTACAGGCAATGTTACAGGGTCAATATTATCTGCATCTCAGCCTAATGTTACCAGTCTTGGAACTTTATCTAATTTATCTGTTAGTTCTGATATATTAGCTAATTTAAAAGGAAACGTAGTTTCTAGCAATACTAATGTAACTGTGCTTAATACCAGTGCTGCTACTGCAACTTTTTTGGGTAACGTCACTGGCAACATTACTGGTGACGTTACTGGTGACGTCACAAATACACAATTAGTCTTAGAATCCACTACAAATTCTGTATTAATAAAATCCGGAGCAAACGGAATTAGATTAAGTTCGCTGGACGATACAACCGTACAAGAACAATACAATGTACAGATTACACCAGGCGCATCACCAACACAACGTTCGCGTACTTTGTTATACGGCGATGTAGAAGTTGTTAATATTTCTACAAGCAATATCAACGGAGCATCTTTCAAATTACCGTCTTACTCTAATTTAGAACTTGCATCGAGAACATTGAGCGCACTAAATTATGGTGAACTTATCTATAATAGCACTGCTAACCAGGTACAAGCCTACATTAGCCCAGGCTCTTGGGTTAGTTTGAATTAAAAATTGCATAATGAATATGTACATAGAGCTAAATATAATAGATCAGGGGGTTAACAGTTATGCCTTATAGCATTGACAAGTATAATGGAACAACCATTGCGGTAGTCGAAGACGGTACTATAGATAGTACCCTAGATATTAAATTAATTGGTAAAAATTACGCCGGCTACGGTGAAGTACAAAACGAAAACTTTGTTCATTTGCTAGAGAATTTTGCTGGAGGATCTTCACCTCCCCGCCCAATTAGCGGACAAATTTGGTACGATACCACTACTAAGAAAATTAAATTTTATGATGCTGCCAGCGCCCGCTGGAGAACAGCAGGAGGCGCAGAAAGTGCTGCCGGCCCAACTGGCCCAATAGGTCTGGGACAGGGTGATTTCTGGTTTGAAACTATCAACAAGCAGTTATATGTTTACGACGGCACCGCATACGTTCTAGTGGGTCCACAAGGTGTTGGCGGCCTTGGCACCACTCAAATGAAATCTGTTTCAGTAACAGACACCGTCGCCGGCACACACGGAATTATACAAGCATTTGTCGATGGCGACATTGTGTTTGTTGTTTCAACAGATTCGTTTGAGTTGAGTACAGCTAGTGAAGCAACAATGCCAGGGTTTGGCATAATAAAGTCTGGTATTACGCTGGCAAATACTGATAATACTGATGGTATAACTGACCCAGGTGTTAATGCTACTCCGTTAGATATTGTTTGGGGAACTGTCAGTAACAGTCTTAAATTAAACGGTTACACATCTGACGATTTTGTTTTAAATGAGGGCACTGTTAATTTCGATGTGCTAGTACATTTTTCAGATCTAGGTTATACTGTTGGCGATAGCGATGATCTCGAAGTAAAAATTGACACTGACGGCATAACACCAATATTTAAAACTTCAATTAACAATACAATCAAGTTCCAAACTTACAACGCTCTTACACCGACCATACCAAATACGCCACTTACCTTAGTGGGCGCAAATATTTTACCAGGCGTCGATAATGTAACGAATCTAGGATCTAGTTCTTTTAAATTTAAAGATGTGTACGGTACTACTTTTTCTGGAACTGCCGCTCAATCAGACAAGTTAAAAGTTGGCGTAGTTTACGCAGATGCAGCAGTAGCCAGCACCGCGGACACAGTGGTAGTTAGAACTGCCGCAGGAGCCATAAACGCAACTTCTTTCTTGGGTAATGCGTCTACCGCAACTACCGCAACTACAGCAACGCAGGCAAATACACTACAAGTTGCCGCTGGCGTGTATAGAACAGCTAGTGTTTCAGCTCCAGATGATGGAGTTGCAGATACTATTGCAGTAAGAGATTCAGCCGGCGACTTGTGTGCTACAATTTTCCGTGGAACAGCCACAGCCGCATTGTTTGCTGACTTGGCTGAAAAATATTTGGCAGATGACGAATACGAAATTGGCACAGTGGTAACTGTGGGCGGTGCGCAAGAAGTTACAGCATGTCAAATGGGCACCCGTGCATTTGGTGCAGTAAGTGGAAGTCCAGCTTTTATGATGAATGAAGGTCTTGTTGGCGGCACATATATCGCACTAAAAGGTCGTGTACCAGTTAAAGTTATTGGAGCAGTGACTAAAGGTGACAAATTAATAGCAGCCAGTAACGGTTGCGCAGGTCCTGCCCACGTGTTGCTACAGAATTTACCCGTCCGTGCTGGAAATTTTCCAGATACTTTTGCTATTGCATTAGAAAGTAGCGATGACGCAGGCGTCAAACTAATAGAAGCAATAATTATTTAAGGAATACTACCATGGCAGGAAGAGGAACACGAGCTACGGCGTCGGATTTTAACAACATTCAAGCAACAGTTAACAGCGTATTAGGCCTTGGTTCGTCTACACAAGGATACGGACAAACAGTTTCCAGTGCGCAAGTAGGTTCTGGAGCAATCATTACAGTTGCTCAATGGACTACTCTACGTGCTGACTTGGTCAAATGTAGAACACACCAAACCAATCTAGCAGTTGTAAACGGTGCAGCAAACGTTAGTGCTAATCGCGGCGGCGCATGCCAAACGTTGGAAACTATTACTAGTAGCACTGTTATTAGTGAAGACATTCGAGATCAATACAATTTGTTTACCAACGGAAGTCCTGGTACCATTGGTATTAATGCTGAACGATCATTGGCAAACGCAGCCCAATTGAGTGCAGCAACAGCACCAAGCGGTGTTACCAACCCTAGTCAGTATGCTGGCGCATGGGGCGTAAACGCAAGTAGTACTCGTTACCTAAGACAAATTTACACAGTAACTTTTGCCGGCTACACACATGTTGGCGGATTATCAGTTTCAGCTGCCAATCATATCAGATGTTTCTTTAACGCAGGCGGCAAAATTCAATTTACCAGCACTAGAAGCGGTACAGCAGACAACACAAAGGATACCGATTGGACCAATATGTTGAGTGGCATGGGAAATTTCATATTTGCTGCAGCAAATTCAAGCGTTAGCGGAACTACTAACCCAGGAAACGGTGGATCAACTCCTGGATCTAGTATAGGATATCATCAAACAACTGGCACTTACCAAACATTAGTAAATGTAGCATCTACTGTGAGCCGGTACACTGAAAATAGATTTACAGTTGAAGTGCAGACATCAGGTACTAACGCTTTGTTATTTAGATTGACATGGGCTGACAATGACGTAATTGAAGGCGCCGAAACAGTGGACGAACCGGTTAATGGTAATGGCGGTTCCAGAATGGAAAGCAGTTGTTTTATCGTTCGTCCAAACGTAGCAATCACAGTAGACGTTCCGGCGCCTACAGCAAGCGTAGGCGCTTTTGCAGCATCGGCTTCTTAATCAATAAACTCTAAATCGTTGACACTCCTAGGCTAAGATAGTATACTATACTATAAACCTAGGAGTTTTTTGTGGACGAACGATTTCAAAAAGCCTTTGAAACTGCCAATTATATGACAACATTGGCCAGTCAAAAGCAAATTCTTAAAGAAGAATTTTATCAAAATTTAATTCATTATCATAATGGCGGAATCTTTACCGCATCGCGTGAGCTAATCAATTTTACCAAAACGCTAGTTGATATTGGTAACAATGAATCTACAGTACTGGTAGATAATAACGAATTACCTGTTGACATTGTTGATCTCTCTAAATTTTTAGAGGAGTTGCTGTCAAAATATCATTTTGCCGTTAACGGGTATTATACAAGATACGATCAGATGAGAAAGAATAGAACTGTGGAAGGTATTCTCAGTGTATGACACAGGGCGTTTTACTTTTCGCAAATAACAACAGCGAAATAGCATACACTGATTTAGCTATTTTTGCTGCACAGCAAATAACAAAGTATCTAAATGTGCCAGTTAGTATTGTAACTGATAGCAAACCCAGCATTTCAAAAAACGTATTTGATAAAATTATAGAAATAACTGATAATTCTTCTTATACTAAAAGATTTCACGACGGCACTGACAGTAACAAAACGTTACATTGGAAAAATACATCCAGGTCTCGGTGCTACGAGCTTACTCCATACGATGAAACGCTGGTTATTGATGTTGATTATATAGTTAATTCGACAACTTTAAACTATTGTTGGAATCAGCCGCATGATTTTTTAATTTATTCCAAATATTGTGATCTAGCACAATGGCGAAGTAGCGCAGAATTTGATCATGTAAGCGAATATTCAGTACCGTTCTATTGGGCCACTGTATTTTTCTTTAGAAAAACTGAACTTAATAAACAATTTTTTGATTTAATAACACATATTAAATTAAATTGGGTTTATTACAAGTTTGTATATCAAATTCAAAGTACAAATTTTAGAAATGATTATGCTTATAGCATAGCAATACACATGATGAATGGTTTCACAAATGGTGTATTTGCTAACCAACTACCTAGCAAGATGTTTTATACATTGGATACTGATTTTCTTATTGATATCGATGGCGACACCATGAAATTTCTTGTTGAAAAACAAAATACACCTGGTGAGTATACCGCTTTAAAAACTTCAGGATTAGACGTTCATGTTATGAACAAGTATAGTTTGTTAAGGTGTGTTAACAATGAGTAAAGGTCATGTATTTTTAGCACAAAATTCCACAGTCGACTATGTTAGACAAGCCTGTGCTTTAGCTTTAAGTATTAAAAAACATAATAAACAACACAATCAAACTTGTGTTATTACCAATGACGATATTCCTGAAGAATACAAACACGCATTTGATTATATAGTTCCTATTCCATGGACTGATATAGCAAAAGATTCTGTATGGAAAATAGAAAATAGATGGAAAATTATTCATGCTACTCCATTCAAGGAGAATATTGTCTATGATACTGATATGATATTGCTAAACTCCAACGATCATTGGTGGCCACATTTATCCAAGCATGAACTATTGTTTACATCCACAGTTACTGATTATAGAAACAACATTGTAACAAGTGATTTTTATCGTAAAACTTTTACAGCAAATGCGTTACCTAACTTGTATGTTGGAGCATTTTATTTTAGAAAAACAAATAAATCCTATGAGTTTTTTAAATGGCTCGACTTGCTAACTGCCAATTGGAAAACTTTTTATCAAAAATTTTTATCAACACAGCCACAAAAATTTTGTAGCATGGATGTAAATGCTGCCCTTGCTGTAAAATTTATGGATTGCGAATCGCAAGTTTTAGTTAACAAAACTTTTATACCCGGCTTTACACACATGAAGCCCGCATTACAAGGGTGGAATAATGTACCCGCAAAATGGACAAGTGTGTTACCTAGTTATTTCTCGGATGATTGCCAGTTAAAAGTTGGTAACGTACAACAACAAGGTTTATTCCATTATGTAGAGGATGAATTTTTAACCGAAGACATACTACATAAGTTGTCTAGACAAACATGACAGTAATTAACAAAATGTATGTACAATACGATGATACAGGTCGAGTACACTACGTTAACAATTTTCAAGATCCTGTACTTAAGAATTTCGAAATTGATCTAGAATTAATTTTAGACTTTTTATCGGATGGCAATAAAGACTGTAAGAAATATAAAATTAATTATTTTTTCAATCTAAGTAAGGGTGTTGTTGAACACGAATCCGAACAACAAGATATACAAACTCCGTTTCCTGTTGTAATGTCTAGGACAACTTCTTATCAAAACGAGATTACATTAGATCATAATCTACTAGAATCTAAATGGACAATTCATGTTAGACCAGACCTAACAGATCAGTTAGCAATAAGTTCTGATTTTGTATTTTTTATTTGTAAGAAAGATGACCCGCATTATCTGTATTCTACTCTAGTTGTTCAACCAGATAATCTTAAAACTGGCAAGTTTGATTTGTTTTTTATTCATGATCATGAAAAAGACATAAACAATATAAGTGTTGTGCCGATTCGATCGTTTAAATCGTACGGGCTAAAGGAAATTAAATGAGTCAAAAATTTAAAGTTATGGACTGCGATATTGTATATTTGAGCTATGACGAACCAAATGCCGAAGAAAATTACGCAGACTTACTGACCAAAGTGCCATGGGCAAAACGTGTACATGGTGTAGAAGGTAGTGATGCCGCACATAAAGCCTGTGCTAGGCTAAGTGAAACAGATCGATTAATAGTTGTAGATGGCGACAACAAAATTCGTCCCGAGTTTCTTAAACAAGAAGTTGAATTTAAAGATGAAGTTGAACTTGATAAAAGTGTTATTAGTTGGGGAGCACAAAATGTCATCAATGGATTGATTTACGGTAACGGCGGCATCAAATGTTGGCCTACTCAGTTAGTACTTGACATGAAAACACACGAAGCAGCTGAAAGTGACAATTCCAAGACACAAGTAGATTTTTGTTGGGATATCAATTACATACAGATGGAACAATGTATGAGCGATGTATATAACAACGCTAATGCCCAACAGGCCTGGCGAGCTGGATTCCGTGAAGGTGTTAAAATGGGTTTGCTCGAAGGGTCAAAAGCAGACAATATTGTAAAACAAGTACACTGGAAAAATTTTCAAAGACTGTTAGTATGGATGCATGTTGGAATGGATGTTAAGAATGGTGAATGGGCAATCTATGGCGCCAGACAAGGTTGCTATATGACCAATTGTACTGACTGGGATTTCGTCAATGTTAGAGACTTTAAATGGTTAAATTCCTATTGGACAGAACATGACAGTAAAACAACTGACAAGATGTTACCATTTGAAATTATGGGTATCGGCGAAACACTTAAACATGAACTAGATATGTCTATGGCTGATCCATTCACCAGTGAGCAAAGTACACTATTTAAATCGTTGTATACCAATCCACCACGTATGAAAAACACATTTATTGTGGGATCATAATGTACGATATTGTATTCATAAGTTATCAAGAACCCAATGCTGACAGCAATTGGAAGTTGCTAAACCGTAGATTTCCATTTGCTAGACGTGTACACGGAGTAAAAGGTATACATCAAGCGCACATCGCCGCCGCAAAAAAGTGTTTCACTGACATGCTGTGGGTAGTTGACGGCGACGCAGTGGTGCTTGACTCATTCAACTTTGATTATGTACCACAAGATCCTGAATATGTATTTGTTTGGCGAAGTAAAAATCCCGTAAATGACTTAGAGTACGGCAACGGTGGAATAAAATTGTTGCCCAGGCTAATGACATTAAATATGGATACTAGCAAACCTGATATGACAACTAGTATTAGTACTAAATTTAAACCTGTAAAAATAGTCAGTAACATAACGACATTTAACACCGATCCATTTAACACTTGGAAAAGCGCATTTAGAGAATGCTCTAAATTGTCAAGTACTGTTATCGACAGGCAAAAGCAAGACGAAACAGCAGACAGATTACATATATGGTGTACGAAAGGTATCGGTAGACCTTACGGTGATTGCGCTATTGCTGGCGCCCTAGCAGGTAAAGCATATGGTGACGCTAACAAAAATAATTTAGAAGCACTGAAGAAGATTAATGACTTTGAGTGGTTGGATAGAAAATTTAAGGAAACTTTATGAGTGAAAAGCAAAGCAGTACTATCGAGTGGTTGTATGGACTAGAAGATTATTTTAATTTTTCTAACAACACAGAAGCTGCGGATTATATTAGAAATATTATTACTATATTTTATGCAGACAATCCAGCAGCAGCATTAAAGAAATTATGTGTTAGCGCATTTGAATCTATCGATGACACTGAACAGTTTGCTAAGGTTGTCAACTTATATTTTACGGCACTAGACAAGAATTTTTCATTGCTAGAGCTTGCAAGTAATGCTAGAATCTTATTTCCTAAAGAAAAAATATTTAATGCTATTCATATGTACAGTCGTAATAATTCTAATATAGAAACATTAAACGATGCGCTGAGCAAGAGTCAAATTAAAAGTAAAATTTGGTTAGTAGAAGAACTAGCTAAGATAAAAACTAACTACGATAATGTAGCAGTTATGGCTGGATGGTACGGACAAATAAAATCAATTTATGACAAAAGGTTAACTTATGCTAAAATGAGAATTATTGAATTGGATAAATCTGCGTGTGAAACTAGCGATTATATTTTTAATTTAAGCAATTTAGAAAATTATAAAGTTAAGTCAGTTAATGCCGATATCAACAATCTTACACTACACAAAAATGGTTATGAGTGGGACGTTGAAAATTTTAAAGAAGGTTCTAAATATACGGAGAAATTTTTACCTGATTTAATCATCAATACCAGTGCCGAGCACATGACCGAAGAATGGTTTCATCAAATTAGATTTAAAGAATTGGAAAGCAATCCCGTTGTGGCAATACAAAGTAATAATATGTTTGACGGAGAAGGACATGTTAATTGTGTTCATAGTATTGACCATATGAAGAAAAAGTTTCTCATGAAGGAAATTTTGTTTGAAGGTGAGCTACAGCTTAAGGGATATAAGCGTGTTATGCTTATAGGACGTCCATGATAGATTTAGAAACATTCGAATTACGTAAACTACAAACAGAAGCTGCTCGCGCATTGTCTTCGATGGAAGCAACTAATGACAATATATACAAATTTAACCAAGTTGCTAGACATGACAGTCATTTATGGTATAAAGCTGTAATTAATTGGTATATAGAACAACATGGGGGCCTCCCAAGCGAGATAGGTCCAGGCTCAACAGTTAAAATGGTAACAACACAATGATGTATAATTATGATGATATAAAAACAGTTCACTTAGAAATTACTGATAAGTGTAATGCTGCTTGCCCTATGTGTGCAAGAAATATCAATGGTGGTGAAGATAATCCTCAGTTGCCAAATACTGAAATCACACTAGCAGATGCTGAAATAATTTTTCCAGTAGATTTTGTTAAACAACTTGATCGAATGTATATGTGCGGTAATTTTGGTGATCCTATGGCAGCATCTGACACACTTGAAGTTTTTCAATATTTTAGGAAACATAATCCTAAAATGTCGTTGTCGTTACACACTAACGGCAGTGCTAAAACAACTGAATGGTGGAAAACTTTAGCAGCAACACTAAGTCCTAACGGGTATGTGGTATTTGGTATTGACGGATTAGCGGATACTAATCACTTGTATAGGCAAAATACTAATTTTGACAAGATTATGCAAAATGCTCAGGCTTTCATCGATGCGGGTGGCAGAGCTCGTTGGGATTACATTGTATTTGCACATAATGAGCACCAAGTTGAAGAAGCAGAAAAATTAGCTAACAACATGAAGTTTGAAAAATTTCAAATTAAAAAGTCGGCAAGATTTGTTAGTAATGACGGCACTACTAAAGACCAGCACATTGCTCGTAATCGGAAAGGTATGTCTACTTTATTACAGCCCCCTACTAACCCTAAGTATCGAAATAGTGCATTACAAGAAATAAGTAAGATTGAGAGTAAGTCCAGAGTTGTTAAATTTAATCCTAGCAAAGTTTCAGAATTAACAATTTTAAAAAAACAAGTATTCAATACTGATCCTGAAAAGAAATCTCCTATTGAAAAATACTGGGATACTACTGAAATTACATGTAAAGTTGCAGAAGAAAAAAGCATTTATATCAGCGCAGAAGGCATAGTACAACCTTGTTGTTGGACAGCTGGTCAAATGTATGTGTGGTTTTTACAACCTAAGAGTACGCAAATTTGGTCTCTTATAGACGAAATTGGAAAAGACAAATTAAACGCTAAACTCACTTCGCTAAAGAGTATAGTTGACGGATTATTCTTTCAAGACTTACTACCTGAAAGTTGGAAGAAAACAAGTTGTGCTACTGGAAAACTGGCAATATGTGCTAGGACATGCGGCGGTAAGTATAACGCCTTTGCTGAACAATTTAAATAATTTAAATTATTATTTTTTTAGATATATTAGTTTCTAAGGCACAGCTACACCACGCCTGTTTACAAACTACTGGTGTTTTCGATAATCCTTTAAAATCTTTTAAAGTTCCTAAATTCTGCCCTTGACTACAACTAGCGCCAGTTATGTCTCCAAAAAAAGAAATATATAAACAATCTGCTCCAATATTACAAGTCCAGTTAAAAAACTTGTTTAATCTATTGTTAAGCAAATACTGATCGTCAAGAGGTTCTTCTTGTCCATTATCGTATTTTATAAATGTTTGTCCAAATCCCCGACCTTGACTTAGATTGAATGGAAACGCTTTATTTACAGGTGTTTCTTTTTCGAACCATGCCAGCTGTTGTTCTGTGTACTCGTAGCTAGTATCTTGTTCTAATTGATCTTTCTTAAATACTCTAGTAAATCCAGTATGTGCCATACTGTCCATGATTTTAAATTTATTGTATACTTCGACGCACTTATCCCATAACGGTGGCCACATTAATACAAATACTCCAGCATTGGTAACTTTGCCAATAGCATCCATTTTTTCAAATATATCTGTATTATCCCATTCTGGATGATAGCTCAATGTAACTTTGTACAATTTTGGAGCATATTCTTGCCACCAGGCTAAACTCCGTGTACCGTTTGTGTTAACATGGCAGTGCCAATTATATTCGTTAAACTTGTCGCACAAGAATTCAAAGTGCGGAGAAATAGTAGGTTCTCCGCCGTTTAAAAATATATGTACTGGTCTATCTTTAACTTCTTCTTTTAGCTTAGATAAGAAATTTTCTAGTATCGCACGATCTTCTACCTTGTTGATTATAGTGTTAGTGCCTCGATGTAGTAAATCAGGACAATAGGTACAGTGATATGTACAAATACTGTTCAAAGTCCAATTAATTACAAGTACATTATTCTTGTCATAGATTTCTATAGGTTTCATATTACGTCTATTTATCTAGCCATAAATATCTCATGACACCAAATACTATATTTCCAATTAAGTCTGAAACTGCCTGTTTATTAAAATGGGCCTGGAGCAGTCTTTTCGTATATCAAGGAACTTCTAGCTCATGCCATCGAACAATACATTCTTCGTTTGGTCCAGAGTTAATAGGCACTTTTCACAATACTCCTGAAAAAATCAAAGAACGTGAATTAATGCTTAACGGTAAATGGCCAGGTCGCGGGTGTGAATATTGCCGAGATATTGAAGCCGCCGGCGGCACAAGTGATCGTATGAGAGAATTGGAAGGGTTGTCGGATCCACTTTACCGAGGATTTATCCCGCCAGAATTAAAAGATAATCCCTTTGCTACAGTTGTCACTCCTACTATGTTAGAAGTTTACTTTAGTAATTTGTGTAATATGACATGCTTGTATTGCGGCCCAGATTTAAGTACACAATGGGTCGCTGAAAATAATATTCATGCAGGTGATCGTGGTAAACAGCAATTTAAAATACATCAAGAACGACAAAATTTATATCCTGAGCGTTTAAAATATTTTTGGGAATGGTTATCAAACAACTATCAAAGTCTCAGGATGTTTAACGTATTAGGTGGCGAGCCATTTTACCAAGATGAAACAGAACAATGTATTGAATTTTGGAATAACAATCCCAATCCCAAAATGCATTTTAGCATATTTTCTAATTTAAAAGTTAAGCCTGAAAAATTTAAAAAAATATTAGATAAATTTGATTATCTTATTAAAAATAAAAAAGTAAGTTCTATAGGGATAACAGCTAGTCTTGATTGTTGGGGCGTCGAACAAGAATATGTGCGATGGGGCGTAGATTTAAATGAGTGGGAAACTAATTTCAAAACTCTTGTTTACGATTACCCTAGCATAAAGATTTGCGTTAACAGTACAATAAATTGCCTTTCTATAAAAACTATGCCCGAATTACTAACTAGAATTAATGATTGTAATTCTTATCGTAAAAGTATTACAGGTAATGATATTATTCATAGTTTTAATATGTTAACGGAACCAAACTTCATGAATGCTAAGATTTTCCCGGCAGGGTTCTTCGATGAAGATTTTAAAAAGATTTTAACTGTTATGCCTTCAGCCACAGCAAGAGAGCAGAGTCTAAAAGAGCATATGGAAGGTATTTGGAAAGCATACAATTCTGCCAAACACGATCCTAGTCAAATTGCTTTGTTAAAAGAAGTACTCGACGAAGCAGACAAGCGTCACAAAACCAATTGGCAAACAATTTTTCCTTGGTTAACGGACATACATTAAATACTAGATGAAAATACTTATTACTGGAAATCCAAATTTTGGCTTAGCATCTGAATTGTTTAAGCTATACCCTGACGCAACATTCATATCGAGAGAAAGTGGATATGATTTAACCACCCGAGAAGGTTATCGTAAACTAGGTGAGATAGTCGCAGAATACGATATTTTTATCAATTCAAGTGCGTTATGGAAATTTAATCAAACGCTAGTACTTGATGCTGTATATAAAAAATGTGTAGAGATCAAACACAATATGCGAATCATTTGTATAGGTAGCACTACAGATAGAGTTAAGAAAGCAACATCGTGGATTTATAACGCTGAGAAAAAAGCACTACGTGATTATTCAAATAGTTTAAGTTTAACAGGTGTGTGGGATTCAGGCCCAACAGTCTCGCTAATCAGTTTTGGCAGTTTGTCTAATGTACAAGAAAAACACCCAGGCCGTGTTTGTTTAGAACTATCACGTGCCGCATCTTATATTAAATGGTTGATTGACCAGCCTTCGGATATATGTATTAATGAAATCAGTATTGACCCTTTACAACATTAATGACTAAAACCTTTTGTCCTATTCCTTGGAATTTCCAAGCAGTCCGTAATAACGGAGATATTCGTGTATGTTGTCAAGCCAACGTAACAGAAAATCAAGGTGTGGTTAGACATGCGGACGGTACTCCGTTCAACGCTGGTAAAGATGATATGGAAATTGCTCGAAATGCCACACTGATGAAAGAAGTTCGTATGAACATGTTGACAGGCGAGTGGAGTAAAGAATGCGGCCGGTGCCAACAAGAAGAAGCAAGTGGCTTAAACAGTCGTAGACAATACGAACTAGATAACTGGAAATTTAGTATAGATGATGCTCGCAACATTACAGACGTTGATGGCACCATTAAAAATAGACAGTTAGAATATTATGATTTACGATTTGGTAACTTATGTAACTTAGCGTGTCGTATGTGTGGTCCAACCGATAGTCATACTTGGTATGAACAATGGACAGAATATCATGGTAGTACAGATTACGCAGACACACACGGCATTGTAAAACTAATTAAAAACTCTAAAGGCAGATTAAGTACTGAGGATTATGATTGGCATAACAGTGAAACATTCTGGCAGCAAATAGAAGCTAATATTCCAAATATCAAACATGTCTATATGGCCGGCGGTGAACCAATGATGATTGAACGTCATTATGAGTTCTTACAAAAGTGTATCGATATGGGTCAAAGTAACAAGATGATTATCGAGTACAATACTAACATGAGTAATTTGCCACAACGTGTATTGGATATGTGGACGCAGTTTAAGCAAGTTCGTGTTGGCGCCAGTATGGATGGTATGGGCGATGTAGTAGAATATCAGCGCTGGCCTCTAAAGTGGAGCCAGGCATATAAGAACTTACAAAAGCTAGATGAATATGCACAAAATAATTCCAATATACTTGCTTGGTTAGCGTGTACAGTAACAGCATATAACATTTGGCACATACCTCGTTTTATGAAGTGGAAATTACAAAGTAGTGGATTTAAAAAGATTAATAGTACAAAAAAACGTCCTATCATAACACATCATGTGGCACATGGTCCAAAACGTGTTAATGTACGGGTATTGCCAGCTGACATGAAACAAGAGATAGTTGAATACTATGCTCGTTGGATAGAAGAATTTAAAACAGAATATCCAGAAGATATTGCTAAGAACGCTGAAAATATTTTAAACAGCATTACCAAGTATATGTTAGATGCAGATTACAGTGATAAACTTCCTGAGTTTATTAAGTTTACAAAGTATTTAGACAGTGCCAGAGATCAGCATATTGTTGATATAGCACCAGAATTTAAACGATTATTTGATTAAGATTTCAGAAGGTCTGTCTTTAGTTCTTCGTTGTCTTATAAAATGGTTACCAGTAGCATCTACACACAAGTTACTTGGTTTGGCAGCATCTGGCGCACCTATACCTAATATAGCAACAGGGTAATTATCTTCGGTAATGCCATGCTTGCTAGATAACCAGTTAGAAATATTGCTCGGATTATAACATCCGCAAAATCCTGTCTTGTATCCTAGTAATTGTGCGGCAAGTGCTACCGCGCCTGCACTAATACCCGTATTCAAACTTTGATGTCTTGTTAGTTCTATATCGGTATCGTATTCGAGATCGAACAGTCTATTATAAGTTTCGTCTTTATTAGCAGTCCACATAAAAACAACTGGTGCAAGTAACTGTGTGTTATAGTTGTGCTGATTTCTGGAAGTATATGCTGTACCAATCTTTAATACTGGCATCCTTGGCAATCCGTGATTAATAACATCGATTATAATATTAGTAAGCTGACCAATGTCGGTAGCTTCTGCTGTAATGTTAGGAATTAAAACTTGAGGTTCAGCAAGCTGAATAGCTGGTATTTTAACATTAACTAAGATATATTCTGTAATCAATCTTTGAATAAATCTATGTGCTTCAAGTTCGGCAATTTTCCTAACTTGTAAGTTTCCGTAGATATCAAAATACTTTGATACTATGTTACGTGTGTACTTATTAGAATCTAGTTTTAGATCTTTAATGTAAGCTTCTACAACAAATCCAATATCTCTGTAACATTTGTGCGCCTCGTATACAAATCCATCAAACGGCGCACTATTAGTATCTACTTTATGCTTGATCCAAGCAGCACCTTCTCTTTTAATAAATTCTTTATTTTCTTTTAGTAATCGAACAGCGTTAGGGGCTAAATTCGGCATATTATCCGGAATATAACCTTCACTATGACAAATTTCAAATAATTCTTCTTTTGCGTCTGCGTCAGTAAATGCGATACATTTAAAGAAGTTAACATTCTGCTTGGTAGGAGTTCCATTAGCTACTTGTAACAGTAAGTTTAAATTTTCTTCAGATACGCTGTCGCTAATCCAGTTTCTTTGACAAGCATTAATTGATGTTAGGGCTGATAATAGTTCGGTATTCATGTTAGATTCCTTCTTTAATATTTATCATCCACGGAAATACCTGCCGCCAATTTGTATTTCTGCGTTGGTCCATTTTATCTAAGAATATTTTTAATTCTTTGACTTTTTCATAATTTGTAGGAGTTTCGATAATTTCTTTAAAAATAGCATTTACATAATTGCTGTATTCTGCGTCATTAAACATCTGCCCATTTAATTCTTGTATTTCTCTTATTTTGTCAATATATATCTCACCTGGAATATTATGTGGATCTAAAATTTCAGGAGAAATACATTTATTGTAATTTACACTGATTTTTTTACCCTTACATGTGTTGTTCCAATGAATGACTTTTTTAATTAATTCTGGAGTACTATGTATCGATAATGCTGACACTGTCCAGTTCATTGTGGGAATAATTTCAGGACATTCGTATATTAAGTATTCCATATTTTCTGTGAATGTCGCAAGATCCAATCCTGTTCTAATATATTCTGATTCTATCCCCCAGCAGTCAATACTAGCAGTTAGCTCAACAGTATTACAAGTTTTTACTAATTGTTTAATTTTTTCCATCTGTTTTTTAAAAAGAGATGGTTTAATTTGCATGTTAGAAAAGATCTCAACATCGAGATCTGGATTTGGATGTGCAATCATCCAATCTATACAATCGAAAGTTTCTTGTTGAATTAATGGTTCGCCACCTAGTATATGAAATTCTCGTAAATCACAATAATGTTTTTCCATCCACACATAAAACTCAGCTAACCTTGTTTTATAAGTCACATCATCCATTGCGATAGAATTTAAAAAAGAGTTATTACTAGGCCCGTATTGTTCCTCTTCCAACACCCACGAACTACTTAAAAATGGCCCACAATATAAGCATTTTAAATTACATTTATTATTGAAATAAATTTCTAACATTGTAGGATTTACTGAAGTTTGTGTTGGGTTAGTGTACAATTCTTTAGGTACATATTTCTCGTTATACGGTCTGGACAACCAATTTTTTCTATCACTAAAATTACTATATGTTTCTTGATCCTTACAGCTTTCGCACCCGCGTCCTGGCCACTCGTTTTTTAACATTTTTTCTCTATCTATAATTACTTCGGGCGTATTGTGAAAATTTTCAATATTATCTACTTTAACATTTTCTACCCTGTGACAAGAACTAGACGTACTAGTCCATAAGTATAAACTACTCCATGCCCATTTTAATAAACAAGCCTGTTCAGATTGGATTGGGAACCATTTTTTAGCATTTTCAGTCATGAAATATTTATCGATAAAATACAGCGGTTAAATATAGTATGAATAAAATATCCAAAACATTTTGTATTTTACCCTGGGTACATTTAAGTACCCGACCTGATGGTAGTATGAGAGTTTGCTGTACAGCCAATGCTAGTAGCGTTGGCCAGACAAACGATAGAGAACACGGCGGCATGGTAGGTGTTCTTAAGACAGACGCCGGCAAACCTAACAACTTAAATGTTAGCGATTTCAAAAGTGCATGGAACAGTTCCTATATGCGAAATGTTCGCAAACAAATGCTTAACGGTGAACAGCCTCCTAGTTGTTTAAAATGTTATAAAGAAGAGGCAGCTGGACATAATAGTAAACGTATGTGGGAAACTAAGTATTGGAGTCAACGTGTAAGTGTTAATAAGTTAATTGAAGATACTGCAGAAGATGGTAGTGTTCCACCGCAACTTGCCTATATCGATTTACGCTTTGGAACTAAATGCCAGCTAGCGTGTGTAATGTGTAGTCCTCATGATAGTTCTGGCTGGATTAAAGATTATAAAGCCATCTTTTCTGAAGTAGAAAATGCCAGTTTAAAACAAACCATGTTATGGACTGACAAAGGCTCTACCAACGGTAGTAGTTATAATTGGCACAAACAAAACCCTGTGTTCTGGCAACAGTTTTATGAACAAATTCCTAATATGCAGCAAATTTATTTCGCTGGCGGAGAAAGTTTAATTATTGAAGAACACTACGAAATTCTTGAAGAATGTATTCGTCAAGGTCACGCCAAGAACTTAGAGTTACGTTACAACTCAAACGGCGTTGAATGGCGCGATGATCTATTTGACTTATGGAAACATTTTAAACTAGTGAGATTCCATTACAGTGTAGACAGCATTGGAGAAATGAATGCCTATATTCGTTACCCTAGTATATGGGAACGTACTAAGGAAGTATTTCACATTCTTGATAAGCAAACAGGCAATAATGTTGAAGTTACAGTAGCTTGTGCTGTACAAGCTCTTAATATCTATTACTTGCCTGACTTTTTAAAGTGGAAATTAGAAGAGGGGTTTACAAAAATTAATATGTGGCCGTTTGGTGCAGGCGGCGTTAATTATCACTTTGTTTATCACCCGCCGCACCTTAATGTTAAAGTACTTCCTAAAGAATTCAAAGAAGCTTGTCGTAAAAAATACGAAGAGTTTTATTCATGGTGGGAAGCAAATTGGGAAAAAGGCATTCCTAGTTGGCATAAAGGTAAAGTAACATATGAAGATTGGCGTAAAGCAGAATATGGTATTAGCCGTTTGGAAGGTATGTTAAAATTTATGGAAAGTGAAGATTGGAGTAATCGATTGCCTGAAACTAAAGAATTTTTAGATTTATGCGACAAACAACGAAATCTTAACTTTAGTGAAATTTTTCCAGAAATGAAGGATATTTTTAATGGAACAACATAAAAATTTAGAATGGGTCCCTGGCGATCCTATCACAAAAGAAATGCTAGAGGTTAAGTCAGAAGATTACGCATTGTGGAAAAAAACGTGGGGCGATAGCTACTGTGTTGAAAATGTATTTGACGATGATGAGTTGACCTGGTTAGAAGATTTAATGTATAGAAATCATAAAAGTCGACGTGTTAAGAAAAATGGAACGCTTCACTTTAATGTAGATAACAGACTGATACAAGATAAATTTTTTGATAAATTAAAATCAGTTATTCCTGAATTGGAAAATACTGAATTATGGGAAGGCAATTTTTTAATAACTGCTACTCCATATAATATACATATCGACACCGGTAATCACCAAGTGATGAGTAATGCTACCTATGTTCCGGGGAAGCAATTTATTATTCCTCTTTGGTTCTGTCACGGACACAAAGAGACAGATTATCCTGAACACGGCACCGCTATTTTTAAAAATCGATTTATCATGTACGGAACAAATTTTGCCAAAGGAGACGCAAAATATGACACAAATGTTTTTTATACAGTACGTGACTATAAGGATTTAGTATGCTATAATAAAGATGGCTCCGTGTGGAACGTTGATTGGTCTAAGCGTAGTGTAAGCGATAACGACTATATTAGATACTTTGATCACTTTAAAAGAGAATGGCTAGACGGTTTTGAATTAGAAGCAGTCTACCAATGGAAACGTGGAAGTATTATTGTATTTGATAGATCACAAGCGCACACTGGCATCAATTTTATGAAAAACAAGGTAACACTGAAATGTGGGTTATCTATGATGACAACAGTTAAAAGATAATGAAATATTTGCCGAACCCAAAAAGACTTCAATTTGAACTTAGCAATGTATGTAATCTACATTGTTTAGGTTGTGTGCGAACTGAAACTACACTTAATTCAGTTAAAGCTGCTATCGGCGATCCTACTTATCTTTCAGTGGATACTTTTTATAAAATAATAACAGATAGCGCACTTGATAGTATTGTGGATTTAGATTTTTGTGGCAGAATAGATGACCCATTAGCACATCCGGATTTTCTAAAAATATTAGAAATGGCAATCGAACATAAATCTTTTAAAATTTTCATTCACACAAATGGCGGATTGCGTAATCCTGAATATTGGAAAAAACTCGGAAATTTGTTAAAAGGTACAGACCATGTTGTTATGTTTAATGTAGATGGTCTCGAAGATACTAATCACATTTATAGACAAGGGAGTGTCTGGAGCAATATTGTAGCTAATGCCAAATCTTATATTTCTACAGGTGCTAATGCTACGTGGCAATATATAGAATTTCCTTGGAACAAACATCAGATTCCGGAAGCATTGTTATTAAGTAAAGAATTGGGCTTTCAAAGTTTTAACGTTCGTCAGGACCGTAGTCGTATACAACATAAATCACTAGAACAAATAGTAGTTATGAAACAACGAACACAAATACCAGAACAAAATAGAGACACTTTTTTATTACATCCAAGATACGATACTAGTTATGAAATCACATGTATGAATAAAGTAGACAACATGTATTTTATAGATCATACTGGTAAGCTATGGCCCTGCTGCTTTATTCCAAACGGTTTTATAGAAGATAATAATAAGTTAGCTCAGAAAGAATATTTACAAGACAGAATATATGGCAGCTACTCGGATACTACATGGAATGACTGTAACTTACACGATGTATCTTCTATTATAAATCATAAATTTTATACAGAAGATTTAGTAGATAGTTGGAATTCAGAACAACACGGCATTGAAACTAAAGACAGAATTTTTAGATGTACTGAAACCTGCTCTTCTCGCGCATCCGCCATTAAGCCATCTGCAAATTCTACAACTAAAAAATTTAATCAATGATAGCAAAAGATCAAATCAAAATAGTTCATGTTGAAGCTAGTAGTAGATGTAACAGCAGATGCCCTATGTGTAGTAGATTCACTGCTGATGGATTCGTACAGCCTGAATTAAACGAATTGGATCTAACCGGCGAAGTTTTTTATAAGCTATTTACTAAGGATTTTACTAGTCAGCTAGAGCATGTCTATTTTAGCGGAGTATACGGCGATCCTTGCTTGAATAAATTGTTGCCTGAATTTGTTAACTACTTAATGGATAACGGCTGTAAAAGTGTTAGCATAGATACTAACGGCGGATATCGTAGTGAAGAATGGTGGGCTAAACTTGCTAGAAAAGACGTTCTAATCAATTTTGCGTTGGACGGCACAGATAATGAAACGTTGGATAAGTATCGTATTGGAGTAGTGTACGACAAAGTATATGCTAATATGAAAGCATATATAGAAGCTGGCGGCAATGCTCAGTGGAACTTTATTGTATTTAAACATAACGAACATCAAGTAGACATAGCAAAGCAATTGGCATTGGATATGGGCGCAAAGTTTAGACTTAAGGTAACACAAAAGTTCCGTGGTCGAAAAAATCATAAAGTTATGATAGATGGTGAACTACAACATACATTAGAGCCACCAGATCAAGAATCATTCAGACATCCGAATATAGGAACTATTGATCATATTCCTATTAGTATTTTTAAGTTTAAAGATTATTCAAGATTATCTCATCTTAACGGAAACAAAGTCACATGTAAAATTCAACAACGACAGGAAGTTTACTTAACAAGTATTGGCTTGCTATTACCCTGTTGCTATCTTGCTACTTATACACATGATAGTCCAGGATCCGCACAGTTTACTAGTTTGTATAATTTAGAAAAGTTCGATTTAAAATTACTCTCCGTTGTTGAAATTTTAGAAAATTTTAAACCAATAAGTAACAAATGGAATGATACCATAGATGATGGCAATTTAATTATTTGTTTAGGCACTTGTGGCAATAAAGAAAACACTACTCTTTATCATGATAACAATTTGAAAAAAGAAAACATTTTAAAACAGCAATGACAGCAAAATCTAAGACATTTTGTATATTACCTTTTATACATATTCAAGTTAAACCTAACGGTCAAATAAAGCCGTGTTGCCGATTCGATTTTGTACACGACGACTACATTGACAAAGACTGGACTGCTAAAAATGGATCAGCGTATCATGTTTTTAACAAGTATAATATCTCTAACGGTTCTACTCTAACCGAAGCCATGACTAGCAATTTATGGAACGATGTTAGAAACAATATGCTAAATGGAAAACCAGTTAGTGGATGTAGGAAGTGTTATACCGCAGAAACTTTTAACGGCAGATCTATGCGTGTGCATGAAAATTACGCTAGGAATGATCAAATACAGGACAGTTTATCTAGCAGTATTGAACCATTAAAAATAAAATATCTTGAAATGACTTTCGGTAATTACTGTAATTTAAAGTGTAGGACATGTGCTGGGGATTTATCGAGTACATGGCACGAAGAAGAAGCATTGTTAGCAAAGGTTTACCCTGGACGATATAGCTCACCTAAAGTTTTAAACATCCCGTTTAATTGGAAACCCGAAGATTTTGTTAATATAGAAGAAATTAAATTCACAGGCGGCGAGCCTATGATACATCCTGATTTTTTAAAATTAATGGATATGCTAATTGAAATTGATGTTGCTAAAAATATTGCTCTAGATGTTTTTACAAACTGTAGCTGGATTCCCGGCGGGAAATTTTTTAAGCGGTTAACTAAATTTAAACAAGTAAAAATTAGTCTAAGTATAGATGGCGTTGGAAAAACTAACGATTATATCAGAACGCCTAGTGACTGGCGTGTTGTCGATAGTGTAGTTGATAGTTGGCTTGCTCAGGAAGCAGCTGATACTAATAAGATTCAAATAACTTGGAACCCAACTATCAACATTTACAATATTTTAGAAATAGATAACATGATAGATTGGTGGGATAACAAACAAAACGGACATTTTCCCAATCGCTCATGGCCTAATCTAACGGAAAAAGATTATAAAGAAGATCATAACATATCAAGTTTTAGATTGATTTTTAATATACTACAAGATCCTAAGTATTTGTCAATCTCCAATTTGCCACAATCTGCTAAAGAATTAGCTAATCGTACAATAAAATCTATATATGACAAATACGATTCTTGGGATATGGCAGAAAATCCTCGTAAAGAAATTTTTAATAAAAAAATGGAAGCAATTAGAGGAGCATTAAATTCCACAGCAAACATAGAAATGTTAAAATTATTTGCTAGTTATACTGAAGATTTAGATAAATTACGTACACAGTCTTTAAAAGATTCCTTACCATTATTGTATAAAGAATTAGAAGGGCACGTGGACTATACAGGAAAATTGTAATGAGCAAGACTTTTTGTGTTATGCCATTCTGCCATGTCAATATTAAACAGGAAGGTAAGGTAAGTGCTTGTTGGAGATATCCTGATAAAATTGGAGATTATACCACACAGAGTATACATGAAGTTTGGAATGGTTCTGAGATAAAAGAATTACGTAGACAACTACTCAACGACGAGCGTCCTGTAGGATGCCGTAGTTGTTGGGATATGGAAGATAGCGGAGTTCGTAGTACACGATCACAAACAGCAGTCGATTATAAAGACATAATGAATATTGAAAAAGCAAAAGCAGTAATTACTGAAGATTTTGCTATGCCCGACGAAAATTTAAAAAGTATCGAACTTAGATTTGATAATATTTGTAATTTAATGTGTAGGCACTGTAGTCCTGACTATAGCAGTAAGTGGGAAGCGGCAGTTAAACGAGATGAAAAACTACAAAGTAAAATGATTCAGTTTGGCACTTTTAGAAAAAGTGATGAGCATATAAATCTTAACCAGAAAATTATTGATGAAATTGGTGGTACTATTTCTTCAAATTTAACAGAGATTATGCTAGCAGGCGGCGAACCTTTATATCACGAACGCCATTATGATTTTATTAAATCGATGTTACCGAATGCTAAAAATATAAAACTTAGTTATAATAGTAATTTAACCACATTAGATTACAAGGGTAATTCCATTTTAGATTTATGGAAGCACTTTAAAAAGGTTAATTTGCGTGTTAGTATTGATGGCGATCCTAGTTGTTATCAATATGTTAGAGCACATGACGGCTTGACTTTAATTGAAAAAAACATTACACTAGTACATAACGTGCCTAATACTAGAGTTAGTGCAACATGTACTACTAGTTTATTGAATATAACAAGATTGATATCGATTATAGAATATTTTTTGTCGTTAGGCGCATATTTTCATGCCAGTATAGTTCAATACCCACGGGCGTTGAATCCTAAGTTGTTACCACTAGAATTAAAAGAAAAAATAACAACTGATTGGACTAACTGGATTGCCGACATTGACACAAACATTGTAAACTGTGTAAAGTTATTGCCAACTACAGACGTTGAATCTCATAAGAAAAACATATTGAAGTTTGGAAATATGATAGTTGATTATATGAATTCGGAAAACTGGCACGAACACTGGCATGAATTTGTGGATTATTCTGCGGTGCTAGATGACCATTTTAAAACAGACTTGTATAGTGTGTATCCTGAATTTAAATTTGTAAAGTGAAAATATGGAAGATTGGAAAAATACGTATTGTTCTAAATCCTGGACTGATGTTAATGTAGACTTTTCAAGCGAGTTTGTTAAAAATTGCTGTAAATCGAAGCCTATTAAATTTGTACCTAATTTAGATAAAACTTTCTTTGAGTTCTCTCCAGAGTTACTTAAACGCAAGACTGATAGCTTACAAGGAGTACAAAATGAAGATTGTCATTTTTGTTGGAAAGAAGAAGGTAAGCGTGTAACTTATAGAGATGTACATAATAAATGGACACCTGAATTTATAGAATTAAATCGTGATAACTTATTATCTACTGATAAATCATTTGCGAATTATATTGAAGTTAAGTTCTCCAATACTTGCGATATGGCTTGTTTATATTGCGGCCCTAATTTTAGTAGTAAAATAGCCATAGAAGAAAAAGTTCGAATTAAAAGTGTGCCGTTAGCATCTGAATTTGAAGCTTTTAAAGAATTTTCAGATCCGCTAATTAAAAATGCAGTTGAAATTAATAGAGAATCTATTGATAATAGTGTGTGGGATAATACACAATTACGATTTGTATTCTTAGGAGGCGAACCCACGTTGATAGATCAATTTTATGATTTTATTGAACATATTGTATCTAGAGTTGAACATCATGCTCAACTAGCAAACTGGAAGCACAAAATGAAAAATATCCGTCTTGAAATTGTCACTAATGGTAATACTACCCCGGCATTAATGGACAAGTTTTTTAAATTATTATACAGTACAAATTTTGAATGGACAATTGGGATAAGTAACGAATCTTTTGGGCATGATGCTGAATTGATCAGACATGGGTTAAATTGGGAACGATTTCAAACTAATTTTAAAAAATATATTTCTGTTCCTAAAAAAATTGACAGCATTAATTTAGCACCAACTCTTAATATTTTTAGTTTAAAAACATTTCATCTCTACATGGCATGGGTACATGAGCAATTCGATAATCAGTTAAAATTAACAGGTGTTTGTCCAGCTTTTACATGGCACGGCAATTTTGTAACAGATCCGGTATTAGACATTAAAGTATTGCCAGTTGAATATAGAAAGTACATTGATCTTGCCATTGAAGTTGCTGAACGTGAAAATAATCCTAAATTTAAGAATAAAAAAAGTACAATTAAATTTTTAAATCAGATGAAAGATAGGATTGGCACAACTGATCCTGAATCAGATGATGCTGTATGGTATAGAGAACGAGCGAGAGATTGGCTTGTGATGAAAGAAAAAAAGAAAGGAGTTAGTAATCTAACACCTTTACTATTGAATATCGAATATCATGATTATAAAAGGTATCTGTAATGAGCGATGATTTATCTTGGTCAGCCTACGACTTTACAAAAATTCCATACAATGATATTCAACGTGTGGGTCAACGCACAATGTTATATCGTGACTTGTTTACAGTAAGTTGGCTGTTAGGCCGGTTCTGTAATTATCGATGTAGCTACTGCTGGCCCTATGCTCGCAGTGATAAAAAAGATCATAGACCTACAGAGTTATGTCTGCTTACGGTAGATGAGATTAAACGTCAAGCTAGAGAGCGAGGATTTAATAGTTTTCACTTTAGTCTAAGTGGCGGCGAACCAACATTTCATCCAGGCTATATTGATATCCTAAATCATCTTAATAACGACGCAGGGAATACAAACTATACCAGTGTACACATGACAACAAATATGAGTCGCAGTTTACGTTGGTTTGAAGATGAGTATTGTCCTGCTGTAAGTAAGTTTCACAGAGCTAGTATCACTGCCAGTCTACATACCGAACATGTAGACACACCAGAGAAAATGCAAGACTTTGCTGACAAATTAATATTGTGTCAAAAACACGATGTTCAAATAACTATCAATATGGTTATGGTTCCTGAATGGTTCGAACGTGACTTTGAAAATGCATTGTTCTTTCACAATCAGGGAATTAATGTAACACTAAAACCTCAGAGTGATCCTACTGCTAGCCGTGTAGTAGATGGGTATACTCCTGAAATGTTAAAACGATTACACAATGGAATGCCACAACGTGCCTTCACAGAGAATAAAGCAGATGAAGCTAAATTAGTCAAACGCCCAACTCCTACATTTAGAAAAGTTCCTGATCCATTGTACAAAGAAGAAAACGCAAAAATTCCACAACATTTCCAAGTAGAATTTGTTGATAGCAATAAAAAAATCTGGTATATGGATCAAGCTGAACGATTCAATGCGTTCAACTTTAATAAGTTTAAAGGCTGGGAATGTTCCAGTGGATATCGTAGTATTATTATACGTGAACCAGATGGCAGCATAAAACGCAGTTATAGCTGTAGTGATGTTCCGTTAGGTAATGTAGAAACTGGCTTTAAATTGTTTGACGGTCCAACGCCGTGTATAAGTGATAGCTGTGTTAGCAGTGCTGACAGTAAGATTCCAAAAAGATCGCCTGGAACTCATTTACCATTGTGGCCAGGCGATACTACTTATCTTGCTTGATGTAGACATTCTAAATATAATTTTTTTGTGTCTAGCATAAGATATCTGTTGTAATTATACATTATAATTTCTTTCCAAGAATCATATAACTTTTGCTTTTCCTCCAATGGAAGATTAGCGATTGCCTTTACTTTGTCAATTACGTATTCTAATTCGTCAAAATAATGCCTTTCATTATTGCTCGGTAATTCGAGACCAGGATATTCTTTAAATCCTAGTGATTTTAAAATATTTTTAATTTTATGACCGCCCAAGGTAATGAAAGGTACTCCTGACAAGATTGCCATTGAAGTTTTTTCTGTCAACATTGACGGAGTGCAATCAAAATCTTCACCGCTAATAATGGAACAAGTTTCTAGCACTATATGAAACATTGAATTTATTTCAAATGGTATCCCTGCTATATCTTTTCTTAAATGATCTTTAGAACCGTGATCTATAAATTTTAAGGTATTTAAATTTTCTAGCTTGGTGTGTATAAAACTTAATTGTTTTTGATACTTGTGAATAATTCCTGTATTTTTACAGTCTTCTACAAACGAATCTTTTGCAGGCAATAATCTACTGTATTGACCAAAATCAGTTATCTTTTCTTTGTCTGCCCACAATTGGAATAATGTCCTAGTTAGTCTCGGTGTCCTGCAAAACGATTGCCATACTAATGTATCTTGTGTTAGTACTCTATTTCTAATTTCTTCAAATAATGCTTCTTTTTTAGATTTCGCATTCGAATATAAATCAGAATCAATATATGCTTTATGAAAAAACGCTCCTGGAAACATGCAGTGATCTACCTGTATGTTTCTTGACCTATTAGACATATAGTTATTAACAAGTTCGCCACCTACAACATAAAATTTAAGATTTTTAATTCCTCTAAAGAAATGATTTTTAGCAGTTAAGTAATTAACATACTCGGTTTCAAATAATTTGTAAGATCTAATATAGACATTATCCATTTCGGCAGAGCCGTCGATTATTATAGGAATTTTATTTTCAACTAAGAAATCTGTCACATCTGGATCTACAGCAAAAAAATCTGTTAAATGAAAAGTCTTAACATGTAACCAAGCTGAAATAAAATAAAATACATCGACATTTTTATCAATTGTACCGTTATTCTTTACCTCAGCAATAAATTCACCAGCTTTTCTAAAAGTAATAAAATCTGAAGAGCAATTATACAATGTCCTAGGAGTTTCTGAAATCCAGCCAAATTGGTAGCCTTCTGTAACTAACTTGGCAATCAATTTTTCGTATACTCTTTCTAGTAAAGTTACAACTTTTCCATCTACGATATCGTCAACTAAAAATATTGCTTTTTTCATCTTGCGTTAGGATTTGTCTTATAAAAATCCATCCAGTAATCTACCATCTCATCTAACATAGATTCAAAGGTATATGTTGGTACCCACCCAAGTGTTGTTCTAGCTTTGGATGAATCACCTTTTAAATAATGTAACTCTTCGGGTCGTTTAAATTTTTCATCGGAAAATACGTATTTTGTTCGATCCAGTTCTAATTTTTCAAATACATAGTTAACTAAGTCATTAACTGTTTTTGTCACACCAGTCGCAATTACATAATCATCACTTTTTTCTTGTTGTAGCATTAACCACATAGATTCTACAAAATCTTTAGAATGACCCCAATCCCTTGCTGCTTCAAAATTACCTAAAATTAATTTTTTAGATTTACCTAATTTAATTTTGACAGCCTCTAATACAACTTTGTTGGTTACAAAATTAATACCACGTCTTGGGCTTTCGTGATTAAACAAAATTCCAGAACATATAAACATGTTGTACGCATTTCTATAATTATGACATAGACTATGTGCGTATAGCTTGCTACAACCATATGGCGATACAGGTATTAATGGAGTGGTTTCTCGTTGAAACCCGTCAGAGTCACACGAGTTTCCAAACATTTCCGATGTTGCTGCATGGTAAACTTTTGAATGATTGGAAAATTTTCTAACAGCTTCAAGTACTGACAATGTTCCGCCAGCATTCACATCGAGTGTATACTTTGGTAATTCAAAGCTAATCTGTACATGACTTTGTGCGCCAATGTGATAAATTTCATCTGCCTGTACATTGCTTATTACACTTTCTACACTTAGCGGATCGGTAAGATCCATGTATTTCAACTGAATACGGTTGTCCTTGAACAAATGCTCTATGCGAGTAGTTTGAGATTCAGGCACAGAGTTACGTCTTACTGTGCCTGCCACTTTGTAATTTTTAGAGACTAATAGTTCGGCAAGGTAAGAGGCATCTTGTCCATTTGCTCCAATAATTAATGCTGTTTTTTGAGTCATATTATTCCTGATTTATAATCGAAGCAATAACTTCGATGTCTTCCTTAACTAGTCCTTGATGATTAGGAACATAAAAACCTTGTTTATCAATAATATCGGCATTTGGTAAATCTGTCAAACGTCCGTATCGTTTGATCCAGAAAGGTTTGTTTGCCATATTGCCAGCAATTAAGGGACGAGTTTCAATATTGTTTTGTTTAAGTTTTTCTATAATTTTATTTCTATTGGGCAATACAACAGGGTATGCGAAATTTGAAACAAAGTCGTTATCTCGTTGCGCAAGTAATAATTTGTTATTGTTAATTAGTTCTTTATAAATTAAAAAGTTTTTGTTACGTATCCGACTGTACTTATCCAACTTGTCAACTGCTCCAAGTCCAATGAACGCCTGTAAATCTGTTGATCTAACATTGAGTCCCGGTACGTAAAATGTATATAATGCTTCAAAGTCAGTTACATTGGCTTGCTTTCTTAATTCTTGTTGTTTACTTGTTGGCAAATCTCTATCCCATCCATGACTACGCATCATTAGTAATCCGTGATAAAATTCTTCATTATCAGTATTAATAAACCCGCCTTCGATGGTGCTTAAATGATGACCAAAGTAAGTGGAGAACAGCGACGCAATACCAAATGATCCTAAATACTTTCCTTGATATTTAGAACCCATTGATTCGCAATTATCTTCTACTAATAGAACTCCGTATTCTTCGCACAAGTGTACTATTCTTTGTATATCTGGTACTAATCCTAATGGAGTTACCAAAATGAATACAGATGGTTCAAACTCTTTAAAAATAGTTTCTAAGTGGGCAAGGTCGCACGATAGGTCAACTAAATTACAGTCACATAGACGTGTTTCAAAATTTAACAGCATAGGGGAACTTACATCGGTAGACCAACTCAGTGCCGGAGCAACTAATCGATTATTCTTTAAGAAACCAAACTCTTTTAATACTGCTAACGAAAGTAAAATAGCTGACGAGCCTGAGTTGACAAATACAGAATATTTTGTTCCTATCTTCTTTGCCCATTTGCGTTCTAACTCAATTGTTAATTCGCCTTTGGTTAATCGAGGAATCGTATCCTGCGATAGCCATTCTACAAGTTTAGCAATGTCAGATTTATCAATAGTATCACTGACCAAATTTATCATACGTTTTCCTTATGCCATCTCGTAAGGTAGTTAAACCAAACTCTGGAAATATTTTTGTTAACTTACTTATACTAACATCTTTTCGAAGTTGTCCATTAGGCATAGTTGTATCCCAGTTTATTGATAGATGAGTAGCATCACATACATCTAACGCAATTTCAGCAATTTCTTTTATAGTTAATGTTTCGTTTGTGGCAACATTAAAACTTTCAGTAATATTATTATCTATTACAAATTTAATAACATTACAAAAATCATCAACATGCATAAATTGTCTTAACGGTGTACCATCTCCGAATAAAGTAATAGAGTTATCATTATTTTGTTTAGCTTGCCATATCTTTTTAATTAAGGCTGTTACAAAATGACTGTTATTGCCATGCTTGTCTCCTTCTCCAAAAAGATTACACGGAATAAGATAGCTATATTGTGTGTTGTATTGTGTATTGTACGCATCAATTTGTACTCCTAAACATCGCTTTGCATAACCGTATGAAAAATTAGTAGGAGTAGGCGGCCCTAAATGTAGCATGTTTTCGTCGAGTGGGTATGTCTCAACTACATCCGGATAAATGCAAGTGCTTAATACTCCAATGAATTTCTTTACATTATACGCATGGGCGTATTTTACTAATAATGTATTCATCAGTATATTTTCAGTAAAGTACGGTGCTGGATTATTAATGTTATCAATGATTCCGCCAACTTTAGCGGCAAGGTGAATAATACAATCTGGTTCTAATTCTTTATACATGTTGATTACATGTTGTTCGCAAGTTAAGTCATAATCTGCCGATGACAAATATATTGCGTCTGAAATATATTTTTTTAAATTGGCACCGACTAATCCACTTCCGCCAGTTACAACTATTTTCATTGTTTTCTCTCTATATCTTCTTCTATACATTCTGTACCGTATTGTATTTCCACAATACGACAAACCGCTTCGAACGGATTATGTATTTTATGCCAATTGCCCAAAGGTATTACTACCTGAGAATGTTGTGTTAATGTTAGCATAGGCAATGCGTAGCCGCTCGTCAACTGCTGTTCTAATACGCATTGTCCTTCAGCAACGTGCCAAAATTCGTGACGTTTTAAATGCCGTTGCATGCTTAATGATTGTCCCGGTTCTATAGTAAGCTCTTTTACTTTACAACCGTTTACATCATATAGTACTTGATAGTAACCCCATGTACGTGATGTTTTAATAGATTTCCATTCTTCCAATATCCAACTACTTGAATTTTTCTTTGTGTTTCCGCCAACTCCAAATACAAACTCTAGTTTATCGTCTACTAAGTCCATTTCATGTATATTTTCTTTTGTACGGTCTCCACCGTTGGCAAAAATAATAGTAGCATCGGGGTACATAGCTCTAACACCTGTGATAGTGTTTTTACTACTACCGTCGGCATCAGGGTAACAAACCACTTTATCTACAACTTTAAGAGATTCAATGATGCGGCAACGTTCGTATTCTTCCATAAAGGCCTGACCCTTTTTACGAACTAACCAATCATCTGTATTAATACCAACAATCAGCATGTCACCTAGTTTACTAGCTGCTTCAAAGTACTCAATATGCCCAGAATGAAGGGGGTCGAAACCCCCTGTTACAAGTACGATTCTTTTCATACACTATTTATAGTGTATTTGCCATAGGAAAAATTTCAGCAATTACTTTAGCACAAGCAAGAGCGATATGTTGATGTTCTTTTTGAGTACCGTTTTCTTTGCGGAGATCAATGTAGTGAATCCAACTACGCAATGTACCATTCATATACATACGGCTGATAGTAAGCCCTTCAGGCAGCACTGCTCTAGCTTGTTCTTTAGCAATGCCGTTCTTGATAGCCCACGCATACTCTTGTTTGACCGAAAAAAGCACTCGTTTTTGGGCCCGCTCCCATTCAATGGCAATTAATTTTTGTGCTTCGTCACTCATATCTGCTTCTACACTATTCTGACGATTTTTTGTATCTTGGAATCTAGCTTCACGCAATACAAACGCTTCGTCTAGTTCTGCTGTTGGATCAGCATAACGCTGACTAAATTCTTGAAAGCTAAAACTGCGATGACGTAGAATTTGTCTAGCAATATCACGTGTGGTTTCAATTTCAATACAGGCACTTACCATTTCAAGAGGACTCCAGTGTTGATGCTTAATCAAATATTTGATTAATTTCTCACTTGTCTCTGTGTTAAATTGGTTGGCAGGATTACTGACTCTCGCACAATACGCAACAAGATCTAATGCGTCTTTGATATTTTGTTGACGAAATTCTTCTGTTGGCTGACTATTCGATACTAATTTAACTTTCATTTTAATTTCTTGTTATTTAAAAATTTGTTGGTGTGTTTGGTTATATCTTTTTTAATTCGATTAGTATCTAATTTAAAATCGACATTTTCGATAGTATCTTCATATTCTAATACAATCTCTTTCATCTGCCGTTCAAAGTTACCCCAACTTCCTTCATTAAGTTCTTTTTCTAATTCTATTTCCCAAATCTTTTTATTTTTGAATGTAATTGTAACCGAATGAAGATATCGGAGAGGAACTACATTAAGTGTTATCTCTCCGAATACTTCGGGCCAGCGATCTATTACGTCTTTGGGAAGTGTTTTCCCACGTGTCACTTTACTTTCTTCGTAGGCACAAGTTCTTCAGCTTTACGTCTAAAATCAGCAGCCTGTTTTGCTAACTTGTCTGCGTCACTTCTAAACTTTTTAGCCTGAGCTTCAGGGCTAAGATTTTCTACCATGGGTTGAATATCTTCGTTTACACTTTGTGATGTGGTTTTTGCCGAAGGGCTAATGTCTTTGACAGTGGCCACATCGACAACTTCAACGTTAGTAGGAATTTTTACTACGTCTTTAACAGCTAAATCATCCACTGCAATTCCACGTTGCTCTGCAATTAACTGATTAAGTTCATCTAGGCTAATGCGTGTTGTAAAATTTGGAATCATTTCAACTTCACTAGTAGATACTTTTGTTAACATACCCTTAGTGTGTAAACTAGGCAGCATTGTACTACCATCTGGAAACTTTGCTCTGGCTAGTACTTCAGAAAATTCAAATGCTTCCTGTGCTGAATTATTTTCTACAAGCTGTATTAGAGCATCGTGGTAACTATCGGACAAATTTTCTGTTGGGATGATTAGACAACTGTAAGAATCGCCGGGCAATGTCCTGTACGCTACTAATACTTTACGGCCAGTTTTTTTCATTCGGCCTACGTGTTTAATATCCATATTATTCTCCTTGAGCAGGCGCTGCAGGTTGTGCTTTCTGCGCCGCTTCTAAGAAGCTATTTAATTTATCAAACAATACACCAACGCTTGATAATTCGATAGCTTTGAATGCGCCGCGTGTAGTTACTACGTCGATTAGATTACGCATAGCAATTAAATCATTAATGTTAAGTTCTGGCGCTGCAGCGGGTGCGGCCTCTACCGGCGTTTCGACGCCATTTTGTTCTGTTACAACTTGTTCAATCATTTTGTTTCTCCTTGGTTTTGTTTAACACCTTCTAAAAAGGTTGTTAGTTTGTTATAAGTTTGCCCGACAATCATCATTTCGTTCGGTTTAAACGTACCTCTAGCACTTGCGATATCGATAATGCTTTTCATTGCCGCTAAATCGGTAAGTGTTAATTGAGCAGGATCCTGTTGAGGAACCTCTTGGTTATTAGTTTCTTCAGTCATATAAACTCCTCGTAAATTATATATGCTTATAATTTATCTATTAGGCTAAATGTGGACAAGCAAGTCTGAAAAAACTAAGTTCTTTTTCAGATTCGAATCCTATACGTGTAGTATAAATTATGGTATTGTCGATAATGCCTATGTATTGCCCTACATAATATCGACTATTAAGATTGGCATAGATCCAGCGATCTATATGATTAGACAATACAGGATTGTACTTGGGTACATCTGTATAGTGAAAATGATGCGCTGGAAACGAGACTTTTCTCAGATCCAGCGCATTAAGCGGATTTATTTTACCGTTTTTTAACGCCATTAACTACTTGCTTCTTCTTCGTAATAAGCATGGGCGCCCCAAGGTGGCACAATGCTGGTAGTACCGTGAATAATAAACACTGTATCGCAGTAGTTTTCATCACCCCATGAATCCCACGGATAACCGTCTGTGAACATGATAAACTTCTTAGGGTTAATGTCATGTTGCTTCATGTATTCCCAGTTAGCCATAAAGTCAGTACCACCACCGCCCATTGGTTCGTACTCGGTAATATCGTTGCCGCCGTAACCGTCGAAGTCTTGTTCGTTATAGACTTTAGTATCGAAACACCAAACTTTAATACTGTAGTCCTTGTACTCGTCCATAATGCCTTTAATTTCAGTTAAGAAATCTTTAGCTTGCTCATCGCTAATAGAACCTGACATGTCAATACTAATACAAATGTCGATAGTTTCATCAAAATTCATACCTGGCAAAATAGCACCAGTGTGCCATGCCTTACGACTAGGACGACTAAAGGTATAGTCATGCTTGATAGTGCTTTGAATTTGCTGACGCAAAATTTGACGCCAGTTCATTTTAGGTTCTGTCAACTCACGGATTATACGCTGAATTTCAGCAGGAGTGTTACCTGCTCCAGCAGTCTGCGCCGCGGTGATAGTAGCTTCGCGAATTTCGTCACGAATCTTTTTCAATTCTTCTTTACTATATTGTGGCCGACCTTTACCGGATCCGGGTTGATTACCACTACCATCGCCATCACCTTTTTGCCAATCGATATGTTCGTCGAGCAATTGACCAAGAGCAGACAAACTTTGTTCGTCCATGTCTTCGTAAATTTCGTCGTACACTTGTTCAGCACTTTTGCCGTAATGCTTAGGATCGTGGAAAATTTTAATACCTTTTGGCTGATCTCCAATACGGTCTCGAACCAATTGCCCATTTACACAATAGTCGATTGCGGCATTCCAAATGCCTCGATCTCTGCCTTCTGTGCGGGCAATGTGGTCAAATACATTGTGTAGGATTTCGTGTGCCACCACAAACTCAACTTCTTTAGCACTGAGTTTTTCAAAGAACGGTCGGCTGTAGTACAGGCTGCGCCCATCTGTAGCCGCAGTATTACACCATTCGCTGGCATCGACAATTTTCAATCGCGTTGCCATGTTGCCAAAGAAAGGATGGCGGAGTAGCAAACCAATCCGTGCTACAATAATTTTATCAACAATTGGGTCTAAATCATGCGACATACTTGCTCCTGTTATTTGCTATAGTATATATTATAACACCGCCCGCAGGCGGTGTCAATTGGATTTGGCTACTAATCAACGCTTTTCTGTGGCCGCCGCAATGTACTTACCGAACTTAGCATGGAATGCGTCAAAACACTCAATCTCATCTGGATCCAAAGGCAGTTGATATTGTGTCAACGCAAGTTTAGTACCCATAACAACCAATTCAGTTTCGAAATTGTCCATCATGAATTGGAAGAAACAGTTAACTTTATCGTTAAAGCCTTTGTCGTTTTTATCAGACGCATCTTTCAATTCATAGCACAGGGACACAGTCAAAGAGTACATGGCACTAATTTCTTTAGTATCCATTTTCTTAACCTTGCCCTTGAGAATCTCTGTAGGGTTAGGCAGTTTAGAGGCAATCTTACGATGAGCCATAAACTTAATGGCAAGACCTTCACCAACCGCACCCGACACTAAATCTGTCAAAGTGTTTTCGTCTTCGTCGTCATCAAACAACAGTTCACTAACAAATGCCCAGCTACGTGGAGTGGCAAATGCCTTTGAGCTAGAACGAGGATCAAAATCGTACAAGTCTTTCTTGCTAAAAGTCAAAAAGCCCACAACGTCTTTGTGTTGGCGATTTTCAGTAGCCCAGCTAAAGTAGTCGTCCCAATCAACACGCATCTCCATGTGAACAAAACGGTTAGCCAACGGAGCAGGCATACGATAAGTAACGCCCTTGTCAGCTTCACGGTTACCTGCTGCCACAATGAACACATTGTCAGGCAGTTTATAAGTACCTACGCGGCGATTCAAAACCAACTGATAAGCCGCTGCCTGTACAGCAGGAGCCGCACTGTTCATTTCGTCCATGAACAGGATAATGTTTTTATGCTTGGACGCTTCGACTTCGTTAGGCAACTCAATTGGAGGAGCCCATGCCATGCGGCTAGTGTTAGCATCAAAGTAAGGGATACCTTTAATGTCAGTAGGTTCCCACAAGCTCAAACGAATATCAATAACATGAGCTTCTAATTCTTCGCCCAATTGCTTGACAATATCTGACTTACCAATTCCGGGAGGACCCCAAAGGAACACAGGACGTTGTGCCTTAAAAGCACGACGAAGGGACTTTTTAGCGGCTTTAGGGCCAACGGTGCGTGAAACAATCTCGCTCATATATACTCCAGGGTTAAAAAAACGTTGTAAACTAAGTGTCTATGTATGTATTATAAACGATATCTGTGCCCACGTCAACTGTTTTTTAACTTTTTTCTTCGTTTTGAGCATCCTTTTTTCGAGCATTCATAGCTTTGACTAGTCCATATTTTCGAATATCATCCGAAAACATGTATAGCTCAAAAGCCTTTTTTTCCGAAAAAACGGTTAAACTTTGTCCTGTTAAGAAATAAGGGCAGTCCAAATAGTTGTCAAAAAATATGATTGTTTGGGGACTAAGTTCAATTTTATCTGTGAAAGGAACTTCAAATTCTTCCAATTTAAGTTCGCCAATTAAAAATTCATATCCTTCTAGACTCAGTCGCAGTGCTCCGGATTCTTTGGTACGTTTACTTTGCCACCATTTGTGTAAGTGTAGTTTGACATTGGCTTCATCCGTACTACGTTCCATTGATTTAAGGAAAATTCTAGTGTAAAGTTCTCGACTAATCATAATTGATCTTTTATTTTTTTAAACACATTTTCAGCAAATCTTCTATGTGACATTTTACCAAGGTGCATGCCATCTCTTGCCACGTCTTGATGATTAAAAGTTATATCTAAATTATTAAAATTTGATAATCTATCACATATTGTTTGTATTATATTACAATCTGGATTATTGGACCATGTGTTTTCTTGATTTTCTATTCCGATATGGTAGTGTATTTTAGATTCTTTAAATCTAGCAAGAGTGTTGATTAACATCAAATTTTTATAACTTTCAAAAGCGGCATAGCCCTCGTCCATAAATGTTGGATCTGCTTTAGTTAACTTTCTCTGTAGACTGTCAGAATATTCCGCATACTCCTGCCAATTTGGAACATAGTCTACTACTGCATCTTCTAATATAATCTCACGTCTGTACATACCAGGAACTGAAAAAAATATTAATTTTGGATTAAGTTTGTGTATATGTTTTTCTAATAGCATTGCCTGTCTATCTATACTCGATCCAGCTGTTGCCAAGTTCCAAAACGGAATTTTTTTACCTGTATAGTCTTTAATTTTGTTTAACAGTACGTTTGACCATACATCTTGAATTTCTAAACCAACTCCTGATGTATGACTACACCCTAAAAATACTATAGGTAGTTCACTGGTAGTTGTAAATTCGTCGCATCTAAATCTTTGACTATTGTACTTATAACTGTATGTTTTTGATCGTTCCAATGCCAAGTTGGGGTGTTCTTTTAAATCATGATTTGACCAAAATCGTGGTTCGTCAGTCGCACAAAAAATATGTTCTGAACCACCTTCGTAAAAGCAAACAGTACTGGCGTGATCTAGAAGATGATTTATGCGACTCATTTAACGATTTCTCCAGCAGTTAATCTAACCACCTGAAAATCACCACAATCGAACATCTGATTTAATTTTTTTGCTAGATTGATAGCATGTCCAGGGTTGCTAAATGATACTTTCTTATATTTAGGACCTGGGTAGGATGTAAGGCTGTTAAAGCTCTTTAAATTGAAAGGTTCGTTTTTGTAAAATACTGCCCAAATAGCATCGGACTCTAAAACTTGTTCGGTTTTATAGTTCTTTTTATTGGTGTATTCTAAAAGTACCTTAGGCTTGGGTCTACTCATATATGCGTCCTTAATATACGCATATATTTATCATCTAGGTAGTGGAAAATCCCCCACCATCCATTTTGATAGTAACTTCGCTGCCTTGCGCCTGTGCCAATTTGCTTAACAATTCGTCTTGATCTTCTAGCAATTTGGCAGTTATTTCACCTAGACTATAAGCCAGCATCTTTGCTGACTTAATGTCTATTTTTACTTCTTTTTGCTGTGCCAATTCAGCACTTTTTACCTGCTGAATAAACTGCTGAATAGGCAGTGTGTTAATTGGATTTGACATTACTTAGTACCTGTTTCATTTCAAATTCTGTTTTAAAAGGTCCACGGTTCTCGTAGCGTTCAATTGTAATTAGTTTAGGGCAGAAACTTTTAACCCAACCTTTGTCAAATCGAATAATATAATAACCTGCGCAATACAAACTTTTGCTAGCTTCACTTTTTGTAAACAGGGGCAATTTCTTTTGTACATTATACATGGGATTACATGGAGTACAGCTTGTTGGATACCCGTGTACATCTTTGCTTTCATCTTGACTAATAGTAGTTGTAATTTTACCACTAAAAAAATCCTTCCCGAATGCTTTAATAAGCTCTTCTTTTTTGCCAAAGAAACTACTGCCGTCTTTGCCACTTAACATATATTTGTTATTTTCTTTCTTGTGTAATGTACCAATCTTTTCTCCGTCTTGTTCTACAATCCAAAACTTGCCATCTACGATGGGCTTGGCGTGAATTTCTGTCATAATATTTTCCTCACAATCTTGTGTTTCATTTGGACATGTATTTTTATATAAACATATTGTCATTTGTATTTTGCCTGAAATGGTTCAGCATACTGCTGAATGCTGTCAATCATACGTTTCATATCGTATAGTTGACAAAATTTTAATAGTCTAATGCCCACTTGATCAACAGTCTTGGGTACAGCATTAGTTGTAATTGTTTCTTTAATAAAAGACTTAATGTCTTCAGGCTGTGCTTTAAGGTCGATCAGCTGACGATTACGGTGGTAGTCATCTAGCACCCTGTGTTCACCGCCATTGTGATCAACCCACCTCTGCAACATGAGATTGTTCCACGCGAAGCCTTTGTTACTGCGGTCCTTAAATGCGTCTTCTAATTTGTTCTTACGAACTTTAGGATAGGCACTAAAGACATTATCGCTACTATCGCCACGCATACACTTCTCGAACAAAATCCATTCAGGATTAGGAATATCTTTAGGCAAGCCAGTCTTAGTGTCTTTAACCATTTTACCTTTTTTATCAAAGATGCCTTCGATAGTGGTAAGTGTTTCAGCTACGCCGTTATACTGTTTGACATTGTCGGCAATCAGCTGATGAAAATCGCTGTCTGTTGAAATGATCACGTGGCTATCATCAGGATGATCCGCAATGAACCCAGCAATTAAATCGTCTGCTTCTAGCTGACTATGTTGTAATACTGTACAGTTAGTTTTCTCTGTAATGAACTTTTTAAACTCGTCAAACGCTTCCCAGAACAACTTATCTTCTTCTGCTTCTTTGACAGTCATGGCCGCACGAGTTTCTGCCCTATTAGCCTTGTAGGGCTTGTAATAATCTTTGCGCCAGCTTCGACCTTCGAGGCAGAAGACCACGTGCTTCCCTTCAAAGTCATTCCATGCTTTTTTGATACTGTTAAATGTGATATGGAATGCCATACCTACTTTAATATCGGCATCGCCGCGAATAACGTGTCTAGCACGAAAGAATGTGTTAGCAGTATCAACTAAAATATATGTCATGAAACCTCTGACTTGCCTTTGGCAATTGGAACTACGTTAATATAACCGGCACCTCTACTAGTGTCCAGACCTTCCTCGCCTAGCATGTTTCTAACAATGTCACGGAACCAACGATCTACAATCTCTTCGTCCGGGTCACCATCGAAACCGTATCCAGCTTGTTTCAATTGTAACACAAAAAGTTCATTCCAGTCAAGCTCAAAGAAGCCATTACGGATATTATCTTTGTTAACGTGCGTATCCAAAACACTTACCCACGGCTCGCCTTTGGCAGTAGCACGATCTTTTGGTGTCATCTTGGCAACGGCTTCTGCCTTCTGCGCTGCCTCGGCGGCATCGAGTGCGGTTTTAGCAATCTTGGCAGAATCTTCTGCGGCTTTTAATGACGCTTCTGCTTCCTCTTTAGCCTTGGCCTTTATCTTATCGATGCCGGTTAAGCGTTCAATTATGTCTGTTATTTTCCCCATCCGTTCCCCCATAAGTCTACGTGTAGTCTTGGGCTATAGTAATAGCCTCTTTTTAATGCTTCGTCGGCAATGTGTATACGATTACCATCATACACACTGACAACACCGCCCACAGGCATAACGTACACCGGTCCTACAAAACCTGCGTCACGATATGCCATCACAGCTTGATCAACTTCGTCAAAGTGTTCTAACTGATCCACTACGAATTTCAAATATACAAAACCGTATTGTTGATAGTCTGCTACCACATCGGGTTTAACAGCATCATTCCATTTTTCTCCGCTTGCGCTTAATTTAGGACTTACGCTAAATGTAATTTCTCTAAACGAGTGATACCAATTATCTAAAAATGTTTTAAATTCTTCATGTAACGGCTGGGTACCGTTTGTTTCAAATGTTAGATTTTTTAAATCCTGCATTTTTGTATGATTCAGTAATGCGGGATATAACTGTTGCCAGCCCAGCAAAGGCTCACCGCCTGTGATAACAAGATGTACATCGTTACCGTTGCTTTGTACCCAAGTATTTTTATTAGGTGTTAATCCCAGTATCTTAGATACAATCTCGTCAATGGTATAATAAGGACTTAGTTCTTTGAATGCCGGATGCCAACTAGCATAGCTATCACAACCTGTGTTAACTAAGGGTAATTGTTCAAATGTTTTGTAAAGGTGAACACTGTTAGCAATAGGTTCTACCTCGTTAGTTAGTTCGCCTTTAGGCATGCCAAATCCAGCACATTTAAAATTACATCCGAATGTTCTTAAGAACACACTAGGTACACCAATAAATCTACCTTCGCCTTGTGCTGAATAAAATACCTCACTGATTTTTATCTTGTCCATCTTCTTTCTCTTTCTTAAATTCATTGTACGAAGTAGTAATACTATCCCATACTGCCCACTTAAACAACCAAGACAACAAGGATGTTAAACCTAATACTAGCAATAAAGCACCAATAATTCCAGGTAGTAGAAATCCTATAATAACAGAAGTCATAGCAATAACATAAACCTTTTGCCAAGGTTTCCATTTACTCCATTGCCATACTACAAAATTGTAAACGTCTTTCAATTTTTTAAACTTTCCAATGTTGCGATTTTGGCAATACGTTCTCCAAAATCTTGATCTTGTGTAATTATGTATGTTTGATGATCACTGCGATCCTGTCTGCGATCATATCGACTAAATTCTACTATTTTACCACCTATGGCATTATAGACTTTAAAGTGTAGCGTTGGTTCACTATCGATAGACTGTTTGCTAACAGCTATACCTATACCTATACTACCTTTAGATATTGTGTTATAATGTACTGGTTGTTCTTCCCGTGCGTTTTCCCAATCATCTCGCACCCATTTAATTACCATTCTTTTAAACCAGTTCATTTACATATCTCCAACCAATTATCTAATTTTTTTGCTGCCTCGTCGAACTCTAAAGCCCACACCGTAGCATATATTGTAGCATCTTCTATACGTAAGTCAAATGGTACTACGCCATTAATTCTAAAATCTTCCGGCACTCTAGTAGTAACTTCGAATTCTTGTAAATTCTTAGCACGACTAATAAAGTGATCCATTATATCTTTAGCTGTTTCCATATTACTCCTTTGGAAATTCTTGACTAAAAGGCCACGATGTATTTGGATCGGGTCTCGGCTTTAGCTTAACATTCTCTTCAATAACTTCACCTGTTATTTCATCACAAAGGCTAACTTGATATGGAGCAATAATATGTACAGCACAATCTTCCTCCTGCCAATCATGTTCTCCATCATAGAGCCAACCTGAGCCACCTTCGTAGTAGAGTTCTTTGAGTTCTTGTTGTTCTAATTCTGAAATGTCATCGCTGAATTCCCACTCGACACTAATGCTGTCATCGAACTCACAACCCCACCCTACATCGGTCTTAGCGTAGGCAACATCATCTCCTTCCCACGGAAGATTACAGTCTAAGTCTTCTTCGATAAAGCCTTGACCCCAACGATATGTTTCGTCAATGTTAAACCAACTAATAGATCCATCTTCGTTTTCACGAAACATCTCTACGTGATATACAATGCTTTTCTTTTCTAAAGGTTTTATAAGATAAACGTGGCTCATTTAAACATCCTTGCATCTAAGATAATTGCTGCACCCAAGATTAGCCATACTATTCCAGGCCAAACACTACCACCGGCGATTGCGGCAATACCAGAACCTAAGTTAACACCACCGACTAGGTAGCCGATCGTTTTACGGTTACGACCAAACCATTCAAAAAACTTATTCATTATATTTCCTTAATGTAGTATTGTGAAGCAGGGTATGTTTGTTGTAGCCATTCTAACAAGCCTTCTTCGACTGGCAAGCGAATGCTTTCAAACTTGTTTGTAATATATTTCATCGCGGAGCAAACTCCTGTTGCATCTTAATGTTGTCAAAGAATTCTTTCTTAGTACCCATGTCTGTATTAAATGCGCCTTTGAGTACTGTAGTCTGTGTCAATGAGCTATGTGCCATAATGCCACGATTCTCACAGCATCCGTGTGTGGCTTGAATATACACTGCTACGTTTTCTGATTCAGTAGCTTTGCTAATCTCACGGGCAATGTCGTTACAAAGTTCCTCCTGGAGAGTACCGCGTCGAGCACACCACTGAGCGATCCGTGTGTATTTCGAGAGACCAATAAGTTTATTAGCGGCAATGATACCGATGTAGGCAACCCCAGATACAGGCTGGTGATGATGAGAACACATACTTCGAAGTTCACTACGTACCACAAGCATACCTTCGTAACGGTCCTCTGAATCATTGGGAAATGCTGTTGCGTCTGGTGCTCTTTCATATCTTCCTGCCATAATTTCATTAAAATACATTTTAGCAAGACGTCTTGCGGTGCCTTTACTGTTGGGATCATTCTCGCGATCAATTAGTAACTTATCTAAGATTTGTTCGAATGCCGGTGTTGCTTCGTCAATTAGTTTTTCTACGTCGCCTTCGTGTAGATAATCACTGATGTTATCGCCAGCCCAAAACCGTTTGTTATCACGTTTCATCTTAAAGCGAAGATGATCTCCTAGATATGCTTCTTGATAACCGCCATCACCTGCCATTGCGTCAAGTGCTGTTTCTTTTTTATCTGTCATTTTATTTTCCTATGTTAAGGCAGAGGTCATTGCCATTTGTATTAGTATACACTATTATTTAGGTTTTTGTCAACCTTAGTAATGTATTTTTCTTAACTGCTTCTTTCAAAACATTTAAATTTATATCTAGTGTTTCTGCGTACTTTAATAAGGCACTAGTATCTTTGGGAAAACACATACCGCCGAATCCGTTGTACCCATCTGGACCCGGTACTTGGGTATGGCTGATGTTAATGCGATTGTCTTTGGCAACCATGCCTCGAATTCTATTCCAGTCATGACCTTGCGCTTTTGCCAATTGACACATCTCGTTCATAAAAACTACCTTGGTTGCTAGAAACGAATTAATAATATATTTTACCATGGCAGCTTCGCCAATAGTACAGAACACTGAATCTACATTTGGTTTGGTATATTTTATAACACGTTCTGCTTCTCTTTGATAGGCCAGTGTGCTACCGCCAATAATAGCCCAGTTTTCTTTGGCATAATCCTGAGCAGCATTAGCGGCAGTTAAAAATTCAGGCACATGTACTAGATTGGAATATTGGGTTTGTAAATATTCGTATACATTGGGAGTAGCTGTCACTTTTGAAATGATGACCCCTTTAAAGTTTTTTAAATTAGTCAACGTAGATACTAGGGGCAGAGTATTACAACTTCCATCATCATTCATGGGACTAGGTACACAAACAAACACAGCTTCGGCATCTGTTAAATCAGCGTATGTGCTGTTAAAACCTTTACTAGGATCTGTATCGATAATTACCAGGTTGGCAAATCCTTCATAGTTGGAGGCAATAGCACTACCAACAAAGCCGCATCCCACGATACCAATTTTTGGCAGATCAAACATTATTTTCTTTCTCCCATTCACCTCTACCATGATCCCAGTGTCGATTATCGTAAAAATTAAAATGTACACAATAACCAAACAGGCCTGCTTCTAAGTCTAGTCCCGCATGACTTTGACGTACAGTCCAATTGAACATGAGAGACATTAATGTGAAATCTCGAGTAACTTCTAATTCAATATGTTTATTTTTAAATGGAGTATTGTATGCACGGCACCACAAATTCTTAAAGGTGTTACTCCAAGGGTTGCGGATGTTAAAGTTAAATGAAATCATATGTAATCTACTGATTTTTTAGTTCGCAGTTTTCTACACTCGGCTTTAACTTCGGCTGGATAGTCGGGATGAAATTCTGACAAACTACAATCGTAGATTCTGCCTCCATCATCCGGCACTGTTACTAGTATTAAGAATGCCAATACTAGAAATATTAGTGCTACTACTGCTTGTTTCATGAATTGATATCTCCTTGATATCGTGGAATCATATGTATGTGGGGATATTTACCGTCTTGCCCGGCAATATCTCCCACACTTTGAACTAGGTTAAATCCCTGCCACTTTTCAGATTCGATTCCGTCGTAGCCCCACTTATAGGCTGCTCTGTAAGTTTCGAAGAGACAGTCCATTGATTTTTGGGTAGGCACAAAACACAAATACCCTTCACAGGGTGCTGACGGGTCTTTAAAAATCCAAAACTTTGTTGTTCTGTATTCGATTTCTTTCCAAGGAGCGCTGCCATCATTTAGTGCCTTTTCGATATCTGTTGTCATTACAATTTACGATACTAGACTTTGTGCTAATATTTTAAGTTCGTCATCGGTCATAAAAAACTGATAAGTTGAGGTCATGTCAACTTCTCCGTTTATATTTTTACATTCTTGTATAAACTCAAGAGCATTTAGTGTAGCTGGGTTTACACATTTCCAGCTTTTAACCCTCAGTCTAAATCCTGCTGTATCTTTAATTATGCTTTCTTTCATTGTAGTGTCCTTTTGTCTTCTCCGGCTAGACTGTTAATAAGTTTTTCAGCCCATTCGGGTTCTTCTTCCAGTAATTCTTCTAAGTCTACTTGACGACTTTGTTCGAACAGCTCACCTGAATGTGCCATTTTGGTAATTTCAGCAATCATTTCTTCAAGCTCTTCTTGCGAGCCTTCAAAATCGTCAAAAGCGCCTGGCGCAAATTCGATAGTGAGTGGTTTCTTTTCATCAGTCATAGTCGCCTTTTATACGTTCAAAAGTTTTATATTTTTCCAAAGCATTGATATATTCATCAAACAGTTTCTTTAGCTTAGGATGCTTCTTCTCTAGTATAACATCTCTTTCAGGAATACACAAGACTTTTTCGATTGTGTTTAACCGTTCTTCTAAATCTCTATCATTTATAACAACTTTGCCTTTGACAGTTAAAGTTGCATCTTTTTCCAAAACAATTTCGTCTTTGCCAGATGGCACAGTCATAATAGGTTTGCCATTGCTATTATTAAATTGAGTGCTTGAATTAGTCCAACTAGTACCATTCAATCCGCTTGTTAAAAACTGACCACTGCTGCCACCACCTAGACTTGTATTATTAGTAGTATAAACTGTTCCAACTGTTAGTGGTGTTGTAGCAAGTGGTATTGTACCGTAGCCAACACTCACTGTACTGCCAACAAACCCATTACTGACGACGTTGTTCAAGGTATTGCTCATTGTGTATCCATTTGTTCTTTACAAGAAAGCCCCATTCTCTTTTTTGTGGTCCTGGCATAAACAATGTCCACGCCGTTATATTAGGATCAAGCTCAATGCGATGATATGATGTGGCTTTACAAATACGGAAATGTCCAGGCCCCCGCCACTTTGCTATCTCAGTTATCTTTCGACCGTCTGAATTAAATTGTGGAATCCATTCCCAATAGCCGCCTGACAGTATTAAAGTAAAATAAGGCCATGGATGATCATGTACGTCATCGGGATCCGATTTAAGAAACTTGTGTAGAAACACATTAAAGGGAAAACGGTTTCTGTCTTTAAGGAAGATATAATAACGTTCGAGATATGGCTCTTCACTAACTCTGTCCATAATAATTCTTTTTCTGTCATGCTGTTCTAACCAAGCAAAAAACTTATTCTTTATCTTTTGGATTATCATAATCATCCTTTACAAGTGTATACACTGTTCGAAAATTTCTTAATGCGATTTCTAGTCCAGGATACTGTTTGCACATATTTTGAACACGTTGCCAGTCCGGAAACAAGTCTACAAATTCTACAGAGCTTCCCCAACTAATTTGATAATCGGTGTTAAGTGTAATAGTATCGCTAGATAACGTTGTATATGTAACCCCACTTCCACTGCCAGTTATTGATATAGTGTTCATATTTGTATCAATATAATAACCAGACGATGCGTGTAAATCAGAAGGTAACTCTATAGTAAACGTGTCTCCCAATGCTATAAAAGACTCAGTTGGCAAGTCGCTTAATAAGTTCTGTTGCTGAGAAGAATTGCTCATGTAATACCTCTGTTTGTTTTTTTAATTGTGGCAAAAACTGTTCGTAATGATTCATATACTGTATGATTTTATTACACACTGAAGGTCTTGCGAAGTCGTATGCTTCAAAACTTTCAGTCCACTCACTAGGATACTTGAATGTGTCAAATGCCATCTCGCTGTAGCTTAATCTATCCGGCACCATAGGAATGGCACCTACCACAGCACCTTCGTACCAGCTAATGCCCAGCGTCTCTTGAAGATTTGCACTAAACACTATTTTAGCACGACCTAACAGTTTGTGATATTCATGTTTGTCTAGTTGCTGATCTTGACAAACGACAAATTCGTATTGAGGTAGGTGCGTAGCCAAGTCACGAAAAATGTCAACTTGCTTCTCCGGAGCAATGCGATGAGGAAACAAAATTAGATCACGCTTGGGCGTAGTCCAGTAGTTGTCCAAAGTATCTTGCATATACTCCATGGGCCAGCCTGTTCGCACAATCTTTCCATCGGTAATTAAATCAGACTTATCCTCTTCGTGCCACGGATTTTCTGTTTTATAACCATCTTCTAATAAGTTATCTACAAACATATCAATATGGAACTTGGTAGCAAAATAGTTGTGATCAAATGCGTGGAAAAAACTCTTCTCAGCATGTCTTACCCATTTCCTCTTACCAACAAGACGTCCTAAAAAATCTTGTGGATCATATGATCCAGCATGCCATAAACCATGTGTAACTACCGGAATGCCCAGCAGTTCACTCATGTATTTGAGATTGATGACGCCAGGGTGCCAAGCATCAGTAAATATAAAATGATCACCAGGGCTAACTGATCCGGAGCAAAATAAGCGACCCATCTGCTCCACTTGACTAGCCTTGTATATATTAGTGCCGCCAAAGTTGAGAAATGCGCCAGGAGTGGTAGCACTAGGAATGTCCGTAGGACCTGATATAATGTTGACATTGTGTCCTGCCTTTCGTAAGAGAGCAGGTACATGGCGCTTCCATTGCCCCGTGTACCTTGTCTCTACTGCTTCTAGATCAACGAGAAAAACTTTGCTCATTGCGTGGACCGCGATAGTTGTTATTTCCACCGCTTCGATTAAATTCGCCACGCGGCTTGCGAGTACCATCCCATGGCTTCTTTGGACGAGTACTGTAATAGAAATTGTTCCAAATTTGACTATTACGATTGTAAAGATTTGCCTCGTTAAAGTCACACATCTCGAAACGACAAAAATCGTGAAACTTTTCCAAGTCGTCGAAAATTTTAACAATATCAGGACGGTTTTCTAAGTAGTTAACGTCTTTGTAATTATTCTTAGCCATTATAGCTTTCCTTTTAATACTTAATAAATGAACCATTTTCTCCGTCTTCGGAGACTTCAATCCAAACCTCACGGTCGGGATACCTTTGTGAGACTTGAGCGTGTAAATCATCGCTCATCATTTCGCAACTTTTGTAATCTAGCGACAAAACACCTTGTGTGCTAGAATACAGTTTTTCAAGCCATCGCTTGAATTGTATAAATTCCACATCTCTGTCATTGTGGGTGACACTAAGCCATACCCTAAAATGAAAAATATGGCGATGAGGATTAGCCAAAAACGAAACATCATATTCATCTCCTGTTGCTAAGTTTGGATCTGTTGCGGCTGCTGGATATTTGTGAATACCTTCTTTACGAAAGGTTACCCAAATCATTTTGTTAGGTCTAATATCTTGTTTAATAATCATTCTTTTCTGAACCTTGGAGTTAAAATCTCTGCATCAACTTTATTTAAAAATTGACAATTTTCTAATCTTACTAACAGTTCATCTAACGAACCAGTATGATCTTCAACTATAACTCTAATTGGTTTAGTAGTGTCTGTTCTGTCTTCTAGAATGTATGTTAGTTTTCCATTTGCAGCTAAAATTTGCTCGCTGAAATATTCTTGTAAATTAATTAAATTCATGTTGGTGTATCCTGTGTATATTGATCCCAATAGGTAAATTTGTCTTTACTCATTAGGCTTTGTAGGTGATGAGTCCATACGCCAGGGTTAGTAGCACCCCAAGTACGATCATCTAGTTTGAGTGTTGCGTTATAGTTAAGTTGACTAATGTAAGGCAACTTTACACTAATCATAGGAATAAACCTATCTTGTTCGCAGTAACCGCTTTCGATTACGCCTTCAATATGTTCTACACCGAAGTCTAAAGCGACCCAGTAATTTTCTTTAAGACATCCGAGTATAACTGTATCCCATACCGCATATTCTTCTTGTGTCATTGCTTTTGGATTGAAGCTCTGACTAGTACCAAAATAAATTTGCTTAATGTCGATGTCTCTGTTTGCTTGTTGTAGTATTTCCTCTAAAGGAGGAGTGCCAACAACAAACAAAGTTTTCATACCATAAGCAATAGTATGCTCGACCTCATACCCTGTAAAGTAAACAACATTCTGTCGTTCTTCAGTGTTTAGTCCCATTTAATATAACCTCTGCTGTAACCGCTTGGACGATCCATACCATCCGCAAACGCTTGCTGCCATTCAGTGTTACGATTGTAACACTTTGTCCAGAAACTATCAACCTCAAGATAGCCGTTTTCAATCATGAACACTGCTTCTTTCATACATTGGAAAAATCCATCAGTGCGTGGACTTGGCCGAACTGTAGTACAGGCTTTCCAAAGTTGAGCTTGAGCTTCCTCACGACTAACTGCTTTGCCAACACCGTCAATAATAAGGGCATTGTTATTTAGGTTGATGTCTATACCTAACGCATATTTGCCACTCAAGTCGATAACTATATCATAACTTTCGCTAGTACCAATCAATAGTTTATCACCCCACAGTTCCGTATTGCTAGACCCTAGTACATTGATGTCTTGTTTGCGTAATATCAATCTGTGATAAGCAACCCACGCAAGGAATCCACTACCAATAATCAATATCTTGCCATTTCTTTTATTAATTTCGCCTGCGGCTTGTTCCACTACATTGATACCGCAAGCAACCGGTTCTAGTATATAGCGAGGATGTGCTTCGGGTACTAGGACATACTCTTTAGATCTTACATTATAAATATCTGCGTATGCGGGTTCGCCTCGGGTGGCAACAAAGTCTCCAAAGTTGACGTCTTTAATATTAGCACCAATTCCAATAACTTGTCCAAGTCCTTCGTGCCCTTGCATGTGTAAAGGTAACGGCCCAAAGTCTCCTACCATCATGTCGATATCACTACGACATACACCAGTCATAACACTTCGAACACAAATTTCATCTTCAGTTAACGGATCTACATGAAATTCGATTTCAGTAAAACTACCATTGCCTGTTGTTTGTAAAATTCTATTCATAGTTTTTCTATTTGTTCGTGAATCCACATATCTTGCTGATATTGATTGTTCCAGAACTCATTATTATTTAGGTTTTTAACAGCAGTCTCTACCATAGTTTTGTAGGCAGATTCTGGACACAATCCTAGCTCATGTCTTATGGCACTATTTCTCATGCTAAACGCAATACTACTGTCGTCATGATCTAGATTAGTTTTCCAGTTGGCACTTAGTATCCACGTAATGTTCTTATTCTCGAATTCTAAATGACAAAAGTCGTCTACGTCATACGTGCCGGTATGATTGACTACACCGTAATCTGTACTGTCAATATCTTCTAGTTTATAGTTTTGAAGTGATTGTGCTTTAAGTTTAACACCATGTTTATAGTCTGTTAACGCACAATAGTAACTAAGCATATGAGGAATTAAGTCTCTGCTAACTCCGCCAAATGCTAATTCTTTTGTAGTAAACCAACTACCGGGTTGTGGAATACGATTAGCGTTATTCCAACGAACATATACTCGTTCGCTTTGATCAGCTTGACTTTTGAATAGTTTAATCTCGTCTCTGTACTGATTATTTTTAACCATCATGAAACGTGTGTCGGGAAAGTCTTCTACTAGACAGAACCAACACTTGGCATCTTGTACACCTGGCTTTTCAATTAGAACAATTTTACACTTGTTAGCAATAGTTCTTGCTACCAGTTCATGTGTAAAATTTGGTGTACAAATAACGACAATATCATATTCGCCTGTGACAATATCAGCAGTTTTAAATGTTGCGTTCTTTTCCGGATTAGAATCCACAGTATCGATTTCATAGCCGAGGCCGGTGAATACGGAATGATATAGTTGTCCTATACCCATTCCTACAATTAAGGCCTTCATTCTTTTTTACTTTCTTCGTATTGTTTAAACAATCTAGTAACCGGTTCCATTCGTTCTTGGAACACATCCGGCGCACCTATGGCCGCACGTTCTAAATCCCATTCACTAGGGAAATGTCGCAAGATACTATATGCTTCTCCGCGAACTTTTTTAGGAACTCTAGGATAGTCTTTGGTATTGTGGGCTATATCCTGTAAGAATCTCTTGGCCCACATTACGGAACGATATCTTTCATCTGGTAATGTCATGATGTATTTCGTTTTCTAGTTGATCTAGTTTGTCAATTTGGTCTTCGGCAAATTCGCCATCTTCACTTGATTGTACACTCTCTTCATCTTCTTCGTCAAATAGATTGGCAAAGTGTGTGCTAGCATTAACTGTTTTTTTACCAATAGCGCCCCGTGTTCCTGGAATAGCTTGCCAAAATTTATCAAAGCCGTCAATGATAGCATCAGCTGTTGCTCTATCAGGCGCACTAAAAATAGCATCCACTACGTCTTTAAAGTATACACGTTCGAATCTTTCATCTACTAGCATGGCAGGACATAGACCAGCATCATACTGTCGATTAGCTTCTTGTACACTATTCAAATGTAGCCACACATTATGACCCATCATAATTGCGTATGTGAAACTATCCCACGATGTTTTACCTTCTTTACCTATCTTATTTAGGTCGCCTGGTCCGTAGATACAAATATCTTTAACTTGTACGCCATCCATCAAGGGGCTGGTAGTAAACGATTTAAAGTGTCCATCTTGTACAACAACATCCTGAAACAATCTAGTATCTTTACTATACTTCTTATTGTCTAAACTAGGCAACATGCGATATAACCATTTTTGTCTATCTACAATTTCAGTTTGTACATAAATCTGTCCGTTGGCAGTGGCAAGGAACGGACTGGCACAGTCAAAGCTGATTGTAAACTTGGGATTGTGGTACTTACGAACAGCACGTTGAATGTCTGTCAGCAGTAATGCCCACTCTAATTTACTTGTACCCAAGAAGTGCATCCAGTCTTGATGACCTTCTTCTAGTAATCCATCAAACTTTAGAGCTACTAGTCTGCGTAGAACTAAATCTACGTCACACATATTCTGTCCACCCATAGCCCAGCCATTAAACGGTCTTTCATATTTTGTTGGATCGCAGAAGTCTTTCATTTGTTGATACCAATCTTCTGCCTGTGCGTGATTCTCACCTTGTAGAACGTTTAAGAACTTACAAGCACCTGTACGATGTTTGATAAAGTATTCATTGTTGTATTTGGTAGCGGCAACAGCTTGTTCATAACTAGCAATGCCACTGTTCTTGGCACCCACTGGACTGCGTCCAACCCATGCTGGAATATCAAGTACCATGCCGTAATCCATTAAGGCATCCATCCAAGCTAATACTTGTTCACGTTTCTTTTGTGCCGCATCTAGTTTTGCTTGAAAAAGTTTAACATGGTCAATTTTAGTATACTTGACATTTCCGTTCTTGTCTGTTTTAGGATCACCAGTTGGGTGTAATTGTGGAACAAGTTCAACACCCTTGGCAACTGCTTCTGCCATGCGTTGTGCTACTTCCTCACCTACTGGATCGTTCCATTCACCTTCCCACACGCCTTTACCAATTTGGAAACCTCCAGAGTCGCCTAATACCCAACTAGTTGAGCGATCTCTATTGCGAAACATATCTTCGCTTGGATCTGGCTTAGTCAAGTCTAAGTTAGCGTGTCCAGCTGAATACAAACAATGGTCAAAGTAAAATGTCGCATTGGGATTCAAATAGTTCATGGCTTCAATGCCTAGTGGTCCAAAGCTGGCAGGTATGCGAGCAGGGTCTACATAGTTATTGTAGCGTTGCTTTCCGATATACGTACTATAAAAGCCAGATGTTGCCGGCAAAAAGTAGGCATAATCATTTTGATGTGCGGTTAAATTTTTATTCATCTGTTAAGTAATCGTTATGCTCTTCGATCCTCCAAATATGGATGTTTTGAGGTACGTTGCCTTTCTTCTCAACGTACCCAATCCTAACATCCACATTTAATGTTCCAAGATCGGACATAAGCTCATTAACTTCTTTTACAAGGTCCTTGAGCTTAATGACTTTTGACTTTACATTGTCGTCTTTCATTTGCTCTGTGCTGGCAATATATAGTTGTATTCAACCATGCCACTATCCACAGTAATCATCATGGCGCCAGCATCACTAATCTTCATGGTCTTGTCGCCTGCTAATCCTAGAATTTGCATAACCTGTTGTACAGGCCAAGACCAGGTGCCCTTCAGTTTTCCACCTGCCGGAGATTGGAATGTGAATTTGCCTGCGTGTGTGCTAGCATCGCCAAAGCTAACAATTAAATCGCTGTTTTCTGTTTTAACTTGGAATACAGTTTCTTCTGAGTGTGCTTGACTTTGGAACTTTAAACGTTGGATGCTGGCAACTGCTGGCTGAAACTCAATATCCCAAGCCGCACCTTTAAACTTTACAGTCTTGAGTTTTTCGTTAATAATCTCTGTACTCATGAAACGGTAGTCATTGTGAAAGTCGCCAGTGGCGTTTTCAAAATGCATAGTAGTTGGGATTTCTGCTCCGTTGCGTTGTTGTCGCACAACTTCAATCTTGGCATTGTCTTTGTACTCTGGACACTTCAAGTGAATGTTAAGTTTGTCCAAGTTGGGCATACCAAACGTGCCTTGAAATTCTTCAACTGGCATGTGAGTTTTTGCTGTTAAAATAACACTACGGTCTTCGGCCATAGATTCAATGTTAGTTTCTTCAATTGTTCCTGAGATTTTAATGATAGGTAAAAATCCTAGAGCGTGTGTATGTGTTACGATGTCTTGTAAAATGTCTTTCATAATGATTCCTTTGTGTTAGTATATAGGTATTTAGGTCAGAAGTCAAATAATTTATTAAAAGTATTTGTCTGTTCGGTTGATCTGACGTCCCAATTAAGAACGCCAATTAAATTTGATAGTTTATTATCAATAATTGTATTTTCCATTTCTTCGTGATTAAAAGGTAAGTCTTTAAACCACTGTGGCAAACGCAATTCATCTACGGGATAGGCTACACTGGTAAATCCTAGCGGATTATCTTTCAGTTTACAAACAATGACTTTGGCACCGTCTGTAATCCCCATTGAATATTTGTCTCCAAACATTCGTTTTAGTGTATTCCAGTTAATACTTGCTCTGACATGCCCTGGCATATTTGCCTTGCCTGCTTTGGCTTCTTTGTTTTGATAGTCTGTAATGTTGTTGGCACGTTTGGGACTACCTTTCTCCCACCCTGGACGTACTTTAAAGTTGGTTCTAAAGTCAGTGATAAAATCTAATACATCACGTTCCGCTTCTCCAGTTAGAACTTTTTCCAATACATCGCTTAAGAAGTTTTGAATAAATTCAGGAGTATCACTGCGCTTGAGATCCAATCCCATGGCTTTGATTTTACCAGGCTTGTCATCTACGTCAAGGCGCTTGCCTTCTTTATCATAGTACAGCACAGCATAACGTTTCTTAGTAATGAACAAACCTTTACTAGCAACAAGCTCACGACCTGCTTTGATAACTTCCCCACGACTTTTAGGACAATGAAACGAGTCCTGCATAAACTTGGGAAATGTATTGTTAACCTCATTGCTCACTTGGTCATACAACTGTATTACAGTTTCTTTTGACCACGGGATTTGACCCGAGTCGATATCTTTCTTAAGCGTCTTATAAGCACTAAAATAACAACTATCAGTATCACCGTATATAATAGCTTTTCCACGATAATCAAACTCCCCAGTAATAATCTCATTAACTTTGCCAGCCATGTGCTTAACAATCTGACGACCTGTCAATGTAGTGCTTTGTCCAATACGTTTGTCATAGAATCGACAATGCGGATTAAGAATAGCACCGTACAAACTGTTCAGGTTAATCTTCTTGACCAGCTGACGTTTATCCCAATATTCTTCTTCTACCTTATTAGCTGCCTTAATAGCATCTTTAAGTTTGGCCTGCATGTCTTTACGTTCACTATACCAACGCTTTAGCAAGCCTGGAATAATACCTTCTTTTTCATAAGTGAAGATTGTACCATTGGCACTGATCAACAAACTGGCATTGCTTTCAAAAATCATCTTGTACACTTCTGCCGCACTCAGTAACTCACTGCGACCATCTTCCCAGTCCACAGTAATTTCTGTGCCAATTTCTTTATTCATAATGGCAGTATATTCTACACTACCAAACATACCTTCCCATGCTGCCGCAAAGCTCTTGCCTTTGTTTACAAGATTATCAATATACTCCTGTGTTTTTTCTTGCCGCAGTTGACCCACAATAGTTTCGGGCCCCATGTTCAATGCTCTAATAGCACTGGGATACAGACTGTTAATGTCCAAGGAGCCAATCCATTCGTGTATGCCTTCTTTGGGATAGGCAACATAGGCTCCAGCGGCACCTTCATTTTCTTCATTGTCATTTCTGCGTATCTTGTTGGGCACTTGAAAGCCACGACGATGTGCTTCGTTAATAATGGCCTGTTCAGTTACAGCCACAGCACCCATAGTTGTTTGGATCAACACAGTACATTCGTGTGCCAATGTATTAGCAAGATCCAAGAACTTTAACTTCTTATCTAGTTTATCCAACAAGGCAGTATCCTGTCTGTTGTAAACAACAAACTTACGGAAGTCATTATTGTATAGTTGATCCAGGGTGCCTTCGTAGACAGTTTTAGTTTCGCCAATTTCCATCTCACCAATAGCATCTAGTCGATAAGTGTGGCGTTCTTCATATGTGTATTTGCGGTACAGTTCAAGACTGTCCAAGTGTACACGACCAATTAGGTCATATGTTGTGGCGGTTTTACCATACTTTTCAAATTCACGTTTCTTGGGATATTGATCCCATAGACACATTCTGCGTGTGTCATCTTTACTGAGCACTTTAGTAATACGATTGACAGTGTAGGGCATATCAAAGCCTTCGCTGTTCCAACCGCTGAGAACATCAGCATCTTGTATTAGATTTAAGAATGTGTCTAGTAAATCTGCTTCGTTGTCAAAGATATGTGTGTTTGGTAAATCTTTAACAAGTTCTTCGCCTTGAGCTACAGTCATGCCTTTTGGAGGCATAGCAAGACATACCAGTGTATCTAACCACTGTAAGTGAACAGCAATCGCAGTAATTGGCATGAACGCATCGTCTGGACTTGCGTAGCCGCGTTCCGGATCAAAGTCCACTTCAATGTCCCAGAAAGCGACATTTAGCTTGGGTGCGTCTTGATTTATGTAATTTTCACTTAGACATGCCACGACGGGATTGATATCCGCTTCGTAGAGTTTCTTTCCATTGTTTATTTTTAACTCTTTATGGAAATCTTTAGAGTTTCTACAGACAATGCGACTTAGTGGATCACCGTAAATTGATTGAAATTTACCACGGGAATCTTCGTAATAGAAAGTATAACGTACAGGGAATTCTTTGAACTCTCTGTTACCGTCTTTGTTTCTTTCTACCACTCGCACAATGTCAGCATTTCTATCAAAGTATGCGTCAACGTACAAATTTTTTCTCCTATGCGATTTAAGGCTCGCAAATACCAACGGATCAGTTATGGCTGATCAAACCCTTCTCTTACATATTTATAAGTCTAATATAGCCCACTATGTCAATAGTGACTAACAGTATATAGTTGGCAACCATGCCTGTACTCTTGCGAGTCCAAGCGGCCCATCCAAAGATAGCACATTGTACAATGAATATTGGGTATAGATAAAAGAACAGTGGATCGGTTGCCCCGGCTGCTAGCGTTAGCGAACACCCGAGGCTCATAAACCATGCTGTGATTTCCAATGTAAATCGGGTGGGCCATTCTCTGTAGTCTCGCCTTGCCCAATTAAAAATGCCTTTTAAAAAATCCATTAATCTTTCGGCAAGCGTCCAGTTACACCAAGAATCATTTCAATTTCGTTCCAATCATTTTCATGATCTCGCCAATTGTCTTTGTGAGCAATGGTTATGGCTTTGTTAATAATGCTGGGTTTTACATCAAGTTCTTCTGCTACTGCTTTAACAGTTTCTTTTAAACCTTCTTTGAGATCTTCAATTTCTCTCAAAACAGTCGAACCTTCGTTAATCAAACGTTCTAATTTGGCTTTTTCCTCAGGTCCATACATGCGTGTTGACATTTAACTCTCCTTAAAATGTAATTATACAGTAGTTATCGTTGTAAGTCAACAACACCAAAATTAATATTGTTCAAACACATTGACTGTCTAGCTCGAAAATAGTATAATAACGCTATGAAGAAACTTTTATTACTGTCAATGTTTGCCGCTCAATTGGCCAGTGCTCAGACTTTTCACGATTGGGATAACCCCAGTAAAAAGTTTGACCTTGGTAATACTACTAAATCATTTAACATCACTGTTAAGTCGACAGATGATGTACAAAAGATATGCGAAGCAGAAAGTAAGAATAGAGGCCACGGCGGCTTTGGGTTTCAAGTAAACAGTTGTGCCTTTTGGAACACTGAACAAACTGAGTGTACTATCGTAACACCCAAACGATCCAGCATGCACTTGCTAGGACACGAATTGCTACATTGCCTAAAAGGTAACTGGCATTAAAAAAGCGCCTTGCGGCGCTTTATTAGAATCGGAAAGCTGATCTAATTCGTTTAAGAATTTCGTCGTCTTCGGATTTAACATCTTCGAAAGTTGACCTATCAACATTGGGAGCACCTGCTGAAATTGGACCTGAAGATGGCCTTGTTCTGCTCCTATCTCTGGCATCGCCTTGAGCTTTAATTAATGCCGCAGCCGCTTCTGGATATGCTGGATCCCCAGGGTTTACGACCTTACCATTGAATGTGATAGGACCATCTGGTTTGCCCATTCGTAAAGTACCATCTACAGATTGTTTAGATTGAGTACTTGTACTTGTGTTTGTACTTGTTCCGCTTGTACTTGCGGGTACGCCAGCTGCCGGACTTGCTGCCTGATTGCTAGTACTAGCTGCAGCCACTTTATCTAATCCTTTTAACGCACTTTCTAATCGTGTTTTTAGTTCAGGAGGTAACTGAGCCATCATGTCAGTATTTTTCTGATATTGTAATATTACAGCCATGTGCTTCTTGATAAGTTCTTGATCAGCAGGATCCATCGAAGGAAGTTCATCGTCCTTGAATGTATCATACAAAGCCTTGCCCACATCGTATGCGGTCCATGCTGCCATGCCTGCTCCTACTATCAGTGCCGCAGGCCCAGCCAACGCAGAGGCTCCAGCCCGCGCCGCAATTTTCCTGCCAATACCCGAGGCCCCGCCCAGCTTGCTGGTAAACTTAGCTAACTTACCTGGTGCAGTAGGCGACCCAGATCGGCCTCCTAGTCCAAAAGGATCATTGGCGCGACTAAGAGCAGGATTAGGGTTTCGAGCCATTGCCATTCTAGCTTGTGTGCCAGCATCACGTACTCGACCGCCTGAATTGGGCGGCACATATATGTCTGCTTCAACTAGTAGACTCCAAATCTCCATTTGTTCTTGTAATGTAAAATTAGAAATATTTTCTAGAACTAGCGCATCGTCAGGATGTATACTTTCTGATTTGATTTTATTTTTTGCGAGAATGGCTTCGATTGCCTTGATTGAATTTTCTAATTCTGTAGTATTAGTTGTGTTTACTTTAGATCCTGCGCTTTGACCTGCACCAGCTGTAGGTTTTGCTCCACCCACTGGATTACCAGTCTTAGGATCATACCCTAACGCAGTCATTCTTTTAACAAACTCTGGGTTTCCTAAACTTACTGTACCGGGGCCTTGACCCGGCTTAACATTATAGGCATAAGCCAATCCTGCAATGTTTGCGTACTCGTCTGTACTAACCTTGCCGCTTAAACTTCTAATAGCCGCTGTAGTTAATGGACCGTCTTTTCCATCTAAATCTAACTTTTGTCCGTGTTTTGTATTTAGGTAGTGCTGTATAGCTTTAGTTCCAGGATTGGCCGGTCCTACTTTACCTGCTGCAGGACTTGCGGATTGTCCACCTGGTTTTGTAGTACTCCCTGCTGCGTTAGCAGACATGGCTTTACCTAGTTCAGCATCGGTACGATCTACATTATCACCGTATTCTTTTTCTCGAGCCGCCTGTGCGTTAGCAGACATGGCTTTACCTAGTTCAGCATCGGTACGATCTACATTATCACCGTATTCTTTTTCTCGAGCCGCCTGTGCGTTAGCAGACATGGCTTTACCCAGTTCAGCGTCATCTCTATCTGCTTGATTAGGATCAACTTTTTGACCAGTTGGCGCTGCCAGTTTATCCACGGCCTTTTGTGCGGCACCTAATGCTTGTATAACAGCTGGATCATCTATATCTGCCAGTTCTGCCATTAACGATTTAATTTCAGCAACTTCACTTTGATACTTACCCGCTGTTACACCTGTTGCTGGATTTCTAACAGGTTCGCCTGTGCCCAGTGTCACTTTTTCGTACAACTCATAGCTAAAACTTTCAACTAGTGTACGGGATATAGATCCGTCGAATGAAATAGACTCCATAGTGCTGCCACTAATCTTGGCCACTAGGTCATTTAATCTTTTTAATCTAGGAGCAACAAACGCATCACTGCTTTGTTTACCCTGTACATTGGCACTTTGTTGTTTTACAGCACTTGATGCTTTGTCGTTGGCAGCTTGCGAATCTTTGTCTAGGCCAAATTTACCTGTACCTATTAAGCCACCTAGTGCTGAAGTCTTTGCTGTACCTGGTACTAATCCTAGTTTTGCCAATGATTGTGTATCAGCTTCTCTTGCTGTTGCGGAAATGTCATAGTTACTCTGCCCACGATCGCCCGATGGCATACTCTGTTTTCTAACAAAGTATCCGCTTACAGGATCATACAGACCGGGCAGGTTTTCCTTCCATGCTAGGTCGTTTAAAATACCAGCACGTTTTTGTTCGTCTTTTTCTTGGCCAACAGCAGCCTGTATGTCTTTCATAGTTATGGCTTCATTTAAAATCTGTCTAGATTCAATCTTGTCCATTCTAGCTATAAGTGCTTTCAAGTCCATATCAATTCCTAATAATATACATGCTCACTTCTAGTGTGCCTTCCGGGGCACGACTCCCAAACACTCTAGGGCAGCAGCCGCCCCACACCAGTAACGCATAACGTCCTAAGGTAGTGTGTTACTTGGGCACACAGTTTGGAACTGTCTTGCCACCTTTTTTCTTTGTACCTACAGGCTTGTAGCCTTTCCAACAAGGATTGTCCTTGGGATCTTTTAATCCTTCGATTACCTTGCTTGCTAATTTTGTTGCTTTCTGTTTAGTTCGATCCGCACTTTCGGCAAATTCTTGCTCAACAGTTTTAAAATACTTACCAATCATGCTGGGCTTTGCGCCCACTGCCACATTCAATACTGGACTAGTAACAGTTTCTCTTGCTACTGGTTTGCTATGATACACAGCAATACTTTCTGCTTGCGTCAATCGATTTGAAGGGCCTTGCCCTTCTTTAATTACAGATACAAAACGTTTCATATCGTTAACGCCAACTACCGCAGGTTTTGAATCCACGCGGTCCAGCGTTTGTAGAATTTTCTTCATGTCCATGATACTAATTAACGTTTAATGCCTGCGGCAGTAAGTGCATCGGCTCTATCTTTATAACCTTTAACACCTGGCTTAATATCTTTAGCTGACTTGCCAATAGCAGCTTTTACTTTAGGGGAAGCATCGCTTGCGTTAACATGCTTCATCGTAGTTTTTTCTTGATGACTGGCTTCATACATACTGCCACATTCTTTCATACCATGTATTGGACAGCTTTTGCCTCTAGCAGTGTGATTACATTTGCCTTCGCCAAGTGCCGCACTTGCTCCTGCTTTCTTTAGATCTTGCGGTGTGGCTCTCATACCGGGAACAGTAGTTTTAGCAGTAGCAGCAATACCAGATCGCTGTGGCGCACCACTTATTGCGGTTTCTTTAACTTTAGCAAATGGATTTTTCTTTTTGTCAGCAATAGCCTTCTTCATTGGCTCTTTCTTGTTGCCGTCTTTATCCATATCTAAGAAGTCTGGCTTCTTGCCTTCTTTAAATGTTGGATTGGTTGGCCCTGGAGTTTTAGCACTCCAACGCTTGCCTTTGTGTGGACCCGAAGTTACAACAGGATACTGACCGTCTTTGCCTTTTGGTGGAGGAGCACTAGCACCATCTGGATTCATAGGAGCCATCGATTCTTTTACTTCTTTATCTCTGTTGTCAAATTTCTCGCTGTCTTTCATGCCCCATGTTTTGGCACTCTTTGGACTTTGCTTTAGTTTTGGAGACTGTGATTTCTTCTCAGCGGCTGATTGTCCTTTAGCATGGCTTGCTTTGCCTTTGCCTGATTTCTGTTCAGATTCGCCGTCATCTTTGTAACTGGTATTAGTGTGCTTAACACCTGTTGATGTTTTTTCTAGTTCACCAGTGCGAGTCTTTTTCTTATCGCCTACTTTAGCTTTGTCATCGAAAGTTTCGTCTAAATCTTTTTGATTTTTTTCTTTTAACTTTTCTAACTTAACTTTAGCTTCGGTTAGTTTCTTTTTGAATTCTTTGCGTACAGCTTCGGTGTACATGTCAGAATTTTCAATTTTGCTACCGTACTCACTAAACTTCATTTCGTATTCTAAATAGTGAAAAACGCTGGCAACATAATCAGCTGCTTTAGTAATTTTAGCTTGTACCCAACCTTCAAGTTGGTCACCATCTTGGATCATTTTAAATAGCTTGAAGCTATAGTTGGCTGTCTTGTAAAGATCGGCCCTGGCCATTGCGGCTTCTTGATCATCTGGATGAGGGTGATTCATCATATTCATTCCTGGCATAGTAGTAAACTCCGTTGTTCTAATATTTATCGTTTTATTGCAGGTCCGCCGAACAAACTAACTCCTGTAGCCTTGTTGGGATCAACTGCTTTTACCTTGGGTTGCGGCGGTGCTTTTGTGCCGCTTTTTCCAGGGCTTCCTATATAGCTTCTTTTACCCCGGGCTGGACCTGGACTAATGTGTGGATTTACCACTGTGCCTATGTTAGCAGTACTTGTAGCACCTGCTGTAGCACTTTCTTTCATGGTTATTTCACGTATTTTCATATCAAGACTCGAATAAATCCAATGCTATATTCCAATGCGCCACACGATCTTCTAGACCAATAGTTCCACCGTTAATACGTTTACTTAACAACACAATGTCACCCTTGTCACAAATAGCGTTAAGTCCATTCTTGTGCCAAAACCAGCAGGCACTCAGTGTGGCATAAGCTGGTTGTCTTAGCAAATCTGGATTTTCTATTAGACAATCGTCGCCAAACAACTCTCTGCTACAACGTGTATAGTTATCACGCCCTGTGATTTGTAGTATGCCACGTCCTCTAAACTTCCAACCATCACCACTTTGTTCGTTTCCGTTGGCCATACGACTAGCATATATACGATTGGCAATCATTTCAGGTTTGCGTTCATATTGTGCTGCCAGAGCATCTGTTGGAAAGTACTTGCCAAATAAACCACGTAGTCCCTTGGCACTGTAGTTTAAGTTTTCCTGTAGCACAGTGAAGTCTAAACTTTCGTGTTGACATTGTGCGATGAATCCTGCCACGCGAGCAGGTGTTGTAATTTCAAATGCTGGAAAGTGTTCAGCAAATGCTTCATACCACATTTGTGGATTTTTATTTTTATGTATACACTCAGCTAATTTTTCTGGTGTAAATTCAAATTCAAAACTCATTTTTCTCTCCCTGATTTCATATTGGCCATCCAATGGGCTAGTTGACCTTTTCTGCCACCTTGCTTGGCAACCTTGCGTAATGTACTTATGCTAGCCTTGGTTGGAACTCCGTGACGTTTGCTGTCACCTTTGTCTTGCGGATTTTTGCCATCCGCAAAGTTTTCTTCCAAGTCAACAGCATCATCTTTAAAAAATTCTGGATACTTTTTATTAAAGTGTCTCATTATTATGGCAGCTTGAGCATTTGCTTCGTTTTCTATTTCGCTACCAGTACCGCCGCTATTGACATCTAGTCTGTGTTCTGTATTTTGTTTAAAGTGTATAAGTTCGTGTGCCAGTGTTCTTAATATATCCAATGCGTGTCTGTTTTCTATAGCTAGATAGATTATTTGTTCACTGTCATCGTATTTTCCAAAAGTGGGTTGCTCGTGATCTATAATAATCTTTTCTAATTTGATTTTAGGCAACTTCTTTAATGCCAGTGCATGCATGGCCAAGGGTAAAAATTTTGTAAATGCAGTCATCAACTGCGGTTTGTTATCTGTATCTTCAGACACTCCACTGTATCCTGCGTCTGCGCCGTAACTGCCAGCAGGCCCAGGACCTGCTACAGGTTTCTTAGGAGTAATATAGGCCTTGGGTTTTTTATTATATTTCTTGGCTCTAACACCTTTTTTATGTTCGTCTACGATTTGGTGAGCTTTCATCGGGGTTGCTCTCCAGTCATATAGGGCAAACTAAACCATAACTTGAACCATTCAGCATCACCGGGTCTAATATTGTTCTTACGCATTATTTCAGCTTTCTCTGTGCCGCTTTGACCAAACGATTCGCCATAGCTGACCTGTTGCCCACGATATTCATGTAGTCTGGCTTGACCGCCAAGGCCGCCAAGGCCTGATAAAATTTTAAGTTCTTGTATGGGGTCAGCAGGATCAAGATAGCAGTCATCAGGACTGTCTCGATTCAAGTCATGGCTAGTGACCTTGTACTGCTTCATTTTAGCGTGGCCTTTAACATCCAGCCGTGTTTGCGATGTGCGTCCATTCTTCCAGCAACAAAATCACTGAAGCCATGTTCGCCCATTTGTTCGCTTAGGTCGAACACCATCTTTAAAATTTTAACTATTTTTTCGTTATCAGTTAACAATTCAATAACCATTTGTTTGCTATCTAGGATTTCTGTTTCGTCTTCGATTTGCGTCAGCATACTGAATCGTTGTAGACTAGATGGTGCGTAAGTGCCTAGTGCTCTTAGTTCTTCGGCAAACGTATCAATGCTGCCATAAACTTCTTGATAGATCCTTCCAAACAATGAATGAAACGATTCGAAAAACATTCCTTCAACGTTCCAATGAAAGTTTTGTGCTTTTAAGAAAAAGCTAAATTCAGTGGCAAATGCTATCTTAGCCGCCTTTTGTAATTCTTCCATTATTATTTCCTTGTCTTTTTAAATCTTTTGAATATGTGAAACTTTTCGCTAACTGGCTGCGTCTTAGGTTCTTCTTTCTTAGGAGGATTTAACAATTCCTGTCCACGCTTGCGACTTGCCGCACTTTTAGCTTGTTGACGATCCCATGCTTTACTTAGTTTAGCGGCAGCACTCATGCGAGCAGTCTCCGACATGTCTCGCTCAGGTTCTTTTGTTTTCTTTACAGGTTTAGCTTTTTCTTTATCTGCTTTTAGTTTGGCCTTGCTGGCCTTGTCAGCTTCCTTGGCCGCCGCCTGATCCAAGTATGGAGTTAAGAAATGTTTAACAACGTCAAAGAAAGGACGACCAGCAACACGAGTATCAGCAGGAACTCCAGCAGCACGTTCAAATGCTGCTCGGTCATTGGCTGCTACTGCTGCACGTAAATCTGTTGCGCTGGATATACGTGCCGCTGGTTCCCACACAATGTCTCTAAACTTGTAATAGCCGTGAGGACCTTCTTTACCATTAGACTTTTGTAATGCTGGCACAAATACTTTTGAATCGTTTTCATCAGTTACAACATGTAGCGTCACAGCACCGTGATTTTTGTAAACCATTGATGCTAAAGTGAACCAACTTTGTTCCGCTACTAGATGCCCTTCGATTTCAGGCATGATAGTTTTCATTGCGTCAATCTTTACATTAAAAGGCAATGGGTCTTTTGGGCCTTGTGTGCTTTGATTAGTACCAATATACCATTCATCAAATTTAGATGCGGTGCTCCAGGCAGCTTTGTGGCCTTGATGTGGTGGATTAAATCGACCGAATATAATGCCCACGGACTTGTTTCTTGATTCGAATAGTTCTCTTAGTTTCATCTTAATTCTCGTCGTAGCGACCGTCTTCTACGTTTTTTGTTTCTTGCTCGTGTAACGCATTACAAATACCTTCGCACATGTCTTTTTCAAGATCCGGCTCTAGTCCTTCTACTTTAAAAGTGCTTTGATATGATTCGTAGGCTTTTTTAACCAGTCCTTCGAAAGCTCTTGGATGTACCGACTTTCCTGATTCTACATATTCTTTAAATTTGTTCATTACAGGAAAGTATTCCTTACGATAAAACTGAGGGTCGTTTTGCATAAAACAAACCAGATCATCTTTAAGATCGTAGCCTAATTGCTTCTTGTTAGAATCTGCGGGTAATAAATCGTTAATTTCCATAGCTGTGTACCAAATTTAGCAGGGACAGCTTGTACTCATGAGAAGTCCCCTATCTCGTGTATTTATCGAAATAGGGGACTGGCTTAGGCTTTAATTACAGACTCTATCTTTGCTATTGACTCACCCATAAACATCCTGACCATGGTCAGTGTTTGATCGCCTTTGACGTAAAAGTAGCTGCCGCCCCAACTTGTGTTACGGGACAAACTGCGTTTAGCTGTTGGCGTCAGCTTTATCTTCTTGTTATTTTTACACCACTCTACAAAATTTGTATGATTTTGTTTAGTTTTACCCAGGAAAATTTTGTAATCAAAGTCTAGTTTTTTTACAATTACTGTATTGTTTGCTAATTCGGGATTAGCTTTGTTTGGTACACTGATGTATTTTACACGATCCGGATCAATTGATGCTAATTTTTCTAAGTTAACAGATACGTTTGTATAGACATTAATTAATGGGTGTTCTATTCGCAATTCGTAATCGGACAGCTTGAACATAACATTGTGTAATGTTTTACAATACTCTAAATCCTTGGGTGTTTTGATCTTGAGCCAGACTGGGTATTGTTCGGGGTCCGCTAGTTCGCCAAATTTACTTGACACAAATGTCAAATCATTGCCTCTAAACCAATTGGCCACTGGACAAACAAGTACAATTTTGTACTTGTACTTGTTCATAAAGAGCTTGGTAGTATCTTTAATCTTGACTGATTTTGGCAGTTTCACTTAGTGGAATCCTTGCTACCTTTGGCTTGGCAATCAACAACAAGTTATCGTTTTCAACAACAATACTCAATGCCCCGCCGCCCTTTAGCTCTCCAAACAACATTAGTTTAGCAAGTGGCCGCTTGATTTCTTTATCGATTACTCGCTGTAATGGCCTTGCGCCCATCTTGGCATCAAAACCTTTTTCAATCAACCAATCAATTGCGTCATCACTAATCTTGATGCGAATAGCTTTTTCTTTGATTTGTCCTTTAAGCTCAACCATGAACTTACCAACAATTTTAATCATTGTTTCTTTAGTCAGCTTGCCAAACGTAACAACACCATCCAACCGATTACGGAATTCTGGAGCAAAGAATTTCTTAAGATCTGTATCGCTGTAATCTTTATCTTGCTTACCAAAGCCAATGGCATTCTTCTCACTTGCTTGTGCGCCAGCATTTGTGGTAATAATAAGAATTAGATTACGACAATCTGCTTGTTTTCCATTTGAACCTGTGATAAAACCATTGTCCATCATCTGTAACAAGATTGTTGACACATCTGGGTGACTTTTTTCAATTTCGTCTAACAGTAATACACAGTTGGGACTTTCTTGAATTTTTGTAATCAGCAATCCAGCATTTTCTTCAAAGCCCACATACCCAGGTGGACTGCCAATCAACTTGGAAAGACTATGCTTTTCTTGATATTCACTCATGTCAAAGCGGACAAGTTTAGTACCCAAGTGCTTGGCCAGTGCCTTGGCTGTTTCAGTTTTACCTGTACCAGTTGGTCCCATGAACACAAAGCTACCCACCGGTTTGTTTTCACTCTTCAATCCCGCCCGGGCAACTAGAATCTTGTCTACAATTTCTGTAATAGCAGAATCTTGTCCGTACACTTCTTGTTTCAATTGACTTTCCAGGTTAGCAAGATTTCCAGCTTCCTGTTCTGCGATTTGCTCTTCAGGTATTTGAATCAGCTTTGCCATTTCAAACTGTATGCTTGCTTCGTTGACAACTCGTTCATCGGCCAGCTTCAAATTAAATCTTGAGCAAGCTAAATCAATCAAGTCAATGGCCTTGTCGGGCAACTTCTTATCTGTTTGATATTTAACACTCAATTTGATTGAGGCCTGTAGTGCATCATCTTTAATTTTAACATTATGATGTTGCTCATAATATTTCTTAATACCCTTAAGGATTTGTAATGTTACTTCTGGTGTAGGCTCGTCGACAGTAATGCGTTGGAAACGGCGCATTAACGCACGATCCTTTTCAAAGTACTTGCGATATTCTTCCCATGTGGTGCTGGCAATAACTTTGATGTTGCCCTTACTCAACGCAGGTTTCATCATGTTGGCAAGATCATTTGATCCATTGCTGGCACTGCCAGCACCACTAATCATGTGTGCCTCGTCGATAAACAACACTGTCTTACCTTTCTTGCTTAACCCTTTAAGCACAGCTTTAAATCGTTCTTCAAAGTCTCCACGATACTTACTACCTGCTAACATTGCGCTAATATCTAAGTTGTATACGCTGTAGTCTTTCAAGAAGTCAGGAACTGCTCCGTTTACAATGTTGTGAGCAAGACCTTCAGCAATGGCAGTCTTACCAACACCGGGATCACCCACAAGGATCACGTTGCTCTTACTGCGCCTTCCTAATGCTAGGGCAATATTTTCTAATTCATCTATTCGACCAATAACAGGATCTACTTTGCCTTTTTTAACTTGTTCATTTAAATTTGTAGTAAATGCTTTTAGTGCTCGATCACTTTGTGTATCTTTAGGTTCGTTTTCTTCTTCCAACGGGGTTTCCACTTCATTATTAAGGTAATCTGCAAACTTGTCTTTGTCAATGTTTGCTTGCTGGATATAATAGTTACTCCAACTGCGCTTCTCACTCATCATGGCAAGAAATACATCGGTAGGTTCGATACGTTGTCTACCGTTGAATAACACCTGTGTAAACGCACGATTAAGTACACGTTCCACAGTTTGTGTTTTGCGAGGCTTGATGTCAGTGGTTACACCAATTATTTCGTCGCATTTGGTCTTGAGATAATGTTCCAGATTCTTTTTAATATAATCCGGATCGGCTCCGTAACCTGTTACACAGTTGGTAAAACTTTCTTCACAGAGCATGGCAAACAGCAAATGCTCAATGGTAAGATACTCGTGTTTTAATTTTTTGGCAACATCTATTGCTTTTTCAAACACTAGTTGTAATTCGGTGCTGGGTTCTACCATTACGTTTCCTCTGTTTTTTAATTGCTAAATCTAGCTTTAATTTACTTACTTTTGATGTAAAACATATACCATCTAGATGATCTAACTCGTGTAGGAAACATCTGGCATCAATGCTATCAAGTCTTATTATACAGGTATTTTTATCCCTGTCAAGGAATTCGACTACAATATGGTATGGTCGTTTAACTGTAAAGAACAATCCAGGATAGCTTAAACATCCTTCTTCGTCTTGTTCTAGCTCGTCACTCACGGCAATAATTTTGGGATTAAACACTGCAAATGGAGTAGTAACATTGGCCAAGTGTCTAGTCATTATCACAAACACTCTAGCTTCCACGCCTACTTGGCAGGCAGCAAGTCCTATGCCATTGTTTTCGTACATTATTCTAACCATTTCTTCTTCTAGAAGATGTGGATCCATTACTGGATTTTCAAAGTCGAAATTGGGTAATACTTTATCAAGTATTGGATTTGGATGTGTTATTAATTTCAGCATGGATTTTTTCTAATTTATCTTTTAGTATAGTGTCTGTTACAACGGGAACATTTAATCTTGTGTGAACAATCAAGTTTCCTTTATAACCACTATTTACGTTCCTAAACCCCATGCCTCTAGATAAAAACTCAGTGCCTGGCTGAACACCTGCTTGTATATTAATACGCACAATGTTGTCATCCAATGTAGTAATATTTTTTGTACATCCAATCATTGCTTCGATAGGGCTGATATCTAAGAACGCAACCAAGTCGTCACCGCGCCTATCGTAATCTTGACTGGCTTCTACCATTATAGTTACGTTGAGATCACCTTTTGGCAAGTTAGGTATGGAATCATCGCCCATACCTCCATACCTAATCACTTGACCGCTTTCTATGCCGGCAGGCACTTTGATCACGACGTTTTGATTTTTACCGGAAGGCAATGCGTAATTGGCCTCCATGTCGGCGCCGGTGTACGACTGTTTAAAAGAAACAGTACATCTAATATTTAGATCTCTGTTCTTTTGTCGAACACGTTGTTGTCTGCCAAACATATCTGCGAAAGGATGTTGTCCTCCAAACATTTGGGCAAATGGATCGAATGGGTTGCCTGTGTGGAAATGGAACTGTGTTCCTCCACCTCTGCGCTCGGCATCGTACTGCGATCTCTTGTGGGGATCGCATAGTGTGTCATAGGCTTGACTGATAGATTGAAAAGTAGTAGTGTCACCGCCACGATCGGGATGATGTTTCATAGCCAATTTTTTGTAGGCTTTTTTTATTTCATCATCACTTGCCGTTTCGGTAACACCTAAAGTTGAATAATAGTCCATAGTACATTATATAGCACACAGACTAAAAAGTCAACTATTCTCTTGGCGGCATGTAGTCGTCATCAACCGGACCAATATTAGCAGGCTTACCTACTGTGGGCATTGGCTTACCTACCGGTGTTGTCCCCCAACTCGGTGCTGGTGCGTAATTTGTGCCTGCTGTTGAAGGTGCGCTTCCAAACCCGCCTCCGCTAAAGCTACTTGGTGCTGTAGAACCAAAACCGCCGGAGTTGCTGGAGCCTCCTGATTGTGGTTGGCCAAATGTTGAAGGCCCGCCCTGAAATCCTGTTGTTGATGTTTGTATTCCGCCATTGTTGGCTCCGCCTAGTTTTTCTTGTGTACGACCAAAGGCCGCAATACCTAATACTGCACCCATGGCAATGTGGAATAGTCCAGCACCTTGAAGTGTCAGTGGCATCCATTGAGTAATTGGAGATTTAGTTGCTGTTTGTAGCAACGACCATAGGATTGGAAATATAACCATGTCCATCATACAGACTAACATGTACATCCAACCCATAGCTGGCCGCCATTTTGAATTCATCCAATCTTCTTTTTTTGTCTCGCTTGCGCTTAAAACTTTAACTTCTTCTGACATGGTTTTCGCTCCTATTTGTCTTTTATTTCTTAGCAATCATTGTTTGAATTTTTTCCTGAATTGCTTTAGCCCAGAAAGGCTGCGGAAAATTCCATCCTACAAATGCTCCAACGGCTACCCATAATAAAATATCTAACATAACCTTCTCCTTAGAAAAACAAATACAATCCATTAAGACTTAATAATATTCCGAATGCTGCCACAGCAAAACTTCCCCAGAACATGGCCACACTAACCGCAAGAATACTTGCTGATAGAACAACGATTGCTAACTGGTAGGCTGTACTTGCGTACCCAATCCAAGGCGATGACTTTTTAGCTTCTTCGCGAGCTGCTTCCATTTCTCTTGCTTTGACGGCAATTTCTTTCTTGTCAGCATCCATGCGTTCTTTCTCTGCCATGAACTCTGCTTTAATTTTTGGATCAGCTGTTGTCTTAGCGGCAATTTCGTAGCTGACGCCCCGACCTGCTTTGGCTTGATACTGTGCCCAGGTGTTGTTAGCACCCAGTGTATTGTTTAATACTGTGCTGGATAGTTTGCCACCGTACCATGCGTTAACTGCTAGTAACAAAGCAAATATGCTAATAACCATACCTGCTTTGTCTTTTAATTTTGCTTCACGTTCGCTACGTGAACCTACTGGCGGCTTGGCCGCATCTGGATCTTTTGGTGTTTTGTTTACTAAATTTAATACTGAATCTATTAATGCCATTTTATCCTTCTCCTGATTAATATACTACTATTTAATCAAAATCCGAATAAGTTCTTCTTTGGCTCTGTTAAGAACTTCTCTGCGATTGAAGCACCTTTAGCCCTGACGTGCGGATCTGGACTATGTAACATTTCGTTAATTAACGCAGTCTTGGCCATTTTATCCATAGTTTGATCTCTGGAAACAGACTTTTGAACTTCTAGATTAGTGGCGCATCCTGTTAATAATACTAGGGAGATAATTAATGCAATTTTCATTTTATGCTCTCGTATATTTTCTTTTGTGTATCGTACCACTCTTGCCACCCTTCCACTTTAGTTGAGCATTCGTAATACAACGAATAATTGTGTATTACAACTTTTAACATTTCTGTAATAGCCACTTTGTCACCGTCAATCTTTCTTAACTGTTCACACTTGTCTTTTAATACTTGAGGTGCTTCGGGAAACTTGGGTTTAACTGGAACAGTAGTAGTACACCCTGTTGCCAGAAATGCCAACGTTATAAAAAGAGCAAGAAAAAATAATTTTATCAATTTCATTTCTTACCCTCTGCTGCCTTGTTCAATTCAGTTGCTTGGTTATGTAGATCAATTATTTCTTTAGGTACAGGGCACTGCTCTATGTACTTGATAATTTCTTCTTTTTTAACAACTTCTCTATCTAGATACTGGGTAATGTATTCTGTCTTACCTTTAATAACTTTAGTTTTTTCAACTACTTTTGATTCAACTATTGTGTTAGTTTCTTGAGATTTTTGTTCAGCAGCTTTGACTTGTGCTTCTAGTTCTCTAATTTTTACTTGCCATTTTTCTTCGTTGCTGGCAGCACCTAAACACCATACACTTAACACTACAGCTAGTATACCGCTTATTTGAACAGGCAACTTATAATTTTTAATAAAAGGTACAGATCCTAGCACGAAACTTGCTAGTATTGCCAAACTACCAGCTATCAATAATGTGGACCAAAACCAGTCGGGTAGCAATCCTAACATCCAAGTTATTTGCATCATTAGATTTTCTCCAGGGCCACCGCGTTGCCTTCATTTTCAAAAATAAATGTATTACCGATTTTAGTAATATTATAATTTCCTATTACTTTTGTTAGATAGAGTATTTCGGCAATATCTGAATTTTCTATCATCATACGTCCTTGTACACTTTCGTAAACATCCTTACGTGGTCCCCAATTCTTAATTCGCATGGTCAATGGTGCAGTATATTTTTTAGAAAACGTAATACCGTCTGTATCTACATCTATACTTTCTAGATAACTTTTGTTAAAGAAGTTGGTAAAATTATTGACGCGACTTTCATGAATACGCATATCATATTCGTCAGGCGTGTTGGGAATAGTTTCTATCAAACTTTGCTCATCTACTGGTAGAGAGTGAAAACTTTTGTGATACCTAAACTTAAATTTGTCGATGCCTGTTAGCTTACCTACCCCGTCAAGGATTTCCATAATCTGTTCGCCTATACGTCGACCACGTTCGATCTCCACGAACACTTTGTATTTGCCATCGCTTAATTCGCCCGGTGTTGCGTCAGCATCCAATACGAAATCGTAGCCACGCTCTACAAAATTTACTAGGTCTTTAGCAGGCTCATGATCCTCCACGGTAAAGCTAACAACCACAATGTCTTTGTCGCTGCCCATTTTGCTAGCATAGCTATCAATTTCAAATATGTTGTCAACAAGATTTCGTAAATCTTCTTGACGTAGGTCTTCGTTAAACTGCTGGGACACTTGGAGCTCCTCCTGCTACTGGCGCTGCTGGTGCGGCGGGTTCTACTTGTGCGTTATCTGCCGGTTCTGATGGAGCAGGCAGTTGACCTTCTGTTTTGCCTATGCCCATGTGTTCTCTCATCTTGGTCATATAACCGTTGAAGGTATCTTCGACTAGTTTTCGTGGCATAACAATTTCTACCAACCATACTGGCTTACGGTCCAATTTACCCTTCTGGGTATTAGGTCGCAAGTCATCTGGCGTTTTAACTTGCCTAGGCTCTAGTAACATTGATTTTTTGTATCGAACTTTACAACCGTAGTCCAGCAATCGTTTGCCTGCCATAGGGTCGGGCATTTTGTCCATGGGCCACATAAAGCTGGCACTGATCCAGTGCCTCTCTAAAATAGGGCCTTCCGCAAGTTCGCCGTCTTGCCAATTTTTATATACGTACATATCCATTTCGTCAAGCACTCTTTCGAAATCCTTGAGTTGGCCTAAACTGGTATTAGCAGAATAGATGGACTCTACGTTTTTAATAACGTCTAAAATATCAAGCATATTTCTTCCTAGAAACTTCTACACTTATTTATCGAAGCGTAAATCATATCTTATCATATTACTTTTTGCCAAAAGTCTTAAATACTATGCGGGACTGTAGGAAATGGTCCCTACAGTCCTGCTTTACTAAAGTGGGAGAAACTTAATGAGTAAAAACCGAGTGAAGAAACGTTTTACCTCGAATGTTAACGTGATTGATTTCCATACACATGCGCCTCAAAAGAAGCATAGAGTAACGCTGTTGCCACGCAACAGAAACCAAGAGAATTATCTACACCAGCTACAAGACGACAGCAAAAGCATTGTTTTTGCCATCGGCCCAGCCGGCACGGGTAAAACTCTACTTGCTGTACAAAATGGTATTAAAATGTACCAGGAAGGCCTAGTGGATAAAATCATAGTGACCAGACCCGCAGTTTCCGTCGATGAAGATTTAGGATTCTTGCCAGGCACGCTAAATGAAAAAATGGCACCTTGGACTAGACCTATATTCGATGTGTTAGGTGAATATTATCAACAAAAGGATATAGAAAATATGCTTTATGAAGGCATAATTGAAATAAGCCCACTCGCATACATGCGCGGCCGCACGTTTAAGAATGCTTACGTTATAGCGGACGAGATGCAGAATGCAACTCAAAATCAAATGAAAATGCTATTAACTCGACTCGGTGAAAATAGCAGAATGGTTGTGACAGGCGATTTAGCACAGGCAGATCGTGTCAAAGATAACGGTCTTGTAGACTTCTGTAACTTGCTTAAAGCACACCCACGGTTAACTCATATAGAAGTAGTGAGGTTTGATCACAAAGACATCGAACGTCATGATGCTGTAAGAGAAGTACTTTCAGTATACGGAGATTAAAAAAAGGACCTTCGGGTCCTTTTTTGTTATTCTACTTGTGTGATCTCTACGCCTGATTTTTCGAGAAACGCGATGCCACCAGTATCCCGATAAGAGTTACGATATAGAACGTGCCCAATACCGCTTTGGTATATAAGTTTGGCACACTCCATACATGGAGCATGGGTAATAAACATAGTAGCGCCCAGACCACTGTTTGTACTTTTAGCCAATTTGGCAATCGCATTAGATTCCGCATGTAATACCTCTGGTTTAGTTTTTAATCGGTGAGAGATGATAGCGCCTGGAAATCCCGCATAACTATCTACAATCTCAACCTCGCAGTTGTTGTCCCAACCTGCGGGCATGCCATTATAGCCGTAACTGATCACGCTGTCATCCTTTACAATGACTGCACCTACTTTGAGTCTTTCTGCGTGACTAAGTTGGGCTGTGCGTTCTGCCCAATCCATATACAAGTCTATGAACTTTTGTTTCATTCTTCTAGCAGGTCAAGTTTGTTAGGCTTATCTTTCCACTCGGCAGCATCGGGCAGTGCCTCTTTCTTTTTAGTAATGTTAGGCCACTTTTTACTCAAACGCCTATTCAAGTCAGTCCATACTATGACATTTATAGTAGTGTCGTTGTCAGGCACAATAGCGTCAACAGGACACTCTGGTACACATACCGCACAATCAATACACTCATCGGGGTTAATTGCTAGAAAATTAGGGCCTTCGTAAAAACAGTCAACAGGGCATACTTCTACACAATCGGTATGTTTACATTTAATACAATTTTCAGTTACTAAGTAAGTCATTCGTTAATCCTTGCCAATCTAATAAGTGTTGCTGATAGGTTAATTTCGGCATCGCTTACCAAAGCATGATCCACTAGCCCTTGCTTGATAATCAACACGGCGCTGTCTCTCGTATGGTCGTCTTTGCCAAACAATTCAATGTTGTCATACATCCAGCGATAAATTTCTTCCATCTCTTCGGGACGAGCTTGGCTACACAAGATTTTACGTGCTTCATTAATCTTACCTTTCTTGAAAAGTGTGACCATTTCAATTCTGTAATCAAGTGTGCTTTCATCTGCCTCAGCACTTTGTAATTTTCCGTCTAAACTATTCATTTGTATATTGTTAATACATTTACGAAGGTCTGGATATGTTGCCTTAACAAACGTATCCAGTGTGTCTAAATCAAACTCGACGTTTTCTTCTACAAGAATAGTGGCTGCTCTGGCTGTAAATTCTGTAATATCAGTTTTTTCAATATGTAATTTTTGGCATCTGCTGTGTAGAGGTGTAATGATACGATTCGGATAGTTACAAGTTAGAATAAATCTAACGCTGTGACTGTAATCTTCCATCAAGTTACGTAACGCAGGCTGTACGCTAGTTGGATTAAGATAGTCTGCTTCGTCCAGTATGACCACTTTGAAATCGCCAAAGGGCATTGTTTGACAGAAACCTTCTAGCTTATCTCGCAACCAATCAATCTTTCTACCGTCTTTACTGGCGTTCACTGACATCACATCAGTATCTTGTACATCCAGCATGTTAACAAGAATTTTTGCCAAGGTAGTTTTGCCCACACCGGCATTTCCGCTAAACAGCAAATGCGGTATACTGCCTTCCTTAATCCAGTTTTCTATCTGTGCTTTTTGATGTTCATCTTTAAACACGTATCCGTCTAGCGTATTAGGACGGTATTTTTCAACCCATAGTTCTTTCATTCTTCGACCTTTGTAAATTCATAAACATCACAGGAGCGTATTTTATACACCACAAACTGTGTAGCATCGCGTAGCGTGGGAAACAACTTCGTCGTTCTCGTTCCGCCAATCATATAATACTTCACTCTCCACATTAAACCAACTCTTCAACAATGCCAAGTATCTCTGCCATAATAAGACAAACACCTGCCATTAGTAAATTGCCTGTAATCAAACAGCCGCCTGCTACAATACGAATGGCACTCTTTACAAGACTAACATAAAAATGTCCCTTGCTTGTATCTTTGGGTTGTATTTCCATTTTTAATCCTTTAAAATTTCATCTACAATTATATCACTGCCCGGGAACGTAGTTACATGATATTCAGTTTCTCCTATTAAGAAATAACTAGTCCAACTGCGTTGATTGTTTGTTTCTTTGAAAGGCTCCATTACCGATAACAGTAATAGAATTTGTTCCTTTTCTTTGCCCTCTAATGTTTTAGTAGGTGGGCCCAAAACTTTGCGTAAAAACGCTTGGGCTTGTTCTTGAGACATTTCTTTCATTCTCTTATTATACAGAAAAAGAAAGGGTCTGTCTAGACCCTTTGAGTTATTTGCTCACAAAAGGAGCCAACTCCGGCGGCACCCACCCTATGGGTTTCAATACCTTACCGTCTTCTCGTTTACGCACTTTACCAGTGTCTCGATCAATTTTGGCAAAGTTAGTAGTCATAACTTCTTTCCATGCGCCTTCAGCATCCCACCCAGCACTGTGGATAGCACCAATGGTAACAACTAAAATATCAATAAGTGCATCTAGTGTTTCAACATCGTTAGGCGCATCTTTGAGTTCTTTGTATTCCTCATCGATCAAATCCATATACATGTCAAACTGTGCTTGATCTCCGGTGACACTTTGATCGCAAGCCCGCATAAACTTTTCTTGATCTCTAAAAGGATTTGTCATCTTGTTATAAAGTCTTCTGGTTTGATATTGCTAGTTGGACTAGAATCAAATTCTTCACCAATGTATAAATCGTTAGGTTTTTCATCTGTTTGAAGCATAATTGAAACAGGCTCTACACGTCTGATAACAATCTCTACTCCGCTATCGTCTACTTTAACACCGCGAGTCCACCGCCCATGTTCCACAAGAATCCATTCGCCTACTTGTACATCTAGTTGTGCTGGACCAACAGCCCACACTTTAGCCCATCTAGGTTTGATGCCGTGTGCTTTACCGTCATCACTTTGAATAACAATACCACTGGCTGTGGTCTGTTCTTCAAAACTCATGTCTGTTACCAATACATTATCGTGTAGTGGTCTCAGTTTTCCTTTTACAACATTCATGTAAGCCTCTTATTCGTCTTTGGGTTGTGGACGGCCAGTATAATATTCTGCCATAACATCTTCACGTTTGCGAACAATTTTACCGCCAGGCCCAATTTCATCACCGCGGGCATTTACACGGGCATTGCCCACAGCAAGAACAGTTTCGTTTCTATTGCGTAGTTTATCAAGGTCAATTTCTCTGCCCTGCATAGTTCTATAAGTTTGTCTTTGTGCCATAATAGCTCTCCTGTTATATATGTACTTATCTCAAAAATTCTCGCCAGTCCAAATCGTATTTGACACTGTCGATTTTGTGTACGCCTATCAAAAATAGCGCATAACTGGCCACGCTACTTCCTCTACCCACACCCCATAATACATTTTTACCATGTAATGTATCTACTACATATTTAAGTACACGCAGAATATCTATCATGTTTCTTGATTGAAATTCTTGTAATTCTTCAATAAGGCGCGGGTAGTTTTGTTTAGGGCACAGATTTACTAGGAACCCTTCTATATCCATGTTTCGATATTCGCTGGGCATAAACCAATCAGTTTGGCACATTGCGTCAAATTGTGCTTGATCAACATCTAGTTGTTCAAACAATTTTAAGTTTAGTTCAGAATGTGTTTTCAGCTGTTGTGTACTGGCTGTTTTTTCTATCAGGATTTCTGAAAGGTAATCTACCTTATTAGAGTATATTAAATCAAATATATCTTTTTCTTGATAGATTACGTTGCCTAGTTGGTCATATTGCATGCCACTAGTTTAGCTGACTTTGATCAAATTGTCAAGATCTTTATCTCTCTTTTGATAAGTTTGTTCCCATTGTCTTGCTCTGCGCATGGCAAGTTCTGTTTTATACAAATCGATAAAAATGGCAATTTGCTGTTTTACCGAAGGGTTTTGAGCCTGCCAATATTTTCTACTTAGCTCTTGAAGTTTTTCTTCAACTTCGGTATCTTTCAGTGTGCTAAAATCTTCTGCTAATGGATGTATCATGCAAAAATTACTCCATTATTACCAACACATACCCATTTATTACTAATGTATGTCATAGTACACCCTTGCCCAGCAGCACTAAATGTCATTGTACCTGCACCTCCCCACACGGGATTTGTAACAGTGATAACCATATTCCCGCCGGCCGCTATCATGGCAAATTGTATAGTTCTTCCATTGCCACTTGCTAGTAGTGTAGCAGTCTCTGCTCCAACTGTGGAGAAATAAATAATTTCAGCTCTTGGATCAACAACTCCGCCTCCCTCCAGATCCTGGGCGTCGAGTACATCTAATATATTTTGTATGATCCAATTCGTGCCGTCGCTTACCAATGTTATTGTAGAGAAGCTGGATGCACACGTTAAATTAGTTGCAACTCCGTCTATTAGTTTTCCATTCCTGTTTATAGTAATAAAATTAGTAGATGCGTTTCCGTTGTCAGCAAATGATACAAAATCTCCAGCAACAGTAGTAGACGGTAATGTGATAGTAAACGGACCACCACTACTATCACCAATTATACGTTGATTAGGCATCGCAGTGTAATTTTTTCTCACTAATACCTTTGTTTCTGAGCTGCCAATCGGAATCTGTGTTTCTCCGCCTAGCTTACTAGTATCAATCATTGTGCCAGTTTCATCGCCATATACATATAAGTTTGGTGTTTCAGTACTAACAACAATTTGAATATACGAACCTGGTAGACCGGCTGTGCCTACAACAGTAACACCTGTACTATATAAATTAACAGTTGCTGGTACTGCAGTATCCGGAGTTGTGGAAAATCTTAAAGGTCCTCCTGAATTACTACCGTCGCTCAAGTTAAATTTATATGTAAAACCTGGTACTAATTTTAATCCAGCACTAGTAATTTTATCGCCGTCTATAAAAAATATTTCTTGAATACCAGAACCATCGTCATCGATAGTAACAGCATATTCTTTAAAATTATTGCTGTCAATGGTTATAGTATTTGTGTCTGATCTAGTTATTGTTGTTCCATATCCACTAGCAAATTTAATACTGTCAGTACCACTGCCAGAGCCGCCAGCATCTAAATCTAAATTGGCGCCACCAGTTATTGTGCTAGCTTTAATGCTGTATGTGGTGTCAGTGTTGACAGTTTGATTAATCCAAGTTGTGTCGAAGTCTGTGTTTGATATTTTAGACAATACTTGTCCGGTTGTGCCTCCTGTGGCTACACCTGTGCCCGCGCCGCTAGTAATACTAGCAGTAAGGTCGCTACTGTTTACCCACTGACCTCCTATGTATTTTAACACTTGTCCTGAAGAAGGTGTAATAATAGATACATTACTTAAATTATTTAAACTTAAATTTATATTGCTGTTAACCCAAGATGTTCCGTTAAATGATAATATTTGCCCTAATGTACTTCCAGATAACGTAACATCTAATAAATCATTAATAGTAGTAGGAGATACGCCATCGGCCGCTAATTCGACAACATAAACATCAACGCCCGCATTTATAGTCCATACTTCAAATACTCTCGAAGCGGATAGGTCTGTCCCAGTGGCAATTGGATTAGTTAAACTTCCCATGAATCGTACAGCACCGCCGCCGCTTGTGGCAAAGTTGAAGTAATAATTAGTGCCATTACTTCTAATAGAAACTTTTATTCTTCCATATAGTCCGTTACTCGGCCAATCTTGAAAAGTTAGTAAATGTGATCCTACTATTGTTATTTCGTGATACTCCCCGTCTGCTAAACTTACATTAGTAGACGACGTACTGGTAGTTGTGTACACACTGCCATATAATTGATTGGTTACTGCGTTAGAAATAACGTTTCCGTTAAAATCGTTATCGTCGTTGAGTTTGGCAGTGTTGGTCTGTAATTCAGTAATCTCGGCATTGGCAGTGGCCAAGCCATCTCTAATAATACTAAAGTTATCTCTGAATCCCTGACTGTCGTTGTCTACTCCGGCTACAGGAAAATCTGCGTCGATGGTAGCTGATACTATTGCGCTGGTCATGTTATTGTGGTCCTATCGTTTCTAAATACTAGATATTTATCTGTATATTCACCAGTAACAGAATCTATTGTGTATCTGTCTATGGTGTAATCTAAATTCTTAAAATCAAATGTTGTAGTTTTTATGTAATTTTCAATGTTTAGCAAAACAGTATCTGCGCCGCCCGGCTTACAATAGCACAAAGGAACGGCCGCTACGTAGTTGATTTCTGTAGTTTTGCCCAGTTGAATACTGCGCATCCATAATGGCAAATAGTTACGCTCGGTGGCAGTATTCTCCATATTTTGAATCCTGTAACGCCATAAGCTAATACTGCTAGGGAATCTAATGCCAGTACCCGGATCTCCGGCAAATACATCGTTCCTATCCAATGTTACATTGAATGGAATTGGACGATGCCAAAACGCAGTATCTTTATTAAAATCTGGACCAATATAAAATTCATTGTTTTGATCCACTGTGATGTCTATGTTACTTCTACTATATTTGATAGTTGAAGGCAAATGATCTTTTCCTTTTTCCAACGGATCTAACATTTCTACATAGATAATCTCATACACTATGGTATTTGTGCCTGGTATTTTTGCCACTGCCTTTTTAAGTTCGCCAAAGGTAAATCGTTTTGTCTTATGGTTTCGTCCCATGGCACTGATATATTCAACTGCCTGCTTGGTTTCAATTCCTGCGTACACTAACATTTTTAAATCAGTTTGTATGCCAAAATATGGATCGCTTGGTCGATATATTACCGACTGATCAAACACTTCGCCGTCAGTTATAAAATCTCTAAATATTGATCTTTGATTCAATTTCAAGAATGGTTTTGCTGTTAAATTGCTGTAGTAGGTATTGTTAGGTGTGTTAACTGTCAACGTAAATGTTCTAGTTATAGCACTGTAACCCAGTTGGTCTCTAGCCCTTATAGTAAATGTATAACTTCTATCTAGTGTAGTATCGTCTGAATCTAAACTTAGGTTAAGACTGCCAACACGGTCAAATGTGGTAAGTGTTTTGTCTCTTTCAGGAAATTTATACACACTCCATTTTGTGAGATCTGTACTGAACAATGCGCTGCTAGTGTGAGCCGTAATACATTTGTAAAATGTAGGTAAATTATACGTTGTTCCTGACGCTGGCTTCATTCCTATACTAGTACCCTTATTTGGATAGTTAAAATAATTTAACGGAATGATCAATGTCTGTCCTGCGTAAACACCTGGTGAAGTTTCAATACTAATTAACCCACTACCAAATGTTCCAGGTGTAGCATAATAATTTAAGGTAATTGTACTTGAGTTAGAGATAGTGGCAAAATATCTGCCGTTATAATTGCTATTACTATTGCCGTTGATTCTATACCAAAATTCTAAACCTGTAGATGTGGTAAATGTTAAATCGTTGACAACATCAAGACCACCAAGGTGCGCACCGCTGACAGTTATCCGATCTCCTGGAAGATAGCCAAAACCTGGATCAACTAAAATCACTGTGACTAGTCCAGTATAATTTGTACTGCCATTAGAGCCTTTTTCTATTTTGAATCGTGCACCAGTACCACTACCAGTTGTAGAAGCAGCAGGAACATCGTTATAAACAAACGGAACAATACTACTACTAGTTCCTTTTATTAAAGTAAAAACCGGAGCAAGTGGAGTTAATTTTTGTGTAGGAATTGTAAATGCTACTTTAACAGATTCACTCATGATAAATGTCAAATCGTTTGTGGGACTTGTGCCACCTAACAAATTACCTACTATTTTAATTTGATCGCCGGTACTATATCCTGACCCAGGACTTATCATTTTGATGGTTGTTACACTATTATAACCTGTTAAACTACTACGTTTAATTACGGTAAATGTTGCACCTGCGCCACCACCCGTAACTGCTACACTGGCAACACCTGTGTATGTTCCATCAATCGCTACACTCACTCCTGAAATATTAGTATATACATCGTCGGATGTTGTTAAAGTAGATCCAGTTAATTCAATAGCGGCAATAGTGACACTAACAGCATCATAATAGTTAAAGTTTAAATCGTCACTGACAATTTCCACTAAATCGCCAGTGACAAAATTGTGATCTAAACTGGTAACTACTGTTGCGGTATTACGACGTCTTGTTAATGATTTAATTCCGCGGATGTTATTTTGTTTAACAACAGTGTTTATTTGATAGCTACTGCTTGGCTTCCATAAACTTCTATAGCGTATTTGATTGGTAAGTTGATTTACCTTACCTACCACTTCTCCGTCTAGATTTAAAGTTAAGCCAGGCGGCAGTTTGCCATCTTCTAGTGTATATAGAATGGCAGATCCACTAAAGGTACTACTGGCAACTATGCTAAGTGTGCTAACATACCCGCTGTCAATGTTTCCTAGATTTTCAGGACTGGTCCAGTTCATGACACTTTCCACTTCGCCCAAGATGTCCACAGTAAATACTCGACGACTTACTGCTTGTTCTGATCCTTGTCCAAATCTAATAGCCTTGATGGTAAATTGATATGTTAAAGTGATAGCAGGTTGGTATGGAACAGTGCCAAATACTTCACCGGTAGTTTGGTCAAATATCATACCTGTTGGTAGAACGCTATCAGTACCTATGAACACAGAACTACCATTAGTTACCGTTACTTCTAGAGCAGGACTAACAGTCAAGCGATAGATATCCCCACCCAGCACATCAACATCTGTTATAGTATAAATTTCTTCTGTGGCACCTGTAAATTCCCCGTTGAATGAAAATTTATATCCCACTTGCGGTACTCCGTCAGCTCGTTCTATTCTAACAGCAGTCTGTCCTAGTCTATTGTCATTGGCTGTTTCTCTTATACAGATTGCGCTTATTAACGCATTGATGTCTGAGTAATCGTACGTTACAGGTCCTAGATCACTAAAGCCTTCGTATATATCTATTTTAAATGTTTGATAGTTATTGGCTCTTCGCAAACCGAGATACTGGGGTGTTGTGAATATAGGAGCACGTACATAGGACACATCGGCAGTGTACGCACCGGTACCCGCAGCTTCAATGACATTGTCGCTTCTAAAGAAATCATCGCCTACTACAAAAATTCTAAATTTTCGTTTGGCCACACTGTCGCCATCTGTAACTGTTGCTATAAATTCGTAATTTCGATTTAGCTTGCGTGGTCTTCCGGTAGGTACACTAAAGTCAAACACAGTTAAATCAAATACGTAAGTGTCGTATCCGTTAGTACTTCTATAGCCAAAGTCGTAGGCTACATTGTCATACAAGTCTGTGTCGAAAGGACCGTTGCCAGCAGCTAACGGAATAGACAATAACGGTTGAACAAAGCCTGTAATTCTTCCGCTTTCTGTTAAAATTAAACCTGGTGGCAACTCTCCCTCGTCGCTGGCAATAAAGAATTTAAGTTGCTGGCCAGCGGCCGTATCGGTATCTGTGACAACTAATTGAAAATCGATATAACTACTATCTAAAATATAATATGCATCGTTGGCACCGATGGGCAATGCACCAGCAGGAGTTAACCAATTGGGTTCATCGGACCCAACTACTGTAATTGTAAAAGTTCTATCCGCAAATTCACTACTGCTACTTGCTCTAATAACAAATTTAAATTCTGTTGTTCTAGGTATTTCGTAAGGTGTTCCTACCAAGTTGCTGCCTTGAATACGCATACCCGGCGGAATCTTTCCTGTTATTTTTTGAAAAGTTATGCCAACACTAGAGCTTATAGGCAGTGCTATACTTACTGTTTGTCTTTCATTGATTGTCCCTAAACTGTATCCAGAAGGTTGAGTCCACGTTAATGCCATTTCAGCTCCGTTTTATGTATTTAACCAAAAAACAGAACTTATGTTTAACCAAATCTAAAAATTCTAGGTCTGGGCCAGGCCATACCGGAGGATGGTCGTACACCTTGCGATAGTTTAGGCACTGTTTGCCCTTCTGTAGGACGTTCTTTTTTATAATATAAGTATAGATTAGGTGCTCCTTGAAGATCCCTAATATCAGTTGGGCCGCCAGTGGTTGCGCTTACCTGTCCTTGTTTTGCGACGCCTGTAATATAGGCCTTTGCTTGAACTTGATTCCAATGCGGGTTTTGTTCTAAAACACAAGCCAGCACCCCACACACATTAGGGCTTGCCATACTGGTTCCACTAATTTTACCCAGTAGGTATGAGCCATTTCTGCTATCGCCTATACCACTTAGATACGCACTGATAATATTAGTACCTGGTGCCCAAATGTCCACACCAGGGCCACAATCACTATAATAACTCTTTTGGTCACTGCTGTTTACATCTATTGCTCCCACACATATATTTGGGATAGCAGTATCGTTGGCAGTGGGGCTGGTGCCGCGCATATAGTAATAGGGATTAGCAACACTGGCTGGATATCTACTGGCCATTTCAAATGTGTTGTCCCAATCTAAACCACCTGGTACATCATGTTTCCATAATCCGTTGCCAGCTGCCCCTACCATGATAACACCTTCTGCTATAGCATCTACTATGTCGGCATCACATCCTGGTACACGAGAAGGAATACGTTGCCCCGATATAAATCCCCAACCGTTCAATTGTTCTGTGGTAAATCCACCACCCACAGTTTTTCTAGCATTGGCACCCAACTGAAGATCAATTTGACTGGGTGTTGCTTCGTAAAAAACAAATTCGTTAACCATGTTTGGACTACCAACAGTGCCACCAGTTGAAGCTGTACCTTCAAGTCTTACTCTGTATGTTCTATTGGGCGAAGTACCTTCGACACCGTAATAAATTCTTTGTACACTATTGTCGGCACACGACCACATAATCTTTGGAAGATTTGGACTTGCTGGACCAAGGCCAGCATATAAAGTTGAGCCACTGCCGAATGTAACATAATGATTAGTGCTAACATAGATAGTGCTATATGTGTTACCTAAAAATGTAATACTGAACGGCAACACCAACGTCCAGTAGCCATCATCATTATTTCCGCTAGTTGGTGTAGTACTGCTGGCTAAAGAAGCTGCATCTAATAAGCTATTAGTTATTTCTGTAACAGTTGCCGCAGAACCAGTTGACGTAGTGTTTACCAACAAACTCATGGCAACGGCAATAGTGGGAGTTTCTGCGTTAGCTAGATCTAGTGTTGTATCAAATATAATGGTATATACGTCAGTTTCCGCTAAACTAAAATCTTCTCTAATATCAGTTTCTACTGCTATGTCAGTGAACGGACCTTGGGTGAAGGTATCAACTACACTGTTATCAGATTTTTTAATAGTAATGCTGCTTGTTAAACTAACTGTGCCACTAAAACATTCAGAAGCAACATTGTTTATTAAACTGATATCTGCAGGTCCTTGAACTGTAACAGAATAGCTGGAATCGGGCTCACTAAACGTAGTTAAGTAAGTTTGCTGTCCTTCTTGCGACCAACTAACAGGTTTAGTTAAAATGCTGCCTCCAGGGGGCGTATACGGGCCTGTAGTTGTAATTCTATTTCCAAAATTTTCAAATCCCAATAACACAGCCAATCTTTCATTAGAGTTACAAACGCCGCTATATCCAGTATAGGTAGTAGCACCACTTGGCGTATATCTTGATCCCCTGTAGGTAACTGCTGTAATATCAGTCATACTCCATTCGCTGGGGAAAATACTTTCTCCCCAACTGTTGTTACATATAGTTGGATTACGTCTTCCAGTTGCTGGATTTACGCTTTTAGCTTTGTGAAATTCTTTTATGTAACCGAATACGTAACTAAAGTCTCCGCTATCACCTGCATCATAATAAATGTTATAGATGTTGGAGTCTCTTGCCCATCCTTGAGTATTACCAGCAACTGTGCCGCTTACGTGTACACTATGACTGTGCGTGGCATTACTGTATGTTCCAGGAGCTGTTCCTCTCACAGCAAGATTGTGTTGAAACCAATTGTAGTTCAACATTCGTGAGCCGCCAGTACCGTTGGCGTTAACAGCATATTCTGGATGTGCGCTATCTGGATTACCAGCGTCTACAATAACTACATCTACATTTTTTCCTGTTGATGTTATTTGTACTGTGGCTGTTTGGTTGGCAGTCCCGTCACTGCCCCAGCCTGATCTATTAGCGCCTTCTGTACAGCGTAACAGTGCCCAATTCAACATGTTACTAGATGTAGTTCCTGATTTATTCCAAAAACTACTAGTCTGTGTTGTGGTGGCAAATGTGCCAGGCTTCATGCCTAGATATCTAGAATGTATTGACACACTTTCAACTCTAAAATCTTGTTTTAGGTCTAATGCTTCCCATTCGGTTAGCATATAGTGTGTGCTTCTGCTAAACGGTTTTTGATCTACGCAAGAAACTGCACGCTCAGGCGCTGCACTTCCTTCGAATCTACCATAGTCTGCCATCTCGGCATAAAATGAATCAAGATCATCGCTACTTTTCAAAGTAACAATATACTCTTTTGTTTCTGTATATTTTTTAATAGAGTCTGTCATGGCGTTTAAGATTTGTAAATTTTAATTCTCGGAAACACCATGCCACTAGCAGGTCTGGGTTTACAATTAATTTTAGGAAATGTATTACCTGATGTAGCACGTTCCACCTTATGAAAAAGTATTCGATTGTTTCCGCCTTGTAAACTATTAGAATCTGTGAACCCGCCACCACTGTCTGCCATCTTTCCACTTTGAGCATAACCTGTAATATAATTTTTAGCATCTGCTTGGTTCATTCGAGGATATGTTTCTAATGCCACCGCTAGCACTCCAGCAACTTGCGCCGCGGCCATGCTAGTACCATTATACTTTTGATAATTGTCTCCACCCTCAACTACAATTCCTGCAGTATTTCCGCCGCTTCCTCCGGTGCCATCGTATACACTACTGATAACATTTTTTCCGGCAGCATATAAATCTACTCGAGGTCCAGTATTACTTGCTTGTGTTTTATTTTCGTTGCTGGTACTATCCAATGCTCCCACTATAATTATATCAGTACTGGCCGCGTTAGGACTAGAACCTCTATGATAGTAAATGGCTTCTCCGTTGTCTAAATAATAATTATTGTAATCTAGACCAGACGGTGTATCTAATTTAAAACTGCCATTACCTGCCGAACCTACAAAAACTATACCATCGTTTATACAGTCAACCACATCAGCATCCATGCTGGCATCTCTATAAGGTGCAGCATCGCCACCTTGCATAATACCATATTGTTCTAATTGCGCCGGTGAAAACTCTCCACGGAACGCAGCATTTTGATCCACGTGTACATCAATTTGATTAGGTGTTGCTTCGTAAAATGTCATTTCCCACAACATGGTAGGACTGCCTAATACTCCTCCATTTGCTCCATCGTGTCCTTCGAATCTGATTACGAATGTTCTGCTTCCACTGGTACCCTTGGTGCCGTACCATAGTCGTTGGCAGCTTCTATCTCCACCACTAATGATTATTTTTCTTGTAGTGGGCCTATTTGCACCTGGGTCAACTTTGTAGCAATCAGACGCTGGGTTGCCGCCAAAAGTAACAAAACTATTAGAACTCACATGAACATTTTGACTACTGCCAGTTTGGCTTGGCCCATAGTTATTAGTACCACTATTACTAAAATATGTAATATCGAAAGGCAACGGCAATGCCCAATAGGCATCGTCATAGATATCCACACCATTCGCATCACTGCCAGTGGGCACACCTGCGTTGGTTAGTCCACTAGTTCCTTGCATATTTTTAGTTATGCTGACAACACTAGCGGCAGTAGCGCTAGTGTTAGTTATTCTGTTGCCGCCATTGGATAAATTAGCCAGTGTTGATGCTCTGGCAGAGGCAGTACATACTCCGCTGTAACCTGTATCTAAAGGGGTATTTCCTAAACCGTCAGGTGTTACAAACGAACCCCTGTAATAAATTTTACTAATAATTGAATCATTACCGCCGGTGAACGTATTACGCACAGTTGGACTAATGCCAAGGCCCCAGCTGTTGTTAACTATGGTTGGGTTACGTCTTCCAGTTGTTGTATTTACACTTTTAGCATTATGGAATGCTCTTATATAATCAAATATATAATCTGAAGGCGTGTACAATCCTGGATCTAAATTTCCTTGATCGTGCCTAAAATTGTATATGTCAGCATCTCTAGCCCAACCTTGTGTATCACCACCTATAATACCTGCAACGTGTGTTGCGTGATTGTTTGTTCCTGCGTATCCGTCACCGGGTACAGTTTCGTAATAGTTGTAGGTAGCATCAGGATTTGCACTCCATACACTTAAATTATGATTGGCAAACCAATCATACTGTTGTGCTCGGCCGACAAACTCGCCGTGACTGGGATCGATAATCTGATCCACTACAACAACATCTACGTTTTTTCCTGTACCTGATGTCACAGCGGTAGCAGTTTCGTCGCCTTGTGATCCTTCTGAACCCCAGCCAACAATATTGTTGGCAATAGTGGATCTGTACAATCCCCAATTTCGATTGCCTATAGCGATAGTTTCACTTCTACTCCAAGTGGCAGTTTGACTTGAATGTAGTACAGCCTTGGCGCCCATTAACTTCGACTTTAAGGTCACTGCTTCAACTCTTGGATCATTGCGTAGTTGATCAGCTTCGTCTACTGACAAACGATAATGTGTATTTCTACTAATGGGTCGTCGATTCACACACTCCGCTATTCTTGAAGGGACATTGTTGGTAGTCCCTTCAGTTTCCATCTCAGAATAAAATTGTTCTAGGTCATCTTTATTTCTGAGCGTTACAATAAACTCTCTGAAAATTGCTGGCATATCATGCTTCTAGTTGTAGTACAGTTAATGTAACTGTGATAGTTCTAGTAGTTCCACTCTTATTTGTTACAGCAATTGGAATACTAGCTAGTGGAGTTCCTTCGTTGTTAAAGCCTATTGTTCCAGGGCTAATTAACACTGTTTGGGCTGCACTAGTAGTAATAACTTCGGCAATAACTCCACTACCTGGTGTTGGATCAACACCTTCAGCTCTACTAGAATCAGCACTTCTACTGGCTGTATCGGTATAAATTCTCACCCATGCTGGTTGATCTACTAATATTTTAAGTAGAGCATAAGATTTATGTCCTGTGACGGCAACGTTGCCAGTGGCTGCATCAGCTAGAGAAGCAGTTGTTCCAATTACATCGGCGCGAGTGGCCATGCTGCCACCTCCGCCACTGCTGGCAATGGTAATAGTGTTAGCGTCTGTGCGTGTTACTGTGACATTGGTACCTGCAGCTATGGTTAAGTTGTCTGTACTGGTATCTGAACCTGTGAGTCTTATGTTTGCACCACCTGATACTGTTTCAGCGCTGATGCCATAAGTCACGCCACCGCCTGATACTGTGCCTGGTTCCCAATTGCTGCGCACACTGTTCCATACCAATGCCTGACCGTTAGACGGAGCGGCCGTAGAAGTGTCAACATCACTCAGTGCGTTGATACTAGTGGCTGAATATGCTGCTGGCACATCGCTGGCATTGGCTAATGCGTTCCATGTGGTGCTATGTGCAAAATACATTTTGCCATCTGCGTGACTGTGCGCAATAGCACCGTGATAGGTAGTAGCATTAGGGAAGGCTGTTTGATCAGCATAGTAAAATGGTATCACTGATCCTACACCTGGTGCTGTGATTGCTCCAGTATCACTCACTGTGACCAAACTGGTCTGACTTAATTTTCCAGTTGTTCCATCAAATCTCACTAGAGCATTGTCTGTGGCACTGGCTGGACCCACCATGTCACCGGCCGATGCTGTGCCTGGCAACCATTTGCTACCAGCAGAATTCCAAACAAGTGTCTGACCATTTGTGGGCGCACTGGTAGTTGTGTCAACGTCGCTTAGAGCATCGATACTGGTCGAAGCGTAGGCTGCAGGTATACTAGGAGTTCCGCTAAGGTCGCTGTATGCTCCTGTAGTTGCCACTGTTGACAATGTAGGAGTTCCGCTAAGATCAGCGTATGCGCCACTAGTAGCCACAGTTGACACTGTAGTCCACTCTGTATTATAATCGGTGCCATCTATTTTCGATAATACTTGACCAACTGTTCCGCCTGTAGGTACACCTTGGCCGTTAGTACCTGCCGGTCCTTGGAACACTCCAAGATCAACCCATGCAGAACCACTATAGCTCCATAAGTGAGTTGGGCTTGGACTTAATACAACATACGCATCACCTAACGTCATTCCTGTTAACGCTAGTAGTGCAGTATTATCTGCAACTGTTCCTTTAATTACAATACTGCCAATTGGTGCGCCGTTCACTGTAGAACCGCCAGGCAAGTTAATTGTTGTTCCCACCGCAGTAATTAATCCGCCGCCACTACCACCACTACTACCAATTCTTAAACCATTACTAGTTCCATCAATTGCGACTGTATTAAAAAATCGAGCTGTACGATCTGAATTTAATCGTAATACTTCTTGCATTGTACCAGATGAACTAGCTACTTGTAATTTTAATACACCGGGGATTATTCCTGTAGAAATGGTTCCTGTAGCTTCCGCTTTAATTTGCGCAATTCTTACATCGAAATTATATGCGGTAACAGTGCCGGCTCCTGCTTCGGAAGTAATATCAGGGCCAGGTGAAGTAACAGTAAAGCTAGTAGAACTAGGTACAGTTAATGTTGTAATGTTAATTAAGTTAACACTTGAGTTAGTTGTGCATACAATAGTAACAGCCCAACTAGTTGGTCCTAGACTACTAGTCGTCATGCCATGTGACCCGCTAGTGGTAACAGTTAGTATACCAGCTGTTCTGGAAATATTAGTGATAGTTGATGTTGGAGCATATCCGTCAAATCCTGACCATCTGATAGAATATATATTATCTCCAGTTAACATAGGAGTTGGTGTTCCATCAACTGAACTAATTCTTTGTAATACTAATCCTGGAAGAGTAGATGCACTTGGACTATACGATCTAAGAGTTAAAACTGGTGTGCCGCCTGCGACTGGAGCACCGTTATCTGTAACAATTAACGAACTTCTACCTTGCCCAGGCGCACCACCAATACTAATACTTGATCCTGACAATCTAATGCTTGGCCCAACTAAATCGAGTTGCGAAGAAGCTGATACAGTAATACCGTTAGTATTTGGGGTAACACTACCTTTACCCACACCTAACACTTTATAATTGACACGACCTTCTACATATAGTGAGCTACCAGCAGCATCGTATGTTAAGAATCCGTTAGAACCCTTAACCGTAGTTCCTGGAATTTCGTAAAATGCTAAATCTAGCCCAAGACCTGATTGAACACGGCCGCTGGTGGAATTTATAGTAATAGTCCCGGCATCAGTTCTTTCAACAGAAATATCAGTGCCACTAGCCAACTTAACATCGTCTGTGCTAGAATTACTTCCTGTTAAGCGTAAGTTGGCGCCGCCAGTTGCTGTTTCTGAACTTATAGCATAAGTTGTATCAACAACATCATTTGTAATTAAGATAGTACTAGCGTCTGTTCGAGATACGGTAATACCAGTTCCGCTGTCAATTTTAACATCGTCTGTCACCATGTCACTGCCAGTTAAACGTAAGTTGGCGCCGCCAGTTGCTGTTTCTGCACCTACACTATATGTTGTGCCTCCACCACCTGCATCAGCTGCCGGCGCCCATGCTGAACCGTTCCATTTTAGAACTTGTCCTGAGCTTGGAGTGTCGCTTGTTACATCCGCTAGATCTGCTAGGTTAACGGGAATAGTTCCCACAGCATAGCTTAAACTAGTCCACGGAGTAGTGCCGTTACCAATTTTAAATCTACCGGTATTTGTTTCAAATCCTGGTTCGCCTGCTGCTAAGACAACAGTACCTGATGCTGTCCACTCTAAAGCAGTTCCTTTTCTCAATATAATTTGTTGGGGCATGTTAAAAATCCTCTATCGTTGTTATTTATGCGTTTTTGAGTTATGGCGTGCCGCCATCGATAACCACAGTGAAAGTGGAACCTGGACCACCACCATCCAATACTACATCAAATACTGTGGAACTTGGGCCGCCACCATCAATTATGCTGGTTGAGCTGTCTGTAATGCCGACGCTTACCGTGACAGCTGGAGTAATGCTGTTTAAGGTTACTGTGAATGTTTCCGCGCCTTCTGTGGTAAAATCATTGGCTACAGCAATCACCAGCGAGGCAGTATTAGAGTTAACAGTAAATGACCCTGTTAAAATAGCCAATCCTAAATCTGCTGCAGTAATCCCTGTTCCTGTAATGGTATATGGCACACTGGTACCATTATTTACATTAGTTGTAGTCAGTGTAATAGTTACACTCGCGCCTTCGCTCACTGTGGCGCTACTTCTAGTTAGAGCATATGTAGGGGTAGTAGGAGCAGTGCCTCCAGATAATAAATTGCCGCCAGCTGTTACACCGTCGCCTACATAGATTAACTTTGTATCGGTAACATAGATAAGCTCACCTTCTTCTGGTGTAAAACTTAATCTATCTGTTTCAAGACCTCGTCTTAATAATAATGACATTGTTTTCCCCTAATCCTTAAAATGAACCTAAGTCCAATGTAAACCCACTAGGGTTTGTAAATGATCCAAAATCTAAATCTCCGCTAGAGCCACCGCCGGTAGAATTAATAGTTACATCACCCAATCCACTAATTGGACTAATAGTTACATTTGAGCCCGCTATAATTCTACTTACGCCTGACGTAATGGTATTTGGTGTCCACGCACTACCGTTCCACACCAGAGACTGTCCAATTGTGGGTGTTGCGCTGGAAACGTCAGCAAGATCTTCTAAATTGTGATTGCCAATTGAGCTTACTGTTCCAGTCACATTGCCAATTAGCGACGAACCTGCCGTAGCAGTTACCACTCCAGTTACATTACCAGTTAAGTTTCCTTGAATGCCGTTGGACACAGTTAAATCTGTATCAACTAGCACACCGTTTGCGCTTGTTAGTATTAACTGCAAATCAGAATCAATAACAAGTCCGTCGCCTACGGCTGTGGAAATATTATTAATGCCAGATGATATTTTGTTGTTACCACTGAACGTTAGGCCGTTGACACTTACACTATTGTAATTGGAAGTAACAGTGTTGTAGGCTTCTATAACTAAACTATTATTTCGTACAACAATGTTGCCAGTGAATTCATCAGCAATTACCACACCGTCGATATCAATACTGCCAGTTCCTATAACATTAAAGTTGTTTAGGTCTAGATTGCCGCCTAGTTGTGGACTTGTATCTTCGACTAAGTTGTTTATGCTGTCTGGAGTGGCAATGCTAATATCATTGGCATTTTGTGTAACTGTGATGTTGATGCCAGCATTGATTTTACGCAGTTGAAGATTTTTAGCTACTTTATCTTTAAATATTTCAGCGCCTAAACCTAGGTTAACAGCACTGACAACACGGGTAAGATCTAGCTCTTCGGTATTGCTATTTACTTTGATAAATGCCGTGCGTAAATCATCGCCGGTGCCGTCGTTAGCATATGAACCTAGATTAACTGTTTGAATTGTCATAATTCGTTCTCTTTAGTATATTTAGCTGGTTCGCACTTTTGCTAAACCTAGACAACTTAATATACGTATATAAAACCATCCTATGTCAAATTCATACCATTTCTGACTAAATTTGGGATTTGCTATATCTGCATGGTGATTGTTATGTAGTTCTTCGCCGCCAATCCATATGCCCCATGGCATTAAATTTGTACTTTTATCGTTAGTGTTAGTATTGCGATAACCCCACCAGTGCGCCATTCCGTTGATAAATCCAGCAGCCCAAAATGGAATCCACAACATTTGTACACCCCACACTAGAAATCCCCATGGCCCAAATAATACGAGATCTACGATCAACATTAAGAGAATGCCAAGGCGATGGTGGGGTGTATAAAGTTTACGTTCGATCCAGTCTTTGGGTGTGCCCATTCCGTATTTCATAACCATGGCCGCATCACTGCCTGCACGATTGTAATACTTGACTCCGCCAAATACTAGATTCCAAATGCCGTATACGTGTGGGCTATGCGGATCACCTTCAACGTCAGTGTTCTGATGATGCTTGCGATGTACTGCTACCCACTGCTTGGTAGTCATGCCTGTAGTCAGCCACAACCAAAAACGCATGGCATGTGCCAACACAGGATGGAACTCAACACCTCTATGACTTTGACTACGATGTAGGTACAACGTGACACTCACTATAGTCAAGTGCGTCATTAAAAGTGTGATTAAGATTATCTCCATTATTAATCCCACGCTCCGCCACTTTGTTGCCAAGCACCGTCTGTAAAGATTAAAGTACAGATGCCACCGATATTACTATAATAACCCTCACCGGAATTTTCGTATATTCTGAATGGCAATAATGTGCCAACGCCTATATTACGACTATTGGCAACTAATACACTTACGTTGGCCTCAACAACACCATTTTGTGCCACTAGGTACATGATTTGTCCTTCAACACCATCAGCTAGAGTATAAACACCTTCTGACAGTTTGTTAATAGTCTTAGTTAGGTCTATGGCAGTGGCTGCGATAACGTTGGTCAATGTGGCCACAGTAAATGTAGTGTCATCAACTCCCATTGTTCCACCTAGTGATCCACCACCTAATACTGTTCCATAATCGCCAACGCTGAGATTAACAGCACTATCAGTAACCACAGCACTAATGTCGCCGTTAGCTGCCACTGTGATGTCAAGTGTAAATCCTGTACCAAATACTACACCAAGTACTGTGCCTACGTTTAGGTTAATATTGTTGCTAGGTGATATGGTGACTGTTGCGGCTTCACCTTTGCCTACATCTTCAGCTACTGGACCATTCTTGGCCACAGTGGTAACACCAGGGTAGGCAGTAGTCTGAACTGTATCATCTGGGAATGTTAATCCACCATCACCTTTTAAAGTCCAACTTTCAAGTCCTGCTGTCAATACAACATCACTGGCAATGTCAGCCACATACCAAGTCCAGTTGCCACCGCCCGATATTCCCATGTCAGCATAAGGAACAGTTAGTACATCACCGCCACCAGATTCGCCACCGCCTGTGTGACCAGAGCCACCGTTGACCACTACAAATGCTGGAGCATGATAGTCTTCGCCATTTGTATTCCAAGTGACATTGACTACAATATCAGTTCCAGGAACAGCATAGTTGGATATGGGTGCTGGCGGTAATGAGGCAAAAGATGTATTCAAAATACTGGAAGCACTTTGTATTACTATTACATTCGCCGCGGCACCTGTAGCAGGAGTAACTTCTCCTACACTGCTATTTTTTGGTAATGTCAGTGTACCATCTGTGCCAAAGGTCCAAGTCTTGTACGATTCCGCAAATGAAACTGTTTTTGGTCCATCATCAAATCCTGCGGTAATATCTTGGGCAACAAGAATTATCCACCTGTCGGTGTTGGTATCTTCTTGGATATCTGTGATTGTAGCAGTTATTGGCGTTCCCCATGCTGTGGTCACAGTACCGCCTATATGAACAGTTGTACCCAAGGCAGGGTATATATTGGAGTCAATAAACAAACGCCAAACGCCACCCGGTGGTACAAGCTCATCTACAGTGGCTACAACGACACCACTTACTAGTGGATTTCCTATTTTTATAGATGTATCGTCTACGTTTTTAATGGTGTTTTGGGGGAATGTTGTAGTACCATCTGTGCCAAATCTCCATACATGCTGAGCACCACCATCATTGTCGTTAGCACCAATCTCAACACCGTATGCGGCACTTCCTTGATATGACTCAGAGCGTTGAAGAACATAGTTGAAGTCATCACCAAAGTACAAGTCCATGCTATTTTGACCAGTGCCTTTCATAACGTGGAAGTGAGTCGTGCCGCCCGGTTCTGGTAGTGCGCCGAACTCTAATGTGCCACGGCTAGTACTCATAGTGACAACACCGTTGTTGTCTATACCAACTGAGTATTGGCCGTTGTCTATACTGTTGATAGTGCCAATGCTACCTTGTGTGTACAGTGTACCGACTAGGTCACTGGTAAGATCAAAGTCTGGATCAAAATCAGTTATGGTAAACGCACTGGCATAGTTGATGTCTGTTTTGGCAGCGTTAACCACTGCGATATTGCTGGCAGACTCATCCAATAGTCCGCTAAATGTAGCAGCCTTAAAGTCATAGTCTCCGGCCGCAAATACCGTTCCGTCACTAGTAAACTGTGCCACAATGGCGTGGCTAACTGTGCCACCTGGATCACCGTAGCCTCCGCCTACTGCTACATAACCTGATTTAACTGCCAGATTACTGCCACCTCCTTGTGGACCGAACCAAACGCCACCACTAAATGTCCAAGTGGTTGTGTTGTCCAACAATCTCTGCCATACCACAGTACCGTCTAGATTATACTTGGCAATGACCATGCTGTAGTCGCTAGTATTGTTATTGCCAGTTATTGCCGATAGGTATAGACAATCGTCAGGACCAACTACAATACTGTTAGCAAAATCATCACAATCGCCTACTACCTTACGTGTCCATTGTTTAACACCTAGGCTGTTAAACTTGATGATGATCATGGCGTTGTCATCATCAAACAGTTGAGGTCCTTCATAGACATAGTTTCCGCAAACATAGATGTTGCCTTCACTGTCTATATCAGCATCTGCTCCCTTACAGTTAAATCCTGCGTCAACTTGTATGGCTCGCTGCCATTGTATTGCACCATCGCTATCGTACTTAACAACTAACATACGATCGTCATACTCGTTAGCAGCCAGTGAGCCAACTTTAACAACCATGTCGTCTACACCTGTTACTCCACCAAATGCAGAGCCGTTGAGGGTAACGAGAGTTCCGTCTACTGTACGACCACCCACAAGGTCAACAATGTTGGTAAATGTTGGAACGCCATCAGTAAAATCAACGCTGAAGGTAAACTCACCACCAGTTGCGCTAGCACCCAGTGTCCAGTTGGGATTGCTTGCTGGCACAGTATACAGGGTGGCCGCCGCATCGATGAGACCCAGTTGATCCATGTAGCCTACAGTGACTACTTCATTGGTTGGACCAACAGCCATGCCATAGGCTTGTTCACCACCTTGTCCATTCAGTGCTCTTGACCAAGTGATTGCTCCAGTACTAGCGTTGATTTTACTAGTGACTATTTGACTGTCTGTGCCGTTATCGGCATAACCAACTACAATAGGACTACCATCCGATGCCACATCAACTACTGAGTTGGTGTTATCGTCACCAACATTGTACTTCTTGCTCCATACTACATTGCCATCTAGTTGACTAAGTTTAGTTAAAATAGCAGTTTCAGATTCTGTATCATCGGCAACACCTGCAACATAGATAAACCCATTAACATTGTCCACTGCCATGCCCCAGCCGTCAGTTGTTGTGGCACCTTGAAAGGCCATACTCCAAATCTTTGTGCCAAGAGAATCAAATCTTGCCACACTATTGAATCGACCGCTAGCGATAGTATCATGATTGATTAAGGCAACAATGTCACCGTTGGCCAAATATTCAACACTTGCGGCCATCTCTGGTACATCAGCAGGTGCTCCTGCTGCGGTTTCAAAATCCTGTACCCACACATTAAGGTTGTTGCCAGGGTAGGCAGTGGTCTGTACTGTGCTGTCAGGGAATGTAATGTGACCAGCTTGATCAAACATCCAAGTTTTTGATCCCAGAGTATTCTCAGCGGTAATGGTCACTGACTTATCATCATCACTTACGCTGACATTATTCTGCTCACCGCCTAAGATTAGATTAGCACTACTTTGATCTATTGTACCACCAGCACGAATGTGTATGTGATTGGGGCCAGTGGGATCTATGACGAGATATCGATGGTCGCCGTAGTCACCTTCAAATTCATCGTTACCGCGGTATAGAACAGCGTCTGGGATCAGTTTGATAGTGTCTAAACCTTCGCCATCACCGCTGTCGGCATTTCCGCCGTAGAATATACCTTTGCTTAATACTTTACTTCTTATGTTTTGTCTAACACCGTCAAACATCAAAAGTTCTAAGTTGCCATTATCGGTATTTTCATAAACCCCAAGTTCACCGCGAGGGCGAATTTCACTACTACTGTTGTTGTTGGCGTTGTCGCCTTCAATCTTGCTTGTTACTATTTTGCGTACTGTTGTCATTTTATTCGCCCTTGATTAATCGTAATATTCTGAACCGTAGAACACTGTAGCGGTCCACTGTATTTTTAATGTATGATTGTCACCATCTAATCGACGATACTGAATTTCGCCTTCGTTGGGCACAAACCACAGGTCATCATTTTCACCATCCTCGCCGCCACTTTGTACTTCGGTGTGAGTAATATGTTCTTCACCATCGTCATCTACTATGTGTATGGTTCCTATCCAAGTAGCATCACCGGTGTAAGCGTGATATTTGATAACGGCACCTCGGAAGTTGCTACCGCCACTAGGTAAGTCGTCTTTATCCCACCAAGTCACCGGAGCACCGCCTGTAAGTATTCTATAGTAAACTGTGTCACCTTGGGCAACTGGTAATCTAACGCCGTTGTCAAAGTAAATGGTTACATTATCGTTGTCCCAGCTGGTGGCTGTTCCAGTAGCCCAATCGTCTTCGTTTAACGAAACTTGTACACGATAATAAACATTGCCGTTCGCCAATGCTATAAGAGCATCACGTGCTGCACCTACAGCACTGAGACCAACATAACCAGTATTATTTGAATTATTACTGAATACTGTAGTTGTAACTGTGTCGTCTGTTGTTCTCGAAGTCACACTAACTTGCTTGTAGCCATATACTTCTTCAATTCTGCGTTCGCCTGGCGAACGAAGTTTAACACGGCCTATACCTTCTGCAGAAGTTAGTCGTGTACCGTCTCGGAATCTAATACCTGTCTCTAAGCTATCTAAGTCCAACTCTTGACGAGTATAACTGGCGCCGCCACCTTGATTGTTATTAGTCCAACTTAAAAACTCTATGGCCCAATATTTGTCAGTGGTGGTATCAAGCATAATCATCTTGGCGCCTGGTATGTTGGCAAAGTTTCCGCCCCAGATGCTTTCTAATGGTCTGTATGTTCTTGACTCAACATTGCTGAAATCATCCCAGCCGTCGTTGTTCCATAAACTGCCTGTGGGAGTATTAGTACCGTGCTCTTCATCTTCTAATGCGTTATACAGCCAACCTTGATCGTCTTTAGTGATGTGTAGTCCTTCACTGATCTCGTCAATTTCGTCACCGTAGTCGGTTCTAGTAAATGTTATCAACGGACCTGCGTATGGATCACCTATGATGTTGATATGTGACACCGCATTGTCAAAAGTCTGAGCGGCTATGTTTGGTCCATAGATATTACCGCTGATTATTGCGCTGCCAGAGTCTGGACCGCTACCACTAGTACCAATAGTAGTACTTGAGTTGCCGGTAACAAACAATCCAAATATACTGTCTCGGTAAACAAAACTATATGATGATCCTGTGCCAAATGCTGCTGCACCGTCGACTACAGTATTTCCACCGTTATAGGCAATCTCATTTAGGTATGAACTGTTAATATAGTTGCCGCTGTCGTACTCATCTTCGCCACCATCACTGATATTGTTGTTTCTCCATACTACTGGAGCAGTTCCTGAACTGGTACTGCCATATGCTTCGCCGAGGCCGCTAATGCTGTTAACTGTTATAGTAATGTTGTTGGCAGGTGTTGTACCACCAGTAATGTTGGCTCCCAGCAAGGTTATCACATCACCTACTACATAGTTAGTTCCGTAACTGCTTATGCCGACATAAGTTTCATATTTGTACACAACGGCCACGCTAAATCCGCTACCTACATTATAGTTGGTGCCTGTGACTGGTCCGTAAGTAAAAAATTCAGTACCTGCGGCTACGCCTTCCACACTCCAGTTCAATATCCCTTCTGAATCAACGCTGTTTACAGTTATGATACAGTCGTTAACACCGTCAACGCCACCTAATGCACTACCTAAAATCTTGATCTTGTGTCCTGGTAGATAGTTAATGCCACCACTTATCACACCAGAACCGTTGTAAGTGCCATCGCCTAAGTCTTGAATCTCAAATATCGCACCACTACCTTCTCTAACTGTAGTTGGGCCGCCATCGATTACGTTTATATTATTTTCAAAGAATTCAAAGTTAGTGGCTACGCCGCCCACTGCTGTGACTAGGTCTGCGTAGGCAGCGTCAAATGCTGCCTTCATTTGATCCACTGTGCGGAATTCGCCTTCTGTCCCTTCAAACAAGATCACAGTATCTATAACTTCTTCGGCAAATGCTGTAATGTCGCTAAGTGGTTTAGCCCCGTTGACATCGCCTATGATGACAAACATTGCCAGTATATCACTAGAGCCTACACCTGACACTTGGAAGAAATCATCGTTGCTGTCATCTGTGATAGTGGTAGTTGTGGCCGCTGGTTTGTGTATGACTACTTTGGTAACATTTCGTGTGCTACTTTGACCGGTGTTAGTATGGAAACCACCGTAGGAAACTTGTAGTCCCTTGTAATCTGTGCCAGTCTCTGCTGGTACTGTGACTGTGGGCAATCCTTCGCCGCCACCCAATACCGAGTTACCTGCGCTGTCTTTAATATCGCCGCCTACCGGTAATGTTAAATCACCATCTGCGCCAAACGTCCAACCGTGAGCAGTAGGAGTAGGACCACTGTAGGTATATATTTGAATATCTTTGTCAACAGCACCGTCTATGATAAATGCATCTGTTCCGTCAGCGGTGGCAATTGTGGTGCCTTGTGGGAATGTTAATGCACCACTGTTGTTAAATGTCCAAGTATGAGCATCTGTACTGTAGTTTGTGGCAATAGTAGCGCCATTGTTGTCAACCCACACCCACGAATCTTCATCCTTGCCTGCTGGGCTTGCTGGGCCTGCTGTGATACCAGCATAGTTGCCTGCTATGGTTTTTAGTGTAGCACCGTTGATGATACTCTGATCTGGCAATACAACAACACCTGTGGTAGTTAGTTCTAGTCTATAATGCTGTGTTGGCTGTGTGATATCGCTACTGAATAGTTTATTAGTAACAACTTTGTCGTCGTCTGTTAAACTAAATCCTTCACCAAAGTCTCCAATAGATATTCCACCACCACCGGTTACAGTACTGGTTAAGGTGTTAGTTGTTGAATCGTATGCGAATGTAATCCCAGTATGATTGCCATTGACAAACAAGGGCGCAACACGATCCTGGGTTATGTTTTCAAGTTCCGGACCAGTGTATATGGTAGAGTTAACCATCCACTTTTCACCGTCCCATATATAAACAGCCCCATTAGGTGCTGTGTATAACTCACCATTAGCTGGATCTGTTGGAAATGTAATTGCTGTCATAATATTTTATCCTATTCTTATATTTATTGTTACCAAGTACCTGCGCCGTGTGCCGTACGTTTCCAGATGTCTGTGGTGTCATTAACATAGTTTGCTGTACAATAATAGATGTACGTGGAATCAAATGCCAACATACCTGCTTGATCGCCGGCTGCTCCATAACTGTGTGCTGGGACTGCTACTTTCTGATAAGCTGTGGTCTGTACTGTGGCGTCTGGGAATGTAATCTGCCCACCTGATGCCAAAATCAATCTATCAGCATTGATATATTGAAAATAATCAATTGAGTTTGTACTTCCGCCTGTGCCTGAAGATGATGCCAAAGTTGAGTTTGGTTTATCAAACACGCAGTTGAAAATTGAATAAAACCCTGATAAAGAAACTGGAGCAACGGCAGTTAATGCTGAAGTTAATATTTGGCAATTGGCTAAACTGACCACAGTTGAGGCACTAGATGTGACAGCGTTTGTGACAGCTGCAATTACTACGGCATCTACAACATTTAATGTTCCTGCAATTACCGATGGGGCAATACAAGACATACTATTTTTGATAATTACACTTGCACCAGCATTATTCACTGTTACAAAAGATGGATTACCATCATTAATAGTCACAAGTCCATTGCCTGTTATATTACAAGCGGTGCCAATGTCACAGTTGTGTATATCAGTAAAAGTGGCATTTCCACTTTTAGTTAATGTTCCACTTATATTACAATTAATAATATTAGGAACTCCAACACCTGTACCAGCAGTAATGGTAAGATTTTCAATTGTTAATCCTGTAATTGTACAGCCCACAGATGTACTGACTGTTCCAATAATCGCAGTATTCCCACCCAATGGTTCAAATGTGGTTAAGACTGTGTATTGAACTGTTATTGTTGGGCTTTCAGTATAGGTGCCTGGGTGAATAATAATTGTTCTACGTTGCCCACTTATCAAAGTCAACGCCTTGGTGATGGATGCTACTGGTTTAAGCAGGTCGCCATTACCACTGGTGTCGTTACCGTCAGTTTGACTAACGTGGATTTCATAGTCATATCCAGTAAAGATACCTGGGTAGGCTGTGCTTTGAACTGTGTTGTCGGGGAATGTTAAACCGCCCGTTGTGCCAAACTGCCATTGCTTACCAACTGCTGTGCCTGTAATAGTAGTAGTCAATATCCCTCCACCACCGTTTATTGTGGCAACCGTGATTTGTATATCATTGGCAGGTGTAGTACCACCAAGTTCATTGCCTGGAATTTTGAACCAGTTGCCCGGGTTAAACCCATTACCAATACCAGTGACATCAACAGTATAAGTGCCGTTTTGATTGGCTGTCACTGTACAGGCAAAATATTGTGCGTTGGACGAAGGTGTAAACATTCGTGTGACATTTGCATTCAATGCTTCCCAATAGGCTTGATTAAATGTGTAAGTTGTTGTTGAATGGGTTGCTATGTTTAATGCTGTTTCATTTGTAAGAATAGAACTATCTGCGGGCAATGTTAATGCACCATCTGTGCCAAATCTCCAGAGCTTAAAGCTCTCAACTGAGTTAGCAAAAATAGAAAACTCTCGCTCACTGGTTATTGCTAACCCAGTTGCATTTTCCCCAATCGTTCCATTTGAATCTCCTGGTAGTGTTAATGTACCATCCGTGCCAAATCCCCAAGTCTTATAGTCACCGTCCGCCTGCTGTTTTGCGCGAATAACAACATCGCCAGACATTGTAATGCTACTGAGGCCTGGATTAGTTAGACGTATATTATTATGCCACGATTCAATCAGCTGTAGAAAGGGCAGTTGTATAATACCCTTTCTATGAGTTGGATTGCCGGTGCCCTCTTCGATGTTGTCAAATGCCCATACGACTGGATAATCTGGTTGGGCAGGATCATTGGCCCAAATCCCAACACCGGTAGTACCCTCTATATTGCCTTGAGATAATACTAAGTGTCCGTAATTATCAAGAGTCGCTGTGTGAACACCGTTGACTAAACTATTTACACTGCCAGTCCATGCCGTAGTTTGAACTGTGCTATCTGGGAATGTCAATGCACCATCGTTGCTAAATGTCCAACGCTGTAGTGTAGGGCCAGCAGGATCAATGTCGATGTTGATGTTGCCCAGGCTCCTGATGTCACCTGGGATTCGTAAACTTCCATCTCCGGCGAATTGCCAACTATGGCTCACATCTTGGTCATTGAGTAATCCTATGTTAAGTCCAGTAACGCCAGCATATATGCCAGCAGTCTGTACATCTTCTCCAACAGGAAGTTGATTATTTCCCGCAGTCCACTCCACGACTAATTGATTCAGACCAGTGTGAACTATATAAAGACTACCGTTGGGACTGGTGTTAGTAATCTCGGCGTGACCGTTAGCACCACCAAATCTAAGGCCGACTGGAGTTGTCAAATTACCATCTGTGTCAAACGTCCACTCATTCTCATTGGCAAGTATACTGATGTTGCTACTTGTTCTTGTTGAATAATTTGGACTCTCAACTGAATATGGTGCTGATTCTAGAGGAAGGTTAGCATCAAATGTTAATTCTAAAATTGTGTTGCCTTCTACATATTCGGCGGCAAGTACTGTGTAGTAATCGGTTGTGCCGTCAGGATTAAATTGCCAGTCAACTAGGCCTGTGGCATCCATAGCGTCTTTCAAACTTTGTGGAGTAGTATCCATCCAGAACCCAGCTGTCTTAGCGTTGATGTCTGCACGAATCCATCCTGGGATATCAGTGAGTCTAGTACCAACTTCTGGAGTTGTTAGCGTTTGAATAACACCGCCCACTGGTAATGTTAATTCACCGGCGTCACCAAAAGTCCAGGCGTCGTCAATTATGCCAGCACCAGGGGTTGTGGTTTTTATCAGTACCTTACTATTGTAGCCATCAATCTCAACGACTGCGGTTTTCCCACCTCCACCATCTACGTTTAGTTGTAGGTTGTCAAATCCCTTAATGGCTTTGTTGCCGGGAACAGATAAATCGCCAGCATTACTAAAATTCCAAGTATGCCCCGCTACTTGAATATCTAAGTAGATTGGTTCTAGTGCTGACCCTAATGCCAACCATGCAGTTCGTACTGATTGAGCAAGCGGTATCCATTCTGGTCGTATAGCAGGATCAGTAGATAATAGCAATGCATTGTAAGAGTTTGGTCCTGCTGGCCAGCCATCGCCTTCATAGCTGTCTGCCGCAAATGCCGCGTTCAACTGTTCTCTACTATTATCATAGGCGAGTTCTAAATCTTGTAACACACTGATGTCACCAACTGCTACAGTTGCCGAGTCTGGCAATGTTAGTTTACCATCTGTGCCAAACTTCCAAGTGTATTGGTCAATGCCGCTTAGTGTACGAACGAATACAGATTTGTTTGATGAGCCTAACACTATACCAGGATCAGTATTGTCATTTAAAGTTATAACACCATCTTGTAATACTATAGTTCCCGGAACTGTTAGCATACCTATTTCATCTAATACAAGTTCTGAAGTACCGTTAACTAATCTATCAGTAATGCCGGTAATGCTAACAGCACTGACCCACTGATTGTTATAGTACACATACAGGTTGCCGTCATTCATGTTCCACCAGACGTTACCTTCTGTAAGTGGATTTGGCGCACTTAAAGAAAATTGTACTTGCGTTCCTGGATCGCCTTGCGGCCCTGGATCGCCATTAGTGCCATTAATTCCAGCTAGCCCTCTAGGTCCTTGCTCGCCTTGTGGTCCCGTTTCACCGTTTGTTCCATTCGTTCCGTTTGTGCCAGGATCGCCTTGATCACCCTTAATGCCACGTGGTCCTTGTGCGCCAACTTCACCTTGAATTCCTTGTGCTCCGTCAAGGCCGTTTGCACCAGCATCTCCTTGATCACCTTTTAATCCACGTGGTCCAACTTCTCCTTGCGCACCAGTTTCTCCCGTAAACCCGCGAGGTCCAATATCTCCTGTGTTGCCTTTGAGACCTCTGATTCCGGCTGGACCTTCTAGACCTTGTGGTCCAATTTCACCTTGCGGTCCTTGTACTCCTGCATTCGCACTGGTCCACACACCTGAATAGTAAACATACAGATTACCATCGGTTGTATCCCACCACAAATCGCCTTCGCCTGGCGATACTGGCGGACTTGCTGATGTACTAACTACGCCAGTTGCAATTACACTACTGTAAAGTTCAGTAAAGTTGTCATTTACTTTGTCAAAAGCTGTACGCAACGGATCGCCATTGCCACTATCTGCTGTACCTAAATTTATTGATTGTTGTGACATTGTTATTTCCTATATTAAGCGAATGTAGCATCTAAGTTATACCAGTCGCCACCTACCCCACTAGTTGCTCCCAGTCCGCAAATGAATTCCAATCCAGCACCGGGGACAATGGGAGCTGCACTAGGATCATCGGCAGCGCCGCCATTAATAGTAGCGCCGGCTTCTGGGTATATTGCCAGGTCGTTTAATCCATTATTTCTAATAAAGATTTTATATCCTGCCACAGCCACAGGCAATTGAACCTTGCCGCCCAGCGGGCATACAGTAATTATGTTAATATCTTTTGAGATTAACGTACCAGTGCCAGTAGTGATAGCTGTCACTGAACTATTAACACTAAATTGAGCGTGCCCACTTATGCTTAAACTGGTCAACGTGCCCACACTGGTCAAACTAGAATTTATCACAGTACTTGCCAATGTAGTTCCAGTTAGTGAATTAGCATCCCCATCAGGAATTACAAGTTCATTCCATACCGGTGGAAACCCGGTACCTTGACTTTTTAGATACCTACCCGATGTTCCAGGCGCTAAGAATGTGGTGGCATCAACAGCACTTTGATAAGGAATATAACCAACTAATCCGCCTGCCAAGTTAGTGGCTGTTGTTGCTGATGAAGCTGTGCCAGTTAAATTGCCTATAAATGTAGTAGCATATACCGTATTGAATTTGTTAGCACTGTTACCTAAATTACTTGTTGCATCTGTTTTAACTATACTACTTGCTGCCGCTGTTTGACTTACACTTTGTACACCCAAGTACACAACAGTATCTATATTTGAAACTGTGGGACTAGTTGGTTCCACTGTAAATGACAAGTCGTTAGCGGGTGTTGCGCCACCCAATAACAAACCTGACACAAACAACTGATCACCTTCAGCATAACCCTGCCCGCCGTATGTCACCGCAACACCAGAATATGATCCGCCACTGCGACCCACAGTTACTCTTGCTCCAACACCACTGCCTGAAATACCGCTTACTGGAATATCCAAGAAATCTCCAGAGCCGCTTATGGCAACACCTGCTATGGTAATAAAACTAGATGACGTTTTTAAACTGTTGACTCGACGAGTCATTACAAAAGCACCGTCATCCACTGCGGTAAACAAACTGTTAATACCATTCTGAACAATGCCACTGGCTGAAACTTCTTGAACAGATGCCGCTGAGCCAGTCAAGTTTCCTAAAATAGTACCTGCTGCAACGTCTTGTATTTCTGCGTAGACAATGCCTTTGTCTTTAATAGTAACAGCACCAGCTGTAACACTAAAGTTGTCTGTGCTAAAACTTGCTTTACCTAACGCACTATCTGTTGCAGTATCTACATAGGCAGTCACGTTGGTTAAGGCAAGTTTAGTTTGCTCAATAGCAGCAATGGCACTAACGTCAGCATTAACTATTACACCTGGTTGTATTTGTAAATTAATACTGCTATTGTCTAATCCAATTACCGTAGCACCGGTCAAATGATCTGCTGCCACTGTCAAGAACTTGGCTCGTGTCACTCCATCGAAACGGTTTGACACAGGAGTTGTTCCTGAATATTGAAATACTTCACTGTCAATTTTTATAAAACCTGAAATTGGAAATCCAGTGATGTCCACTATGGTAATAGTACTGGCAGTACTTGCAAGCAGATAATCAGCAGTTATGGTAGACATATTTGAACTGGTAAATGTTCCTCCGATGTCTCCACTTAAACTGGTACTAACTACATGCTTGCCAGCACCAGTAAACGCCATGATGTCTCCAGCACCGGGAGTCATTAGATTAACTTCTTTCAGTTCTGTCAATTGATCGAATGCTGCAACCTGTAAGTCCACATAGGCTTTTGAAGTAGCTTCATCGTTACTTATTGGTGTAAGCGATAGATTGAAAATTCTGTGGTTTGAGCCACCGCCGCCCATATCCAAATCAGCACTCAGTTGTGGGCTGTTGTACACTGATAAGAATCCACCAGTCAATGTTGGAATTCTATCAGCTGCAGGCACAATGGCACCACCGTGTGTGTAGCCTAATCTCTTGTCAATATAACTTCTAATAGCACTTTCTACGGGTACCGTATCGTCGGCATTGTCAGTCATGGTAGAATCCGTTGAGAATTCTTTCACAACCGTACCACGTTTGAACCCAATACCGTCTAAGTTACTCAAGGCAATACTTGCCGCAAATGTAACTGTTCCAGTTCCTTGGTCAACAGTAAAGAACTTACCAACACGGAAAATACCAAATTGATCTGTACTTACGTAGAATACACGACCTGAAGTTTCTTCTACAGCTTCGTTAGCTCTTATAGGAGTTTGCGTTGGAGCACCCAACAAGTTATTTGGATAATTGGTGGTATTAAAACCACCACTACCTATATCTAAGAAGTCATGACCTGTGGCACGACATGTACTGATATTAACAGTAACTTCACCCGGAGAGCTTGCTTGTAAACTTGCTCTCAATGTAGTGCTTCTTGTTTCTGTGAATACAGTTCGTATACCAGTGGCAGTTGGATCAGTGGTTGGATCTATAATAGTTCCAGCACCCCATGCCTTGGGACTGGATTGAATGGTTATGTGTGCGGGTATAGGACCAGCTGCAACTACATATCCTGTAACAACGTGCATTCTACCATCCCAACAGAATACCTTATCTCCAGCATTCAGTTTGGCCTTGGTTGAATCACTGGTTATTTCTACCACAGCAATCTTTACATCGCCCACTGCACTTCCGTAACCACCTGTTAACATGGTAGGATCAGTTTGAATAATTACATGATCGAAACTGTTATCAAATGATAGGATAGCCTGATCACCATAACTGATACTGCCAACCGCAGTCGTTCCAGCTGACACAGCAGTACCACTATTTAAATAACTAAATTCAGTTGGACTAACATATGTCACTGACACTGATGTAGTTGTGTTGAATGAGGTATTAGCAAGTCCATCCACTGTGGTTATGGTAATATTCACACTTGTACCGCTAGTCAAGCCATGAGGTGTAGTTGTGGTAATAGTTGCCGTACTTACCACACGCTCGACATATTGTACAGTTCGAGTTGTTAGTAAACTTTCGCCAGTGGGATAAGACAATTGATATGAAAGTGTTCTGTAAACAGTTCCTTGTAAATCAGCATTTGTAAATTCCAATGCCGTGCTGGGTCGCACTGGTCTAACTCTTTCAACTCCAGTAAACCTAAAGTTTTGTAGTCCACGTATTGTAACAATTTGATTATTGTCTAATGGAGCATTTAGTCCTGAACCACTAGCAGTGTTTAAATTTAATTTTACGACTGTTCTAGCTTCTTTCGCGGTACCAGTTCCACTACCTATTCCTGTGGCAATAAATGTTACACCAATAGTGTTAGTTGCTGCGCCGCTGGCTGTAAAGTTTGGACTAGCGTCCAGCGTTAAAATAGTATATCGATAGCCGATAACAAATGAGCCGGGTGTAACGATTGCGCCACTCGGCCCAACACCTTCACCGTAGTCTGTGGTTGTTTCTATATTGCTTATTTCGTAACGATCAATGTTGCCCAAGAATGTTCCTGTAATAGTACATAGTGTACCTGCACTTGGAGACTCTGCAGCCGTTGCCATGGCAACACCCTTAACTGTGGGCCACACACCAGCAGGACTTACACTGTATAATCCACCATCGGATACTGAAACACTAGTAACACCACCACCACCGTTGACAGTTTCAATTCTTAGTCTTGCTACAGTACCACCTGGATATAATGTACCTCCAACTATGGTAATAAAATCTCCTGCGGCGTACCCTGATCCAGCTGCTGCTATGGTAACGTTGTTAGGTAACGTAGTGGTATTGGCAATAAGGCTAGACTTTTTATTACTGTGATCCACTTCGAGTTCACTGACATTATAGATGGAAGGCTGAATAGTTAGTCCAGCGTAGGTATAAAAATCAATATAGACGCTTTCTTCATCTGCTAAATTCTTACTGGCAAACGAACCTTCGGAATATACCCTAGCATTTTGTACCATGGTATCACCGAGTACAACTGGATCAGGTACTTCATTTGGATCCGAACCTGCAGCACGTAATCCGTATTCTCCGTTACAGCTAGAGCCGTTTAAACTTCGAATTTGTCCACCATTAAGCGCATAGTAACTGGTCCAGTTATAGTATGTGAATACGCTAACTGCTTCAGCAATTCCGTTATTGGTACAAACAAGTCCATAACCCAAGTCATTAACCTGTGTAAAGTCATTGGACAACATACTTCTATTACCAGCAGTTTCTATTATAATGCTAACAGGCACGGTGTAGGCTGGTGAATAAGGAGTGGCAATGTCAAGCAGTACTGTACAAGTGCCGGTGCTACGATTGTAGCTTTCAACAGCATTGATTTGATAACGAGCACCGTTAATATAAAAACTGTTAGGAACTTGAGGTGCTCTTACAATGAGTCCGTCCAACAATAGTTCTGTAACAGAATTCTTTCCAATAATTCTTGCTGGTAAGTTACCATTAAATCCGTCGATAAACATGCCGCCGCGGAATGCTTTTTTATTAACACTGCCACTTAGACTTGTTAAGGTTTGGAAATAAGGCGATTTAGTCTGTATTTGACCTTCTGGATCAAGTACACACATGAATCCGCCGTGTCCTTGAGCAGTGATGTTTCTCAAAATTGTTCCGTCATTCAACATGAACACATCCATGTCTTTGTTCTGCTTTGGAGGATTATTAACACCCACAATGGTATTGATAATACCATTAACAAGATCTGCCACCTGTATGTTAGCACCAACTTCACTAGTGCCTCCACTGGTATTTTGTGTGATGGGAGTGACTATTCCGCCAACTGTTCCTGATATATTTCGTTTACCAACTGTGGCTCCACTGCCTGCCGGCACACTAGGAGTCGCAATAGTAGTTTTTGGCAGTATCAATTGAACAAGTTCGTTGATGTAATTGATACCATCAAGCGTTTCTGTCAATTGAGTTGTTATGGCAATTAAAGCACTGGCGTTTCTTCTATAGGCCTGTGCTGCCGCAATGGTTCTAGTAGTTCCACCATTGGTGATATCGTATACCAATGCGTCAACAATGTAGCCAACATCGCGGGCACACAATGTTTGATTGTAACTGGCGGCAAATGTCGTGCCATATTTGGCATTGATATACAGTACAGTCTCTACTTGTATAAAAGATTTGTTATTGTTTAACAAACTGGCAGCGTTGGTCCTACCTGAAGATTTTAAAATACTGTCATCAAAGATGCCACTAACACCACTAGGGTCTGTTAGGTAATGATATCCGAAGTTTGTGTTGGTAGGAGCAAGTCCAGAACTATTTAATCCTCGTACTGTGGCACCTAAAAGTGTGACACTTGGAGCATGACCAATTTCAAATTCGGTGGTGCTTATAATTCTTGTCACGGTAGTTGCTGGAGAAAATGATCCTGTTCCAGCAGTAACATACATGTACATTCCAGTTTCTAATCCTGTTGTACTAGACACTGTAACTTTGTAATAGGCAGGACTTCCCACATACTCTGTATTTGCAGGAACAAAGCTACTGGCCGCACTGGCCGCAGAAGTATACGTTCTGGTCATAGCGTCGAAAGTACTGTCTCTATAAAAATACATTGCTGCCCATGGGCTGGTACTTACACCTGGAGCTGGTCTGATAATTACACGTCGGAATTCGTCGCCTTTGATAGACACGTTGGTAGGCACACGAATAGGCATCTGTTCGTAGTAAATACCACTTTCTACTCTGACGGTAATTTGTAATTCAGGAACAGGCTGACCAAATTCTAGTGGTTCGTCATCTAAAAATTCTAATGCTGTGCCGTTGCCGCTTAGGCCGTATTGTACAATATTTGTAATACTGGCTACTAGTCTAGTTATCAATGTTCCGGCAGCTGCTTCTCCTGCTGTGCCTAGGGTGTTTTGTGTACTGGGCACAGCTCTAAAACCAAAACCGGTCGAAGTAGTTGCGACAGGAATAACAGTATTGGTGATAATCTGCTGAGCAAGCAAGTTGATATAATTGATACCATCGATAGTTTCAGTTACTTGTCCTGCCGGTAACACTGAAACTGCACCATTAAAGTAAGCTCTTGCGGCACGTATGGTCCTGGTGTTTCCGCCATACCTAGTATCAAATACTAGCGCATCAACAATGATCCCAGTATCTCTGCTGCACTTTATTTCGTCAAATATCAAACTAGGGTATTTGTCCTTGATGTATTCAACTACTTCGGCGGCAATAAATGCTCTATTATCTTCTAAATTTTGCGCGGCGTACTTGTAGTCTGATTGAAAATATGTAACATCATCTATGGTATGAAGCAACTCTACAAGATAAGAATCAGTAAGACTAACTGGAGCAGTATATGTGATAACACGACCTGTGGCACCACTACGTATGCCTTTAACAATACTGCCTTCTCTCAAATCTCTGTTATTGGCGTCTTTACTCTGATCCACTCCGCCGCCATTAGTATAAACATTTAATGTTCTACGCACACCTGTGCCTGTACTAAAACTATCTAAATAGGCAAAGTTTGTGTTGTTGCCGTATGTTATTTGTTGTCTATATGGACCAGGTTCTGTGAGTGATTGATTTATTAAATCTTCAGCACGTTGACAGGCTCTATTTATGGTGGCAAACGCATAGGCAAATGCTCTACCTTGTTTTTCCAAAGGTACATTGTCCTGATCATCTATGCCTGAATTGGCCACAAACAAATTGGATTGGCTGGCAAAACTGGAACTGTCCACGTAGAATTTTGTAGCTGCCTGTAAATCATCTGTTCCGTTGGGACTACCTTGTCCTGCAAATTCTCCAGGATGGTCGTGCAAATATAATGCGCCAGCCATGTGATCACCTTGTCTTCGCACAACTGATTTTCTAGGCAATGCTTCATTGCTGACCCAGAAACCGTCTAGTTCATATCCGTCCTCATCTTCGGTCATGTACATGGCATCAGTTAGATATTCTGTACCTCTGTCAATTGCGGGAACGTTGGGATCGTTCACTATAATTCTAGCAATATCATCAATGGCGTTGTCTCTAGTCAAGTAAACGCCCATTCTATCTTTGGTAATGTATCTTAAATAATATGTGTCACCGATAGTTAAACCTGTGGCAGGAGCACTTCCTGTAATACTGTATACATAGGCAATACCGTTGCTACCACTGTTAAATCCATGATCGGGGATACTGGCATAACCATTTACCCATAAATCTATAATGATTGTATATTCGGAAGCATTCAAAGGTTCGTCACGAATACGAATTTGACTGCCAGTACCGGGTCCACCATTGGCTTGTAGGTACCGTTGGTCAGCATAACCTTTGTTGATAACAAGGTCGTCTGCGGTAAGCGATGTGCTGTGTAAAGCATTGAATAACACCGCAGTTTCGTCTGTAGGTTCGGCCAAATTTCCAATTGTAAAATTTTGTGCGTTTAAGTGCCCGCCTAGATTGGGTCTAATATCATTACCAACTTTACCACCAGTGCTGATAATACGTATTTGATTTTCATCAGTATGATCAACACTGATGCCTTCGCCGCCTACTAGTTCTTTAGCAACGAGACTGTCCCCTTCAGCATTGGAAACAATTACCTGATCGGCACCATATGTTTCAGGCGTGTCATCTAGATCTTTAAAGCTGATGGTATCACCAGCGCCAAAGATAGAAAATAATTGTACAAAGTTTTCATTAACTTTACGGAAAGATTCGCGAATACTATCGCCGGTGCCGTCATTACCTTGTACACCAATATCAACGTTTTGTCTTGCCATTTTATTCCCCTACGTGATCGTAGAACTCATCTGCTACTGAAAAACTGCTTCCGCAACCGCATGTTGTTTGTGCGTTGGGATTTTTGATAGAAAACGTAGCGCCCATAAGATCTTCTTTATAATCTATTTCAGCATCGTTTAAGTATGTCATACTCATGCTGTCCACAAGCAAAGAAACGCCTGATTTTTCAATACTGAAATCGTCATCGTTTTGTGCTTCGTCAAAGGTAAACCCATAGCTCATGCCGCTACAGCCCCCGCCTTGTACAAAAACACGCAATTTTAAGTTAGGATTGCTTTCTTCGGCTATTAAGTCTTTGATTTTTTCTACGCAAGAATCTGATAGTGTTAACATGTTTTTCCCTTTATAGAATATTTATCGTATATTTTTATAACCTTAATGTAAATAGTGTATGTACTTGAGTAAAGAATACCGAACAATAACCTATACCAGAACCAGTAAGTTAGGGCATGAGCATGAGTATACCCGCACTCGAACTCTATTAATGTTTAGGTGTGACAATTGCGGCGAACTGTTCACTAGACTCAAAGAGAAGATGAGTCCGGCAAGATTAAGCAATAATTATTTTCATTGTTGCGAGCACTGCGATGTCAAACGATTCGCACAAAAGAAAGGCGCAGAGCGTAGGACTATATGGGATAAGCCAGCAAGTAGCCTTGATGATATTAGCAAGATATAAATAAATCATTAAGGAGGAACACAGAATGTTCAACACAATTAAAGAGTTTATTTTTGGAAAACCAGCACCAGTGGCTGATGTAGTTGCACCCGGTGGTGCACCATACAAAATCGATCCTGTTGTATCAGGTGAAGATAGAACTGGAGTTGCTAAGGAAACTCCAAGTCATATACAAAATGAACAACGTCAGCACACCGCAACAGTAGCAGAACACGTAGTTATTCCGGCCGGTACAGAAGCTTCAATTGCAGCACCTGTTAAGCAGCCACGTACTCCTAAAGCAGTTATAGAAAAGACAGTCGTAAAAAAAGCGGCCCCTGTTAAGAAGGCCGCCGCCATTAAAGCTGCCCCTAAGTCAAAGAAGGTCTAATTCTTTAGCCCTGTTAGCTAGTGTAAAACTAGCTAAGTTTTTGCCCTTAGATTCGCACATAATATCATGTGTGTCTAAAAAGCTCAAAGCCCAATCATTAACACTACTATTCCAGTAGAAGTTAGAGTGGGCTCTGAGCTTTTGTCTTTTATAACCAGATTCAATTAACTGTTTAAAGTCGGGCATAGTTTTGTCACAGTGATCAACAAGGCAATCTTCCCTACTCACGCTATAATGAATAACAGGCCGGACACCGCGCCAGCTGTCAATTATGCGTAATACTCTATCATCGGAGGGTTGAATGTAACCTCCAGTATTGATCCAGTTATGGTGTATATCAAGCACAAGGGCGCAGTGATTGACAAGTTCGAGACTGCTATCAACTCCCCAGGACATTTCGTCGTTTTCAATTGTGATAACGTTTCTTGCTTCGGGGGTAAGTCGTCCGAGTACATCTTTAATGCCTTGGGGACCTTTTCGACCCGAAATGTGTACGTTGACTTTAAAGTCCTGGAACGACTTACCGTATCCCATCCACCGGGCCATATCCACATGATATTCAAACTCCTCTATACTTCTATTTACAATATCTGGAGTATCACTAGCAAGCACAGTAAACTGACCAGGGTGCATAGACAGGCGAACACCCATCTTGCGAGACAGATCTCCCACGATTCGAAATTCTCTTTCGCAATAGGCTCTAACGTCGCTAGTCCGCCAAAACCAAGCCCAATCACACTGAGTGTACACAGGCAGGATATCGCTGCTGAGTCGTACCATTCTAAGATTTTCATCAAGTGTTCCTACACGTTCAACAAGTTTGCGGATACTTTCGATGTTACCTTTCATGAGGTCCCACAGCTTTTCTACTGCCACATCCTTGTGCTGTCTATTTAACCAAGAAACTGTAGTGCTACCTGTGTTAAAGATTTTACAGTCATCCTTGGGTTTAATGCCGTTAACTTGCTCGGGACGATCAATCCATTTACAAGCAAAACCAATACGCTTAATCATATTAACCAATCAAAAAAATAGACATAGTGTATTGTAACATCTATGTCTATTAAAAGCAATCACATTGGATTATTCAAACAAGTTTTCATTCCATTCTCTATGACCTTCTCGGAAAGCCATATTGCTTTGTGTCTCACGCACTTCAACACGATAACACCACAGCCGCTTGCTTTCGCCTTCACCCCACATCTCAGGAATGTAAACTCCGTTAACGTATTTGTAAAGCATATCGCTAAGACCTTCACAGCCTAGTTTTGGAAGAACAACAATTTTAGCCATGTTACGTTCTTGTAGCAGTTTGAATGTAGCCATTTCTGGATCATCTTGCGCCACAATAAGTGTATGATCAAATTGGTCTTCTAGGATCTTTTTAAGTTCTTTTAAACCACCATAGTCTGCCGCCCAATTACGAACGTCGAGATCATTAGTTCCAAAATAAAACTTCATACTAAACGAGTAACCGTGAATTAAATTACAGTGACTGTCAGATCGCCATTGGCGATAAGCGCAAGGGAATGAGTCGTGATACTCTTTTGTGCTTGTGTACTTATACAACACCGGTTTAGTGTTTTCTAAGTTGTCTTCTAAGTGACGAATTAAGTCACTGGTTGATGATATTGCCATTATATTCTCCTATGTTAAATTATAGCATAGGCGGCAGAGTTTGTAAAGCGGGAGTGACGCCAAGACCGCTAGACTAATATTTATTGTTTGCGTTCCCACACCCAATATAATCGTTCATTTCGCTGATTTTCAAATTCCACAACAGGTTGCGTATATAGTTCTAAACCATATAATTTACCTGCTTCTATTATATCAGCTAAGTTCCATATATAAAATATGTCAGCTATGCCTTGCTTTCGACTGGCCAAGCTGGCTAGTGTCCTACATCGCATAAACAATCGTCCGTTAACCTTAAGCCATTTACTAATGATACTTAATTGATTAAATGTATGAACTTTGTTGCCAAAATGTAAACTACCTAACGCAACTATTGCATCCGCAGATTCTGGCTCAAAATGAACAGTTTCTATATCTGCTTGTAAGTCAGCGGTAGGATAAGGTAGTCGATCAAACCCTATAAGATTTTTAACATGCGGTTTTAACTGATTGAAACCGCATCCAACATCGATCACTAACAACGGACTCATCGAATTTAACTCTTTAGCAAGGGTAAATAGCGTTCGACGATGATCTGGATTCGTAGGACTACCCGGCGGATTATTGATATCCGGCAGATAAGTCTTATCAATCTTATCTTGCAATGACATTAACCTACCTTAAGCAACATAGTTTCTTCGTTAAGACGACCATTCATCATGGTGTCTGTAGCATTGATTTCATCCAAGAACTTTCGAAGCGCAATCTTACCAGCTGCCTTAAACTCTTTGAGTTTTTCTTCCGGCTTTCGCAGTGTCTTACAAATGCTCTTGATTTGATCAAAGCCTGTGATTGTGGTTCCTTTAACACCGAGAGTATTAAATTCTGAGGCAACATACTTGCCCAATTTACGGCTCTTGGTATTATAGACCCACAATTCGCCTGCGCCGATAATGTCCACAGGGTTAACACTAACCAACTTTAAGGGTTCGTTAGTTTTCATGTACTTGAGCTTGGCAACGACCTTGCTGGTGTCTGTTGGCTTTTTGGCACGAGGCTTTTTGTTCACCTTGGCTTCTTGCATCAACATAGTACAGGCAGTTTGTACTTCAGTCAAAAACTGAATAAAGTTTTTAATCTGTTTGCGGCTACGATGCTTGTAGCCTTCTTTCAATTGTTCGTCGGCATTACCGCTGGCAAGTTCTTCAAGCTCTGCTAAGTCACGGGCATAAAAGTCTTTAATGATACGGGCATGTGCTGCCTTGGCCTGCTGACTCTTCAACAAGTTTAGAACCTTAAATGCTTTTGGATCAAATGCGTCAGGATCAGTTTGAAAGCTTTCGTAGGCGTTTTCAATTTCTTCAGTCATTTTATATGCGGCATCTCGCACCCGTTCCTGAATCGAAGGAACATATACATTAGTCTTGACTGCTTGCGCCGCAACCGCATCTTCGTCGATATCGTTCTTGCCTTCGTCGATAACTTTGGCAATTTCTTTACCTAACCAAGTGGCAGTATCGCGGCCATTGTTGAAGTCCGGTCGTGTGCTTTGCATACCACGAAGTAGGCAAGAGGCAATTGAACCCACTGTCAATGAGCAACGATTGTCTTTGGTTTTCTTAAAACTAGCAATGGTCTTTTTGTCGTAGCCGTTTTTACCCATCCAGTCAATAACTTTGCCTTTGAGTTCTTTACTGCTAGACTCCATACGGTAGTAGGCCATAGAGCTGTGAAAATAGCGAAGAAATTGATTTTCGTCCCACGCCTCACAACCAACCCAACTAGGACTGTAATCGCGTTTGGCTTTTTCGCGGATTGCGATAGATGCTTTTTTAAGGTTAGTTGCCATACTTGCTCCAATGTGTTAAACAATATGTATATTATACAGTCAATTTATCTAGAAGTCAAGGCTTTTTTAGCCAAAAGAAAACCCGCCTGTTTAGCTATGCCAAAGTGAGGTGGGCCAAATTATTTCTTTTTAGCGTCTGCTGGAGGTGCCTCTTTTGGTTTTTCAACTTTGGGCATTTCTTTTGAAGGCTTTTTACATTCAGTTTTGTCAGCATTGGCTTTGTCCTTACAATCAATCTTTGCTGATTTTGGAACTCTAGCTTCTACTGTTTTATTACCAACTTTGATGTCTTTGGTTTCTTCTTTGGCTTGAACCGGACTGGCAAGAACTAATGCCAAACCCATAACAAAAATAATATTCTTCATGTTTATCTCCTACGTAACTATTTATCGTTGATAGCAGGTACGTTCACGAAGGATAGTACCATCTTGTTGTTGGACTTCTCTCCAAGAACTACACACCGTTTGTTGTTGTAAAATAATGGGTTGTTGTTCTATTACAACAGGTTGAGGAGTTGGTCGTGTTAGCACATAAGTAACTACACCTCCAATAATAGCAGGTGCCATCCAATTGTTGGCACTGCCATGCCAGTGATGATGTCTTAGGCCGTGTCCATGATGCTGTGCCATGGCAGGAACAGAAATCATCAACATTAAAGCTAACATAAATTTTTTCATACCGAACTCCTAAACTAATATTTATTCTAGAAGTTTGGGGTGTTACCCCCAAACTTCGTAGTACTTCTTCATTGCTAACTGTCTAGCTAGCCATAATCTAAACTTTACATGATCTGATAGTTCATCATCTTGAACTAACTTACCAAACTCTGCACTTCGTCGATTACGACCAAAAGTGACCTCATCGTCTATTATGAGGTCACTGTGTTCTAGATCAAAATTACTTTGCTGGAACAGCAGGCTTTGCGTCTGCTTTAGATGCGTCTTTCTTAGCAGGCTCACTTTTTGCAGGCTTCTTTTCGTCCTTCTTAACTTCTTTCTTTGCTTCTACTTTAGCTGGAGCACTTACGGCAGCGGCAGGAGCAGCCGGCGCCTTAGCTGGCTCAGCGGCGAATACAGTTGCGGCAAACATTGTTGCGATTAGAGTTGCGATCAATTTCATTATAAAGTTTCCTTTTTGTTTAATATACAGAAAACTATCTGTATACATATATAACGCCTTAGCCTAACAAACAGTTGACACAGATTAATAAAATTATTTTAAATTCCATTCTGCATATAATCTTCGAGGAGTATCAAAACAACATTCAATTAATACAGCATTAAATTTATCTGCTAATCGAACATGCTCATTGATAGTCCATGGATAAAAATTAATATTTTTACATTCTTCGTTGGCATGATCGTGAAGGCCTGGGTTACAACGCCAATAGATCCGTGCGTTAGGTTTTAATAAAGATATCACTTTGGCAATTTGCCGTTCGATATCATTGACTGTTCCAAAATTAATACTACCTAGGCAGAAAGCAACATCAAATCTATCGTCTGTTTGGAACTCTTCGATTGTACATTTAAAGTCGGCTTGATCAAACGCAGGGTCTACTCCTACAATATGTGGTATAAGATTTTTAAACGGATTTGTGCCACACCCCACGTCAATTACACGTTCACCTGGTTTAATTTTATCAGCTAACGATAGTCCTGTTTTATCATATTTGTCTAAACGACTGTCTGTTTTATACCAAATTGTGCTAAAATAATTATTAAGATATTCTTGATTAACTTTTATGTCCATAACGAGTCTCTTGCCTTAATAAGGCGAATCATCATGGCTTCGTCCTCTTTTTCGTAGTCAGCTTCAATCTTTTGTAGAAGCTTGTGAGTTTTATTACTTAGTTTTTCTAGTTCGGGAGTTTTCTTGCTGCCGAACAATTTACCACCATTCAGTTCTCGACTCCGTTCACAGTACTCAGTCCAACCACTTGCGTCATATGGATCGGGACGATTTGGATAGACAGTAGTCCACCATGTGTAAAGCTCTTTGATTTCTTTCGCACGTATGGCCTGTCCAGTTGGCTTGTTGTAGTCAGGATGATCTGGCCCACACCAATCGCTGTTGGTCAATGTCATTGCCCAATCTAAGTGATCAAGGCCTGCTTGTGGGCAACGCCAGACCCGCCAACGGAACCAACCACTAGCCCAAAATGGAGGATCGTATTTTGCGCGAGCTTCTTTATCACCCCAAGCAATGTGACTCCACGCTGATTCTATCTCAACAAAATCAACCAGCTCATTGAATAAGCAAGGCAAAAAGCGGTTCCCCACGTCCTGCCATTGACCAGGCTTAATATCCCGGGCATGAGCGGTAAGACTATGAGTGCGACTAACCCAACGGTTGTTAATGTAGTACTTGATATCATAAATTTTCCTTATAGGCCATGTTACAAAATCTTGGATATGCCCGAGTGCTTCTTCCGCCAACCAATAGCGGAAGTTATGTTTCATTTGGGCCGCAGTTGTCCATTCGTCCCATTCCTCGCTAGTCCCGGCGCCGAGTTTTTTAGTGCCGCGAATCCAGTCTGCGAACGGAGTACAACTCCAGTAACGTGTGTGTTGTGCCATTTAGTCCTTCTTTACGCCAAACAGTTGTAATAGATTGATGAATAGATTGATGAAATCCATATAGAGTGTTAGAGCTCCGATTACTTCTTCACGACCTGTGTTGTCATAACTAACCAATTCACGAATACGTTGTGTATCATAGGCAGTCAATCCCAAGAAGATAATAATTGCCAAAGCACTAATAACCATTTGCATCACTGTACTGCCAATAAAGATATTAATGATGCTGGCAATGATAATGGCAATTAAACCAATAATCATAAATTGTCCAACTCCAGATAGATCTCGTTTGGTAAAGTAGCCATACCCACTCATAACGCCAAAAAGTACACCAGCACCCATAAAGGCACTTACAATACTACCCATAGTATAAATGGCAAAAATTGTGGCAAAACTCAGACCCATCAAGGCCGCAAAGCCGTGTAAAAATAGCTGTAGCCCACTCTTGCTAAGTCGTTCACTAGCAAATGTAAAGGCAAAAATTGCTACCAGTGGGGCAAAGATTACAATCCATTTCAATACGCCTGTAAAGAAAAATGCCAGTAGTTCAGGACTGGATCCTACAAAGTAACTAACAATCATGCTAGTTATAACAGCCAAGCTCATGTGACCGTAGACACGTCCCATTGCTGAATTAATCTCGCTTGCTGAGCGGTACATTGATGTTGTGTACATAAGTTTCTCCTTGTGTGTACTATATTTAATTATCTTAGTGCGTCCATGGTAAGTTCTTTACCATGGACATGTGCTACAGGTTTAAGCCATCCATACTCAATACATTCAGCAAGAACTTTTGCGTAATTTGTAGGACACTTTTCACTGATTTCAAATCCTGCTCTAGGGCATATCATTAGACCGTCCTGAAGCATAAACTTAGGGTCACCCTGACGTATGGTTCGAATATTAGTTGTTCTAGCACTTATCTTCACAGTTTCTCTCCTACTTCAAATCCTCTGAACCGTAGGAACCGTGGAAATCGCAAACTGTATGTTCCGTCTTGGTTTTGTGTGACTGCGTCTGCTCGCACTTCCACGATCTGACCAAGTAAGGAATCACGTGAACTCCAATAACTATCACGATCACTATCACTAAAACCACTGCCAACATTGACTTGAATAGTTTTTCCGTCATCGACTCCCTGGCATACAATCGCTCCAAGTCGTCCAATATTTTTTCCTGTGCCTTCTTCAACATCGATTACCTCTAAACTTACTTCGATAAACGGCTTCAGCTTGAGCCATGCTACACTGCGTTTACACTTATATCCAGCATCAGCATCTTTAAGCATGATGCCTTCGTAGCCGCCCTTGATAGCCAATGCGTTAATCTCTTTGTAACGCTTTTGTCCTGCTTCAGTATCCAAGTCCACAGTTTCCTGTGCCACAACTGTTATGTTGGGAATTTTATCTTCCCAAGTTCCATGCCAAACTTTGAGCAACATACTGCGTTCTGATTGTGTGCGGCCACACACGCCTGTTTCAAAATCTTCAAGCGGAATAATGTCAAACAAGTTAAGCACCGCATCGTTGGCTTGAGCACTGCTCTTGCGATGAATCTGTTTCATCAAGTCTTGAAACGAGCCACTCATAATCTCACCGTCAAAAACAGTAGGCTGACTGATGCCACCTTCTGCCGCTACAGCTTCAAACTGTGCCTTAACGTGCGGAAAGTTTACAAGTTCCTTGCCATTACGACTAAACTGATCCACGCGACCATCGGGATACACAATAGTGATGACACGCACTCCGTCTAACTTAACTTCGATAATTTTTTTGCCTGTAACTTTTGCTTCGTGATTAGCACTATCGTGAGCAAGCTGACAGCTAAACACAGGAACAGCATATTGCGGGTACTGTTTTTCTACAACTTTGTTAACTGTGTTTTCACTAAATCCGGCTCGCATGTCTTTAATAAGAATTCTGCGATACCATCCGTTCCATTCGGCCTTAGTGGCCGTCTTCATCATGTTCGCAACAGTGTCACGAGCAAGGTTGCCTGTGAATGAGCGATTGACAAAGCCAGTAATAATGAGACTAAAACTATCCCAATCCAAGCCAACACCATCTTCATCTTTTTTCTCCGGAATTTGTTTAAGCCCAAATGTAATCATGGAATCGTAGCAAAGGCGCAAACCTTCAAAAAATTCTTGATTACCTGCTTCCGCTTGAGCTTGAATAATAGCTTCTTTATTCAAACGGCTAGGATGGTCCTCCAAAGAGGAAATAACGCTGTAACATGGGTCTGACATTTGGGCTCCTATATCTTTTACAATACAAGTATTATAGCATCGAACGGTCAGTAGGTCAAGTGATTTGTTGTTCGAAATGGTTTACCAATTTGGGCGTAGGGCAAGTTTCGAATTATTTTCTTTTTCATGGAGCGTATGACAGGATGGTTATGATTCCAATCAAACGTCTTTAAATACTTATGATAGCTGGATTTTTTGGCACGTTTTGCCAAATTGCTGTCTAAATATCGTTTGGCTGCGTCAAAATCGTCGCCAAATTTATCGTACAATTCACAGGCAATGTTAAAACTAAATGCGCCCATTTCGTCTTTGTGCCCGTAATACTCTTGCTCTTTGCGATCTCTCGCATAATAGGCTGTGCTTTCGTAACCTGGAATATCTTTAAATGTTCTAGTACGATATTGCCTCACGTGTATTATTTCGTGTAGCATGGTATCCGCAAACAATTTACACATTCTATCCCATCTGCTGTCCGATAGTTTGATGGTAGCATTGGTATCTTTATAACTAAACGTTATTTCAACATGCCGACGATTTTCAACATCATTATCAGAATAATATGCGCCGCCAATATAGACCAGCCCTTTTTCGTGAGTGAGATCCCGTTTCAAGGTAACTTTAATGGGTAAGTGCCATTTGATATGCGCTGCCAATAACTTTTGTAAGTCTTTGATGGCGATACGGCGCCCCACAACAGAGGGCTTCAATTCGTATAGCATAGTATACAAATTGGTTCTGTCCAATACTGACCAGTTAAATGGTTTCCTATTCATTGCCATTCCCCTATAACATATTTATATTATACAGGGAATACCAATTAACTGCGTAGTTTACGGACGTTTTGTTATGATTTCGTCAATCAATCCATAATCCAGTGCTTCTTGTGCGCTCATAAACTTGTCACGTTCCATATCAGCACTAAATTGAGCAAAGGTTTTACCTTTACTATTGTGGGCAACATAGATTCCGGTTAGCTCTTTTTTCATTTTCAAAATCTCTTCCACTTGAATCTGCATATCTGTAGCTTGTCCACGGGCGCCGCCACTGGGCTGATGAATCATGTGTCTAGCAAACGGCAACATCTTACGCTTGCCTTTCGCACCCGCTGTGGCTAGCAAACTGCCCATACTACAGGCCTGCCCCATAACCACAGTACAAACATCGGGTTTGATAAACTGCATTGTGTCGTAGATGGCCAAGCCCGCCGTAACTACACCCCCAGGGCTGTTGATAAAGAATGTGATATCTTCATTACCTTGGCTTTCCAAAAACAGCAACTGAGCCACTAGTAAACTGGCACTATGCTCATTCACGTCCGTGTCTAGCATCACAATACGATCTTTAAGTAGTCGACTATAAATGTCGTAACTGCGTTCTCCTCGAGCTTCTTGCTCGATTACCATAGGCACTAAATTAGGCATTTGTTTCCTTATTTTCCGTTAGTTTGTACAGTGGGAGTTACAACACCATTGATGACTAAAGTCTGGCCCTTGAAGTTGGCAATAGCATCTGGCAACTTACGCATGGCTTCTGCTTGGGCTTCCGCCATCAGCAACGGAATTGCCATCGGGTTGGCCTGCATCGACTCGTTACGCTTACGTGCTGTAGCCACTTTGACTTCTTCAGTCTTGAATTCGTTCTTGGCCTTGACCAATTCGTTAGCACTTGCCACAACTGAATCAGCTGGCACAATATTACGAATCAATACTTGACTAATACTGATACTACCGTCCAATTTTTCTTCGGCAAGATTGCGAACAATTTCTTCCTTAATAAAAGTTTCCATGTCGCTACGAGCATCTGCCATGTCCAATGCTTCGTACTTTCGTGCCGCCTTGTAGATAGCGTTACGAGCATTTTGTACAATGTAGTTGTACATTACAAATGTATCACCTTTGAACTCGGCGTGGAAGCTCTTGTTCTTAGTTGAATACAATTCAGAGACTTGCTGGGGGTTAATGTTGTAGACAACCACTGCATCAAAGTCTTTCATGGTCGAGTTGTCTTTGGCAACAGGTGTCATGTCGTTAAGAGTTACATTCACATCCTTGATAGGAAATGTAAGTACTTCTCCAATGATGGATTGGTTGAAAGAACCAGGAAGCAGTTCACCACTTTGAACTTGTTTGTCGAATCCAACTCGAACACCGACTTCACCAGTTTCAATACGAGTACAACCTGTTGCCAGCACAGCCGCGGCAAGAACGGAAAGAGTCAAAATACGTTTCATTTTAAATAATACCTTGTGAAAAAAGAAAAAAGCAAACAGCAAAACCCAAAGCAAAATACAAAGGGCGAAGATAACGATCATTGATCATATAAATCCTTAAAATAAAATAACAATTATAGCCATCACTAGAACAGCTAGTAATGCGACAATTATACTATACGCAATGGACTTTGTCAAGGTCCAACGTTCCTTACCTTCCATCTTTCTCCAGGCAGTAATGCCAAAGTGAATGATAACAGCAAGGATGGCAAATGCTAACCAAAGTCTAATCATTTTATTCCTTTGTAAAATTAAATTGGAATAGAGTGTAATAGTACATATTATCAATTCTATTTGGTTTGTAGTAGGTTGTAAATTTACAAAGTTTACCAGGCTCAATCATGGTGTTAAACATTTCTAAAAACGGATTGTCGTCTAACACTTCAATGTTAAACAGGTGGGTACTATCGGTAAACCAAAATCTAACTAATTTTCTCTTTTGTTGTCTACTAAGTGTACTTTTCAAATAGGTTAATTCTAAATTTTGTTTAGCAGAATTATTACCGTGAACTAAGCCTGTGGTAGTGTTATATTGTTTTTTAAATTCGTCGTAGATCATATCTTCGTTATAGAACCATGGTAATTTATAATATATACCAGAATCCTTTTCCATACACTCGCGAATTCGTCCTTCTAACAAAACACAAACTCTTCGCCTATAATCACTCATGTGATTGCTATTTTTCAACGACTGCCAAAGAAACTTTCGCGTGTAATACTTACGAACAGCTTCCGAATATGTACGGGTGTCGTCTGTAATATTATCCAGTACTTCTTGACTTTCCAGTTGGCGATACTTGCCGGGTTCTTTTTTACCAAGCTCGTATAATGAACAAGCAAGCACTAAGGGATCTTCGGTGTACTTGGTTGCGCTTTCCTGATAGCTTGTAGTGATCCAATCTTGAATAGCGTTCATTGGTATGTGTCGTCTAAGTTTACGTTGGTTAATCCTGCTACAGTTTGGAACTTTTCCCAAGCCTTCTTGGCTGTAGGATTCTTAGCAAGTTCTTCGCTGGGCAATACAGTCTCTAGCCAAAACTCCGGACGACGTCGAGGATGAGCACCAAATTGCCGAGGCTGATGCATTTTGCCATCTGTGTAAAGCATGGTGCTCACACTGCGAAATTTGTCCTCATCGTCTTTGCTGTTGAAATCGTAGTGACCCCATTCAGTATTACTCATACCTCCTAGGCAGTAGCCTGACCAAATACCACTCCATTGGACATCGTCTCGTGGGTCGAAATTTGTACGAGTAATCAACACTAGTACATCTTCCATGTCTACACGGCCTTCTACAATGTCCAAAATGCAACGACTATAGCTTAATCCGATTTTCATTTTTATCTACCTTGTCTGTATGTGCTAACTGTTGGACCGTCTGTGCTAAAGTTAAGACCGGCCACACCGCCTTCGTAAAACTTACCATTCCATTGTAACTGAACTTTGACCTTCTTGTCAACACTCACTGACAAGTACTGTCGATCTTTAAAGTCCAAAACGTCAGCTACCATTTTGCGACCGTTTGATTCGCAAAGGATTTCGCAAGTGTCTTCAATATATTGTCTCATAGTGTTAACCTTATTTGTTTAATACTATCCCATCTAAAACTTTTCCATGCCCGTGATTCAAGATCGTAAACTGGCATGATATCTTCGCTAACTTTACGTTCTTTCTTGGCAACAGGAAAGTCAATAGGGTTGTCTGTGTTTGTCTCATGTAACACTTGGGGAACAAGTGATGTATTAGTTGTACATTCCATCACTCGTTCCGAGCCGTCTTTCTTGGTGAAAATAACAGTTACAGGACCATAGTTGAGATGACTTCTCAACCACTTCTTGAATAATTTCAAGTCTTGTTCACTTAAGGTCATCTTGATGTAACTCTAGTTTGCGTTTAAGTTCGGCATTTTCTGCCTGTAGCTTTTCAATATGAGTTGACAGTTCCATCAACATCTCATACATGTTTTTGGCAGTCACTCTTGTTAAGTCAACAATGTTAATTTTTTCTTCAATCATTTCAAATCTCCAATACAATGTCAGGATTCCAGCCAGTGTCTTCGCTGTATCCGTCGCCTTCATAACCACGAGGGTTACATACAACTCTAGTCTCACCAATTACATAATCAAACGGATAATGGGTGTGACCATGTGTCCACAGTTTGACCTGTGGGTGATCCATGATAAACTCGCTCAAGTCACTATGATAGCCACCGTTCATCAAGTACTGCGACTTGTAAGACTCATGTACACTTTGATAGCTGGGACTGTGATGCCCAACTACCACGCACTTTTTATCTTTGTTATCTGCCAACACCGATTTAAAGTATCCAAGTGTACGAGCATGACGATCCGCAACATCTCTAGCACTCATTGAAGCATAGTTACGCTTGTCGTTTTTAATGATACGGAAGTCGTTCATCATACCTTCAATAGCATGCATGGTCAAAGGATCACCTTTATTCATGTCAGTCCACAACGTGCCGCCCACGAATGTTACATCGTCAATTACCTTGGTATCTTGTTCCAACATATAGATGTTGGGATACTTAGCAATTTCTTCACGCATGTGATCGATGCTAGCAAAGAATTTACCGTGGTAAAATTCATGGTTGCCCATAACGTAGATCACATGCGGAAACTGGAACGAACAACGCTTCAAAAAATCACGGAAGCGAGCAACACGTTGCATTTTTCGGCTAAGGTCTGCCAAGGCACCATTACTGTAAGGATTAAAGTCTGCGGCATGATGGTCGTGGAGATCCTGAGCAACCATGATATCGCCTCCGAGAATCAAGACATCGCAGCCTTGATCATTTTTAATATTGATATCGGAAAACTCTAAATGGAGATCCGATACTAGTTTAATTTTCATAATCTTTCGCTTAATAATATTCTACATAAGTCAGCATCTTTTGTTGACTTAAATGTAAACGTCATAAAATCTTCGCTAGGCGTGTATACAAATCTGTGTCCTGGCAAGCCAAACACTTCAAGTACAAGAGCACAAGTGTCGTTCCACCAAGTCACACCTTGCATGTGCCAATCTACAATTACTTCATGATCGCTGGGCGTCATATTCTGCCATATCTTTGGCACGTTTAACTTCACGTGCTTGTTCACAAGGTTCGCAAATAGTACGAATCCACCCAGGTCCATGTGTTTCAGCTGGTGCGCTACATTCTTCACAGGTAACGCCACTCATGCTTTCTGCCATACGTACCATACCACTAATCTCATCATCACCACCTGTGTAATAAAATCTCAGTGTACCAAACTTTTCTTTAACTTGATCCAATGTCACTTGCGGAATGCTTTCTGGAATCTGTCTAAAATCTCCAGCAATAATTTCTGCCAATCTTTCATCTTTGTATGCTTGATTGGTAATAGAACTATTTTGTTCAAAAAATAATTTACAATCACCAGCCTTGGCTTGTGCGGCCATTTCATTATATTCCATAGCCCACTTACGCTGTTTCTCTTTCCAATCAATGTGATGTTGGATATTACCCATAAGTTGATCCAGTATATTGAACCAACCATCACCACATTCGAATCCCCAACACATACAAGTTTCCTGCATGTTCTTGTTGCGGTTCACCATCATCTTTGGATATTTCTTACAAAGCAGTTCGTCTAGTTCTTGTTTCATTATTCTTTTCCAAAGTGTTTGATAACCAAATTCAATGCTTCTATAGTTCGTATGTTACCACTTACGTCTTCAGGGTGTAGCCAGTATCCGTCTGGGTTAGAATCCGTCCTGGGATTCTTTTTCCATTGCGCCAATTCTTTTTTAAGGTAGGCACGATAATCTTGTAGATTAAGCACCGTAATACGGTCTGCCGCTTCACCATCCAATTCAATTTTTCTACTCATTGTGCTGCCTTTACATAGTTAAGACGTGTTTCAATTTTCTTAGTGTGCCAATTTTCGCCGATTGTTTTTACTTTGGCCTTGACAACAACGCAAGGTCCAGTTTTCAATTCTACTTTGCTGAACCAGCTGACTATCCTGTTGTTAATTATAGCACAGATGTTCCAAGCGTCAAAGTTTTCCGAGCGTCTTGCTGAAACAATTTCGCAATCCAAATCGGTAAACACATCTCCTGGCATACCCAACGGCTCATTGTCTGCCGACTTGAGACTGCGTGTTTGGTTAAGTCTTTGTTTATCTCTTTCCATGACGCTGGGCAAACAGGCAATAAACCCAAATTTATTCCGAGCAACAGTTTCTGAACTCAAAATAGAGTTAACTTCTGTTTGAAACTCATTGTCACCTGCTACAGCACCAAACATATAACGTCGAAAGAATTTTCGAATTTCTTCTGCTTGTTCTCTATCTGCTTGTATAACATTCAAGGGCTCGGGCCTAGTCTGTTCATCGTAGGCTTTTTCTAGTCCTAGTGTAAACAACATTAGATACTTGTTTGCTTCTTTTCGGTATAATGGTTTCATTTCCGAATCGTAAACGAATTCGGTTTGCTTAATATAGGCATTGTTAATGCGCTGTGCCGCGCAGGCCAAATCTAACACTTGTTCCAAAGTAAACTCAGGGTGTGACATTTCAAACTTTCCGTTATCGTTTGCGAGTATCATATTTTACACGAATATATGTCGTTTGTCAAGCACTTCTAAATTTTTATAGACCTTTTTGGCTAATCGATTGAGTAATGGATTGTTGCGAAAATGCGACACGTAGGCTTGTAAATTGGTACTAACGTAAACCGGACCAAATCGCATTTTGGCTAATACCGTTAATCTACTCATGTATCGCTTGGCCCGTTCAGCAGTCATAACTCTTAGCAAATCTACAGCTATACTAACCGCATAGGCATCTAGCTCGTCAGGATCTGCTAGATATTTGTCATAAGGAGATTCAGCATGATCGCTGAAATTTTCATATTTACGATGTTTACTTTGCTGTTGATGACGTAGCTCGTGTACCGTAGCATCATATATTTCTACTAGAAGTTCTGTAGTTTGACTGTCTTTAAACTTTAGTAAGTCATCAAAGTTGTGATGAATAATAACTTCGATTGGCGTTTCATTATTGAAATCGCTGTCAGCATCGTAGTATGCTAACACGTAAAAATTAGATGGTTCTAATTTCTTATCTTTTTTGGTTTTTAGATCTATATCTAAATCCTGTTCCTTGAATTCTTTTCTTACACTGCCCACTAGTTTCTTAAAACTAATTGAGTCACAGTTAATGTCTCGAACATTTTTACATACTGTATTCACACGCCCGAGCAAAGAATTCATCTTACATCCTATAAGTTATTCTACCCTTGGTTAAATCATAAGGGCTCATTTCTATCTTAACCTTGTCTCCAAGTATAATTTTAATTTTATGTTGCTTGAGTCGTCCACCTATGTAGCACAAAACTATCTGTCCTACATTGTCAACCTTAACTCTAAAAGTGGTATTTGGCAATACTTCATCTACTACACCAGTGAGCTCTATTAACTCTGATTTTTTACTCATGTTTTGTCACAACTATTGCTCCGTTTTCCAGTTTGATGTCGAGTGTATCACCAGTCTTCCATCCTGTTTGTTCAATAATTTCCGGAGGAAATTTTAATAACACATTGTCGGGATCTCCTGGAATGTCTTCAAATATATCTTCTACGTTAAATGTTGGCATATTGGTCCTGAAATTTCTTACTAGTATTTACATTAATTAAATACAGTATACACTTTTTATCAACCAATGTCAAACGCAATAATGCCAATCGATTACGAAAACATTTTAACAAATGGGATTACCATTTGTAGTTCAGGAACAAGCGGTCGACCATCTGCTTATTTTCAAACTCCAAAAAAACTCAAATGTGCCAATGACGTAGCAATCAATGTCCAACAATTAACCAAAGATAGTAGAGTATACACTTGCTGTAGTTTGGAACATGCAGGTGGCCTTCTTGCTCAAACATTGCCAGCATTGAGTATAGGGGCAACAGTCGATGTAGTAAAGTTCAGTGCTTATGATTTTGTACGCGATGTTAACAAATATACGCATACTCATATAACACCGTTACATGCTAAAGCAATAATGCTTACTAAAGGATTCGATACCTTAGACCTACATGGCGTATGGGTTACATGTGGCGCAGATCCGGTTACGTGGAATATCATCGAAGCATTTGTACAGCGCGGTGCGACATTCATGACTAATTGGGGAATGAGCGAAGTGGGTCCTATAGCTATTAATACTATTTTCGACAGTATGGAGAAAATTAATAAGTATAAAACACTCGCGCCCACTAATGCCACTATTATGGGTGACCAATACTGGTGTAGCATAAATGTAGTTGACAACGAATTACGGGTCAAGGGTGACATTTGTATATTCGATAGTTGGTTTGAAACTAAGGATAAAGTGTGTATGATTAACGGCGTCATGTATTACATGGGCAGAACTAATAAGGAGGTAGACTTATGGTCTCCGAAGAAAGGTTAAAAACAGTCCAATACTCTCCAGAGCATTTGGAATCATTAAAAATATTTTGCGAAAAGTGTAGGCTTGAGGGCAATTTAAATAATAGCTCATTAAAAGCTATGCGATTAGAATGGGCATTAGAAACCGGGGGACAGTTTTTCTTGACTTATTTAGACGATGAACTTATCAGTGTCAGCGGCTGTCATCCATTGCCAGCGGCAGGCCCTGGAATATTTAGAGTCTTATTTAGAGGTATAGAACTTGCCGAGTACCGCAATGTATTCGATATTGTTAGTAAGTCCCATATGTCATCTATTCCATTTTATTACCATTTACCATTACAGCGTGAGTGGGCTAAACAACAGGGTGCTGAAACATTAGTTATTACTACTAATAAACAAAATCCTGACGGTATTGTTTCAATGGATCAAAGTCATAGGGTATTTCAATTACTAGAAAAACAAGGCATGGTAACTTGCTTAACAGAAAGTATTATGCTTTTTGATACTGAGCAATCTATATGGGGTATAAATTTAGATTATTACGATACTGCCCGTGAAGGATTCCGAGAAAGAAATGGATTACGCTAACAGTGATAAATTAATTTTTATTTTAGCAAGCCCCGGTGGCAGCGGCCACCGCCTTGGCAGAATAGTGTCCTGTTTTGACAATGTCTATTGGTATAATAATAAGACTCACAACGGAATCACTCCCTGGGATGTTTTTCATACTAACTTAGTAAAGGGAAAAACAATCAGTCCTCATCATTTTGATAGACGTACTACTAAGAACATGATCCCATTAATGGGAGAACGAATTGAAAAGTTTTGGGCTGACGAATTTGTACATATTTTATACGAAACACGTTGGCCAGACGCAATGGCAGCGGCAGGTGCAGATGAAATTCTCAACGAGGGTAAACATTTAGTCTGGGTATTACATGATATAGGCGATTATCTGCTGACTCATTTCCCTAATGCTAAGATTATTAATCTAATAGATCAAAATGTTGAATACATAGTTGACAGGTACATTAACACAACAGCACTATTTCCAATTAACATAGAAAACAAAAGTTTAAAACCTATCGCAGGTAAGGAAAGCAAGTTTGCATTATCGTTAGCCAAGTTGCTGGATATAAATCCAATCCCGACACATCGCGATTATTGGGCATGGTCGACACACGGAGACACGGTGTATTCTTCCGTGTATGATTCCGAGTATTACGATTATGTGGCAACAATTTTGACCACACAACACATTGAGCGTATAAAGAAAAATCCCAAGTACATTAATGTAACTTGGGATAATCTAGATTTAGAACTTATAAAATCTTTTATAGGCGCAACATCGATAGATCTTAATTATAAAAATCTTATGAAATAATTTCCCAACACATTGCTTCTATATTACTAGTTAGAGGAGCATTCCCTCCGTTAAATAATTCTGCGTTAAATGGTTGCCAGTCGTGTACAATATGAAGGTTATTTATAGCGTTAGCTTGATTTGTAAGTTTGCCCATTCTAATTTCTACAAATTTCAATGCTTGTTCTATAGTAGTTATTGAATCGCCGTATTCTTCAATAATTCTATGGTTACCGGCTTGGGAACAGTTATTAGACATATCGATTAAACATTCAGCAGTTACTCTTGTATCGGTTGGTCTAAAAAACCATAATCGAGATCCTATCGCCGCTTTTTCCATCACCGTTTTAGTTGTATTTTTAAATCCAAAGAATCCTAAATTACATACTGTTTTATTGTCGACTATATTAAACATTTTGGACAATACAGTATCTAGTGTATCTGCTCTGTTTAATGGTTCTCTCATTAAGGGGCCCGTGATCATCTGTATATTAGTAAGAGCAAGTTCTTGTTGTAACTTGTTATTATTTGGTAACGCAATGGAAGGTCCTCCTACCATATCATCAACTAACTTATGTGTCCCTTCTATACCTACAAATATATTAATTTTCATGTTTTTCCTTTATTATACGATTATAATGCTCTAACTTTTCGATACCGAACTCATCTACAATCTTTTGTTCAACTGCGGACCATTCATATTGTCTTTGAAATTGATAAGCACATTTAATAAGTGAATGATCAAACTCTTCTGCGCTGTTAAATTTAGTGGAAATATTTTTATTATAAATTCCAATAGCCGATACAGAAGCTTTAGAATGGAATTCATCTGCTTGCTTAACTATATCGTAAATTAAGTCATAGTCTGCCTGAGTTAATTTATCAAAATATTCAATCTCATCAGTAAACGCTAAATCTTTTATTAATGAATCGTAGTTTTCATGAAATTTAAATTTTATCAAGTGACGTCTTGCGAAATCTGTGATGGTCTTATTATTCTCTTGAATAACGTCGTACATATATTCATCATTTTGATACCATTGATACGATGGAAATGTTATATCGAACCCACCATTATACATCCACCATTTGTAAGAGGCGGCGTCACCGTTATAAAACAACATAATACTAGCATCTGGAAAATTAGATACTAACCAATCTAGATTTTTATTATGGCAGAACCAATGCGATTTGATTATCTTTACACCAGTGTCCCAATTTGAGAATGGCTTTTTAATTTCTGCCAAGAACTCTTCTTTAGTTAGCTTTGATAAGTCTTCAAAGTTTTCGCCGATTTCGTTGTACGGTCCAAAGTATGCACCAAAGTGATGTACTGCCCTAGTAAAGTTTTGTTTTTTTACATTGGCGGCGTCGGAGTTATTTATTGCGGGGTGAAGTGATAATAAAGATAACACTCTAGTCCATCTGGATCCAGGTGCCCCTGCCGCAAAAATTAAATCGTGTCCGTTACTCATATTATACTTCAAATGTATGTTTATTTTTGGCAGCAGATAAAAATTCAATTGTTTTTGTTGTCAGTGTGCCCGTTGTTAGTAAACTAACTCGCGGAGTCAATCCTGCGTTAGCGGAAGAGTGCGGAACATTATGCCAGTCAAATGTATGAATGTCACCTGCTTTCCAACCTTGATATGTAAAGTTTCCGTACTGACTGAAATGTCCTTGATCCCAATCTGTTAATTGTATCATGATTCTCATAATTTTACTAGGATCTTCAGGATTAAACTTTTCTAATTTATCTAGGTGTTTATTGAATACTTGCCCTGGCATTTGAACATGTATTCTGTCCATCCTATTAGCCAATCCAATAACGTCACACATCTTTTTAAATATGTCAGGTAGCTTGTAATCGAAATTGCTAATAATCAGTTCAGGATTAGCGCCTGCTACTTCTAAGTCATATTCTTCAGAAGCAAGTTCTTCTTCGGGGCGAGACGGCTTGTTAGGATCCCCGCGTGTTCTCCAAGATACTGGTTTAGATGTTTCTTTGACAACTTCTAACTCTTTACTCCAGTCTCCTGCAAATTTTCCTAACTCAATTATACAGTCCCACTTAGGGTCTATTACTGTGGTATCGAAATGATATTGTGATTTAACTTTTAATTTTTCCCAGTTACTATTATTCATCTTTATTTTCCCATATTGCGTATTGTTCGTATTTCTTAAGACTACGTGCTATTAAATTTTCATGTTTGACCGGATCAACCCATCCATGACAAAATAATATATATCGATCCTTTGGTATCCCTGTATTAGTATGTAATGTTGTTGTGTGTCCTAACACATAGCAGTCGGTGTCCTCTGGCATAGTTGGACGAAGTATATCGTCTTTGACTCTTACTTCTAATTCGCCAGAACGCGATCCTTGTATCACAATCCTATATCCGCAAGGTTCGAATTGTTGATTGTGTGTGTATAATTCTGGATTACGATCTGGTGATCTAAAATCAATATGCCACGTAGATTCTTTAATAACATTATGCATTTTGATAGTTACCAGTTTTGTAAACGGAAGATACAAGTCCACATATTCTTTTAATTTTTGCTGACTATATGTTAGGTCGTTGCGCCAAGTCGCGTCTTTATAATTATGATAATCTTCATTTGAGTCACACACTGTCAACCGCTGAGCAGCGAATGCCAACGCCGATGGCGGGATAAATTCACATTTAAAATCTTGGACTATTTCTTTACAATATTCAAACTTAGGAATATCTATAGGTAGCCAGTGTAGTCTTTTCAAAATTTATATCCTATTAACATGAATCGTTTATATTGATCTAAGTCTAATGTACCTGCGTATAAAATATCCAGCGGATACTTTGTTTTCATTTCTTCTACATTGTCGCATAAATTAGCGTGATCTTCCGCTGGCATATTTGTACTGTGTAATATAACTAACGAACCAGTTCCTATACCGTCGAACCACGTATTATTTATAATATGCTCAGAACTAGGGTTAATTATCAACTCGTAATCGTTAAGATTTATGTCATTGACATCTGCGGTAACATGTTTAAATTGTTTATTAAATCTATTTAAATGTTTAGCAAACACTGTTAATCTACCATCAGGATCTACTTCTGTTATATTGGTGAATCCTAACTTCCATAAGCAGAAAGAAGTAAATCCAAACCAGGATCCTATAACTAATACGGGTACAGTTTTGTCTAGGCAATAATTTTTTAACTCATCTAGCAACCACGTTTTCCCCTGCATTTGTTTTATTCTAAATGCGTCTCGCATTTCTGTTAACGATGTTGAAGAAAATGCGTCTGGGTTATAAAGAGAATTCATAACTTCGGGAATATACGAAGCAACTAACGAGTAGTCTAAATCTGATCCTTTTAAATTATTCATGTTGTCTAGAATTAAAATGAGTAATTAGCCATTTATAATCATTTATTTTATACAATAAATCTAAATCGTCATTACACAAGTTTACATACTGTTCTGCATCAAGGTAACCTCTATAGCACCATATCGCATTGTTTGTGCCGTTATCTAAATGTTGGTATGATTTCCATATGTCTAAATATTTTTCAACGTTTACTGCTAATGGACGATCTCTAAAGATCTTAGATAATAACTTAACGCAATGCCTAAAAGAAGTTTTCCAAGCATCGTATGGTATAGTGTTATATCTAGTAATTGATAAAACTTTATCCGGACTAATTTTTGCAGCAGTTGCAGCAACAGAAAAATCTCCCTGGCTCATGTCAGTATTAACAAAACAATCTTTTCGCCATAGTTTAACTCCGCCATTTTTTACACGTATATCGAGTACCGGATCCAGAGCGTAGAACCATAATAAATCTCTCGCAGGATCTGGCTCCCAATCTAAGGTTTCAGTTAGCCAGTTATCTCCGTCAATAGTCCAGAAATGTTCAGTCGTTGATAACGCATTACATGCCATATGTGCTTTATCAATTCCCAAGATACCATGTATTCTTTTTGCGGCTGGATGAAGTTCAAGTACACGTAACCAATTTTCTTCTTGATTGGCTTCATTAAATGTAATATGAAAAATATCAAACGTAGTCATTCATCGTCCTTTAAGTCAGCAACCAACCAACCGATTTTAAATAAGTCATCGGTTATCTCGTCAGTAACTACACTTTCAGGAACATAGGCAGCAACTTTCTTACGAATTATTTCTTGTTCTATAGTTAGTTCTTGTCCGTCATCTTGATCATCTAGGTACCCGTCATTGCGTATACCGCTACAGTACCAATCAATATAATCACCTTCTTCTCTCATATCGGCAATTATGCCACCGGCATGTCTCCAACTACAACTCCATCGTTCGTCTTTCAAAATAGGCCACATCTCGCGTTTAGTGAATTCATTATTACACATGGCAGCATATAGATGTTGGGCATATACTTGATCTCCTCGAACTTTTTCTAACATCCATTCACAAGTTCTTAAATCGTACTCCATATTATGTTTTTGCCATGCTGGATTATCTTCCTGTTCCTCGGCTTGCTCTGTCCAGCTATTGTAAAATTTAATCATGCTTACTACATCTGGATCTTGGAGACTTGTGCCTTTTTGTTCTATTCGAGCAATATAATTATTACGTTGAAAAGTGAATCGCTCACTGCTTTTAGATATTTTTTTTGACATATACTATTATATAGCATACATAAATTTTAGTCAAAAAAATAGGCACCAAAGTGCCTATTTTAATTATTGTTCTAGGAAAGATACTACTGCTCGCCTGGCTTCTGCTGAAGATACAGTTCCGTGTCCTTGTCCGTTTAATAGAACTAATTTACCATTTGTCCTGTCACCCCACTGTGAATCGCATTGAAAGCCTCCGTTAGCAAAATACGGATCGTTACCCCAAGATATAGCTATGATTGGTGTATTAGCACTAGCCATCACACCTAAGCTACATACAAATCCAGACACAATGACGCCTTTAAATCCCATATCGGGAGTGCGTGTCGCGGCCATAGCACCTTCGCTATGTCCCATTAAAAAAATACGTTTTTTGTCTGCCCATTTCATAGTTTGAAGTTGAGACATGGCATACGCTACTTCTGCTGGCCTAAGCCTGTTAACAGGTACTAATCTTAAATTGTTAATTCTCTCTGTGGTAGAGCAGTTAACAACTCGATTAGGTATTGCGAAAGAATCAGGTAACACTACAATATATCCATTATCTTTCAGCAAACGAGCCCACTGTGTTTCCTCTTGTGTAATGCCTGTACACCCGTGCATCAAGACAACAACAGGCAGTGGACTGGTTACTTCCACAGTACTAATTTGTTTGGTAAAGAAATTTCCAGGAACATGTACTTCGGCCTTTTCCCAGGATTTACTAATGTCGTAGGCTTCTAACGGCAATGCGTTAACAGAACTAGCTAATAAGAATAACAATGTAGCAATAATTTTAGACATACCAAATTTCCTTAAATCCTTCTTCTTCTGTTGGATCTTCCCAGCTAGCAATCATGCTGGCAATAACATGATCCGGAATCTCTTTGCCAGGGCGGCCCATCAATCGTCGCATTAGTTCCGTATGCTCAGGTGTCTTAAACACCACGGCAATATGCTCATAGTCTGTTAACATGTTAAACTTGCGAGCACGACTTTTAACGGTAGTGCTTGTTTGATCCCAAATGATGTCGCGATTCATTTCACGAGCCACAACAACTTCTTTTGCCATAAGGTCTACGGCAGTGGGCATAAAGTCTACAAACACTTCACTGTAGGTGCGTCCTACTTCCTTTGCGTAGATTTCAACCCATTTGTCTGTACTAATATGGGCACAGGTTAACGCCCAGTCTTGTTCAGCTACCCAGGTAGATTTTCCGCTACCTGGGACTCCAATTAGTTGATAACACTTTGGCATAATACTCCTTACATTGTTGGGCCGTTGCCGTTTTTAAAACCTACACTGCCACCTTCGGCTTCGATACGAGCAATAACATCTTCGAACAAGATAGGTTCAAAGTCAGTTTGCTCCACGCAAACACAATGATAACGAACATCGTTCTCATCGCTGTATAAAACTTCGCCAGTTCTAGCATCAACACCGCGAGCCTTCTTCACACGGTTGGCGTGAGTGTGTCCGTGAATGTTAACTCCAAAACGACCCATGCTATCACTATGTAACGGGATATGGCTCAAGATCATTCCGTTCATAACATGATATGCTCGTAATTCACGGAAGTAAGTCCTATACTCGTCATCACGGAAGATGTCGTGGTTACCGCGGATTAAGACCTTGTCACCGTTTAAGCGACCTAATGTCTTTAATGCCTTACGGTTAATGACCGCATCACCTAAGTGATAAACTTTATCAGTTGGCTTAACTTTGGCGTTCCATTTAGCAACCATGGCTTCGTCCATTTCCTCTGGACTGTCCCATGGCCTTAACTTGGTAACACCGTCGTTACGTGTGAAGCGACATACACCCATGTGACCAAAGTGTGTGTCGCTTACTAAAAATACACTAGGCATATTGCCCTCCTTTCTTTAATAAATTTCTTTTACAATTTTAAATTCTGTTCCTGGATACTTTGCTTTGAATTCGTCAGTTTTAACATAGTCGTTAAACTCTTTTGCGTTAAAAAACACTCGATGAAAAACTGATTTGTGATCCAGAGTAGTTACTGTGAGGTAAACTGATTTTGCTTTGCCAGCCATTAAAGTGTCCTTTTATTCAATTGCTTTTCTAAAAACTATCTCTTGTCGGGCAAAAGCATCTTGTTCCCAAGGCTGATCCAGATATTTTGTTCGTTTAGTGTAGCGTTTGCCGCACCAATAATTTACACCATTCTTTACTTTAAGAATGCCTTTGGCAAATTGGCGTACATGGACCATCTCGTGTGCCAGCGTAACTCCGATAGACTTGATAGACATAGTGGGTTTAATAACTATTACATAGCTATCCAAAATGTCCACAGGAACAGTATAACCCATTCCTTCACAATCTTGTTCTAATCGAATAACCAGCGACTTCCTAGTGTTGGTTAAGCCCAATTGCTCAACTATCGAAGGAAGAATAGCTTCGATAAACTTTTTCTTCGTTCGACTACGTGCTTCTACAAGATAATCCATGCTCGCTCCTTGTTAGTGTAAATGTATTATAACACAGAACTCGCGGTCAGTCAACCGATCTAAAAGTTCTCCAGTCGTCTAAATTAGGCTTTTCGTCCGAATCGTATGTCCAGCCGAGGGCTTTCATCATACGATGCTTGACCAAAAGATTTGGACTACGGAATCGACCCGTATCTTCAAAACCCAACATGACTCCAAGCTCACAAACCGCACCCGATCTGCAAACGCCGGCGTAGCAATGAACTACAACGTTCATACGGTTAGCCAAAGCGTGTTGTAGCAGTCGAACAAGTTCAGCGGCCTGCTCATGACTACACCGCATGGCTTCGTCTAATGCAAAGTCCTTTTCTTCTATGTCTAAAAATTCAAAGTTATGTTGTTCTTTGAACTTGTGTGCGGGTACGGGGCGCCAGCTGGCTGGATCAACAATGCTGATCAGCATACTGTTCTCTCCGGCTTCGTGATGGAACCTTGTGGGTATATCAGCAGCCGCTACGTTTTCAATCCATGGCATATATGCCTCCTAAGTTTCTATGTCGATGTGTCGACCTTTGTCTAAATCTAGACGAAGATTCCTTGCCACTCGTTCTGCTATTATTTGATCAAGTCTGCGCTGTTCAATCTGCTTGCTGTAATCTTGTTCTCGTTGTTTTTCCAATCGAGACTGATCCAGACGATACTGTTCTTGATTATATTTTATAACACTTTGTTCTGCTCTTGATATTTCCATTACACTCGTTCCTTTTTAACACGGCCGATGCGACTCGCCTTGTTCCAATCATAAACAACACCATCTGGGCATAGTCCGTTTTTAACGCTGTCAACACCAAACATGCCCACAATTTCAAAATCTGGACCTGTGATAGAGACAAACTCATTCATTGCCTTGGCAGTGCTCATTGCTTCATCCAATGTTGTTACATCGAATGTTACTACCGATCCTTTTACCTTATACATTTTTTGTTCTATCTTCAAAATTTTCATCATTACATAACGGATCAAATATCAACATCATTGCGCCTTCCAAATATGTGCGATCAACTGCTTTTGAGCATTCAAAATATTCGATAGTCCATGATACAGGATCCCACCATTGTTCTTCTCGGGTCGCTTTCCAACCCTTACCGTGGCTAGTGCCTTCTTTCAGAATGGCATACGCCTTATTGTGGTGATGTTCAAAACGAGCACGGATGCCTGAACCACCACCGCCTTGTCCTACATAAATGCAAGTATCACCTTGCCAAATGCTGTACAGTCCATTACTTTTTGGTAACGATTTAAACTCGTTAAAAGAATGGGTTTGGATAGCTGGGCTAATGCCGCAACGCTGAAAGTCGGGTTGTAGTTTTGCTAATTTCATATCATTATTATAACAGCATCTGACTATCTTGTCAATAGCCAAATGTGTTGTATATTTACAACATTTATGACCCATTTAAATGCCCTACAAGCGTCGATAACGGTTCTAAGCAGGTCAACATTGCCCTAGCTGTTTTAAACTCAGTGTAGGGCTGTATTTTGGGTAACAACAGCCAAAAAAATAGCACCCGAAGGTGCTATTCAAAACTAAGTTTTTGCTTAAAAAGCATCGTAGTAGTGGAAGTTCTTTTCTTTCACTTTGGTAAGTGTAAGAGCATGACCATCCTTGTTCATGAAGATAAACATGCCACTTTGTGGATCAATCTTTTGGATTTCAGCTGGCGTAAAACTAGCTTCTTCCCAGTTCCAATCTGCATCTTCCTTGTCGTCGTCTTTGTCAGTCCAGGGTAGGCCTGCGTTAGACACTTTGAACGACAAGTGGATCTTGCTTTGGAGTGGATTACCTTTCCATTCGCGAGACTCCAGATGCTTTTGTTCAACAGGAATACCTTTGAAGCTCAGTTGAGTTGAATACTTGTTGCCGTCATCAAATTCTGGTTTGGCATTCAACATCTTCAATGCTTCTTCAGGAGATTCATTGTAGCGATTCATTTCTTCAACTAATGCTTTCAGCATGTCAAAGTTGAACTGGTTAAACAACATGGCAATTGAGCAAATCTTAGCAATGTGTTCCTTGGCATTCAAGTTGTCCTCACAGTACTCGATGATAAAGTCCTGTGTCAAGCCTGTGTAGTCCAGCATGTAGTAGATACGACCTGGACGATTACGCATGTGGCTATCCACACGCCACTTGTCGTTACAGGTAATCACAAACATTTTCTTGCTGGGGAATACACCGTCCAACAAAGTCAGCATGGCTTCTTGCTCTTGTGCGTCGTAGACTTTTTCAAACTCGTCAAACAACACAACACATGGTTGCTCGATAGCCTGAATCAAGGCATTGAACTTATCACCGGTCCACGCATTGTTAATAACAATGGTAGGATGGCCTTGATTGGCTGCATGAATTGACAAGGCTTTTGCCAGCAAACTTTTGCCGCTACCTTTCTCACCAGTAAGCATTACGCCAGTGCTGGCACTACGATCCATGAATGTATTAAAAATACGATTTGTATTTTTGTCTAAGTCGCCGTACCGCTTGCCTTTGATCTCAAACGAATCAATTTGTTCAAGATACAACTCACCACTCATTGGATTTTCTTTAATGGTAAAATTAGCCGCTGGTAGTGCCTCGTGTAGGTCCATGGCTTCTTTTGATGTTACACGAAACGAGATTCCTGATTTTAAAAAATATGACATGTTAGTCTTTTGATGTAGTGTAGTACAATTACTATAGGTTAATTATAACATCTAAAATGTTTCTAGTTGCCTACTTTGACAGAATTAATATAAAAAAAATAGCACCCGAAGGTGCTATTTAAAAACAATGTTTTTACAGCTTGTAACGATCACTCATTACAGTCTTAAGCATGATGCCTTCTGGAGTGAACTGATCCAAGTCAGCGGCTAGCAAGCTAGTCATTATACTTGGGCTGAATCCACTTACCAATGCGGCACCACTCTTGTCAGCCTTAACAGGCACGTTGTCTGAACTGTTTAGGTTCCAGAAAACAACTTGTGGCATGCTGTAGCCTGCGGCTTCGAACTTGCGTTCGATCATTTCCATTGCGCTGTCGTCGTGCTTGGCGCATTGGTCAAACTGCATGTCACTCAAGATCAGCAACATGGCTGGCATGTCGCTGGCTGGTACTGAACCCTTAACCGCTACGTCTAGAATCTTGTTCATAGCCGCGTTTAGGTTAGTGCTCATGTCCCAATCACTCTTGCTCATTTGAGCAACCTTGTCAACAATGTTACCCTTTAGAGTAACAAGTTCTGGCTTGCTAGAGAAAGTCAAGAAAGTGTCCTTGAACACACCCTTGTTCTTGTCTGCTAGGTACAGGCCCAAGCTGATTGAAACATCCATACAAGTCACATTAGTGTTCTTTCCTGCTGGGCAAGACATAGAACCGCTAACGTCTACGATTGGCATGATGCTGGCATCTCCCACATAGTTTGGCAAAGCATCCCACTGTGCCACGATGTGGTCAGTGGCTGTCTTGTCCAAAATTGCACGGTTGTAGCTTCCGATAACACCCTTCAACACGTCATGTGGGAAGATTGCGCTGGCGTTAACCTTGACAGTCTTGTCACCACTTACCAACTTGGCCACATACTCAGCGAATGCTGGTGTGTGACGGCTGAATGCCTTCTTGTAGTTGCGTGAAGCAACACTTGGCACGTGACTGAAGTTGATGTTGTCCCAGTCGTTGGCACACATTTGTGTTTCCACAACTGTGGTCATTCCCACTAAACTCTTACGATACTGCTTTGGAGTCATTCCAAAGAATGCTCGTACTTCAGCCGCAATCTTGCCCTTACGAGGAGTCCACTTTGCGGCCAGACCGTTACGGGCACGTAGGGCATCGCCCAACATGGTATAAGCGGCTGACTTCAAGTCAGGGTTAGTGAAGACAAAGATGTCATCCCAACGGCCAACTTCAGGGATCTTGCGTAGCAAAGCCAAAGCGGCGTCTGGGTCACGCTTTTCTAGATGTACTAGAATGTCGCGGAACAATTGACGTTCACCTGCACCACCACGGACATCACGTGCCCATTGTGCGATGCGTAGTGCTACGTCACTGTTTTCTACATAAGCGGCAGTGAAGTCGCCTACAATGTTCTTACCACGGCTTGCGCCGATCTTGTAGAACAGGTCCACAGTGGCCTTGGCTGTGCTCTTACGTGCCTTCATGCCATTGGCAGTACGGGCTTCTTGGTTTGCTATTGCTGTTACAAATGCGTTCATTTTATTACCTCACAGAATGTGTTTTTTTTCGATATGCGTGAAAATTTAAAGTTGCTGTTAACATTCTAAAACTTTAACAGGATGATCGTGCCAATTTGTTTAGTATTCTGGTCTGACCAATTACGGCACTCAGACCCTATCAACATTCATGTTGACTATTCACACTCGGCTTTCTGTAGTGAACACATAGTATGTCTTTCCATACTGTCGTCTATTCCATCTGCGTACATGGTATTTCACATGTATAAACTTTTCAGTCCACCCTTACGGGGCACATTCTATAGCATTAAGCGTTAGTTTAAATTGCTGTAGTCATCCAAATATAACAGGATCGTTTTCTACTTTTTGTTTTTATCGAGGAGACTTATCGAAACTCCTCTATCTTCACTGTCCTTGCTTGCGCATTGTCTTTAACCTTCAAAGCCCCGAAAGGCTCCAGCTAATAACAGGGTAAGTGAAGCAATCCATAGTAATATGTAGTTGCTGTACCGATCCTAAAACTGTCCACAAGCATTATTGCTTGCTATGTGACTATTATAACAGTATTGCGCTGTCTTGTCACTACATTTTGGCTAAACTGCTAAAATATAAATTGGTCGGAGTACAAGGATTCGAACCTTGGACCCCCTGGTCCCAAACCAGGTGCGCTACCAGACTGCGCTACACTCCGAATTAACTTGCTACAATATGCGGTATATATGGAACTGCTCTTGGACCACCATACAGTTGCTCGAAAAGTTTTTTAGCCTCTTGCGGTGTATCCGCATAGATACGTTTCTTTTCTTCACCTTGAGGTGTTCTTACAGTTGCTTCATACATTGGCATATTGTATCCTTAAATGGTACCTGGTGTCAGACTCGAACTGACATCGTTCTCCGTGTAAAGGAGATGCATAACCTCTCTGCGCAACCAGGCATTAAATTTTGGAGCGGGATGGGAGAATCGAACTCCCGACATTAGATTGGAAATCTAAGGTAATGCCATTTTACGAATCCCGCACACTTTATAGGTGCTCTCTGTGGCGCTTGAATCCACGGCAGCCCTTCTCTTCATGGCCGGTCCTTGCTTTGGTCGACGTTGGCAAGTTTCTCGGTGTTCCATTGTAGCTACTCAGAAAGCACGTATAAAGTGTCCGGCTACTCACACCACATGAGCCCCGGACTGAGCAGTTACTCTGTCCATAACATTTTCTTCTTCTGGAAAGGCTGTTAATCCTCACCCTAGGCAGTTTCCAGTATCCCTTAAATGGGGACTGTGAGGTCAGGTCCTAGTGTACCCTCTGGTCTATCGTTACAGAGACGCTATTTCGTTACGTAGAAATAGTAAGACGGGTTTTTAACAGGATAGGCTTTGCCTTATTTTTTATTTAAAACTTGACAAAGCGAACAAGTTCGTCCGGGTCGCCCCAGACCTTTGATACGGTTATTCACCGTTAGTGGTTTGCTGTCTCTATCCTAAAACTGGTGCCCAATGTCTGATTCGAACAGACGACCTACCGCTTACAAGGCGGTTGCTCTACCCCTGAGCCAATCGGGCTATATGTTACTTATTTGTTGCTGTCTGTATATTATAATTGATTTGACTTTGTTTGTCAAGTCTTTCAAATTCTTCATCTTCAAGTTTGGCTTCTTCTAGACGCCTAGGATCAGGCTTTCGAAAAATAGTATCATAATTCGAACCAAATGCTTTCAAATCTGTTGGACGTTGTTTACTGCCCTTACTCATAATAAACTCCTACTATTCTTGGTGGAGGTGACAAGGATCGAACTTGCTACATCCTGCTTGCAAAGCAGGCGCTCTCCCAAATGAGCTACACCCCCAAATATTGGCTCCACAGCCTGGGCTCGAACCAGGGACCAATTGATTAACAGTCAACTACTCTACCAACTGAGCTACTGCGGAATAATTCTTAAACTTGAGTACTTGCTGTACCCGTATCATTTGTTTGGTAATTTGCGGCACCCTGTGGACGCTTGTTATCTCGCGGTTCACGTTTTGGAACAATGGCAGCGGCTAATTCTGCTTGGATCATTGCTCTCTTAAATTCGTTACGCTCATGTGCGTCAACGATAGTACACATGAATCTTTTTGACTGCTTACTGAGCTTGAATGTCTTGTTTGGTTTTAACATAATTACCTTTTTAAAAAACTTGGCGGAACGACTGAGACTCGAACTCAGAACCCGGATTACGCCGAGCGACAGATTAGCAATCTGCTCTAATACCATTATAGGACCGTTCCATATATACTATGTAGCTGGGAGGCTTCGAACCTCCATGGAATCCTGGATTATATCCTGACCCGTCCCCTGACCTATGCTATGAGCATAGCGGGAGCTTTGCCTATTTGCTTACAGCTACACAGTAATTATACAATCTAGCTGTGAGTATGTCAAGTGTTTTGGCGGGTCTTGAGAGGATCGAACTCCCACCCTCGGTTTCGAAGACCGAGATGATATCCATTTCACCAAAGACCCTAACTGGCCTCGCCACCCGGAATCGAACCAGGATCTACTCTTTAGGAGAGAGTGGTTCTATCCATTGAACTATGGCGAGATATAAATTGGTACCAGCGGAGGGAATCGAACCCTCTCAAGAACGCTAATCTGGCGCTAAAAGGCTTATAAGACCTCTCTGACTTCCAAGTCTCGCTGGCATAAAAATGAATTTGTTAAAGATGTTCCACCACATTATAGGAACCATTCACCCGAATTAACAAGCTCGAGCGGGATTCGGTAAGTTACTTGGAATACTTGTCCAGCTTGCAACCGATCTGCCCGCGGACACTACGTGCCCGGGTGGGAGTCGAACCCATTACCTTCTACTATATCAGTCCTTCGAAGAAACCTAGATAGCGTGACTTTCTCTTGCTAACACTCTAACAAAACTTGGAGCGGGATAGGAGAATCGAACTCCTGACTAAACCTTGGCAAGGTTTCGTTTGACCATTAAACTAATCCCGCATTATATTGGTGCCCAGGGCGAGACTCGAACTCGCAAAATTTGGCTTCTAAGACCAACACGTATACCAATTCCATCACCTGGGCTTAATTTGGATGCGGGTGACAGATTCGAACTGCCGATGCACCTGGCTTATGAGACCGGTGTGGTAACCACCCTACCCGCGTAACTATTTATTATCTGACTCTTCGCAGATAATCTGAATTGATTTTTCCACTCTGTATTTCTAACAGAGCTGTAACCGGAGCATTCAATTGCTCAGGACTTTCACTTAATCTGTGTTGCCTTGCCAATTCTCTTGCTCGAATTGCGGCAACAATAACAAGGTCGAATCTGTTGCCTATGTTGCTAACACAGATATCGGTATTGATATCTGTTCCCCGACTTGCTATATTATTACGTTTCATAAGTTTCCTATTAAAAAAATTGGCGTACCCACTAGGACTCGAACCTAGACTGACGGTTTTGGAGACCGCGATGCTGCCATTACACTATGGATACATATTGAATTTGTCTATCGTCACACAATGTCCAAGTCGTGCGCTGAACCCTACTGCTATTACGTTCGGGCTTGCTACGGGCTTCGAGTACATACACAAGTGTCTTGGGCGACTCGCGTATCACATAAGGGTAACCGTACACACATAAACAAAACTGGCGCCCCGCAGGGGACTTGAACCCCTGACCCTCGGCGTGACAGGCCGATACTCTAACCAACTGAGCTAGCGGAGCAGAAACTTGGAGCAACGAGAGGGATTTGAACCCCCGGTTTTACGGATTTGCAATCCGTTGCATTGGGCCACTCTGCCATCGTTGCATAAATTGGTGGAGATTACTGGGATCGAACCAGTCGTGCCCGAAGGCGGCGGATTTACAGTCCACTGCATCACCATTGATGCTTCATCTCCATATAGAAACACACTAACACCGCTGGCAAAGTAATTATATTACTTGATACGATACCTAATGTATTTCTATATGGCGTCCCTACGGGGATTCGAACCCCGGTACTCACCGTGAAAGGGTGATGTCCTAGGCCTCTAGACGATAGGGACAAAATTCACAATTGATTTTTTAAAGAACAGTGTTAATTTCTTAACATGTACTTATTATAGCGTCTTCTGAGGTTGCTGTCAACTACTTTTTGAATTATTTTAAATTATATTCTAAATAATTCTTAAAAAATTCTTTATTTTTTTCAGCAAGTAACTTATAGTCTAGGTCTTGTTTGTTTGTATTCATTATTTCAGAAAACTCAAAACCCGCACTCGCATGTTCTCCCAAACGCCAAGACGTTGGCTTACCAATATGGTCCATTATAGAATTTAGTGACTTAGAAAATTCTGTTACTGTTTTTGCGTCCCAGTAATCGTTTTCCCAAAACTCTGTCTGTAATGGTTTCATAAATCTGTAACCGTACTGGCTATAGTTCTCATCAAACTTACTTTTGTAGGCCGAAGCTGGATCTCTAGATATCCCTAATGGATTAAATCTCCAATCATACATTTCATTGTCCAAACACCACTGATGAGTAGCGTATAAATCTTCTCTAGTTTCACCAGTTAGCCCAGCAATAAAACTCAATTCAAATGTTATTTCGTCTTTCCATGTTTGCTTTAATGTTTGTAAAAATTCTTTTCCGTGTACGCCATTCCAACCTTTACCTACAATTTTACAAGCATCCTTATGAAAACTTTCAATTCCAAAGTATGCGCTTTTGAGTCCTGAGTCTTTTAATTGCTGTATTGAACCTGGTCGAGATCCTATCAAATCTAATCGATTGTAGCCAATCCATTCTAACTTAAATGGTAAATTTTGTACTATTTCAGTTATAGCTTCCATTTTTTCCTGACTCTCGTTAACTGTATCATCAATGAAAAAATATCTAGTTGTACCAAACGTTTCGTAATTGTACATAAGTTCTTCCTTAACCAAGGAATAATCTCTTAGATAAGTATTTTTCTTTTTACCTAGATTAGGATATCTGCAAAATGAACAAGAAAACTGACAGCCCCGACCTAATTCAATTGGCAACACTTCGTACGATTGAACAAAGTCATCTTTCACAAAAGCAGGACTAAGTGTTTTAATATCAAAAGGTGTCCGCGTTAACGATACATTAGATTCCTGATCTAGAAATTTTAATAAATCATTCTCAGCATTTCCGTGCAGCTTAATCCAATCTAAATAGCAATTTTTTGCGTATGAATTAGAGCCTCCTAAAATCCATTTTAACTGAGGGAACTTATTTTCAAGTAGTGGCCTCGAGTTTAAAATCCATTCGGGTTCGCTCACTACCATAGATAGTCTGCCAGTCGTTGTTGCTTTGCGTAATGCCCCGTCGTGCCAAAATGTAGAACTTACACCTATGCCTATAGTTGTAGAGTCTACAAATTTCGAAGTTACTTCAACTAATTCATTAGTAGTAAATTTCTGACAAAAGTCTATTACTTTAACAGTATAGCCATGTCTCCTTAACCATGCGGCTAATTGATACGGACCCAGTGGTCTCGTATGTCCCGATTTATCTGGTAGATAAATCGAATTCCAAATTATAAAATGTGCCATGAGATATTTATTGTACTATCGATCTCATGAAAATTAACTAATATGTAGGACAGGAATAGTTACTTTCGGTTTTGCTGGATATTTTAAATCTGGTTTTGTATGATGAATCCGTCTGTTTCTATTAATATCTTTATAACCAACTCCTAAAATTATCATAGGCTGTCCCTGGATATTTAACACTGTCTGAAGACCGGCTATATCAAAGCATCCGCAATAACCTGTTGAGTATCCTAATTGATGTGCTAATAGATTCAAGTATCCACTAGCTATACCTATGGACATGTGAATGTCGATTAACATACGTTTCTTTGCCGTATCCGACACTAAGCCTGCTGGATGTCTAAACTCTTCAAAGTACGTATTCAAATACGGCCTGTCTGAATTAGCTGTAAGTATATCTGCTAGTGTTAACTGTTCGAATACTACTAACATGTTTGCCAATGTTTGTGAATTATTTTCTATGCTCATTGAGGGTGGAAAATCGAAACCACTTGTATTGTTGTAAACTTGTTCTATTACAGTCCGATTAGTAATAAAATGGCATCGATAAAATGCAGCATTTTGTTTACTGGGGCATTGGGTTACTGCTTCAACTAATAAGTCGATATCTTCTTGCGGAATTGATCGTGTTAAATCCCAATTTCGTTGGCAATGTTGACTTTTTTGAATAGTAATTTTTACTGCTGATTTATCGATCATAATTTCTCTTTAGTTAAAAAATTATTTATCGTTTGGTGCTCCTAGGAAGGATCGAACTTCCAATTACACTATACCAAAGTGTCGGTATTCCATTTACCTATAAGAGCGTTGGTACCGCTTAGTGGAATCGAACCACTATTCACACTTTAGAAGAATGTTGTCCTATCCATTGAACGAAAGCGGTAAAATTTTGGCAGGGGAGATGAGATTCGAACTCATGATGACGATTTCAAAGACCGTTGCCTTAGGCCACTAGGCGACACCCCAACAAATAAAACAGGATACGTTTTTTACGAAGGGCATGGAGCCCTTTGCTCAACCGCTGAGCGAATCTGCCATAAGGCAAATGTTGGAATCGAACCAACGTGTCATAAATGACTTTGCTGTGCGTATCCTTAACTTGGTGTCGTTGCTGGGATTCGAACCCAGATCTCTTCCTTTAGAGTGGAATTTTGATTGTGCTGACTGTATCCTTAACAGGATAACCTTTTATAAGCGTCCTACCATTAGACGACAACGACATGACTGGTACCCCTAGGCAGATTCGAACCGCCATCCAGCAGATTTTAAGTCTACCCGCACTACCAATTAGCGTACAGGGGCATAAATATTTTTGTGAAAACTTACGATCACTTAACACCGCAAGGATTACAGTTTCACCTTTGTTTGTACCAAGGTGTGTGCTGTGTTATGGTACACGATATATACGACAACACCTACTTCGAATTACAATACTTCACTGACGTTAACAAAGCACTTCGCTTTGTCAACAATTTATAATGGTACCCCTTGTCTGATTCGAACAGACAGCCAACTCCTTTTGAGAGAATCCGCACTACCAATTAGCGTAAAGGGGCATATGGTACCTTCGGGCGGGTTCGAACCCCCAACCAACAGTTTCTAAAACTATCCGCACTCCCAATTAGCGTACGAAGGCATTTAAATTTTTGGTAGTCGATGCTGGGTTCGAACCAGCGACCTACACGATGTCAACGTGGTGCTCTACCACTGAGCTAATCGACTATGGTACCCTTGGACAGTTTCGAAATGTCGACCCTCGCCTTATCAAGACGATGCTCTTCCTCTGAGCTACAAGGGCATAAACTACTTAGGGGTGACTATCGGGGCTCGAACCCGAACTACCAGAGTCACAGTCTAGGTTGCTACCATTACAACATAGCCACACCTAAATAGTCTGGTCCTCTCGACAAGAATCGAACTTGTAATGGCCGGTTATCAGCCGACTGTTATACCATTTAACTACAAGAGGAATAAAAACAGGATAGCATTTTTTGGCTTTTTTTACAGAAAAGATTTTTTTGATTTGCTGTTGCTATCCTAAACTGGCAGTGAGTAAGGGATTCGAACCCTTGGGCCCCTAGCGGAGCCGACAGTTTAGCAAACTATTGGGTTAAGCCACTCCCCCAACTCACTATATAGGTTTTCCCGGCGACCAACTATCTTTCTTAAGGACTCGCTGGCTTGTCTCGTGTGAAAGAGTTTATACAGACCTTGTACAATTCTACTGGCGTGTCATGCTCAAGAAATAGGGCACTAGAATACAAGGGACTCATCTCAACGTCTAGCTGGGAAACTTGGCGGAAGACGGAGGAGTCGAACCCCATCCCATTTCTGAGAACCCAGTTTTCAAGGCTGGTCGGCGCACCAACGCACCTGCATCATCTTCCATAACTTGGTGCTCCCTCACGGACTCGAACCGCAATAACCGGACTACAAAACCGGTATAATAGCCTTTATATTAAAGGAGCAAATTTGGCGCCCACATATGGAATCGAACCACAATCCCCGGTTTCGTAAACCAGTATATTATCCATTATACTATGCGGGCAAATTTGGTGGTAATAGTAGGATTTGAACCTACACCTTGCTCCGTATGAAGGAGGTGCACTACCGTTATGCTATATTACCATATAGAAACACACTAGAGTTTTACGATAAACTACGCTCCTGAGTTTCTGCCCAAGAGCTCATAGGTCTGCCTATGTTTCTAATGTGTTTTTATATGGTAGGGGCACAGGGAATCGAACCCTGATAGACCGGTTAAAAGCCGGATATTCTAGCCGTTGAATTATACCCCCATATGGTCCACAGCGTCAGATTCGAACTGACACCTCATCGGTTAAGAGCCGAGTACGCTACCGTTAACGCCAGCTGTGGATGGATCGTAAATATTTTCTTTTACGTGCCATCCAGGACCATACGGGATCCGGGATGACACTACAGTTTACCTGTACGTTTCATGTCATTCTCCTTTGTTGATATTTCTCTTTTGTGCTTGGCGTTCTGATTTCCAGAACACTCGTTTCCAATCTTTCAAATGCTTCCACCATTGTGGAGGCGCAGTTAGGTTACCTTTTTTGACATTTGCCATAGGATTTCCTTTATAAAACAGGATGCTTATTTTTCAATTAAAAGTTGAATTTTTGAATTTGCTGTTCGCATCCTAAAATGGTACACCCTGTTGGAATCGAACCAACTTCAACGGCTCTTCAGACCGCCGCTATGACCACATCAGCTAAAGGTGCATTATACTTGGTCTCCCTACCAGGATTCGAACCTGGACCACACGGCCCCAAACCGTGTACGCAACCTGATAACGCTTTAGAGAGATAAAATTGGTGGAGGCCGAGGGAATCGAACCCTTCTAGTCACGATGCTTGCAAGGCAACGCCGTAGCCCACTACTGCCCCCAATTACAAAGCATACTATTCTAACTCGTCAAAAGAGTCTGCGTTATACGTCTTTAGTATACTTTGTAATTGGCTGTCCGACTAGGGATCGAACCTAGCTCATTCTTCGTTAACAGCGAAGCGCCTACACCATGCTTGCTCTCGGACAATAAAATTGGCGCCATGGACGGGACTCGAACCCGCCTGGTACGGATAGACAATCCGCTGCCCTACCCCGAGGACTACCATGGCATGTTGGTATCGCGTACGGGGATCGAACCCGCCTGAGTAAGTTGAAAGCCTACGGACCTCACCAGAAGTCAAACGCGATGTAATAAAACAGGATAGCATCTTTTTTCCATTAAAAGTGAAATTAGAATTTTTGCTGTTGCTATCCTAAAATTGGTGGAGGCTGATGGAATCGAACCACTTGACAGCCACCCTGCTTAATATGTCTACCGGGTTACAGCCGGCAACAGGGAACAACCTCCAATTTGTTAACACACTCACGACCGGTAATTACCAATCCATAAGCAAACTATGTTCACTTATAAAGAATGTGTATATTAAAAGCCACTAGCAGGAAGAACTATGTTCCACTAGCCTCCAAGGACTAGCCCAACACCAATTGCTTTTAATATGACAGATTTTTCGCTCTAGAAGAAGAGTTTCATCCTTGCCACCGCCCGTTTGCCCATGTTTTAAGTGCGGGCCAGGACCTCGTTTCCTGTATGTTCACACTTTGCGGTCTACAACTGCCCTTGAGCAATCTCGCGCTTTCCAACAGCTTTGTGGTATAGTTTAGCTCTTGCTAACTTGTTCACAATCAATTGCTTGAACTGTTCTTTAGTTAACTCGTACTGCCTAGTCCACTCTGCTTCTTTAATCTTTTTTTCTATCATTCTTCTTGCGAAAAACAAAAAACCCCAGGAGTGTTAATCCTAGGGTCCTTGGAGTGAGCGTGTAATTTGTGTTACACAATGTCCTCCCGGACCCTTGAAATCTCTGGTGTACGATCATATGATAGACTTCCGCCATTAATCGATAACCAAGCGCAGGCTATTACACCTGCCTGTTTGGGCATCGTATTAAACAGTTGATGTCTATTGGACAATTGCATTTTGTTTCTCTTTAAAACCTTGTTTACTTAAACAGCACCATTGCTGTCTATGTGTTAATTATAACGCCTTTCAGCGTCCCTGTCAACAACTTTTGGAATCTTTCTTTGTTGTATTTTTACAACACTCGCAGACTACATTGTTTGCTAACTTGTTTCTATTGTACTACTAATTAGTCTCTGTGTCAACAACTTTTTGTCTTTTTGGACAAATTGTTTTAACAGCGAATCTTTAACAGTCTTTCTATTGTATGTTTATTTAGTCTCTTTGTCAAGAGCCATATGATAATGTGGCATTTTTACAACAAAATAAAAAAGCCACATCGTTATTTAAAATGAACAGTCTAGATTACATGTTTAGTTACCATAATTTCGTCAACTGTTAGACACTGTGATCGTCTACATATAGTTGGAATTGTGTTGAAAACTATTTCATCGTTGAACACATTGCCAATCTTGCCATCGTTCTTACAAATGCCAAAGTGCATGTCGCCGTTGGCATCTATAGCAAGTTTTTTCATTCCTACATTACAACTCCAGCCTTTGAACTTGTTTAAGTCTTTCATTATAATAGAGTATGCACTTGCCTGTGTAGTTTTAATTATGCCATCTTCTTCTACAGTTAAGTTTATCTTAAAATTTTTTCGATTGTTAGTGGGTGCTGCGTTTTTACGCTCATCCTCTATTGATTTAATAATAGCTTTTTCGTCTTCGGAAAAATAATCAAGAGTTAAATCAGACTTTTGTGTGTAATCTTCAAGGTGTCTACTTGTTTGGAATGGCAAATTAATGTGCTGGGTAGTAGTGTTTACTAATGGGAATATAATAAGTTTGTTAATGCCAATCGAGTGCGGTTTTAACTTTTCTTCTAACACATTCACTCTATCGAACAGCGTAGGCACCAGCATGGCCCGTACTTCAACTTTGCCGCCATTTTCTTTTAGACGCACTGCAAGATTAACAAATTTTTCAATATCTGCGGTTTCTGGATGAAAACTAAGAAATATGTTAACAGATTTTAAAGCTTCGCTACAACGCTCGTACATCTTTGCGGGCATACTACCATTAGTAAAAATAAAAATCTTAAACTTGTGTTCTACTAATCGTTGTAAGAATAACTCAAAATTTGGTATGAGAAAAGGTTCGCCGCCAGTTAGTACTACTAACACAGTTTTATCTTCCGGCACTGCTGCCTTTATCTTGTCCGATACTGCCATTAAGTCTTCGACTTTTGGCATTGTGTTAACATCTATAGTTCTGTGATTGTAAGGCTCGCAATAAGAACAGTCGTAATTACACATATCAAGTGGCTTCCAATGTACAATGTAATCAGTTAACCAATTGTCTTTTTCAATTCTTAGGAGATTCATATTTTGTAGCATAAAAAACAATGTGGCCGAAGCCACATTGTTTATAAATCAATTTGTGTTTAGATTGATTCAATCCAATCTGGTATGTGATTTAAAACGTTCTTGTTAATTCCTAACAGTTCGTTAACTTCATTGGGCAGTACAGGAACTTCCATCATTTCAGGATGCCACACTAAACCCCAGATTGGTTTAGTCTTATGTTTAAACCCTTCGATGTTGCCATCTAAGTCTACTGCAATTGCGTCATAATCAGTACCTACAGTAACAATGTTAGAACCGTGGAAGCTATTAACTAACACATTATGTCCTTCCATTGTTACTACATGTTCTGTTCCTCTATGATTTTCAATATCATCACACACTGCTCCAGATATCTCTGCTAGAAAAAATGCCCCATGACAAATACCAAGAATAGGAATATTGTGTTCTATAGCATAGTTATATAACTTTAACTCAGTGTACAAACGTGTCATACTAGAATTCCCGCCACTTAATATTAACATATCAAATTCGTAAATCTTACCAGTATCCACATTTGGTATGGGCATAACATCATGTTTCTTCAAGAAGGTATGCCATACATGACTTAAACAATCATGTGTGAGACCGCTGTTTCCAACAATCTCTTCACGTTGACTAATTGCAATTTTCAACTTATACCTGCTCTTGTGTTAACGGGCGAGTAGTTTTGCCATAAGCAGCTTCGATCATTTCACGAGTGCCTGGTAATTCCACTGTACCTTTACAGTTAACTTCGAACAAATCTAAACGCATCTGTTTTGCCAACTCAACTACGCGAGCTTGCTTTTCAGGTGTGTCACAGATTTGTAAAAGTTTACGACGTCCCATCTTGCTATGAAATTTTTCATCACGAGCAATCTTAGCATAAGTGGTTGCAATGAAAGAATCTTCAACACAAGTTGCCATCATGGCCCAGTTACGTGCAGCACGGCCTTCGCCGATCAACTGATATAACGCCATGGCTAATTCGTCTGTGTCGCAATTATATTCTGTAAGAATCTTTGCGCCACGAATTGCTTTGTTATTTGCCATGTCAAACTCAACTGCTGCAGCAACATCGATAGGACCTTGATTTAGATATTCAACAACATCTTTAACCATACGGAAGTGATTGGCTTCGTCCAGGGCCTGCTTGCTCAACAACTGAAGTTCTTTTGGATCCATGTCGACTGGAGCATTAGCCACTTGGCCAGCAAGTTCAATCATGTTCATGCGTTCATTAACCATGCGGCCAGTGAAGTGCTTGACTAATTCTTCTCTTGTTCTGCCTTTGTAGTATGCTTCAACTTGACGCTCCGAAGCTGCAAACAATGTTTCATTTTCCGCTTCGATTTGATCTACAAATGAAGTTACTTGCTTGCTGCCGACTTCTTCGGCTACCATTTTTTCTAATTCTGCTGTATCAAATTTCATAGTTAATTCTCCTGATTAATAAATTTCTGCCACTGCTGTGGTTTTATGTTCGCCGCGAGCATCTAATGCCCAGTCAGCGCCATAGAAATCTTCTACCATCTGACGGCTTTCTTCAATTCGCATTGTGCCGTTACAGTTAACTTGGAACATATCTTTACGCATCTGATCAGCGATTGTACGTGCGTACTGTTGCTTTTCTTCTGTGTCAAGTAATTTCACTAACTGTGTTTTACCTATTTTACTGTGGAAACGCTCATCAGCTGCGATCTTTGCGTATGTATTAGCAAGGAACGGATCTGTTAGGCAGTCTGCCATCATTTGCCAGTTACGGCTTGCTTGCCCTTCAACAATTGCTTGGTATAAAGCAAGAGCGATAGGATCGTTTTCGCAATTGTATTTCTTTAAAAGTTTAGCACCTTTAACGAATGTGTCTTCTAGTTCACGTGTAACAGTTGATCCAATGTCGACTTTTTCTTCGCCGATATATTCAACTACATCACGTACCATACGGAAGTGATTGGCTTCGTCAAGAGCTTGTTTACATAGGCTCATGAGTTCTTTTGGGTCTGCGCTTGCGTCTGAATTTGCTACAGATTTCATAATTTCTGTTAAATTCATTCTTTCGTTAACCATTCTACGTGTAAAGTTTTTAACTAAATGCTCTTTAGCTGGCTTACTGTCGTAAAATGCTTTGATTTGTAATTCACTTGCTCTGTAAAGAACTTCCGTATCTTCCCAGATTTGATCTACTACTTGTTCTGATGTTGTCATGGTTGACTCTCCTTGGTTGTCTATTGTATTTATTTCAAATTTTAATATTTGGAGTGTTTGACGCTTTCCATAAGAATTCGTCAGTTTCAGGAGTACGTAATCCTGTAATTAACAGCATTGCTCTTGGTGTAAATGCTGCGTTAGCGGAGTAGTGCGGTGTGTGTGCGTGACGTAGAGTGTTGAAATCGCCAGCTTTCCACCCTTGATGTATATAATTTCCGTATCCAATCAAGTGCCCAGGGACCCAATCTGTAAGCATAACCATTACACGCATTAGCTTAGTTTGATCCTGTGGCGCAAATCTAGTTCTTCTTTGGAAGAAATCAATATGATACGGAAATACTTGACCCGACATTTGGATATGGCAGGTATATTGGAAAGGTTCTGGTTCAAATTTAAAAGCATTAACCATCTTCATGATAGTTGGGCCTAATTCTGCTGTTTTATTGATAATCTCATATTTTTCATATGAAAAATCAGTCGACTCGTTAAAGAAATCTTTTTCTTGATTGTAATGTTCTATTACATTACCTTTTGGTGGGAAGTATTGTTGAGTTAGTGATTTCCCGTCAACTGTACTATGTGCCCTATTGGCCATAGTAGTTGGTTTAGATACAGCTATTGCATCTTGTAGTTCTTTTGCCCAATCACCTTCAAACTTACCCAATCCGATTACTCCGTCAAATCTTGGATCAATTCTGGTTGGGTCAAAGTGATATGCACTGTGCGAAACACATTCTTCTAGTAAATTCATAAAAACTCCATTATATATTAACTATATTTATCATAGTTACTTGACGTTCCAGGGATTTATTACGGCTACTGTTAAGGTTTCAGGAAGACCCTTGCTAATTCCGTCCGTGTGCTCTAGTAGTATTCCGGAGCCGCGGTTTGCGTTTTCGAATCTAGGACACACAGTGGGGAAGTTTTCTTTAATCCATTCTAGTGTAAATTGAGATGTTTCTAAATTATGCCGCTTGATAAAATCTTTACTGGCAACTAATTCTTTGTTTATTTCGTCCCATATAGCATTGTAGTCACCGTTGTACCAATAGTAAGCATCGTACACAGTCTTATGTCCACCTGAAAATTCCCACCATACATAACACTTGTGAGGTTCTTGTAATACAATTACAATAGCATCATCTGGAAACATTTCTTTAATCTTGTCCAGATGGTACGCAAATAAATGAGATTTGTGTATTCTCACTAATTCCGTCACACCTTCTTGATTAACAAATACTGAGTCAACAGTCTCAATGATATGTTCTTTAGTGTAGGTGTTGAAATTCAGAATCCACTCTCCAAATTCGTTACCTAGATTAAAGTAGGCACCGCGGTGTCCTCTGTGACTGCGAGCAGGTGTTACGTCAGTATTATCACTTGTTGGAATTGCTGCTCTTAGCTGGCGGTCTACACCTGACCACATAGAACCCGGTGGTCCTGTTAAGAAAATTCTTTTTATTTTTACTTCTGCCATACAAATACAAACCTTTTATTATCGTTTAATGTAATAGGCTTCACAAACAGTAGATTATGTTTGTTTGCCAAATACTCTATCTCTTCTTTTTTCCAGTAATACGTGCCAGGTGCACCATCCCCCGGATTTACACGCATATATATTTTGCCGCCTGGCTTTAACCAAGACAGTGCTTTTTCAACTTGTCTCTCTATTAGTTTGAATGTGCCTAGATTAATAGAACCTAAAATTAATAATATGTCAAAGGATTCTGCTTCACATTCAAAATCCATCATGTCAACAACATAATCGGCAGCATTATTATATTTGTCAATGCCTATAAGGTTTTTAATGCGACCTTTAAACTGATTAAATCCACAACCAATATCTAACACCTTTGCGTCATCGGGAATTTCCGATACTATAACTGCGTCACTTTCAACATTTCTATCTTTCACAAAATTTTCAAAATAAGTTGATAGTGCTGAATCGTAATCAGTCATCTTTCTTCCTTAAGGTATAGCGATAGCTTTCGCCCACTTGTCCGTGAAATTTTACAACTTCTTTCATATGATCATCTAACCAGTGTGTTTCTACAGGCGTAATGTACTTAGCATTTGCGTTATCTTGTAAAATTAAATCTAATCTGTCCTTAGCCACATCGATAGGAAAGTCTAACAGTTGCGAGAGCTGTTCCAAGTATCGATGTTTATACAAATATAGAGTTTCAGTACTTACAAAAATTGGTTTATACTTATCTAAGAATTCATCGTAGGCATCTAAGAAAATTGGAGTTGTTATTTTCTTACGTACTCTGCTTTGTTGACACTCTAAAATATTTCTATCTCTAGCGATTACTCCTAACTTGACTTCAAATCCTGCTAATTCTGCTGCGCTAATAAATTCATCAAATTTAGGTGTTCGTAGAACTATAGTATCGTCAATCTCCGGACCACCTCTATTGATATAAGGGCATGAGATACTAGTGTAGTAGTAGTCATGTGGCCAATCTAATTTTTGAAATAAGCTCGGGTCTTCCCATACTTCGGCAAATGGTTCGTCACCGTGTCCTATCCAATAGTCTTTAGTCAGCTGATGCCATCCTTGTACAGTAGGAGTTTCGCTGAATATTTTTGCCCACATATGATTGCCCGAACCTTGCGGGCCTGTTAGAATTAAAAGTTTTTTCATTTTGCTTTATATACAATTTCTGGCTTATACACTGCGTCCAAACCGATACCCTCTGTGGTAAATTTGTGTAGATTTTTTAAATTCTTTTCTGTTACCTGTTTACGAATAACGTCATAAGCACGAGTCATATCTTTACCTACAAACCATTCGTAGTCGCCGCTGTCTTCTTCGATAGCTTTCATAGCAACCGGGTCATTTAATACTGCCACAATTGCTCCTCGTAGTTTGGTAGCATTGGGATTATCTTTGCCCATCCACAACGACTTTTGTAAAACGTCACGATAATTCTTTACTAACACATAGCTGTCATAAAATTCACCTTTTGGTTGAACTTTCCACTTTGCTTTATATGCTTGTTCAAAAGTAGGAAGATTAAAATTTTTGTCATTTACAATCTTGCCTGTTTTTAAATCAAGTACTCCATGATTGAACCAATCTACAATTTTGCCCTCTTTGATAGCGGGCATTATAAACTTCTTGTGACTTACGAACGTTTCTCTGCTCATGTTTAATTCACCACGTAGCATTGCCAATCTAGCATCTGCCGGCTTCATTCCTTTTACAAAAGTAACTCGTTGATTGTAACAAGCGATGTACGCATCTACTGTGGGTTTAGGGCCGCAAGCCATCATTACAATTGCCATCAAGTCGGGTCTACGACCTGAAGTACTTCCAAAGTTGATATGATCTTTGTATGGATCCATGCCTTTAGCATGACTCACTACAATATTTAAATTCACAAGAGCAATGGGTTCATACAAATCATAGTTGTAATCAACTTTATCTGTTAAGAAACTTTCAGCATTGCCGCCGTGTGCTACCATAATAACTTTAGGATCAGTTCTTAAGCTATTATGAAACTTATTAAATCCCGGAACGTCATTGGCGCCTGGAATGTGTTCAATGATAACAGGCTCGCCTAGAACTTTGGCAATGTGTGGTGCTACTACGTGTGCCCACACACTAGTGCCGCTGCCAGGCGTTTGTGGCACTATCATTCGATAGTCTGCCATGGCTAATGTTGAGATTAAACTGGTTAAAAGAATTGACAGAAATCGTTTCATTTGTGGTTCCTTAAATATATGAAATTTTTGTTTTGTTAAAAAATATGCCGTACACTATAACCGATAATGTTATTACAAATAAGGTAAAACTTATCGGTCGATAAAATACATGATCCCATGCGTACAATGTATTGTATTGTAGTAGCATCTTTTCCAATTGATCACTGAGTGCAAAACCCACAATTAAGGCGGCACGGCTCAGTTTGAGATATTTAATTACTATGCCTAATATACAACAAATTGCGAACATGAGGTAATCTTCCCAGTAGCCTGTATATTGTACACTACTCCATAACAACAAAGCTATAATAGGCCAGAAGTAATATTTAAAAGGCATAGCCATAAATTTTATTGCGTATCGTATAAACAATATTGAAATAATAAACGTTAGTGTCATTGACAACATGTAACTATAAGTCAACATGTTGAAAAATTTAGCATCGGTTAATAACGTAGGAGTACCTAGTTCAAGTCCCACTAGTACAAACAAACTCATTAATACAACTTCAAACGGAGCTCCTGGAACTCCAAACAATATAGTAGGCACATAGCTTGTTGCTTTTTGTGCGTTGTTTGCGCCTTCGCTACCCACGACTCCTTTGATATTACCTTCACCAAATGGAATTTTTTCATTCTTATTTAGGGCAACTGTTTGACCGTATGCTAACCAATCTGCGATACTGCCGCCGATGCCCGGTATAACACCTACTATAGCACCAATAGCGCCGCCGCGTAACCCGTCCCATTTATGTTGCCAACTATCAACGAACCCTTGCCAAATTTGTTGCCATGGCCGCTCAGAATTTGTTACAGGTGCTTCGTACTGTTTTTTGTATGCTTCAACTAATTCCGGAAATGCTAATATTCCAGCTAACACCGGAATTAGTTGTATACCGTTGGCTAAGTAATCCCAGCCGCCTGTTAGTCTAGAGCTTCCACTAATTGGATCGATACCCACAAGTCCAGCAAATATGCCTACAACTAGGGCAATGATTCCCCTGAACCAATATTCACTGTTGATAAAACACACACAACTGAATGCCAATAATAAAAACATCAACATTTCAGGTATACCAAATTTTAATATCAACGTAGCGTATAATGGCAAAAATACAAATACCATGGCACCCCAAATAAATCCGTTTACTGTGGAGGTAACAATACTGGCACTGAGAGCTCTGCCAGCTTCGCCACGTTTTGCCATAGGAAAACCATCTACCATGGTGGCGGCACTGCCGCCCGCACCTGGTATGTTTAATACTACACTGCTAAAGCTGTCTCCGATTGTGCTGGCCACAACAATAGCTGTGGAAAAAACTACCAGTGTGTAAGGATCTGCTCTGAACACATCTAAAAAACTAAAGATTGTAATTAATGCAGTAGCAGTACCTGCAACAGGCACAATACCAAAGAAAAAGCCATACAAGGTACCTGATAGTAACCAGGGCAAATATTGTACTACTAGATCCATTTATTTCTTTTTGTCCTGAAGTTCACGTTCCAACCGTGCCATGGCAGTATAATCGTCTTCGTAGTTAAATACCCATTTCTTTGCGAATCTTCGTAGCACTAATAGCATGTGTTGTATCATCAAAGGTCTCCTGTTCAATTTTGTAACCGACGTCTCGTCCGTAGGTAATATTTACAATATTAGGTACAACTTGAATCTCGTATTGTCCTTGATATATAGGATCGAGGTCTCTTTTAATTAATGATTTCACTTGGTTAACTGCAAACGGATTGCTATTATTCCATCCTTGGCAATCTCGGATCTGAATTACCACTTGACCTGTTTTGGCAATGGCACGTTCAAACAAGGCGCGATGCCCGGCGTGCCAAGGTTGCCAACGTCCCAACATCTGTACAGTTTCTTTCTGCCAATCGAACCGTGATCTGCGCTTGTTATCTAGAATATGTGTGCCCACAAACTCTACCCACTTTTCAGCATTCTGTTCAATAATTCTGAAATCGTATTGTTCAGGTGGAACAAAGGCTTTGTTAGTGTCTTCAAATCGGCCTTGTTCAATAGTGTCCATCCATATAGTCCAATCAGCTTTATAGTTGTTTCGCATTTCAACTAACGGTGCTACAAAATCACAAATAACAAAATCACCTGTACACTTAACAGCAAATTCGAACATACGAATGCTTTGACGAATCCTTCCCTCTTTGCTAAAATCCCAATCGTTGAATTTTTTGCGTACATCGTCGGCGTTGAACCAATCTACTTTAGCTTCCCAATGTAGCGGAGCGTTTTCAAATTGAGCTAATCTTTCCAAGGGCATTTGCGATACTGTGCTGTTGTCTTCTAAGTATTTTTTTAATCGCTCAGCAAAGTAAGTTTTGCCAGATCCTGGTAATCCCATTATTAATATTCGTTGTGTCATAAAAGTCCTTGTTAGATTACAAAAGCCCCAAAGAGCTTTTGTTATTTTTTTAATGTAAATTAGAATTTACGTGAATAGAAAAGTGCAGTCGATGTACCAGCACCATCACCGCGTGTGTCGTCATAACGTACACCTACTGTGTCGTTCTTTGTTAGCGCATAGCTGACATTGTAACGGGTAGTGTTAGAAGTGTCGCCACGTCCATCTTCAAACGCTGTGCGATAGCGATGTCCAATACGAGCAACTAATCCCGTAATTGGTGTACGATAAGAAATACCAACTTCTTCACTGTGATAGCTGAATGCTTCTGTACCACTTGGAGCTTTCATGCCAACAGCCAATCGTCCGTATGCGTCAATTGGGCCAACGACTGTTGTTTGAGCACTTAGACCAGCTTCTGCACGGGCTGTAACTTTTTGTGTTGTTTCAGCTTGTTGCCATTGTACGCCGCCATCAATTGACAATAATTTGTTAATTGGTGCTTTAACACTTAAACCAATTTGTTGAGAGTTAGTGCCAGTGTCTGGGTTAGTGCTTTGGCGATCGATATTGATTGATTGTGCGAATGCGGAACCGGCGGTTACTAGTGATAAGATTGCAAAAATTTTCTTCATGTTTTTATTTCCTTTAAAAATGTCTGTTTGACATATAGCTAGTATATAGCAGATCTAGAAGTGCGGCCAAAGAAAATGGCGCCAAAGGCGCCATTTACTGGTTGTTTATTTTACAAGGTAAGTCCTACCCCGGAGTTGCAGTTTCTTAGGCTGCTAGTTCAAAACGCTCGTCGTTTAAGGCGACGTGTGTTTCAAAGTACTCGAATGTATTTGCGTTTGCATTTACGGATTTTGCTTGATTTAGAGTCATCGCCTACTCAGTTGCCGTCTCTATTATCTCACCCTGTCGAAACCATGGCAGGCCCATCATAAAAACACAATACCAAAGTAAATTTACACGGAATACCAAAGTAAATTTATGCTTTTATGGTGGACCTGGCGGGAGTCGAACCCGCGTCCAGAATGCCTTCACTTTGAAGGAATTACAACTATACGCTTATTATAGCGCATTGTATTTAGTGTGTCAATTAGTTTGGCAAACAATAAATACAACGAAAGAGCCGGGAGCGAATATGGACTTTTTAAAATTAGTAGCAGAACTAGGATTTCCCATTGCGGGAGCCATGGCCGCAGGCTATTTTGTGTTCTTAACACTAAAATTTATTCTTGCTGGTGTTACTAGCAGTGTAAATGGTATGGGCGGTATTATTAAAGGCCTGGACAGTCGAGTTGACACTATGACTAACCAACTACAGCGTATCGACGTTAAAGTAAGCCATGCTTTAGGTCTACAGCCCGATTACGATAGAATCAGTCGTGCTGAACAAGCAGATCAAAGGAAAGACTAATGAAATATGCAGACTACGACTGGGATTTGTATAAAGACAGAATTGTACTTGATCGAGAACTCGATATTGATAAATTGGAGTGGCGAGCAGGTGATCATTTTGAAATCAAGAACACGAATGGCAGGGTGGAATTAGTCAAAGTTGACCCTGTGGTAAAATTTGTAAAAGGATACAAGTGATGGATCCGGTAGAATTAGTAAACAAATATGGCTTTCCTATTGTGGCCGCAGGTGGCATGGGATATTTCATTTACTATGTATGGACATGGGTAACCACAGAAATCAAACCTGTTATAGGACAAGCCAATGGAACTCTTATTGCTCTTATTGATCGTATTCGTATGCTTGATAACGATCTTATTCGGTTAAATCAAAAAGTTGAAACTGTGATGGAATTGCGAGGCAAAACTATCGAACGTGAGCGCATCGAAGCTGAAAAAGACATCAATCAAACTAAACGTAAAGACGATGACGATGCTGTTGCTCCAATAGGGCCTAAACGTAAGGCCACTAAAGAAGAAATTAAAGGCGCTAGCGGCGACTAATTACTTCGAAGTAGCACGGTAAGTACCGTCCCAGTCTGCTGGAAGATCTCTGGAGCGCATTTCAGCAATACGTTCAATCCACAGTTCGTAGTAGTGATCCATATTACCATAGAACTCGCCAGCAAGTTCTTGACACAGTTCAATGGCCTTGTCCCAGTTCTGTTCTCGATAGTATTGTAGCATTAGTTCGTGATGCTCTCTAGCACTATGCCATTCGTCTGACACATTCTCATCTGGATTGTAGAACACTGTAAAAATATTAACACCTATGTTCTTGCCTTTAACAGCAATACAATCTAAGGGAATAGTAAAGTACGCATCGCCTACTCTACTCTGTGTGGCTTCACTAATGATAATTAGCACACCGTAGTTCTTGGTCTGCCCTTCCAATCGAGCAGTTAAACTAACACTGTCACCTAGTACATCATAGCCAAAGCGATCCTTACTACCAATGTTGCCAATCAGAGTAGATCCTGTGTTGATACCTATTCCACATCCTACTTTTGGCTTGCCTTCTTTCTCTAATTCAATGTTAAACAACTCAACAGCATGTAACATTTCTAAGCCTGTACGTACACCTGCCAGTACATGATCAGGATCTTGCGCCTCTTGAATAGGAGCACCATGAACATGTAAACTGGCGTCACCGATGAACTTGATCAAACAACCGTTGTTGCGTAGTATAGGTTCAGCAATGGCAGTCATGTAACGATTCATAGTATGTGTAAATGCCACAACGTCATCTCCGTAGGTCTCACCTAAGCCAGTGAAGTTACGCATGTCACTCATCATGACAGTAAGTTCTTTCTTCTCTCCACCTAGTTTAATAAAGCTAGGATCTTTTTGTAAGCGTTCAACAATGACAGGGTTTACGTAACTTCCAAATTGTTTCTTGATCTGACTCTTTTGTAAGAACTCGCTTACAAACTTGACACCATAGGCATGTAGGGCGACCAAAGTTGTGCCAACTGCAAAGGCAGTAGCATCGAATAAGAATAGAAAATTACTGTAAGCATAGATGCTGCCAGCAACACCACCACCGACCAATACAATGACTGCTGCCAATCCAACATATGTCCACCTTGTTAAAAATAATAATAGAATACCTACTAAAGCAATAGCTAGTATTTCTAAATCGTCTGCGTATCCAGGGCGCTGTATATTTGTCTGCGTAATCATAGTACCTATTACACTGGCTTGAGCATCATGTGGCCACACTTCGCCACGGGCTGTCGCCACAGGATTGGCAAGGCCAGCTGCACTTACACCCACAATAACAATGGCACCATCGAAACTCTTTGGCAAAGCAACCAAGCTGTGTTCCGTAGGCTTCTTGCTCCAGTCAACCCAAATGCGGCCTAACTCATCCGTGTTTATTCTTCCAAATTTTGGCACACGTAGAGCTTCAACGCCTTGCTCGCCTATCTTAACTTGTACTCTAGGATCTTTGGCGGCCACACGTAATGTTTCCAATGCTAGTGCAGGATGTAAATTTCCTTGGCTAGCAATCACTAAAGGCATACGGCGCATCACGCCATCTACTTCGGGAAATGTGTTAACTATGCCCACGCCAGCAGCCACTTCTTCGAGTGCGGGAACATTACTAATCAATCCAGGATACTCGACTACTAGGCCTTCGGGATCTTTTCCAACCACTTGAACAGGACTGCCAAATGATTTATTCTTTTGTGCGGTATGACCAAGTGTAGGTAATACCACTGGCAGACCTAGCATGGTTCTTGCTAAGGTCTGATCCTGTTTAAATCGGTCTGCTTCAGGCATCAAAATATTAAACACCACTAGGCCGGCATCATGGGCATACAAATCTTTTATGATGGTTGCGTAAATATCTCTAGGAAATGGAAACTGACCATACTTGTCCAAACTGGCTTCGTCAATGTTTACTGTGTGTACTGGGATGTCGACAGCTGGTTGGTTAACAATCAGCTGATCAAAATAACGTAACCTTACACTTTCTACAAATACAGGATCTGCTATTCTTATACTTAATATAAGTACCAATGTTAGTAGAGCAGTCCACGGTGATAATAATATTTTTTTCATATTAATATTTATGGTCCGCCACCTTGTGTAACGCTAACACTACATCCACTTAGTGTAGCACATTGTTGTGTAATGTTGATATTTTGGGCAGTAGAACCTTGTTGTATTAGATTAACTGTGCTAGAGCCGCCTGCATTAGTTAGGTTAATAGTAGCTTTGTGGCTACCCGCATCCTTTTGACTGGCAGTAACATTGTGTCCTGTGCCTGTTAAACTTAGGTCAAGGAAACTGCCACTGCCCTGCTGTGTAATATCAAACACATTGGTACTTCCGTTAACTATACCAAAGAATGTTTTCTCACCATTGCCCATTTGCTTTAGTGTGCCCTGATTGTTATTGCCTGTAACGTCAACATAGGCAAAGTGTCCGCTGGATATGCCGCCATCATTGCTTTGTTTTAGACTTAGAGTGTTGGTGCTGCCATTTATGTTTAAGCCCATATAGTGGCCGCCGCTTTCTTGGCCATCTTGCAGGCCTGTAGAAGGATTACGTGCTTGCCATAAGGTAATGTTATTTGTGTTGCCCGTAACACTGAATTCAAACAAGTTCTTACCCAGGGTATCACCTTGTTTAATATTGATATTATTATTGTCACCATCTAATACAGCATAAGTGTTTCCACCAATGCCTGCAATCTTATTATAGTTGCCAGTCTGTTCAACGGTTACAGAGTTACCACTGCTGCCAATCTTTTGATCAAGGTGTAGACTATTGCCTAGCACAATGTTTGATACACGGCTCTTTGCTGAATTCTTTTGTGCGGTCTGTGCTAAACTAATATCACTAGTCGCTGGCCAGCTAGGAGCACAGTCAGCACAGACACTGCCTGCTTGTCCAGGGTTACTAGGTGTCCCGCCTGTGCCTGTATCTGTGCTAGTTACACCGTCACTTAAATCATAGTAGTAAGTAACTTCTGAAATCTGAACACTATTTCCGCTATTGTTTTTAACACTGGGAAATAACATAAAGTAGTAGACATAGGCATTAGTATTAGTAACTGCTATTTCTCCGCTAACAGCATATCTACCATCGCTTAACGATAGCGGACCTTCTTTAATCAGAGTCCATGTAACGCCGTCATTTGATCCATATAGTTTGTAGCTAGCAGGATCACGTTCTGGAGAATCGTTAGCAGTAGTTAATGTAAACTTTTGAACTACACGGCCTTGAGTTAGTTTAACAGTAACACCTGCGTTCTGCTTGTCAAAGTTTAGATATTTTGTACCCACATTACCGTCAAATGCATTGACTGCTGTTTCGTTACTAGGGCTATTATAGCTAGTAGGATAGATGTTGCTGATTAGTACTGGACTAGTAGTTGTTCGAATAGGTTGCCAATTTGTAGTAGGAGCTGCTGGTTGTGCAGTTTGTCCGGCTGCTAGAGGAGTAGAACTGGCAAATGTATAGTTGTTTAGATCACTGCTAGTGACACTAGTATCCATGTTAGTAAAACTAGCACTGGATCCGTAACTATATCCTGCCCCTGTTGTAATAACATTACCGAGCCAACCAGAACCTAGATAAAAAATAGCACCATTGCCTAGTGCTGTGATGTCTCCGTAATCGTGAACAACTTGTGCCAGTGTACCGTTGCTGTTCATCAACTTCAATCCATGTTTACCAGGATTAGTAGTGCTGTCAAAGAACTGAAAGTATTGTCCACTGGTTGCTGTTACTGTTTGAAAGTTTTTATTATAAGGTGCAATAAAGTTACTGGCATTTAATGTAGTTCCACTCCAGTTGTACTGAACGTCGAATATTTGATTGATGCCGAACTTGCCGTCAGTAATGGCAGCAAATGCATTTGAGCATACTAACAATAAGGCTAATAATATCTTTTTCATCTGAAATTCTGATTGATAACAATCTGCCCCACTGCTTTACCACTGCTGAAATTCCAACTATTGGTCTGCATATCCTGTGTGACCACTACCAACACCTGTGTATTGATAGGCATGACTACATTAGCGTAATTTCTACTGTTAGGACTTAGACTCTCATATTGCCAACCAATCTGTTGTGTTTCGCTTTTGTCTTTCCATAACTTTTTAACATAAGGATTTTCTGTTTCACTAGCTGCGGCAACATCATTGGCCAGCGCATCTTTATTTTCGGGTGTATCTAGACCAACTTTAGTTCTATTCTCAGGATCTTCGTCGCCCTCATTGGCACTGCGTCCTTGCTTTGAAGCGCGAGCACCGCCGCCTTCTTTGTTAGCAGCTTGTTGTCGTTCTTCTTTAGCATCGTCCTTATCGTCTTTTTCGTCTTTCTTGTCTTTGTTATCACTCTTTTTAGCATCTCCGGTAGCCACTGCGGCAGCACGAGCGGCAGCAATTACATTCATACCAGTAGTTGTTCTTGGTGGATTAACCATTAAGTTGTTGCCAATAGCCATACCGTTAAGGGCCACAATGACCGCAGGACTAGGCATTCCATTTAGAGTTTCAACTAGGGTAGCTTGATAAGGACGATTTAGTTGAACAATACCCGCTGGTGTTTCTACATCAATAGCACCACTACCACAGGTCAAGCCTTTTAGGTTTACATTTTGTTCTATTTCACAAGTGGGCATCAACATGATCATACTAGCACCTGTTTCGCTAACAGCCATCACAAAGTCAGTGCCACGAACAGCAATGGCCGCAGTAGGAGTGTTGATTTTTACATTCTTTGGGTCTTTGGCAATGCTGCCTGACACATAGCGCACAGTGCCTGCGGCTGCTTTAAGGCCTAACTTGCCAGCACCGCTTTTAGGATCATACACAAAGTCATCTATGATTAAACTACTTGACTCTGTGACTGTGACATTGGTTGCATCCTTAAACACAATCTTGACTTTACCATTTTTAGTTTCAATCTTGTCGTTGGTTTCTATTAGGGTGCCTTTGGCAATTTGAATAGTATCCTTACCACGCTTAATGATGGCTGTGCCAGATGCCTCAGTAACAGAACCAATTTCTGCCCAAGCTGAACTAGCTACTAATAAGCCAATAATAAGAGAGGCAACTCTCATGTCGCCTCCTTAGTTTTTCTGCGTTATATTGAACATGCCACTGTTAGACACACTCTTGATATTGATTACATTGTCAATAGTACCAGTTTGACTCATAGTAAAAGTATTGCTGTTACCTGTAAGGTCTACCCAGATACTAGATCCGGCAGCGCCTGTCGATCGTTGGTTGATGTCAAACGTATTAGTATCACCTACTACTTTGATAGTTTGGCTGTGCTTGTCACCGATTGCGTCAATACGGAAAAGATTGCTGTTACCAGTTACATCAACTGCACTTTTTAGATCAGAACCTGTACCACGAAACTGTAGGTCGTTGTTGTCGCCAGTGAATTTCCAATTTAGGTCAGCAGCATTACAACCTGTTAGTGCTGTACCACCTGTGGATGCTGTGCCATATCCGCAGGCTGCGTCGACCTTGTTGCCGTCGCCAATTTGTTGGATAGTGATATTAACACCTTTACCTGAGCCTGTTGTATCATTAACTGCTTCTAGACTGATGTCATTGTTCACACCGATCTGACGAGTAACGATTGTTTGGTCGATACCGCGTAGGTATACAGGACGGCCGCCACTTCCGGCAGCATTACCAGTACCATCTTGTGTCATGTTGACATTAGGATTGTCACCGCTTTGATCGATGAAGATTCTGTTAGTTGTAGCAATGGCTAATGCGGCCACTGCGTTAGGGCTAACTGTGACCATGTTTGGAATCACGGGCGCACTAGGAGCCGTTACAGCAGTTTGTGCAAAAGATGGTAGTGCTGCTGCCAATACAATTGCTAATAATGTTTTTTTCATTTTTATTTTCTCCCGGTTTCTTTAACCGATTTTACTTTATTTTTTATTTGCTCCATCATCTTTTCCGCTATTGGACTGTGATGGTGTGGGTGCGGCCTTGGTTGTGTCTTTGGCCGCGGCTTGTGGTTGAACCAACTCATTAGATTTCTCCTTGAATTTCCACAAGCCGCTGCGTTCGCCCTTGTTAATCAACTCGATAACTGCTGTTTCAATAGCTGAACGAAGAGCGTAGTTACCCGGTTCGTTGAATGTCTGGCTTGAGTCAAACTCAAACGCTTGTGTAGCCTGGTTGAAAAATTTCAACGCAGTGGCGCCATCGGCGGTACTGAGCAGGTTCTTTTCCACGGTAACCGTGGTCAACACTTCTCCAGTCTGTACACTTACTAGTCGTAAGCTAATAACTACTACATCTTGTGTATAAGCAGTCTGTGCTCCGATCCCAAATATCCTAGCACCTGTGCCGCCTGTTAGGGTATTTGAATTATAGTCAATAATGCCGCCTTCTAAAATAACACCTGCCATCTGTAGTGGAGGTAGCATTTTGGCATTGGCACCGTCATAGATCTCACGAGTCTGTTTGATCATCTGGCGCTCTTTCAACAAGTTGTCTAGGCCAACACGTTCAACTACAGTAAACCATTGACGATTGCCAACTTCTTGTAGACTCTTCATTAGGTATGCTTCGGCACCTTGTGTAACTGCGGTACTGAACAAACTCAATGTCGAACT